AATGTCGAAGGTAGTTCCTCCTATAGAACAAACAGGACCTGTCCAAGCACCGCCATCACAAACATAGAATTCTCCAGTGTCACAATCAAGATAAGTATCGCCATTATCACAAGGTCCCGTTGGAGGACCAGTGGCAATGTCGAAGGTAGTTCCTCCTATAGAACAGACAGGACCTGTCCAAGCACCATCTGTACACTGGTAAAAGTCACCAGTGTCACAATCTAAGTAGGTACTACCGTCAGTGCACGGTCCCGAAGGAGAACCGGTGGCAACTTCAAAGGTAGTCGTACTAACAGAACAGACAGGACCTGTCCAAGCACCATCTGTACACTGATAAAAGTCACCAGTGTCACAATCTAAGTAGGTACTACCGTCAGTGCACGGTCCCGAAGGAGGACCAGTGGCAACTTCAAAGGTAGTCGTACTAACAGAACAAACAGGACCTGTCCAAGCACCATCTGTACACTGGTAAAAGTCACCAGTGTCACAATCTAGGTAGGTACTACCGTCAGTGCACGGTCCCGAAGGAGGACCAGTAATGTCGAAGGTAGTTCCTCCTATAGAACAAACAGGACCTGTCCAAGCACCGCCATCACAAACATAGAATTCTCCAGTGTCACAATCAAGATAAGTATCGCCATTATCACAAGGTCCCGTTGGAGGACCAGTGGCAATGTCGAATCTATTGCCTAAAGAACAAAGTGGACCTGTCCAGCTATTGTTAACACATTCATAAAAATCACCATTGTTACAATCTAGATATGTGCTGCCATTATCACAAAATCCAGCAGGTGGGCCAAATTCTATAGTAAAATTATCATTTCCAAGATCATCATTTCCTATAGGTTCATAAGCACTTTTTGTTGCGTGGGCAAAAATTTTAAATCTCATTGAAGATGATGTTGTAGTTATCATTTATTATAATATTTTATAAAAAATATAAAAGTTGAATGTTTTTTATATTTTTTATTTTCTTTTTTATCTCAATTACTAATAAATGTCTTCGTTATCACTCAATAAATCAATCCGTACATGCAAGGTTGAAACGGGAGAAGCTAATAGAATTCAAACCGACAGGTTTTTCAATCCAAACAACATGGTCTGTGTCCCATGGAACGGATTTAACAATAAGGGACAATCCGTATGCCCCGATTCATTCTTTACAAAAACTCCGGGCTGTAACAGCGCTCTTGATCGTGTAGATGTCGAGAATTTCTTGAGACCAGGCTACTCTGATTATATTAACTTAAATCTTGCTGGTCTTACTGGAGATATTTATGGCAATGCGATGTCGTGGGATGAGTCTGGTTCTGCTAACAGATGGGAACAAAGCCGTAACAAAATCACTGGATCTTATGGTAATCAATTTCAATCTACTAACTACCAAACTTGTGGTCTAAACGCATATGAAAGAGCTATGGCGCAAGTGTCTCAAAATAACAGAGGCGCAGCTTATGCAAACAATGCCTATCGATCCAACCAAAAACGCGCCTATTCTGGATCTTGTTAAATTAATATCTAGTTAATTTATACCTGTTCGGGTATAAATTAATTTTTTGGGATTCGTATATACGTACATTCCACAACAATTGTTCTGTTGTCGGTATCTTTTTTTGGCCCTGACGTGTTCATTTTTAGGATATTATTATCACATATAGTTAATCTGGGGGTTATTACAACAGGTTCTGTTTTATTTTCCATAGATTGTTTATGAAGTATGTTAGCAGGTTTACCGTTTTTACTAGAAAATAATCCTAACGTGTAAGTTGTATTTACAATTGGTTCTACTTTTGTGATTAATCTTGTTCTACGATTTGTTCTTCTATGATTTGTTCTTCTATGATTTGTTCTTCTTGGAGGAGGAATACGAGCAACATTTGTACCTCTGACAGTGATTTTTATTTCCATAACAGTATCGCCTTTTTCAAATGTGTGAATAGAGAATGATTTTCCAAGAGGAATATTTCTTAATTGTGCAGTACAAGTTACTTTATGCATTACTTGTGAAATATCATATACACCTTTTTGTTGTTTTTTATCGATTTTTTTTGGGCGGATATGCGTTGTTTTTATCTTACCTAAATTCTTTAGGTAATTATTCCCACGAAATTTGGCCATTTATTTATACAATATTTGTATAAATAAGAATAAATTTACAATAATTTAATTACGGGCACCAATAAGTGAACTCAAAAAGTAAACTTCCAGTCAAAGGAAGAGTTGCCATAACAGAATCCAATTCAAGATTCAAGAAAGGTTCACCAGCCGGCCAAGTTTGCGAGACATAAGCACCAGCCGGGTTAGTTGCAGCCAAATCAAAAGCACCTGGGTTTACAGCGGTATCCTGTCCTGTGTTAGTGGACCCAAACCAAAGTAGCCAACCAGCATTGCCAGGACTAAGCGGAAGACCATTAGCATCAGCAAGTGATCCGCTGACTTTCCATGAGAGTAAAGTGCATCCAGTTTCAGAAGGGACTTCAAAAATAGACAGAACGTTGCCTACACCTGCTACACCTGTAAAATCAGAAGGATCAACAACAAAAGTCTGAGTGGTAAAAAGGTTTCGAGCTTCGGTTGTCAATGATTTGTAAATACATGCAGGTTCAAATGGACTAGCTATTCCATGAGCAGTGATAGATTTGTAATTAGCATTACCGTTATTCATGATTTATTATTATAAAGAAAAAATATTCTAAAAATTTTAAATCCAATGTAAAGATTTAAAATACAAGAATAAATGTCAATACCATTAGACAATCCGGATCAGAAATTAGTACCATTTTTGAGAGAAATCGCTAACCAAATCGAGTCAGAAGAATTAGCTCCAGAACTATTACAATCAGTCGGAGAATTTTATATGTCTTATACGATGCAACAGGCAATTTCACATGATATTGAAGCCAGCGAAAATAACGGAGAATTTAACACAATGGATGCTATAAAATTCATAACTCTAGGATGGTACATATATACCTTTATCCTCGCAACTGAAAGAGACAATAGGACGGAACAGGACAAATCGGAACAGGACAAATCGGAACAGGACAAATCGGAACAGGAAGATGAAGACGATAACATTACACAAGACATCTTATCGTAGAGCATCTAGGGTCCCGCTGGGGCTCTCGCTGGGGCTCTCGCTCACGCTCGACCGGAGGGAGATCGGCAAGGAGCATCGTTTTGCGGGTTTAGCGACGCAATAGGAGCATGCTCTGGACTCTTTTGTATTCCACTCAATATATCTCTAATACAACCAATCATTTCTGGACCATAATCATCTATATAATTCATACCGAGCTTTATATAAATATTATGCGGCTTCCTGTAACGATCAGAACAATCATCCAATTCAACTAATTCAATATTTCTTTTCTTAGCTTCTTCACACGCGTATAAAAATAACACCGTCCCATAACCTTTAACTTTAGATCTCATATGGGTAATAGTCATCACGTCATCGAAAACAACCTCAATTATTCCCTTGATATCCTTACAATTTGTCGCAAGATCCGACAGATCCAATTTTTTTGATGCAATGTAATATACAGCAACTTCTACAGGAGATTTCATTTATTCTATATATTTAAGATATAAAATAATCAAATTTATTCTAGGACGCTCCTACTTTATCTTAAACCATCTAAATACACCCTTTTTAGTCGGTCTAGAAACATACCATAAACCATTATTTCCCTGTTTTTCCATCCATCTGCAATTTTGAGCTGGATATGGCGGTCCCGGTCGAGTTACGTATTTTTTACGTCCAGACGGTTGACAAAATCCTTGATTTTGAACACCTCCTAGATTTCCTCCTAGATTTCCTCCTAGATTTCCTCCTAGATTTCCTCCTAGATTTCCTCCTAGATTTCCTCCTAGATTTCCTCCTAGATTTCCTCCTAGATTTCCTCCTAGATTTCCTCCTAGATTTCCTCCTAGATTTATCTTCAGTATCTAATTTCAGCCAACTAGATGCTAATTTTTGTGCTTCTGGTGAATAATACCATTTAAGATGTGATCTAAGTTCTGAGACAGTCTCGGAGGCGAGTCGCTCATCACTTAGATCTTGGTTTCTCATAGTTACAATTTCCCATGCATCTCGAAATCTCCTTAATTCCCGTATCAATTCATTCCTCTTCATTTTAGAAAGCGGTTTAGGTTTCCACATTCCTTTATATTTTTTAACACTGCTCATTTATTAAAACAAATAAAAATAAGAAATAAATTGAACTTAAAAATCTACTGACTAACATAAACAATCATGTCTAGAGAACTCCACATTGATTCTTTATCTCAAAAAACAAGAGAACAACTTATGAAAGAATTACAAATCAAAATTGAAGGTTCAAAATTCGCATATAATTCTCAGCCAAAGTATATATATCCAATTGATGTAACTGAAGATTATGCATATATACCATTTGCATATGGTCTGTATTGTTCTTCTGGTCCCTTTCCACGCCCAGACAAGAAATTTTTCCCCAAAACCAATGTCAAGTTTAACGGAAAATTAAGACCTAAACAACGGGAAGTTAAACGAGAAGCAATCGAACATTTAAACATTTATGGATCAACCATAATTGCAGCCAACCCAGGCTTTGGAAAGAGCTGTACAGCTCTTTACATATCAACTAAAATTAAAATGAAAGTCTTGATTATTACCCACAGAATAGTTTTAATTAAACAGTGGGAGTCAACTATCGCCAAATTCTGTCCAGATGCTGCTGTGCAAGTATTAACTGCTAAATCTAAGAAAAAGGACTGTGACTTCTACATTATGAACGCCATCAACGTGCCGAAACACGATAGATCTTACTACAAAGATATTGGTTTTTTGATAGTGGACGAGATCCATCTTATTATGTCTGAAATTCTATCAAAATGTATGTGTTTTGTAGTACCTCGTTATGTACTAGGATTATCTGCTACCCCTTACAGAGAAGACGGGATGAATGTATTATTGGATATGTATTTTGGTAATAGAAAGATATACAGAAAACTATACCGAGACCATAAAGTATATAAAGTACAAACAACATTTGTACCAAATGTAGAATTGGCTAAAAACGGAAGAGTGAACTGGGGTGTTATATTAGAATCCCAAGCTAACAATCACGAAAGAAATGAGATGATTATTAGGATTGTTAAATATTTTTCCGAAAGAGTATTTCTTATTTTATGCAAACGCATTATACAAGCTGAATATTTAGTACAAAGATTAGAAGAAGAAAACGAGGACGTTACAAGTCTAATCGGTAAACAACAAGAATATGAGCAAAAGAGTCGTATTCTTGTCGGTATTAGCTCTAAAACTGGTACTGGATTTGATCATCCTCGTCTGAACGCAATGATATTAGCTACCGATATTCAGGCATATTTTATCCAATACTTAGGCAGAACTTTTCGCACAGAGTCTGTAGTACCTCTTATTTTTGATATTGTAGATAAAAATCCTATTCTTGAACGCCACTATAGGGTTAGAAAAAATACATATCTAGAACACGGGGGACGTATTATGGATTTTAAAAAATCATTTCCCGAGGTCGATATAATATAAATTAAAGTGTAATATTATACTTTGCAAATAATTGCTGTTTCGACATAGTAGGTTGCTTTTTACAACGATGTATAATGTTTTTTAGTAGAATCATAAAATGTAAAAGTCTACACTTATTAAGCACCGATTTTTTTAATAATGGCTCATTGTGATTCAACCATGATTTCACAGGTTGTGAACAATCGTTGCAGATTGGCATGTCTGCTATACTTTTCACATAGGAGAGAGTATCGTTAACATTTTCTGGAATATATCTATATTCAAACGTATATAAGAGTATTTCGTACCATGGATCTGATTTATATTTTTCCATATGTTTACGTAGATTCTTACGATACATGTTATACTCATCGTCTGGGTTAACGGAAGCTACCGATTGAGTAATAATTGGGTTATTGGATTTAAGACGAGCTTCAATGAGTGACTGTGTCAGAATTTTATTATTTTCTCTGAGCTTACGGATAACCTCTTCGTGACACTGCTTTATTTTTTCTTTTTCAGTCCTTATCTTTGATTTAATATCTACTGCTCGATTAAGCAATCTATTTCGTTTAATCTCTAAGTTTTTAAGAAGTTTTTGATTATTTTTGATTCTCTTAGAAAGCTCATCATGTTCCTTCTGAACGATTTCAAAGTTTCTTTCATTTTGCTTCAACTCATCATACATATTTTCTATTTCCGTGTAAGGATCTTTGTGTAACTCAGACATACTAGCTGAGCCAGATTCAGAATAGGGATCAGATTTTGTTTTAGTAGATGATACCGGTAGATTAAAACGTCTCATTTTGAATGCCATTTATTCAAAATGTAATAGTATTTAAATTACTTAAAAATTGTTCAAACAATTTTTTTACCCAACTCAATATATCTTATGGAATGAAGTACAACATCATAACATTCATGTCCAATGTTGCATCTACATTCACCTGTCTCACTAATACCAATCCAGTTTCCGCATAAACCTGTTTCTTTATCCTCAAATTGACACTTCAATTCAAACAATAAAAGTGGTTCACGACGCTCACTAGCTTTCTCGATCCATGCTGTAGATGTCTCATCTCCTGCAACATATTCGTTATACGACTCAAGTTCTTCCTCATTTAAATCTTGAATTAAATACTGACGCACTGAATCCATTTTTATATTGATCATACGCTTTTAAATTGGCTTAAATTAGTTATAGATTAGCTTTCTATGAATTTTTGACATTTTTAGTTAAAATCTCTTCATTATTTATAATTTCATTTTTAAATAACGATTCTACACGGTACATAATTTCCTTTATTTATAATTGTTGCACAAACCCGATGTCTACCATTCATAACATTATATTTACCACCTAAAACTTTTTGTATTTCTATAGGGGGTAACCCTTTTGAATATCCAAGTAAAACACTTTCCAATCTTTTTTGATCTAGACCAAAACTATCGGTTGCATAAATATTATTCATAAGGCTTGAAGGAAAAATATGATTGTTTGTCTCTACCATATCTGCGACCTTTTCATCAAAATACAACTGTTTGAGCTGTATTTTGACATATTCTTTTGAGTTACAATGAAACTCCATAATTGATCAAAAAAGAGTTTTTGATCAATTATTTCAATTATTTTTTGTAAGATATTCTTTAGTTGATATTTCTACAAAAAGACATTAACTACACATTCTGGCCTGTTTATACCATTCTTTCTTATGGTTTCTTTTGTAATATATATTATCATATAAAGAATAGTCTATCCCTTCATATCTACACTCATATCTACACACAAAATAATTTTGATTACGGTCATAAGAACCCCAATATTCTCTTTCATCTTCTTCACATTCTCGTTGCGCTTCTCTGGCATCGTCTAACTCTTTTTCTGTTATTTCTCTATGCACAGTCTGAGTAAAAGACCAATCCAACATCATTCGGTCTTTTTTGTATAGAAACTGAGAATGTATATATGAAAAAACATCGTCAGGTATATCCAAAAGCCAATTTCGAGCCTCCATGATCTATTGAATTTAATTTTTAAAAATTAAATTCAATATTAAATTGAGTCAGTCCCAGTCGTAATAAATACTGGCAGCCTCCTTATAAAGTGCAATTCCCTTTTTACCTACATTAATAAGAACCATATCATGCTTTTTGATGCCAAGATTTTTCTTAGCTTTTGCGACAGCTTTATTCCAAGGACCAAAGTTTTTTTTCGCAAGCTTACTCTTTTTCTTCGAAAAATATTGCTTTTGACCATTTACATACCTTGTACCAATATTTCTTGATGTAAGACCTCCAGAGGTCTTATCTAAAGTTCTATTTTTGACTTTTGTGTATTGTCTTTGTCTATGTTCGGGCATTTATTAGAGATAGGAAAATAATTTTATGGAAAATACAAATCGTATTTTCCAAACGCAAACCCACCGGAAAAATAAAAGCTAATTTAAAGAAATAATTTCTTTAAACCAAATAAATGGCTAGTTTAACAATAAACAAAGATATCAAAAATAATCAACCGGGCCGGTCAGATCCGGAAATCGGTAAAGACAACAAACTTATTTTTCCAAATTTCGACTCAATAAAAGTATCAACTAAAACTTTTATTGTAGTAACTAATATGACCCTTGATATTGACAAGTTGTTTCACTTTCTGCCAATTACCGATTATATCCTTGTACCCAAACGAAGAGGTCGAAAGAAAAAGAACGAACCAGCCGATCCTAATAAAAATATTCGATCAGGATCTATTATCACCCTAGAATACCAACACAAAATTAGAGGAGTCGATATGAAAAAGAAAAAGAAAAAGAACAAAAAAGCACGTGGTAACTACTTTCGTAACTCTGTCACCATCGTCATGATCATCGGAAACAAAAAAATTAATTACAAAGTAAGCCGTAACGGTAAATTTCAGATGACTGGCTGTAAATGCGATGAACACGCAGAAGACTGTGTTAAATGGTTCTGGCACTACATCAAAGACACTGAAGGTATATATAAAATGAACAACGATGGGGATAACGATGGGGATAACGATGGGAATAACGATGGGAATGACGATTATTTTGTGGACTCAGATTCGGAGTCTGATGAGGAGTCTGATGAGGAGTCTGATGAGGATACAGACCCAAAACCTAAACAAATCCCAACACTGAAGGCGATTTTTGTACCGGCTATGCGCAATATAGATTTTGCTCTCAATTTTCTCATAGACAGAGAGAAATTAGACGAATATTTTAACGTATGGACTGAATACCACTCCCTTCTAGAAACTAGCTTTGGATACACTGGTGTTAACATCAAGATACCATTGACTAAACCTATCAAAGAATTAAAACTTAAACAACTTTGCTGTGTTAATGGTAACGATTGGCGAGAACCAACCTATGTTCCATATGATTATTATCTCAACATGCTAGAACCCAAAGACGTTGCAAAAAAATTAAAGAAAAAAAGATACAATACCTTCCTTGTGTTCCATAGTGGCAAGGTTATATTTTCTGGGATGGAAGCCTCTTTTATGCGCGACACCTATTACGAGTTTTTAGACATTATTCGCGAATGCCACCACATTATAGAGGAAAGATTGGACTCATGAGCGAGGATGATGGGACCAGAATGGAAAACTAAATCAAATAATAATCAATCCGAAAAAGAAAATTGATTATTATTACAGTATATATTGTAAAGTATGTGCTTGTGAAAAAACAAGAAAGTTGGCTGAAAAGAAGAAGCGAAAATAGGATGAGAATTATTTTTCTATGGCACAAATTAGAAAAATAATTAAATTATTATATAGGCCTATTACAAATGGCTAAAATTAATACAAAGTTGGCTTATTTCTCATTTTTCATGTTTATTGTTGGGATTGTATGTACTGTGCTGGTATGGGATATCCAATCAAAATTATCTAATAAATGTATTGATACTAAGGTACAGAATGGATTAAACTTCCTATTAGCACTGAGTGTTATGATGGTAGTTGTGCCAATAGTTCAAATAGTATGCTACTGGGGATGTGGATGTAAACAAGATGATTTACCGTATACAGGATTAACCCTCGTTATATTATTAACATTGGCTGTTACTTCGTGGGTTGTTTATTCTGGTTTGAAGGGCGATTGTGATTTGGATTATGGTAAAAATGTAGTGGGTATTATTGGGGGTATTTCTACAGGAATATTGGTGCTGTATGGCGGGTATAAAGGATATCAGGCATATGGGGGAAAATATGGGGGGAAGAAAAAATCAGGAGCTGCTGCAATCCCGTCAGTTCCCTCATCAGATCCCTCATCAGATCTCTCATCAAATCCCTCATCAGATCCCTCATCAGATTTTTTACCAGAATTGGGTAAACATCAGGAGTTTGAACGAAAGTCTCAATCTGATATTTTGGATGATCCATCTCCACTCTAAAATTTAAATATAAATAAAATATTGTAGAAACATAAATGGGCTTTTTTGATAAATGGCATCTATTTACGTTATTTATGAGCGGTATGGCAATCCTTGGTTTACTTTTAATAGTCGTGTCTTTCATGGCGTATCAAAAACTTACGGAAGGTTGTACATCCGATAAACTCCGAACATATCTGAGAATTGCGACCGGCTTGGGATCTGCAATTTTTACCATAGGTTTTGGGTATGTATTTTGCTGGTATAAATGTAATTGTAATGTTGGAGTTAGATCGAAGGCGAGGGTTTATTTCTTCTTATTCCTCCTTCTAGTTATGGGGATTGGTTTATTAGTCCTTATCTATGGTATAGACGACGAATTGAAGAAACCAGAATGCAACGTTGATTTAGGTATGTTACCTACTATTCTGAAATGGGCCGGTATAATTGATATTATTGTAATTGTCCTGTATGGGGCTTATACAGCTTACCAAAAGTATCCTGATGTATTGGGGAAATTGGGCGAAGATGCTGAAGATGTTGAAGATGCTAAATCTGAAAGTGATGTATCGGGATTTTCGGAGGAAGAGGAAGAAGTAATGGCTGTTGCTGAGAGAAAAGCCGATCTTGAAGACTCTCGAGATGATCTTAAAAGGGAAATTAAGAGTTTAGAATACCAGGGAAGTAAGGCAGCAAAATCTATAGATAGATTGAGACGAAGTGGACTAAAGGGTGATAGACAAGTTTTAAGAGATACCAGAAAAAGATTGGATACAATTCAGGCAGGCAAAATCTCAGGTAAAATCTCAGGCAAAATCTCAGGTAAAATCTCAGGTAAAATCTCAACTCCCGTCTTCAGAATCTTCATTGGGTGGTTTTGGTATTTTTGGTGAACGTAAAGAAAAACTTCCGGACCCAAGATTTGGATGATTGGGTATTTAAGCACAAATAAGCTATATAAAGCTATATAAAGCTATATAAAGCTTTATATAGCTTTATATAATAATGTCGGAAGTAAAACAAGCAGATTATAGGATTGATCAAATCAAAATTTTATCCAGATAATACATATTCGGATGTCAACTATGTCTTAGCAAGTGAAGAATAAACAGGTCCTATTGCATCAAAAATACCCTACTAAAACAAATTGATGCACTTCTGAGCTGGGGTCCACATAAAGGTAGGGGGATGCAACATTAGTTGGGCATGTAATAGGTATTATCCGCCCTGGTACAAAAATTCTTCAAATAATACAGTCAGAAGATATAACAGAAGATATAACAGAAGATATAACAGAAGATAACAGAAGATATGGAAGTCTTATATCTACCTTAATTTATCTATATTGTACAATACAGGCACGATTTAATTGTACATCCAGTGCTTGACGATCAGAATATTTACGAAGATATTGTGGATAGCATGGATACACAACACTACAAGCACTCTCGAAACAATGGTTGGGGTAGGGCCCTTCTCCGGCGCAACCGTATTCGTAGCATTGGTTGTTTTGTGGTCGCCATCCAGCCTCTCTTTCTAATACAACTGGATCCGAAGAATAATATACCCCTCTAAAGAATCTCGTGTATGGGAAGTGATCCATGTCAGTTATAACTGATTCTGCATCATTTATTGTCGCAAAAAATGGGTCACAACCTTGCTTTAGGGAAATTTGTTTTCTGACAGACAAGACATTGTTGTCCGTTATTTTTTTAGTATAAGATGGTTTAGTCGTTTGTTTAGACATTTATTTAGGGTATTATAAATATATTTATTATTTCTTTTTTCTAAAGTATGGTTAGGCATGCAAAAGAAAAATATCAATATAAGGATTGTTTAAAATCAGCATTTTATGTTTATCATAATAAATGATATACTACATTTATTATGGATACCTAGCAGGATGCACATTGTATAAACTATACGAATATTGGGAACTATTTAGATTTACATATAAGATAGGAACATATACATATGTATTTATAGTATACATGTATAGCATGTATAGCAAAGTTAAGAAGGAACCCATAAAACCGACGAAGATTGATGAGATAAAACCTTCGCCGTCGTTTATAAAATTTGATGAAGATGAGTGGGATATGTGTATAATATCCGATAATGTCTAACGATATCTAAACATAACCACCGGTTTCGTACATGGAAATTGCTGCTCTAAAATAGAGATCAAATGAATCGTCAGTAATATGGTCTTTAAAATCTTCGTATAATTCTTCCCTAATACTGAGCATATTCCTACGAAAAAATAAGAGAAAATTGGTTCTCGATGCATAATCATTGCTGTTAATCATCATTTCTTCAAGAACTTGTCCTTGGAATTCTTCTAACCTTTCTCGTATGTTCTTTTGAGTCTTGGTTTTTGCATCAATTTTGGGGAAAAATCCATAAAGTTTGCGATTTTCCTCTATTTTATCTTTATTGATTATATCTCTAGCTCTAGAATTAAGGCGTCCAGCCAAGTTGGCAACGAGTTGATCCCTCCAAGATATAGTAAAATTAAAATCTCCAAATCCCGAAATAACATTGACTAGACGGCTGGAAAATCCCGAAGAACATGTTCCTGACATGTCAATCAATTCTTGTAATAATCTTTTCTTCATCTCTTCTACAGAATCATGGGACAACATATAAGTCCAAATTTTAAGTAGAATATGTATCAACGTGTAGTTATATTGGCTATATAGAGCCCTATCCATATAGATACGATTTAGCGAAACATCAATCTTATCTTTCTTTTCATCAAATATCTCTTTCTCTTTCTCATATTTTTTAACAATCTCTAGCTTCTTTTTTGATATTCTCTTCTTTTTCTTTCTAGCTGTATCTACGGCCTTAAATTCCTTAGGTTCTTTGGGCTCCTGCTCTTCAACCATATCACTGATTTGTTTCTTAACATACTCAAAAGTAATATCTGGAGCACCAGGATCGTTAGATATCTTTTTCATTTCAATTCCGGCTAAAAACTCTAGCGCTTTCAACACACTTTTCTCAATCTCATCAACATGGACATTTTGAGCATTATCGAAGATAGTTTTAACATTACCTTCATGTCTCCCTAACATCATAATAATCTCTCTAGCTGTATTTTTATTTTCTGGAGACCCTGTCTTAAGAAGGACATCGGCAGAATCTGCTCTCAAGTTATAATCTAGATCTGGATCTTGAGCAAAACTCATCAAGGTTAATTCAACATCAGATCTTTCATCTTCCGTTACTTCGCATTTCTGTATAAGGTACTGACCTGCAAGTATTCTATATGAAGTTTTATTCTTAATGTTATTAAAAAATTCTGAGACTGCTTCATGTAGAAAATAAGGGCGATTATGTATTTCCTTGTTTTCTAGGGAAAGTATGGTTTTGTATCTATAATCACAATCTAATCTATCATTATTGATAATGGAACAAAAATAATCCCTAGAATTCTGTTGAAATGAGGCATGCCTCATTAATAAACATACAGCATCAATCTGACATGGTGTTGCCACATTTTCCATAAACTGGCATACATGATTTAGGGCTTTATACCCTAGTTCTTTTTCTGGGTTAAAAGAACAAAGAGCTTTGGCTGGTATCAGTTTAATAACTGAAGGTAAATTACAATTGATACATATACTGAATAAATATTTTTCAAGCATTTTGGTACCTGAAAATATGTACATTGTAGATAGACGATTGATTATTTCCATGCATTGACTCTCACCACATGTTTCATAATATTTATCCAAAGTTTGAATTCTATTTTCGAGTGGAACGGTACCATCCAATAAAAATTCGTTCACATTTTTCGTATTCTTCATATCTAGGATTGTTAGAACAAAAGAATTATCGCTACAATCATCTAGGTCGCCGATAAAAGTTTTCCCATCTGTCATTTACATGTTGGTTTATACTTTTTAAATAATTCTAAATATACAATGGGTTATACTTTCACCTACTTAATTTCTTCCATTCCTTGGCAATAGCACTCAGTCGTTGTTTTCCAGGTAGAGACTTATATTTTTCTTTTTTACTTTCCGATTGTACGAATTTTTGATATGGATTGAGAGATTTTCTTCGATGAGTACTGGTATGCTTCTTCCTGGGTTTGCGTGTTTTCTTTTTATCTCGAGTCTTTCTTCGAGTATGTGTGTCAGTTCCTGATTCTTTGTTTCTCCTAGATCTTCTAGGGCTTTTATTTATCTTAGACTGTTCTGATTTCCTTACATATGATTTATACACACTTGCATACTTACGCAATTTGGTAGATCTTGATATACGCGGAGATTTACGCGTAGATTTAGGTTTTCTTGGTTTCTCACAATCTTCTAAATAATGTCTGGGCATTTATATTACCGATATTATAATAGTTAAATGGGAATAATTCCCAATTAAACAATTACAGGCATCGAATAAATGATAAAACGGGAAAAGAAAAAATCATCAAGCCCCCTAATTCATACTTACCGAGATCCCCTAAACCAACTTTCCGGTTTTGACCTTCTCGCCGAATATTACGAACAAAACAAAGAGAAAACCTGGAAAGAATGGCTCAAGTTTGATCACACATTCGACAAGCCAGGCAAACAAGGATTGGTAGGATTATTTAAATCTAAGTCTGGAGCTGATTCTGGAGCTGATTCTAAATCTACCTTAGGCAAATCTAGGAAACCCTTAAATATTGTCTTCAAAATATCCCAGTATATTAATTATTTAGTCCAGCATGAATATACAGTCATGAAAGGATTAAATGAATTATCCCCATACTGCCCCCATTTCTGCAAAATGATAGGTGCTATTATGTGTGAAGTAGATCCACAAACGAGAAAATCCGGTAACCCCTTCCTAATCACAACTAGGCACCCAATCGAAAAAGAAGTATTATTGACTGAATATATCAGCGATTCGTGTAAATTTTATAACTACATAAGGAGTAAAAGAATCAGTAATGAAATCTTATACTCTACAATTAAACAGGTGCTTATGGGGATTGCCATCGCACAACGTAAAAAACAATTCACACACTACGACCTACATTCTTACAACATCATGATGAAAAAATGTAATAAGGACGTGGTATTCCTCTATGTCTTAGATGAAGAAAATCAATTCTGTGTTCCCACCCACGGGCATTACCCAGTTATTATCGATTTTGGTTTCTCCTACATATCCGATATGGAAGACGGTCCGGCATGGCCTAGTATGTCTCACACTGATGTTGGCTTTATGAGTGATCGTTTTGATTGGGTAGCAGATCCAAAGCTCTTTCTTGTAACAGTAGCAGCTGAAATGAGGAAAAAGCGTCCTAATAGGAAATCTAACAAGTTTAAGCGTATAATAAAAAACATTTTTGGTGGACTTAAAATAGACTGGATGTCCGGATGGGATGTTGGAGAAGAAAAAGGTGCATCTGATTTTGTAACTGAAATGTTACAAGGATACAATACAAAATCAAATCTATTCGATAATTATGACCACTATTGCATAGACTTGATTCAGTCCCTAATTATCCTACCACTAGAAGAACAAAATTACGATAACATAGACCAAAGTTATACCACATTCCTCAAAGAATTTATTAAAATCGAAAACGAGATTGGGAATCCCTTCTTTAATCTATATATTCTTAAAGGTATTGTTGATGTAGCACGGGAAGTTAGATCAGATTACCTACACAGGCGCTTCAGAAAACGAGCTATTCGATACTTCAGGAAATCTATCTACGAACGAATCAACTGTGTCGCAAATTATTGTTCCCCTAAAGGTATCCATTTCGAAAAAATGTTATGTTCCTTGTTATGCCTCGCTAAAAATATGGAAGGTGTTTTATTCGATGTTGTTGAATCTAGGATGAACAAAAAGAAGAAACAATACGATAGACTACCGCTTCAATCGATAGAACAAATATATGGAGCCATTGAGGTTAATATACCAGATAAATACAAGTTTAATTCGAATACTGTTGTGTTTGTAATGGACTGTGTTAATGAAAAATGTGAAAGGATGAATTTAACATCAGAAATTTGCAATAATGTTAATTCACTGCATTCTCTAGAAAAAGGAAGTTATTTGTATTGCAAGCATACCGCATAAATATATTCAGTAATTGATATTTTATATTTTGTATATATAAAATGCAATGTCCAAACTGTGGTGAATACGTGGATCTTGATTCCACATGGACCCAAAAAGGCTCATTATCTCGTGTAAACTGGAGCCCATACCCAAACTCTGTCGAATGCTACACCGGAAAGAATTGCCCAGGTTGTGGCGATTACTTGGATCTAGCCTCCACATGGGCCGGATCTGTCCAATATCAAGATACTTGCGGGGGTTCCGTCGAAGGTTACAAGGGACGAGGAAAAAATTGCCCAAGCTGCGGCGAATATACACCCCTTTCTTCCACATGGCAAGGTTCTGTGCAATATCAGAACACATGCGAAGATACCGTTGAAGGTTATCAAGGTCAAGGATTCTGTCCTTCGTGTAATTCAAATAATTCAAGAAATGCCTTTGCTTGGACTACCGTCGGCAATGTCACTCCCAGGAATCAGTTATGGAAACAACGGGTTGTTCAGGATAATACCGGAATGGCTGCTTGTTCCGTATGTAAATGTAGCTCTCGACCATACTGCACAGGCTATTGCAACGGGAACGGGAACGGGAATGGGAACGGGAATGGGAACGGGAATGGGAACGGGAATGGGAACAGTTACATGAGTAGAATGAGGAAATTAAGAAATCGCAGATTAAGAGGTACTAATGGAGGGAATGGGAATGGAGGTTTTCCTTGGTGGGGGTGGTTGCTCATAGGCGTCGGTGTTTTAGTAGTGGGGGCCATTGTAATGGCATTGTCGAAAGATCGTCAACAACAAGAACCAACAGGCATACTTGAAGAAACCGAATCTGCTTTACGAGAAGGTCAGCAGACTCGTGCAAGACTTCGTCAACAAAGACGGGCTATTGCCCAAGCACAAAGAGAAACAAAAAAAGTACAGAGAATAAAGGCCCGAATGGAAAAACGTAAGGCTCAAAAGGAAGATCGTGATCTACTAAGAGCTATACGAAATGAAGAGAGGGCTTGTCAAAAACTACGAGGCCAAAGTAGAAAAAATTGTCTCGAAAATGTCAAGTTGTTAAAAGAAGGAAGGAAAACTCTTCTTGGCCTTAGATAATTAATATAATATCTCTCCTATTTCAAATCCTTGCCGGCACATGGGACACGTTGGAGTTTCCGTAGGACAGTTTCTTACCCATTCTACAAGTGCGTTTCTATAAAATCCATGAGTACAATTTAAAAAAACTACATGAGTTAAACCATATCTATTTTTCCCCGGTCTAAGTCTCCCTCGGGTAATACCACATATCTTACCGTCCCATTTCTTTTTCCAGAAAGGTTCTTTCTTTAGTTTCGTTTGCATTACTGTATTTATGAACAAACATGTTTAAATTGAAAACAGTTCTATATAATTATAACCGTATAATCGTATAATCGTATAATCGTATAATTATATACGTTTTTTGAATACCCATGGTTTTTTATTTACTTATGCTTATAAACTTGCACTGAATTAATTAGCCAGTATGCATCTAAAAAGGCGGGATTATTATTAACATCTAGTACATACTTATCCGCCTCTGCCTGCCCTCCTTGATATATACCACCCGCCCAATCTCCAGACAATGTTGTGTTGATCACGAGATTCATAGGCTGTAAAGCTTTAGGAGATGTACAGGCATCAAAATGCGCATCCGGTGTTCCCCATTTTTTGGGATCTGGATCCAATTTTGTAATGTCATCCGGGATACCATCCGTGTTTCTCCTAAAAATCCAAATGTCAATTCCACTTTCAGTCCACAGCATGGCATACACCCCACCATTCTCTCTATTCAAACCCCACCCACAAGTGTTAGGCTTAGATACAGTCCAACCGCATCCTGTAAATGGACATGGTTCATTACCATCACAACCACATGTACCAGTTGCTGGGCGATCTTGATCTGGTTGAACGGTATTACATGCGATTTTGCGACCATTATCATTGGGGTCGGTTTGAGAACATTCCTCTTGAGTGTGTAAAGCTACATGATTAAAACTAGTACTTTGATCAACTGAATTCACAGATTCCATGAGATCAATTTCACCACCACATGCCCATTGTTTCGGTGGTTGTTCGGCTGCCGTAAACCACAGTGCTGGCCAAACAGTGGCACCTTCTGGCATATGTTGAATATCAAAAATAAATAATCCATATTGGTACTGATTCTTGGTGTAAATGCGGGTTGACTTGCGGAAATCCATGAGTCCATTCGTGCCTCGTTTACCTTCATATCCCATGGCTTCAACGCCCATTCTTAACTTATTATCAGGAAAGGCGATCAACTCATCATGTTGAAGATGACGCCAATCACCATACCAAACAAGACCATGAGTAGGATCACTGTATGGGCAAATCCACTCGTTCTGTTCATTATCCCATAATCCTTGACACGTCTCATTGTAAGGATTCCAAAAATACCAAGGATTATTGTTTGGATCAAAGAAGTTATGGCCACTCCAATAATCAATAAGATCATAATCCCCTTTAGTAACATGTCCTGGATCAGGTCCTGGAGCAGGACCTGGAGCAGGAGGGGTTGGATTGGAGCTAGATTTTAAGGCAAATCCCAAAGCAACTGCAGACAAAATTAATGCAAGAACTGCCAGAAGAATTACTACAATGTTTGTCATTTTATATAAAGTTAACATTTTTTTACAAACTATATGTATTTTGCGCTTAAAGATAGTGCTACCATTTTTGGACATTTTTTGGACATTTTTGGACATTTTTGGACATTTTTGGATGGTCTTGCAAGCCGGTAATATGTTAAAATTATATAGACGATCCATAGTTACTCTACAACCGTTCCAGAACATACATGCTTAATAAAATCTAACAGGAATTCGTTCTTTATCCCGTCAGCTGCATTTTTAACATCTGCATTGGTATTAAAAAGCTTGGCTACCTGCTCAAACATTGCAGAATCCATATCCGGTGTATTTTGAGCAAACACTATTTCACTACTTTTGGCTTTTATACTGTCAAAAAACATCGGAGCCAATCTCTGCATTTCTGGATCCGTAACTAACTTCCCATCGGTATCCTTAAATTTAATTTTTCTCCTCGCATAATCAACACATATCACCCTATCCTTGAGAGGATGTTCCAAAGCATACTCTGCATACCCTGAAGCACCTTTCTGAATATGTTCTAGAGTAAGTTGGGGAGTATGCTCTAGAAGATGTTCAGACGTAATTGGTTGCATACTCTGTATGAAGTTATTTATCTGTGTCTTACTCGTAGTGGGTCTAGAAACAGCTTTCAACGCAACATTCTCCAACTTATTCTGGAGATCCTGGATAGTCTGTTTTTGTTCTTTTATTATACTATCTTTTTGATTGAGTAGTAATTTACACTCTTTTAATTCTTGTCGCAATATATTTATTTCTTCAACATTAACAGAAATTATATTTCCTATTTTACATGATTTTTGATGTCTGTTAAGATTCGTTAATGTTGAGAAAGACTTTCTACAACTTTCACAATGGTATTTCTCAACACTAATATTCCGAATTTTTAAACAATACTTAGCAGTCCTTTGATGAGTATTTAATGATGACTTGGTACTAAAGTTGTTTTTACAAAATTTGCATTTCATTTATTGACCATTTTAAGCTTTTAAATCTCTATTCTTCCGAAATGAAGAACGATGAAGATTGTTGAAGATTGAAGAAGAATGAGGAAGAGCTGTTAAACTGACTCACCTTAAAAAAATTACTTTTGGGCGCTACACAATTTTTTGTGTGTGTAGCCATTTTATATATCTCCAAAAATCCGAAAAATAAAATTAAAGTAGTATTTCTTCCTCCTAATTATAAATATTAGATTAGAATATAGATTGTCCCGATTTTAAAATATTATCTACAAAATATTTTAAATCCAAAATAAATAAAATCCCTAATATTTATAATTTATATTCGTATAAGAATTGACATACTGCAGTATCTGGTAATTATTTGAAGTATACCAAAAACTGTCTATTATTGACAGTTTAATAAGTAACGATTTTAAATTGAGAAATTTAAAATAACTTATATCTGGAATCTATTTTTTTCTTCTTCCGATATGTATTTTTTCAGATGTTTCCAAGAACTTGGGGGACATCTTAATTCCTTCAGCTTTAATATAAAACCCAGTGTCATTATTTTCACATTTGGACATGTAGTTCCTAACTTTTTACACAACCTAGGGGTTATTTCTTTGGCAAAACCAAAATCTATGATGTAAATCTTATTATTTTTCATCATATAATTCAGGATATTTGAATCTGCATGAAAAACACCCACTTTATCCAATTGCCTAAAGATTTCTATGATCTGTAACTGTTGATTACGACGAAGACATCCTTTTTGTTTCTTCATATCGTCGATAAGGTGATGATCCATCTTTTCCATAACTATATATTTAGACACGGTATCGTATTCTACAACTCTAGGAGCTATACCAGCCTTAGCGGCTTTTTTCTGAAGAGCATACTCTAATTTTAGGGTACTGGTAGCTTTAGTTTTGCGAAAAGTCTTCATAGCGAACTCTCTGTCTTTTTTATCTCTTACAAGATATGTTGTACCTTCCTTGCCTTTATTACCTAATTGTCTTATACGTGTGTATTTATCTATTTTGTCGGTTTTGTATTCCTCATATTCTTTGAAAGCTTGTTGAATATCCTGTATATATTCTATTTTACTCCTCCGAGTTTTGAGACCCATTTCTCGGGCCATCTTTTTTAGGTCTGTGAAAGATAATTGTTGTAGAGAAGAATAATCCATTTATTTTAAACATTTTAATGTTTAAAATAAATTTATTATACTGATTACCCATTACACTTATTTAGATGGGTAATGGGACACAATATCCTTTCGGTTTAGTAAAAATACTTAAATCATCGCCTAGGGGTATGCACAATTGTTTTGGAGAACATACTGGCGGTGAGGAAGTATCGTATTTGTCAGTACATCTGCCTTCAAAAGAGAATGCTGACGATGAGAACGAACATTCATCGTGATTATTTTTCCCTTCACATGCTTGTGTTAACTCATCAGCATGATCAAAGAGATCTGATAAATGTATGGGATCACCTTTAATGGCACAGCTGTATGTGATCCCATATGGAGGGTATGCTCCTGTTAGATCTGCACAATTTGGATGATTTTTTATACATTCATCGTATCCGGTTCTATATTCACTACTTGAGCAACAAACGGTTTCACCATTTGAATCTACACAGTCAGCTTTTTGTTTCCATTTTCCATCCTCCTTACTCCAACCGGATATCAGCAATTCCCCATCTGCGGTAACGGGACAACACCCATCTTTACTTAGATCACATGCGGGGAGTAGATCACAATTGCATAGTCCCGCGCTAGATGCAAATTTTTGCCTTGTCGTGTCGTATGATAGCATATTGTCTGATTTGTAAGAACATACTTCATTGCTGTCCTTATATAAAGTACATTTGTTATTGCCTGTATCATATGACCAATATTTACAACTTTGATCACATAATTCTGCGCATTTATCTGCATTTGATGTTGTGCTGGACGAAATCTCATCATAGGCTGACCAATTCCAGCCCGTAGTTTGACATTTGTTGTTAACACATGTTTGATTTTTCTTGCATGACCCACATTCGCCTCCACAATTGTCACGGCCGCATTCCTTACCGTCGCAATTTATATCGCAGCATGTACCATCAACACACCGTTGATTATCACTGCACGACCCACATTCGCCTCCACAATTGTCACGACCGCATTCCTTACCGTCGCAATTTATATCGCAGCATGTACCATCAACACACCGTTGATTATCACTGCACGACCCACATTCGCCTCCACAATTGTCACGGCCGCATTCCTTACCGTCGCATTTTGTATCGCAGCATGTACCGTCAACACACCGTTGATTATCACTGCACGGAGGTATACATATTCTGCTTCTGTCTTTGAAGAAATATTCATAGATGATAAAACCACTTACAGCTAGAGCTGCAATGATCAGAAATATAAAAACAGGATCCATTTATATAATGCAAATAAATTAGGTATGATTTTATCCAAAAAGGTGAAGAGTTTTCACGAAAACATAATCATATCATTATCAAAACAAGCTCGTACATTAAAGAAGGTTTAGATGAACTAGTAGAAAAATAACAAAACCTAACTCTAAAATATACTTGCGATTTGTTTTTGTGATATTTTGTAAATTTACTTTATGCAACAACTCCAGGATTGAAATGAAACCCTTCAATTTGAGATCCTCCTGTTATAACTATCGGCGTATAATTTGCGTCTAAATTAATATTACTAAAAACATTATACATATTTACAGTAAGAGGGCCGGCTGTTGTGGTTCCAAATGGACCTAAAGAATTTGTTGTAGTTACAACCAATTCTCTGAATGTTGGTGCAGAACCACCATTTGCTTCTAACTGAATAGCATTGTATAACGGTGATGTATCGAGACCTGTATATGAGATTCTACCGGTAACAAAAAGTTCCGCAGGAGAACTAGTTGCGTTGATAAACGATCTAATAACCCCGTTAATGCCGGCAACATCTGCATTGAATATTAGAGTAACATTATTGGCGTTATCAAAATTTGAGATATCGTTTGATAGTGGACCGTCGGACAATAACCAATTACCAGACATTTCTATCGTACCAGCCGTCGATAAGTCTGCTATTGGAGTTCCTGTCGTAACAATACTGTTACCTTCATATGGTATTCTTATATTACCAGTTCCTCCTCCAAATATAGCGCTAAATTTGATATCATATGTACCTCCTACATTGTTGATACGAAGTACATAATTAGCGTTAGGGACAGCGCCACCCAGGTCTTGTTGTAAAACAGAATCGATAAATATTTTTTGATGTGCTGTATTGTTGTTTAGAAATACAATACTAAGATCGTCATCTAAAATTTGAGTAACATTTAATTCCCCAATGTGAACATCAATATGTGCAGTGATATTATCTGGAGGTAATGCACCAACATCTGTTAATTCGATAACATTTGGAGCTGTTAGCGCTGTTAATTGGTTTACATGATATTTTATATATTCTATGTTGGCATTTCCCAATCTAAATTGTAATGCTTCCGTCTCTGTTGTTATAATTTTTACAGTCATAAAGAATTCCGTTCCAGCTGTTGATAAAAATGGGGCTTCTTGTGTAAATTCATTCGCTTCGATAACAATATTACTCAAAGGATTTGTAAGTACTCTATTAGTTGTCCCTACCATATTTATAGTAGCCATTCCTCTTATTTCCGAATTTCTCATAGGAGCTCCATCATCAAAAAACGGTTCCTCGATATTGTTAATAACCACTCCTGGTAAACACCACATTTTTACACCATCTTTTACAAGTCTTAAAGAAGCAGAACCGGCATCATAAGTTCCAGGTAAAACATAAATTAAATCGCCTGGAATAAATCCTGGATCAGCCGGGTCTAAATTTGGCGTTCCCGAAACTGCGTCTGCAACAGCAGCCCATGGAGTTGCGTAGGGACAATCCAATCGTTCTCTCTCCCCTAATATATCGCTTCCTGTCGGAGTTACAAAGATTGTATGAGCGTATCTTGGTGCAAATTCTAAACAGTTATCAATCGACCCTATAGGAGCTGAAAAATTTGGTCCTGCCCCTGTAAATGCACACCCGGTAAAACATACTTCTTGAGTTGCGCCTGTAGGACCTGTAGGACCTACTGGTCCTGTAGGACCTGTAGGTCCTGTAGCGCCAGTAGGACCCGGACTAGCAAAATCTGGATCTGGTCCGGGTTCATATGCGCTCCTTGTTGCGTGTGCGACTATTTTAAACATTGATATTTATTATAACACAAGTTTTTTTATATAATATATGTTATAATAAATGTCACTTTTCAAAATTTTTGCTCACGCAACAAGGAGCGCATATGAACCAGGCCCTGACTCTACATTAGGAGGAGGCGGAGAAAGCCCTACGGGTTCATCTCCTACAGGTCCAATGAATGATATGACAGGTTGTACAGGACCCTTAGGTGTATTTTGCACCGATCCATGCGGGTTTATAAGAACTCTGAAACCTCCTGATGGTGTTAATGTAGATTTTCAATTAGGTTTTGGAAATATATTATTTGTTACACCATCAGGAGATGATTTTAATGCGTTGCCAAATAGATTAGATTGTCCTTATGCAACTCCTTGGACTGCCGTGGCTGCTGCTAATCCTGGTGATACAGTGTATGTATTTCCGGGAAGATATCGAAGAAATGCGCCCCCTTTTGGACCTGTTGGAACATTTAATAGAAGAATTGTTAGAAATGGTGTTAGAGTGTTTTGTTTACCAAATGTTTTCATATTGGATGATTCATTTTTTATTATCGCCGCATTGGCAAATATATTTGTACCGGCTGGTACTCCTCTTTCTACCACCCCTGGAAATACTTTACTAATTGGGGAGTTTAGAGGTTATGCGTGGGTTCAGGTAACAATCACCGCTAATATTAATTTTAGTATGTATATGTTAACATCTAATGAAAATAATAGATTCATTTTTGAATGTGATACATTTAATCATGGGTGGAGGCATGAAAATTTTAATACCGCAAGTATGGATATGAGAATAAGAAGAGATACATCAACTAATATGGGTCATATACAAAGATTTAGACCTACTGTTAGTACAAACGGAAATTATAAATATACTGTAGATATGGCAACAGGATTACGTGTAACTGGTACCCCATTTACCCAATTAGATTTTAGGAATACATTTGGAAGAGGACAAATAACTGCAAAAGTAGGAAAATTAGAAATGTCTATTGGAAATTCCCCAGAAGCAATTATATATTGTGGCACTGTACGTGGATATATTAAAATCCATGTTGATAGTATAGTAAAATTTTTGCCATCTAATGAAGCAGACCCAATTTTATGTTTTCAAGCCTGTTCAGCAGATTATGACATACGTTTACGTGGTATTAAAAGTCCTATACAAGGTACCGGACCAGTTTTTTACGGTTTACGCGGTAATCCTATAATAACATTGGGAGGTAACACAAATCCATCATATGGTAACATCGAGATAGAAGGAAAACTAATAATGGATAGAAATCCAAATGCTTTTTCGACTAATAATTTAAATGGTATTGGTGCTGACTCAAGATTAAACTTAAACATACATATGAAAGTTTTTGGTCCTAATATAGGAGCCGTAGATAAATGTTTCCTTAATCTAACAAATGCACCTACAAATATGCATATTTCAGGTAGAATTGCTTATACAGGAGCAGATGTAACTAATTTACACAATGTTTTTCAACTTAATACGACAGCTGTTAGATCTCCAATATTAAGAGAACTAGTTGTAACTACTAATACAACACCTGGACCAAATGTGTCTGGACCATTTTCAACAACTACTCCTAATATTAATTTTCCCCTTAAAACTATAAATGTATTCTGCAACGAAAGTTTAGATATGGTTCCAACTTATGTACCAATCGTAATAACAGGTGGTAATCAAAATGAAGGATATCATTTTAATGGTTTAATATCTTAAATATTGATATTAATAAATGTCAAATATAGTATCTGGATTTGGAAGTCCTATTGAAGATTACGGGGTTAATTTATATATCGACCTATTTACAGGGAAAATTTATGATTATGTATCAAACACCTGGGTGATAAATCCCAATACTTTCTTACGTCTTATAGCAACGGCCGAAAATACGCAAGAAAATCTTCCTATCTCGCCTGAAAAAAGTAAAATGGAAAACGTATTGATTTCTTCGGAGAGAAAATTGTATTCTTACAATGGGTCTGAATGGGTAGAAACCATATTTTTAGCACAGGGATGGGGACCTCCAGTTAGATCTGTACTATCAGGATCTGTATATATGGATGCCTTAACGGGTAACATATACGAATACACAACAAGTTGGACTCTTACACAAGAAAACACAGAACCAAGCTGTCAAATATTTTTTCAAGAGCTTGAAAGCGTATTTAAAAATTTATTTACCCGTTCATAAAACAATTATAAATATAGATAAATTATATTTAGCTCCTATTGCGTCGCTAAACCCGCAAAACGAGGCTCCTTGCCGATCTCCCTCCGGTCGAGCGTGAGCGAGAGCCCCAGCGGGACCCTAGACGCTCCTCCTATTGCAAAAACGAACCATAATTCATTATTATACATAATAATGAATTCCTGAGATTAATCCAAGTTCAATGTATAATACTAACAGTATTTAAGGAAATGTTAAAAAGATATAAATGGATCAAGAGTCTAAAAATTTAAAACAGGAACCACTGTATGAAAAAAGTGTAGCTGTAAATAAAAGAGCATCGGTATCACAAAGTCTCCATGATCGTATGAGAATTGAGGAGCCTTGGAGTAGTCGTATCGAGGATTTGTTTGGTGATATGACGGAAGAATTAAAAGACAAGATTAAGAAACATGATCAATCTGGGTATTACTATCGTGGGCTGGATGCTAGGTGGGGGTATCCCAGCGTTGTATTGGCTGGTGTTATGGTACCTATATCCACATTATTGGATTCATGTGATGATGATACAACTATTAAGGTATTGAATGCAGCAGCATATGCTACCATTGCTCTTCTTGCAGGTACTGCACAGTATTTTAGCTATGGTAAAAAGAGTCAGAAGCATTTTGACATTTCTGCTAGGTATTCTGATATTCTTACGGATATTAGGATGGAATTAGTTAAGCATGCTCAGTTTCGTATTTCGGCAGATACGTTTTTACAAAAAATACAGATGAGAATTGATGGTTTGAATGCATCTGCTCCGATAATACCACAACATATTGCTATGAAAAAATATAAGAAAGAAAATCAGAAAGTTAATCAGAAAGTTAATCAGAAAGTTAATCAGAAAGTTAATCAGAAAGTTAATCAAGTTTAATTGGCAATTTGTGTAGAGCCAGCAAACAAGAAACGAAAGGTATAGAAATACATGGGAGATATATGAGATATTATATCGCCAGTGAAATACCATGACTTTGTGGATATGAACGAGGCGAGGGAAAGCTTAAATATATGAGAGTTAACCTTCGGTTAGTTTACTACACAGTTTATTATCCTCAAGGATAATAAACATTTAACGCATTAAAGCCCTTATACCAAACATCATTGGATAAGGGCTTTAATGACCAAGTAAGAAGTGCTTGGGTTTAACCTGACTCAGCTATCTCTGAGACTAACGTTCTTATTTCTTGATAAATCTTCTTTTTAAATTATACAAGTTGAACAGTAGTAAAAATACCAGAATTAACCAATGTTCCCGATGTCCCTATATTTACGGATAACGTATCTCCAGTCTCAGCAAAAACACCTCCTTGTGGAAATAATAATCTTGCAGAATTTGTACCTTGAGCTTGTTGGATGCCTTCAACTACATTACCATTTTGTTCAACCACCACAGAATCTATATTACTTGCAGAACCATTCATAACAGTTATGTTAGAATTGTCGGAAGCTCCTCTTTTGTTATCATACCCAAGAGGAAAAGGTGCTACATCTGTTTGAGCAGAATAAAATTGTACCGTTGTGTTGGGCATTGGATCTAGTACACCTATTGTTCTTAGTTGAGTTGGTAGAGTTCCATCCAATTCAATATAATCTAGTCTATAGTAAAAAGAATTATCTAACGTAGTAGTATTACGCAAAGTAATAGATTTACCACTTAGCACTGAAATAGTTGGGTCACTCGTGATGATTAATGTTGCATTTATGTTATTTGCGTTTTGAAATGGTCTGCCAGATGTAAAAGGACCACTATAAGCTCCTAACGGATATTGGTTATCTAAATAAATTTGTACTGCAGAATTTTTTACTTCTTGAGTATAATTACTGTCAGTAAATACTTGTGTTTCTAATACTAAATAATGATTAATTGGATCAGGGGATAACAATGTAAGATCTTGCCCTGGAGTTATTATACCGCTGATACGACGAATACGAAAGTTTTTAAATTCTACTAGATCCCAAAATTTACTTTCTATTACTGGTGGACCTGCTGATATCGCATTATCACTAGGTTCTAACGCACTTTTTGTACCGTGTGCTACTACTACGAATTTGGACATTTATTTATACATACATTTTATTGAATACCAAAAATGAAAACATTTTTGGTATTCAAAAACACACTAGGCGCGCATGACGGAAATCTGGGTGAAAGCCATGTGTCATACTGTGTTGCTGGTTGTGTCAATATTTCTTGCTTATCAAACGATAGCTAAGAACCAAAAGAATTCTTTTGGTTCTCAATTTAAATTTTATTGTTTTCTGGTATGATAGAAAGAGACAATAAGTAGTTATCGAAAATTTTATATACTACTCTACTCTCTTTTGTACACATCGCCCTCGTTTTTTCAATTTCGGCTTAACGCATTAAAGCCCTTATACCAACCGAAGTCAGTATAAGGGCTTTAATGACCAAGTACTTCTTACTTGGGTTTAAGCTGTCTCAGAGATAGCTGAGTCTAAGCGTCTTTAACTCCTAAAGCGTCCCTCCTGTCCCGCCACAACGGGTTGGGCCTAACGAACATGTCTTATGTGTTACAGTTATATGGAATGCATACTCCAGTGCGTCTGGGCTTTTGCTTGATAACCTTGCCTTTTGCCCAGTTAAAGTGCTTCTGATTAACATTGGATAATTTCGGAATAACCTTAGAAACAACCTTGGGGATAGCATGAGGTTGACTATTGGTATAGATAAGCCTGTTGCGTTTTGGTGATACCTCCCTTGATACCTCCCTTGATACCTTCCTTGATACCTTCCTATCTTCTTTCTTAGCCTCTTCCTCCTTGATATCTGGTAGAGGTATGTGCGCAAGTACCCTATCGACGTTATTTTTTCCCAAGTCGAACATTGCCTGATCAACGGCGTTGATATTTTTGTCGATCACCAATTTCTTTCCGTTGCGGATGAAGATTTGTAATTCTCCAAGCTTAGTATTTTTGTCGATAAACTCAAACGCTTCTGTGATCCTTTGGAGTTCATCACTAATCCTGATTCTCCTTATATCATGGAATTCGGCTTCGACATTTCGAGGCGTGCGTCGTCGTGACTGGGGAATATTATCATGATTGAAGATATGTATGTAGGGTATGTTACCAAGGTAACAAGCAATCATCTTATCTGGCATCATAGCACGGGCACCTCTGGGTCTGCATGTTATTTCGATTGGGGTATTGTTGTGTGTGAAGGCGTCAGTTTCGCATTGCATGATGGCTGAATACTTTCCGATCTTATGATGAGTCATCGTGAATGCTGTAAAACATGGTGTGTTAACGGGTTTGTAAACAACTTTGTTTTCGAGACAAGTACCGATTGAATTTGTTCGTATGTCAATTTTTAGATTTCCATTACGAGTTTTGTATACACATTCTCGCCATTTTAGCAGAAACATTGAACCACGTCCATTCGACGGTTTGTATACCCCGATTTTGACACCTTCTTTTAGCAGACAACGGACATTCCACCTGTCAGAGAAAACAGTATGAGGTCTAATGGTTCTGTTATTCAGCGCTCCAAACAGTTGATACGGTTTGTACCACGTTCCTCTGAATGGGATTGTGATTTTTTCAGACCTGGGCTTGAAAACAGAAAATTTTTGTGAGCTAAGCATGTGATTTTTTAATCTTGGAAACAAAGCTGGATTAGAGTCGAATTGTCCGTTAATCATGGTATACCTAGCAATAGTTGATCTGGTTGGTTTAATATTCTTATTGTCTGCAATAACGTACATGATCACAATTTCCTTAGTAGATTAACCTAATTTTCATTTTTTTGTTAGATGATTTGTACGGGTCGCTTACACAACGGACAAGAATCATTTATTCTTCGCCAAGTGTTTAAACATTTCACATGAAATATGTGACCGCACGCCAAGTTACACGCGCGTTTTGTTAAACAATCTTCCAAGCAAATGACACAGTCGATTCCGATGTTTTGGGGTACAGGCGGTTTAGGTTTCTTCTTTCTCTTCTTTTTCTCATCATTCTTCCTGAACCCTACCAAATCGACAAACAAATCTGCAAGATCTTCAAATGAAAACTCAGCAGGAGTAGCATCGTGCTTACACAGAAGATCCAAACCAGATGCCATGTACAACTTCTTCTGCTTCAAGCCATTGATCCATGTCTCAACAGAGTTAGCCATCGAGAACCTATAAACATTGACCTGATTCTTTTGCCCCAATCGATGAACCCTTTCTTCGGCTTGCTTCTCGACGAAAGGATTGTAGTACGGCTCCGATAAGAACACTGTCGCACATGGCATCAGATTCAGTCCACAACCTCCTGCCAACAATGAGATGAGTAATATCCTTGGGTGTTTTGATGTTGTGAACTTCTCGACAACATCACTGCGTTCCCTTTGGTTCATACCTCCAGTAAACTTCAAAACTTCGACGCCTACCATATCCTCTTCTATTACTCGTTTTAATAGATCGAGATAAGACGTGAACTGAGAAAACACAACTACAGCCTTGCTTGGATCTAGCCAAAGTTTTTGATCGAGTAACTCAACCATTTTGTCAACTTTGGCATTATCTCTAGATACCTGATCTATATTTATATTCTGTTCACCGCAATAGTAAGAGTCCGAAACTATTCTAAGTCTCTGGATCAATCCTAAAATCTGTCCTTGTAGAGTAATCTTTGACAGTCCCTTGGCACGCTTCCAACGCTCGAATTTTTTCTGTGCTTCCGATCTGAGTGTTTCTGTTAGTTTTGTTTCCTGTTTTGTTGGTATAACTTCTATATCATGATACTGTGGTGGTGCTAGTATATTTTCTTTGGTACGTCTAAGTACAAACCTTTCTCTCCATACCGTGACGTTGTCCTGGTCGAGTCCTCCAGATTTTGATTTCCACCAAGCAGGATCGTTGTATGGTCTAGTACCAACGAATTTGCACTGTGAGGCTATATCAGACATACTGTTACAAAAAGGTGTACCAGTGACACACCAGTTGTATTTGCTGCGTTTGCCAATTTCAAACGCAGCAACCGCACATTTAGTCTTTTTGGATCGAAGTCCATTCTTGATGTAATGTGATTCATCAAGAACAACTCGCCCCCATTTTTTCTTATTGAGCTGACCGGAACCTATGATTGAATATGTGGTGATTATAAAGTCCCATTTTTTTCTGCCAAGTTTTTCCATCCTGTTGGGGCCGTGAAATAACAGGATTTTGGGCTTTGGTAGTTCACTGGCTTTATACACTCTTTTCACTTCCTTCTTCCACTGGTTCATAAGAGAAAGAGGACACACAATGAGATCTTTCTTTCCTGAAATCTTATTACGAGCTAAATGGGTGGCCATTGTTACGGTATTATGTGTTACTGTGAAATCGTTTAGTAAAAATCTTCGATTGCCATCAATTGTAAACCCACAATATTTCCCAACTCCAACCTGTTTGATGGTTATATTTGTTACCATAACATCTTTTTTCTGTTTTCTCGCATCACATTTTTTGCGAGAAATAAGAACTGGTATAATGTTTGTTCCTTTTCCACTGATAACACACTTATAGTAGATGCCTTCTTTCTTTTTTCCTTTATACATACACGACTTTTTGACTTCCCTAAACAAGACAAAAAACCCGAGAGACCTAGCTAGATATGCGATATCTTCAGAAAGTTTACGTCTTTTTTGGGTAATTTCATAACATTTATCTACTAAGTACCCATCAGTGTCAATGAGTCCTGCAAGAACTTGCATTCTGACCTTTCTACTATTATTAAGATATTCGACAGGTATATGCTTGTTATTACGAAGATTATAGTGGTCCAATCTTTTGAGGAAAAGATTTTCACCCCTAGTAATCCCAGATATTCTGTGAGATACGTCGTCAGTTTGAATCAATTCACATCCGATTTCATTCATGCTAGCTTGAAAATACGATAGGCATTCATCGTCGATATTATGAAAACTGTGTCCCCTTTTACCGCCATCTCCTAACCATGCACCCAAAACATATGGGTCAATATGGATCTTTTGTTCTGGGAAATCAACCCCAACTTTAAATCCTTTCAGAACCGCTCTGGTTGATTTATTCAGCGATAAATATTCTTTTACGGTAAGATCAATGATATCTTTGTCTGGAATCGTAGACATAAAATTCATCATCGCATTTTTAGAATCTTTTGGAGAACCATAATTAGGACCGAAACATTTGCTCCTAAAACGTTTTTCTTTTTGATCAAACCAATTTACAATATACTGTTTTTTGTTCTGATACCAGTACCACCCCTTATGACCTGAAATTTTGAGAGACAATATGTGAGATTCGTTTACGGTATAGTTTTCACCTTTATGCTGCTGGATTGTGTACATCATTTCTGTGCCAGTACATGTCGATAACACTGTCCGAGGAGATGAGTTGTCTCCTATTAAAAGATCACCCTGTATAATATCTTTTGCGAGTTTATATCCTCCTTTCCACAAGAGAACTTTAGTGTCCGGGTGGAGGCATTTGCCCATCCCCATTCCATCACATAGGAAACCACCTCTACCCTGACGTTCCATTCTGCGAAGAATTGGTAACGCCATATTCTGATGCTCATACAGTTGCAGAGACATACTTGCTCCTATTTCAAATTTTTATCGTTTTTTTCAATTTCGGCTTAACGCAAAAAAGCCCTTATACCAAACATCATTGGTATAAGGGCTTTTTTGACCAAGTCCGTCTGACTTGGGTTTACCTGTCTCAGAGATAGCTGAGTCTAAGCGTCTTCAACTCCACCTGTCCCGCCACAACGGGTTGGGCCTATAGCATTCTAATATGCAATTAACTGCGGTGACAATAACAGAGCGAATCCCAGAACCGCCACAAAAATAGTAATATTTATCAGAAATGTCAAATACATTGCAACAATTGCGACGATAGCAATTGCTATAACTGAAACAATAGCAATCACCAAGATGCAAAACATCACAAAGTTCTTGTTCATCAATTGAAAAAATTGATGAATGATAATATTCTCTCGTTGGTTCTGGGTCACCATACTCGCTAGTATCCTATAATTTAAGCTTATTTTTCAATTATTTACTCACACGAATTTGCCATCAACCAGGAGACTTGATAGTACATGAATGATCTCTTTCCCGCCAAGCCGATTTCGACACAAGATCCTTCTCAAGAATTGCTGAGTTTTGATCGGCATCGTGAAAGGGTATTTTATGTCAATCTGGCTAATAGCCCGTCGAATCTGATTATCGTCCTGGATGTGTTGAAATGGGTTGAAGCCATTAATCAGTTCGAAAAATACAATTCCAAACGCCCACCAATCAATACTTGCAGTATAGTTCTGGAATTGTATTACTTCGGGGGCCATGCTTGTGAGTGTGCCGACATGACTATTGCTCTTTCGACTGGTTGTGCTCAATCCAAAATCAATAAGCTTGAGCTGACCAGAAGAATCGATCACAATGTTCTCGAGTTTGATGTCGCGATGCATTACTCCTCTGTCGTGAACATGCAAGATGGCTTCTGCGAGTTGTATCATGTAGGACATAATGCGGATGTCGCTCAGATTATCATTCTCAAGAATGTCTAGCAGAGTACGCCCACCAAACTCGAAGAGTAAATGTTTCTGCGAAAACTTGAACATGCCATAAAATTTTATGACGTAAGGGCACCCTTTGAGATGGATAAGAATAGCCCTTTCTCTGTCTGCCGTGCCGTCTTTATCATCTTCACACACACTCTTAAGAATATATTTTCTGTCGTCGTATTCACGATTTGCATGTCTGACAGAAGAAAATCCCCCACCCCCCGCGATGTTTTTGACAATTATACCATAAAAAGTATAGAGCAACTTTTCATCGTTCAAAGGTGTTGTCGATTCTTCGGGACTGGTCGAGCTAATAGATTGATTGCTATAGGACTGATCATCATAGGACTGATCATCATAGGACTGATCATCATAGAAACAATACTGTACAGTGCCCTTTAAAATAGCAGGTGCAGACTGAATCAGACGATAAATATTCTGTGCGGCCCAGTAGATGGACATACTTGCTATTCTCCGTTGAATTGAAAATAAAAATCAATTATTTTGAACGCAAAAAAGCCCTATACCAACAATGTGTTGGTATAGGGCTTTAATGACCAAGTACTTCTTACTTGGGTTTAACCTGTCTCAGAGATAGCTGAGTCTAAGCGTCTTCAACTCGACCTGTCCCGCCACAACGGGTTGGGCCTAAAAATGTTCTCTAACTAGAAAGACATTCGAGAAATGACATCATACTTGGGTCTGGATCTAAACAGGGGTCGAATAGTGGTAACAAGACGTATAGTACCTCAATCATCAACATCATCATCTCTAAGATGAAAGTAATGATTGCGTCGAAGAATTTCAGGACAGACGATTCTGTCATAGCTGAATCGTCTGCATATAATGCGTATACGATTAACGCAAAAACGACACAAATCATATTCTTCTTTAGAGTCGGTGATGCCATACTTGACAGATTATCTTAAGGTCAAATTATATTTCATTTTCAAATTTGACTACGGATTATTATGGCAAGATCACTTAACGCAAAAAATCCCATACCAAGTCTAATGTAGCTTGGTATGGGATTTGCGGGGTGTTCCTAGCACTGGTGATCAGGCAGTACAGGTAGCTTCCAGTTACACCCATGTACTCATAGTTTGTTCCTCTTTTCTCTTGGGTCGGTGAGTAGACTTGGGCCGCTACTCGGTCGGATTAATCCATCTTAAGGCTCTGACACCCCTTTGTTACTCTTTTCTCTTGGGTCGGTGAGTAGACTTGGGCCGCTACTCGGTCGGCTTAATCCATCTTAAGGTTCTGACACCCCTTTGTTCCTCTTTTCTCTTGGGTCGGTGAGTAGACTTGGGCCGCTACTCGGTCGGCTTAGCGCGCATGCGGTCAGGATGGCTAGTCCTGTATGTGTGTATGTGATATGTCCTAATCCTATCCTAAGTCCTAATCCTATCCTAAGTCCTAATCCTATCTAGTCCAAGTACTCTATCCTAAAGTCTACTATACCGCTTCGGATCGCTGAGAGCAGAGCCATTTCCTCGTGCTCTCGTGGGATCCTAAAGACCACCGTCTCGGACTTTGTCTTTTTCGGTTTGTGGGTGGTCTTGTGACGGGAGGACTTAACTTTGGTCCATCCCTCTCGGCGTTCCTTTCGCTCGAGTCTCCGGGCTTCGCGCCGAGCCGATCGACGAGCAATCCTTTTGCTTACCTTGTCGGCTGCAGCTCGGGCTCGGGTTTTCTTAGCTAGGACCAAGTTGATCTCGGCTGCCTTGGCCTTGGCTGCTGTGACCCGTTCGGTCAGGAGCTTATCAGCCAGACGCTTGTTGATCTCGGCTGCCTTGGCCTTAGCCGCTGCGACCCGTTCGGCCAGGAGCTTATCAGCCAGACGCTTGTTGATCTCGGCTGCCTTGGCCTTAGCCGCTGCGACCCGGCTTTGGATCTCGGTCTTACGATTTGAAGACTGATCTTGGATCCGTTGGTTGAGCGCAGAGACTACGCTCCGAACTTTGACCATCGGATCGACCTGATCCCATCTTCTCTTTCGGCTTTTTCGTTCGCGCTTGACCGTCCCCTTGGCCCAGCTAAAGCCTGGAGCAGAGACCGAGACTGTGGACCTCTTGACCACCACAGCAATCGGCTTCTTCTCCTTCTTCTTCTCCTTCTTCTTCTCCGGCTCGAGAGTTGCTCCCTGAACAAAGGTAATCCCAGACAGAAGATCTGTCTCCTTGCGCTCGGTTTCTCCCTCATAGCCAAGTCCCCGTCGGTCTCCATGCTGACGAGTCGTTTTGGTCAGGGTCAGAGCTACCGGGACAACGTCCTTCTTCTCTTCGATCTCACCCAGGATCGCTGCTCCCTTTCCGTAGAGCCCTTGCTTCTCATCAGCGGTCAAAGACTTTCGGACCAAACCACTCCAGACAATGGTCTTGTTGACCGTCCTGGTCTTAGCGATCTTGACTTCTGCTTTCTTCTCGACCTTGATCTCGGCTTTCTTCTCGGGAGTGTATTTGAGACCCATGCGTTTGCTGAAGGTCTCCTTGGTCTCTCCCTCGTGATAGCAGTCGCAGATTTTACCGGATCGCTTGGAAGGTGTGTTCTTGTACCAGGGTCCTCTGACATGCTTGACAAAGAGACAAGACGAGCCGAAGCGACACTCTCTAATCTGCAACTGATCGACCGAGTGTGCAAAGCGGCAAGACTTGTGGTAACACTTCTTGCCGCTTGTGACGGAACGACACAGTCGAGTGAATTTCAGAGCCTCAGCCTGCTTCTTCTTGTCGGTCAGGAGATCAAAAGCTTCGGTGCGCTTGGCGTACTTAGAGTCCGATGCGCATCGTTTTTCTCGAGACTTCTCAAGGAAACTCTTACCCTCGATGTGGATAACCGTCTTTCTCTGTCTCTGTCTATGTCTCTTCTTCTTCTCGGCTTTCTTCTTCTCGGCTTTCTTCACAACCAGACCCATGTTTCGGCTCATCGTTGCTAGGAAATGATCTTCTTCTTCGGCTTGTTCAGCTTGCTCCTTCTTCTCTTCTTCGTCTTTCTTCTTCTTCTCTTCAGCTTCTTCAGTTTTCTTCGCTATGTGTCTGCTAAGTGCTGCTAATGCTTCAGCTTCAGCGTCAGCTTCAGCTTTCTTCTCCTCTTCTCTCTCTTTATTCTTCTCTTCGATCTGTTCTTCAGTCAAAGTCGGATCGATCTCTTCCTCTTCTTTCTCTTCAGTGATAAAGTTAACAAAGACGATCTTGTTGGAGTCGTCTTTGGGAGGAGGATCTTTCTTGGCTTGGGCAATTTCTTTTGCGATACGCTTCTTCCTCATCGCACGCTTGCCGGTACCCTCAACTCCGTTAGCCTCTCGAGCCACATGTTGTCCACGTCTTCCACCGTTGCGGACACATGCCAGAGACTGTTGAGCTCGGTCTTTGTGCCAGGCAGACTTTTTGTTCATTCCCATCTTGGCACGGGCGCGAGCTTTGGCCCTTTTGGCTTGAAGCCGTTGTCGAGCAATTCGTTTTCGCTCGTTCTCGGCTCGGACAGCGATCATGCGGGCACGCTCATTGAGAGCTGCTTGGATCTCGGCATTGATCTTCTTCTGCTTGATCATGAATCTGTAAGTCGGCTTGAAACTCTCCTTCTTAGTTTCAAGAACGCCGAGCTGACGGATGCCACGTCTAGGCTTAGATCGAATGCGGTTCCAGTAGCGGAGTTCGCGATCTTGCTGTCTGCGAAGCTCAACCTCCTTCTGAGCTCGTCTTCGTGGGAGCCAAGCGCTTACGACGCACTCGATCACGAGAACGGCCCAGATGATGAGCTTCTGTTGATGTTCAGCTTGAAGATGCTGTTGGTATTCAGACTCCATCTCATCGACGCTTGGTAAAACCATAGGCGGACGGACGGTCTTCATATCAGCGGGATCTCGGATTGTGAATCGTTCAGCGCGTTTCCGCCGAGCTTCTTCAAAGCGTTGCTGTTCTTCTTCTTCCTGTTGCTGCTTGAGAATTTGTGCCAAAGTAAGTTCCTGTTCTTCGGCGTACCTGTCTCCTTGAGTTTCAAATTCGAGATCGGAGTAATCACCGAATTCAGGGGTAGAGTAGTCGCACTCCTCGTCAGAGGAGTACATATTCTTCTGGTCGAACTGGTCAGCCATACTCGATGACTTTCTGTATCTTCCAAAAGAATTTTCAATTTTTCCCTGACCCCAGTTGTAGCTGTTTGAAGCACCCTGATTATTTTCGTAAGTTCGTGAAATCATGGTTGTTTAAAGTGTGGTATAGGGCACCACAAGATCGGCTTCAAGACCGACAGCTTAGCGGTCCAGCTTCGTACTCTTCACAGATGAATCTCTTCCTAATGTTGGGACCTCGAAAGTCCAGGCCATTCTAACAGCTACGAAAAGAATGCCTGGCGCCCTGTAGCCTCCTCTACTGGTTATGATCCCAATAGAGGCGTTTCAGACTAACAGAGCTGAGTGGACAGGGGAGGCAGCCAGCCGACTCCGAAGAGCTTAGCCGGGCCCGTAACTATATCCACTACGGTAGAAGGGTGATCAACTACCGCCCGGATTTCTCCGGTCTCCTGTATCCTCAACACTAAGTGTCATCATCCGATTCAAGTACTCCACTGGACCAAGCCGTAGGTCCATCCACCAACCACCCGGTCAGGCGTCCCAAGTACCACTTGGTATCTTCCAGCTACGCCCATCACTCCTCTAGAGACACTCCAAGCCTCTTCACTCATATCCTCTACGGTCATTTGAAAATTTCAATTTTGACCATGGCTCCCACGCATCCATGGGAAACTCTGTGTAAAATCTCTAAGTCGAAAGTTTAGCTTCAGCTTAGTCAGATTGGACAGGCCGAGCCGACATAGCCAAGAGTAGCTTAGGGCTTGTAGACGTCCTTCGGCTCGGCTCCTCGGCTTAGAGCTCCAGCTGGATGACTCCTCGACTTAGAGCTCCAGCTGGATGACTCCTCGACTTAGAGCATAGGCCGAGCCGACATAGCCAAGAGTAGCTTAGGGCTTGTAGACGTCCTTCGGCTCGGCTCCTCGACTTAGAGCTCCAGCTGGATGACTCCTCGACTTAGAGCATAGGCCGAGCCGACATAGCCAAGAGTAGCTTAGGGGCTTGTAGACGTCCTTCGGCTCGGCTCCTCGGCTTAGCACAGGCCGTCCCATCTCGGTTCAGGCTGAGATGTCAAGTGGTTTCTCGACTTAGTAAAATAAATTTTAGGGAAAAAAATGAAAAATCCAATCGACAGGACTGTATATGAACGAGTATGGCCTCCAAGACCAACAAAAAGAATATGTCCGGCATGGCTGGGCGCTCTCACGAGCAGTCTTTCAACCAATACTCTACAGGTAACGACAGCGATTCTTCTTTTAGCGCCGATTTTAGGGACATTAACCGCAGGAGCACTCGCATGTACCGTCCGCAAGGACGATTAGGAGAAGACAAGTTCAATGGACGCGACGGAATTCAGGCTCGAATTCAGAAAGGAGGCATCTTCGGCGATGAGGATGAATTCGAGATTGAATGGTCCGATGAAACCATTGATGTCACTCTTTCATGGAGTGTTAATTGCAACCTTAATGGTGATGAAGGTATTCACTGTGCTGATGATGGGACCGGATGGGCCGGTTGGGATGAAGAAAACCAATGTTACTTAGTTAATCAAGATGACAAGTGCGGAGAGGAAAATGTCGAGGATTGTATGAGAATCTTGGAGATAGCCTCGGTCGGCTCGGCTCACAAGACCAGATCGAGGAAGAAGAAGACTGAGAAGAAGACTGAGAAGAAGACTGAGAAGAAGACTGAGAAGAAATGCATTCATAAGAAGCACGGTAAGAGAAAGTGTGGGAAAGCGACCTCTGGTCCCAGTTCCGACTACTGCGCCAAGCATCTTAAGAAGCATGTCGGGGAGAGGAAGACGGAGAGGAAGACGGAAAAGAAGACGGAGAGGAAGACGGAGAGGAAGACGGAGAGGAAGACGGAGAGGAAGACGGAGATGAAAGCCGAGCTTGCTATCCAGAATAGTTTAGGCCTTGATGACAGTCAGGCCACTGTTCCATACGATCAAGCCGATTTCCAGGAAGAGGCTAATGAGGATATGGAGCAATCATTCGGATCTGATGAAGATGATGAAGACGGTGAAGCTCAGCGTAAGGGACTCTTGCAGCGGATTATTGATCTGACTGGGACTATGTCGGAACCCGTGAGCCATATGTCGACCGCTGAGCTTCAAAAATTGATTAAAAAGATTGAGAGTCATCGGGACGAGGAGAACAAGGACGAGGACGAGAACGAGGACGAGAACGAGGACGAGAACGAGGACGAGAACGAGGACGAGAACGAGGATGAGAAGAAGACTTGTTCCTATGTCTTCACGAGAGGGAAGAACAAGGGACATGCCTGTGGGAAGGACACGGCGTCTCTAAGCGACTTGTGTCCGACTCACAAGAAGGCCGCGGAGAAGAAGGCGGAGAAGAAGGCGGAGAAGAAGGCGGAGAAGAAGGCGGAGAAGAAGGCGGAGAAGAAGGCGGAGAAGAAGGCGGAGAAGAAGGCGTCTGAGCGGAATTCTGAGAGCAAAGGGGAAGAAATTGAAAATCTCGATCAAAAGGGTATGGGAAGAGCAGATATGGCTCAACAGACACAAATCAAGAATATGTCATTCGCTCTTACGGAGTTTTTGACCAATATCTTATCTAACACTCTCAAGGACAAGTACGCAAAGCAGGCAATCGCTGCGATCAAGGACGCCAAAGCTCAAGAGGCTCTAGCCACTCTCATCCAGGCCAACATGCCGACCAAGGTGATTCGCAAGACCGTGCGGAAAGGCAAGAGGAAGAAGAAAGATCCTAACGCTCCCAAAGGCGCTAGATCTTCCTACATCCTCTTCTGTCAAGACGCTCGGCCCGGGGTCAAGGAAGCGCATGAGAACTGGAAGGGAACGGATGTGACTCGAGAGCTTGGCCGAATGTGGCGCGCGCTTGGTGAGTCGGAGAAAAAGACTTACGAGGAAGCTGCGCATCGGGACCGTTTGCGGTACAATTCGGAGATGGAAGAATACACTCCGTCCCCCGAGTGGCTGGCTCAGCAGGAAGCCGATTCCGGGGAAGAGAAGAAGCAGAGGCGTAAGAAAAAAGCACGCAAGGCTGGGCCCAAGAAGCCATCTACAGCTTACATCTTCTTCTGCAAAGAGACGAGACCTGAAGTTAAGAGTCAGAATCCTGACATGACATCCAAAGACGTGATCAAGGAATTGGCTCGTCTTTGGCAAGAATGCAAGGGGGATGAGTCTCAGCTTCAGCGCTTTGTCAAACTAGCCGAAAATGACAAGGAAAGGTACGCTAAGGAAAAGGCGGCCTGGGACGATGAACATCCTTCTGGCGAAGAGAAGGAGGACAAAGTCGCAATTCCAATCCCACAGACTGTTCTGTCTAGGTCCGAGACTAAGACACAGATCGTAGTCTCGGACTCGGACTCTGACTCTGCTCCTGCTCAGCGGACTCGGGCCAAGAGCAAGAAAAAGAGCAAGAGCAAGAGCAAGAGCAAGAGCAAGAGCAAGAACTCCAAGAAAAAGACGAGAGGAAATGCTTTCGCAGCTTTCGCAGCTGATCAGCGCGAACAACTCAGGTCTGAAAATCCTGAGTGGTCTAGAAAGCAGATCTCTGCTGAGCTCGGTCGGATTTGGCAGGATATGGACGAAGAAGAAAAGGCTGCTTACGAGCAGTAAGTGCAGACGGCACCAGGTAAGTAAATAAATTTGATTAATAAACTTAACTAGAATAGTACGAGTACATGGGCGTAACTTGAAGCTACCTACTGATCTTCGGCTCGGTTAGGAGCGCCCGAAACCAAAGAGGTGTCAGAACCCAGCCGACCGAGTAGCGGCTCACAATGTCTACTCCCCGTCCCTTAAGCCGACCGAGTAGCGGCTCACAATGTCTACTCCCCGTCCCTTAAGCCGACCGAGTAGCGGCTCACAATGTCTACTCCCCGTCCCTTCTGTTTACAGGCCCAACCCGTTGTGGCGGGACAGGTGAAGCTAAGGCGCGGTGCAGACGGCACCAGGTAAGTAAATAAATTTGATTAATAAACTTAACTAGAATAGTACGAGTACATGGGCGTAACTTGAAGCTACCTATCTCTTGATAGGAGCGTCCAAAAATTGATCTTGTCAATCAACTTGACAGAAACTACCGAGAGATCTGGTAGCGCCTTCGGGCTCCAAATATTCCAGCTTCGGCGCTTCGGCCTCCGCACGTACTGTTTATCTTTACACGGAGAGTGAAATATTTGGACGCATTTCAGTATGCGACGGAACCATCTTTACCCTACCACTCGCAAGAGTAAGAGGATCGTCTCAGCCGACCAAGTAGCGGCCAGTCTACTCCCGTCCCTTGACTACTAGTGTGACAACTGCGCGCGCCTAAAGGTTTAGAACTTGATTCTATTAACGCCCTTAATTAATCGGTCTCGGTTCTCACTGAGAAGAAATTATTGAGTCGTTGTCAACACAAACTCACTCGAAAGATGGTGTTCAGCCGACTGAGTAGCGGCTCATAATGTCTACTCCCGTCCCTTAAAGGTACTCCTAGCTTCGCTCGACCTCTCCGGAGGAAAGGGAACTAGATACCCGCTAAAGCCCCACTTCTGGGTCCTACTCGCTTGCGCTCGACGCAGGAGATTTGGACTTGGTTGTGGGGCTTTTTTGCGTTTGGATCAGGTACCATTAAAATGAAAAGAGACTGACTTCGGTTGGTATAAGGGTTTTTGCGTTTAATTGCTGTTTATTGATTTCTATACTCTTTCTATGACATAATCTTTCTGTTAAAAATAAAAATGAAAAATCCAAATAATTAAAGATAAAAATATCGAACATGGCTTCTAAGACCATCTCTCAGAATATGTCAACTATTGTTGACTCTGCCATTTCTACTCAGGTTTCTGCTTCTCAGGTTTCTGCTTCTCAGGTTTCTGCTTCTCAGGTTTCTGCTTCTCAGGTTTCTGCTTCTCAGGTTTCTGCTTCTCAGGTTGCTAACGATTCGTTTCAGATGACAACTGCGCAGAAAAGAAATCTTAGGAGAACTCTTAAGAGAAAGGCAAAGAAGGAAACAAAGAAGGAAACAAAGAAGGAAACAAAGAAGGAAACAAAGAAGGAAACAAAGAAGGAAGCAAAGAAGGCATCTGAAGACAATCTTCGAAGGGTTCAATGCCTCGTTCCTACAGATGACTCAAAAGAGCCTCAGGCTGCGCCAATCATGGGTAATTTTCCGGCACTCAGCTCAACCATTCCCACAAAAGCTGAAAGGAAGAAGATTGAATCTAACAATTTCGCAATGATGCGTGCAACTGTTCTCCAAAATCAATCTGTTCAGCTCGATCCTCGCTCTGCTGCCTTTGCTACCATGTCCGATAAGAAGATCATTGCTTCAAAGCTTACATGCACCAAAGCATGTCGTAATGTCACTACTCGTGACGCAAAGGGCAACTTCGGAGTATGCACACGACCGGTCTGCACATTCGCTCATTCTATGGAAGAGTTACAACCTCCCGCGTGTTCATTCGATGCAACTTGTCGCTTTTTCCATGGGAGACGTGACCGCCAAACTGGAAAGATCATCCCTAATAGTCAATGCAAATTTTGGCACAGCAACGAAACACAAGAAGAGTGGTTGAAGCGAACCAAGGTGCGGCTTCCAGAGCTTCCACAAACTTCCATCCAATCTCGCAAACCAACGCAAATCACCAAACCAGTCACCAAGCCAATCACCAAACCAGTCACCAAGCCAATCACCAAGCCAATCACCAAGCCAATCACCAAACCAATCCAATCTCAGTGGGGGCAGCCGAATCAAGTCCCTCGGCGACACAAAACAAGATTCGGTCCTCCATTAGCAGAAGCTCCAGTTGAAACCCAATTGAGGCAGCCAAAAATTGATAGCTCTGATAGCTCTGATAGCTCTGATAGCTCTGATAGCTCTGATAGTGATTACACGAGACAATCACGACATCGGACAAGCAGAAGATCTCGATACTCCTCTTCCGACGATTCCTCAAGTTCCGATTCCGAAAGCGACTACAGATCCCGACGTCGCGAAAGAAGAGCGAGACGTAGGTATTCCTCTGGTCGAACCCGAGAGAGAACTCAAATTGTTCACAAGAGTATTCACGAGCCTCATATCATCCGAGTCCCAACAGAACAACTGGCAGCTATCGCTCTCAAAGCAGCCTTCGATCGTGGTCAATTCAATGTCAAAGTCCTGATTGAGTAGATAAGATAAGAAATAAGATAAGAAATAAGATAAGAAATAAGAAATAAGAATAAGTGTTTGTTAGGCCCAACCCGTTGTGGCGGGACAGGTGGAGTTGAAGACGCTTAGACTCAGCTATCTCTGAGACAGGTGAAACCCAAGTCAGACGGACTTGGTCAAAAAAGCCCTTATACTGACTTCGGTTGGTATAAGGGCTTTTTTGCGTTCACATGATGTCCTAATCGAATAAAATTGAAAATCCGACTTTGTATTTATTTCGAATCTAAATGTCTTCAAGATTCGAAAGGGCTAATATGGAGAATGATATCCTGCATATCAACAAAGTATTTAAACTAAAACCTTTAAAATGGAGATATGATCACATTGTGAATGAGTATGCCGATAAGCATCCATCTATCACAATGTTGTCTTTAAGAGAAAAGTATAAACAGATAAGAGGGAGTAACAGGGCAAGTATCAGAGAACAAAAAAACATTATCAAACAGATGAATAACGTGTGGATGGCTGAATCGGAAGCTGGACCCATTATCACAGAAGAAGAACTTGATGAGAAGAAGAAACTCCGTGATTATGTGTTTCGTTATTATAGGCACAAATTTAATGAAGCCATAAATGCAGACAACACTATTCTACTTCACGAATCATTTCAGTTATTGCATCTCGTATATGACAATCCTGACGGCATTGATTACCGCAAAAGATGGATTTCTTTAATCACAGCAAGTACCCAAAGCGGAAAGACATTTCTAACAATAGCTCTAAGTCATATCTATACAGCATTAGGATACGACTCTATCTTTATTGTCAAAGATACTAGCCAAAAAACCCAATTCATGAGTAGAAAAATAGACGATTCAAAGGAGCTCCAAAAGGCACTGAAAAAAGCAGGATTTTCCGAAGGCAGCATTAGATTGTTTAACAAACCCCTTTATCACGATAGTTCAATGGGTTCATCAAAAAAGTTTATGAACCAACTGAGAGCAACTCTGAATAGGACGGAACGAAGATCGATAATATGTATCCATAACTACATCCACCTACAGCGTATTTACAACAATATTACTCCCCAAACAAAAATTATTCTTTTTGTTGATGAAGCGCATAAGTTAGGCGCATATAAAAAATTAGGAAACAATACCGAGTATACAACGAGCACAGATAAAGATGAGAATAGTTACGATCGTTTATACCTCAATATTAAAGCATTTTCACATAAAATTTTCCTCATTACTGCCACTCCTCAACGAATAATTATTGCGGAACCAGAACTATACTCAAATGGAATTGTTATTGTCCCCGAAGGTAAAGACTATTGCGGTCTTGATAAATGGTCAATATCTCTCATTCCTTCTCGCAAAGACGAAAAATACATTGAATTCAACCACCCAAATACTGCTGGAAAAGTCATCACTTCTAAAATACCAGTGTCTTTTTTGAATACAATGGCTTCTTTATCTGATCTAGAGCCAATTGAGAGGATAAACAGATTTAATATCCAAGATCATCATCCAATTAATTTGATGGCCAAATTTGAGATTACTAATGAGGGTCAGCATATGTTACTACAGGCAATGAAACCAGACGCCCAAGTATTGAGTCCAGAACATCAAAAAATAATTGACACTAAATGGTGCGTTATGGTGTTTAATATGCACGGAATAAGGTTGTATGATGATTCCTTACGAAACGAAACGATTGAAATTTGTGACAGGACATTTATAGATATATATGATTCAGGAGAATTCCTATTTCCTCGTGATCTTGTACAGATTGAGGATGTATGGCACTGGTTATGGAGCCACGGTGGGGTAAGTAGATTTCCCCGCATGGTTACCTTTTCTTATAAATCAGCAGCAGAAGGAATCACTTTCGGGAGTAAATGGGGATCAACACCAGAAACATGTGGGAACATTCACCTGACTGATATATACAGTCGAATGGGCGAAACAGCATCTGCAGATGCTGTTGAACAATCAAGTGGTCGTATCAATGGTAATCATGGTGACAAGGATATTCGTGGTAATGTCATGCGGGGAACTATTTGGATGTGTTTATCGGAAAAGAAGAAGCTCATCAAGGGTTTCAATCTTCAAAGACAGCAAATTAAAGAAATATGCAACTTAAAATTCGCAGCAAATGATGGTAGAGTATTAGATCACCTTGAAGGGTATCAGGTATTTTCTAATCGGGTACCAAAAAATTATTACGGAGAGATTAAAGGTGCACAAAAAACGTTCATAACTATTTCCAATCCATATGCAAATATAGAAGAGGAGTCGTTCGTTCGTGATAAACGAACGTTGAGTAATCTACAGATGATCAATCCCAATAAATACGGACATAGGCGCCGCAGAAAGCTCATTGCTCGTTTCTTACAAAAGGAGAATGAATCTAAGGAGAATAAATCTTCCGGTGAGATCCTAATCGACAGGGCCAAATTACCACCAAACCGTCGTTATCTATATGATTATGCTGTTGAACATCTCGGCAAAAATATAGGTATGTGGGTTAAAAAATCTGATATTTTTAGGAAACAAACATATCAAAATATTACATGGCATTGGTTTACGAATAAAAAATACCATAAGAATGGTTCGAAAGGTTTATTTATGCGCCAGGTTAATCGATATTACGAACTAAAATATATAAACTAGTTAACTAGAATTTGGGCTAATTATATCTGTCGTATTTTAGTTTTAGTTTCTTCACTTATACTATCGTATAAATTTTTGTGAATGAATAGTTTTTCGATCTTAATATTTCTCTTCCCATGATGTATAACATCGTTTTTACTTTGCCATATCTCTCTAAAATCTGAGGGAGCTTTGTACTCAGAAACAACAACAATATTATCGTTAGACCATTTCCTTATTATACCCCAAAACTCTTTAGAATCAAAGTTAAAATATTTGTTTTGTTTATAATCATTAGATGCATAGGGAGGGTCACAATATACCAACATATTTTTCGGATTGAGAGATTGGTATTTACATGCTTTAAAGTCAACATTTTTGAGCATCTTTGCCATTCTATTAACACTTCTCGCCGTCATCGCAGCAGATTCTACTACTGTACTCTTGACTTTACCGTTTTTACTTTTATTCCGAAATGTCTGTTTACCCCTATACCCTACAAAAAAAATCCCAGAATAACTACATGCTACTCCGATAAAACCGCGTTCAGCAGATGTTCTTGGGTCATCTCTAAGTTCTTTATATTTCTCTTTGCTGCAAGTCATTGGAGGATTCCATCCTTGTTGAGTAGCTTTCCACATTGCTATGACATCTTTGTTTATGTCACGCCCCATAAGTTTTCTATCACCTTTATTCCCAAAATGCTTCATTACTCCACAGAATCCTACAAATGGTTCGAGATAATCTAATTGAGTGGTATCTAATTTATTGAGAACTTTGAATATACGTTTCCCAAGTCTTTGTTTACCGCCTTGATATGACATAATTAGTTAATTATATGCTAAAATTATATCATTAGATTGACATTTATTTTTGTAAATAAATGTCATTCAATATAGCGTACGGGACAACAAGTCCTTTTGAACCTTTCATTGACCTTGGAAATATTGTAACATCATCCACTGGAGCGCCGATAAAGATTTATTCATATTATAAATCGTAATAATAAATCGTAATAATAAATCGTAATAATAAATTATAGTGAAAGTAATTAAACTAGTATGACCAGAACTCTAGATAAAAAATTATGGACAACAACCACTCTTCTTCTCTTAAAAAATCACTTTATAGCAAATTCTTTTAAAGATAAAATCGCAACAGTTTGTGATTTATTAGATTTTCTAATAGAAGACCCTTCTTGGCAAAAAAACCCAGAAACCGAATTACTTATAGTCTCAACAAAAAGAAAATTAAATGATCTATTATCCAACCCGCGTATTGACCCAACAACTAGGGATTATTTCAGACACGTCCAAGAAAAATTAGGATTCTATAGATATTGCTCTGTACTAACAAAAACAAAACATAGGTGTGGAAATAAAATTCGTCATGGGGATTATTGTTACTCCCATTTGAAACAAATCATGAAAAAACAAAAATGGATGTCCCAATTCTTTAATCTACCCGATGATATCACATTTAAAATTGCCACCTTTATTTAAGCTTATTTAAGCTTAAATAATTTGGGTTTGATTTTTAACCCAAATGCATTCTGTAAAGAAAGTCAAAGAATCTAAAATTTATCACGTGTCGCTTGCTTAAATAATCCATATATTTTAACATTATCTCTAGGAGGTTTCCTTAAGTGCCAAAACCTTCATTATGGCTACATTATGGCTACATTATGGCTACATTAAATTTTTTACTTTCTTCTGATTCATTCCACATAATTTGATCAAATTTATTTATATTGATATAAATAAATGTCTTCCGGTGCCGATAAATGGACAATCTCTGTCTACTCAGCTTTATTGGCAATCATTGTTTTTAACCCACTGACTTTCATGCTCACAAATTTGTTATTCGGTATGTTTAATCTGCCAACTTATATCGGCCGTTCTCCTACATGGTTCGGATGGATTCTCCACTGGATCGTATTCTTCCTACTAGCTAGATTGATTATGGAATTTCCCCTGCCTCTACCCAATGGCAAAAAGTAAGATTAGAATATGCTAGAAAATTTCATTCGCTAGTCCCAAACAACAACGACAAATCTTCCCTATACACTATCTCAAACTCCTTTATCAATTCATCAAACTTCGACGGCTTCTTCATCATCGGAATCTTAAACTGATATACCATATATTTATTCACATTAGATGTATATATAGTACCCCTTTCCATACTAATAACGCAATCATATCCTATCAGGTATATGATTCGATATTTCCCCAAAACTTTCCTATACTTTTGATACTGTTTCAAATCAAAATCCTTAAGACCCAACTTACATTCAAAAATCGTATTCGTAGATATATTAATAAAATCAAAAATACATTTCTCAAACTGAAACTGCGTCCCCAAATCCTCCCCATACCTACCCTTCAACAACTTCTCCCAATACGTCTCCTGCTCCTTAGATCGCTTCTTCGCTATATTAAACGACCGAGCTCCTTTATATTCTATTCCACCTTCCTTCTTTATCCTCTCGACAAGATACGGTATATTCGGTAACTCATATGCAGATAGAAAAGTCTTGAACACATCTCTCTTGAGTTCATACTCTCGTTCAAACCTTTTCAACCATCTACACGGAGCCTTAATAGCATACGGATTATCTGTCTCTAAACGGTCTGTTATCTTCTGTTTAAGTTCACCAGCCATCCTCAAATAATACTCATAGCATTTCTTCTCATCTGGAGTTAACGGGAGTCCCACCTCTTCAACTGGTTTAAGATTGAAGAACAGATAACGTTGTAGGAAATCTCCTTCCGAAGGTGGAGTATTACAAAAATATGGGAGAGGCTCATATTCTTGCACCCTATTATGAAGATATGCATAATTTTTTTGAAACCATTCTTGTTTCAACAACCATTCACAATATGAACGATCTTTCAATACGTTTTGTAATGTCTTTCCATTATACTTCCCAAACGTTATGCTATCTCGGGAAAGTTCCCGGGAACTTTCCGGCAGCGGTTCTGGAGATTTTGAAGTCGGGTTTGAAGATAATTTACTCTCTTGTTTTACTTCAGACATTTATATCTCTGACGCTGTGCTTTTAAAACAAATGAAAATCAAATAAATTACATACGTATGTTGTTTCAAAATTTAAATAAATCTGGCTCTTCATTTTATTATAGGTGAAGTAATTTATCGACAAAAATTATTTTCTTACAATCAATAAATGCTTGAATTATCAATTCTCAATTCTGTAAAGGGTGCCGCTCAAAAAGGTAACGGTAACGGTGGTAAAGGTGACGACGGTGTTGCATATGCCATCTCCTTGGTTCTCATTGTTCTCTTATTGGTTTGGGCTTTCTGGAGGGCTCTTAAATGTAGCAGCGCTACTCCCGATTCCAGAGCTCTTCATCTTATGTTTGCAAGCGTATCTCCAGTATTGTATCTAATATTCTCCTACACCGTTTCAGGGTTCTGCGAATAATTAAAATAAACCCTGAAACATGTATTGTTTCCTATGAAATATCTTTTAATTTATTTGAGACATTCTAAATAAATTAAACCTAATCTTTTTCAGGAGAAAATGCTGTATATGTCTCACCATCTTTGCCCTCAACGTCTTCGTAGTACCATCCAGCTTTATTACAAAGCCATTTGACTGTGGCATTTATTTCTGATTGTTCCATTGCATATAACAGTTTAAGATTGACTTTTTGGTTGGCTGCTTTGACTAGATCTTCAAAGGAATATTTGCACGGATCTTTTAAAGAAGTCATTTTAATCCATATCTTAAGGAATATTTTTTTAAATAAATGTCTAATTCATCTAACGGTTTTAAATAAGATGATGCTACTGATGAAGGAAGATTATGGGTCAGAAATTTTTAATTGAAATTTATTTTTAGTTTTAATTTAAGAATAGAAATGCCGTGTGAACACGTTCATGATCTGAATTATCATCCTTATTCTGGTGAGTATGAGGAGGAAAAGAAAATTCTCCAAGACAACGATTTTGGAGTTGAGAATAATATCCCGTATGGAACCAAGGTTAAATTGATGCACTTCCATCCTGACCAAAAGAATTATACCATTGAGTACGGGCAAATATGCGGGTTCTATCCAATGACTGTTATGACTGGTGATATGCCGGAAAGGTTGTACAGTATTAGACTTCGATGTGGTGGTCGTGTTAATGGAGTATTAGCTAGCTATTTAAAGAAAGTTTTGCTCTACAGCGAAAAGGTTAAGGATGATGAGACCGATGTCAATAAGGAGTTAAAGTCGGTAAGGAAGAAAGGATGTGTGGGACTGCTCGGATGAGGCTTGCAATGTAAGGGTAATTTAAAATCGAAAATATATTTCTAAACTGAATATATTTTCGAACATGAGCGATGTCAACAACAGTCAAGAATATAATTGTGGTACTAAAAACCACAATCGTAGTTGGATAATGTGGTTTTTAACACGACCGACTATAAGTACTATAAGTACTATAAAGGATCACAAGATAGGGATACAAAAAAGTGCACCAAAAAAGACCAACCGTGATAATCCCATTTTTTGGGGAAGATAGATAATTATATTCAGTTGATTGACGGTTGATTGATAATTAATTGAAAATTAAAAATTTAGATCCATATAATAACAAACATGATGGGATCTTCCAACAAGAAAAACGGAAGGAATATGTTCCCGTCTGTGGAACGAAAAGATGTCAAAACCTATCTTAACGTAAATGGTTTTGTCATCAATAAAAAAATGCGAGTAACATTTTGCGCCAAATGCGTAAAAATAGAATGCAACTGTTCTAGGGCCAGATACTTATCAACAAGTGGTGAAAACTGGTACAGGATGAATAAAAAGTATTCTGGATTTATGGGAAGGTACAGGATGGTTTTGTATGTTAGGAAAATGGACGCCAAAATCACGACGAAATGGAGGGAAGAAATGAATAACTAAGGCTAAGGATATAACGCAAGAATATAACGCAAGAATATAACGCAAGGATATGCAAAACCCACTTCTGGATCCTACTCGCTTGCTCTCTCTGCAGGAGATTAGGATTTGGTTGTGGGGTTTTTTGCATCTACATAAAATATATTCTGCTTCTATGGTCTTCCGAGTAGTGGGAAAACAAACTTGCGTAGTATTATACTCAAACTTTCCCACATGTAGGGACAATGGGAGAATCTGGATGTATCGTAAATATACCTAGTTTTTCGCACAAAGTACGGTCAAAGCTTACCTTACACGCATTTTATTGCGGAGACTTACAAGCTGTCTGTTGAAAAACTGGGTTCTGCATTCTATGTATACGAGCATACGAGCTTAAGAATATGTTCCCATATTGAGTGGGATTCAGGTTTTATATTGATATGATTATATCAATATAAAATCATGTGCATTGGACTATAATTATCTTACATCCACTATACACATGACCAATTAGTTAATACAACCTAGTTAGGTAGATAAGGTTCTAATTTATCTGAACACGCCAGATTATAAAGCCAACTGTAGTTTTAGCGTCTTGGACGTAATAACGTCATATACCAAACGCTAACCATTCTAAAACTTATTATCATTATTATTTAAAACTTGCTGGTTGTTCCAGTACCAGGCATCTGCAGCTACTTGGTTGCGCGCTCTAGGAACTACACACTTACTATATTAAGAGTTGCATATCTTTAAATTAGGTTATATTAAAATTGAAATTTTCAGTATAATTTTCTATAATTAACAAGTATGACTGAATGGTCAGAACAAAAGCATATTATTGAATGGCGTAATACAGTACAACTTTACCTAGAACACTACGAAGAGTCAAAAATGCTGGATCTGTCAGAACGTATCGAGATCTTGAAAAATCTGTTTAAGTTTCTTTGCGAAGACATTGGATGGAAAAAGATTTCTAAAAAACTTAATAAAATTGTCAGGGAAAAATTACTCTTAATTTTAGAATACAAGAAGATAGGCCCCAAGAACCAGGAATTTTTCCGCAACGTCAACGAAATATTAGGTTTCAAACTTTACTGTTCAGCATACACTGTGCTTGGTCGAAGATGCGCGAAAAGCGTGAATACACGCCGTTACTGCCACATTCACACAAACACATTCCGAAATCGCGCTGTGACAATTTCGGAAACGACTGGCATCCTACCTAATGTAAGCTTTATTATCTCAGAATATTACTATGGAGTTAAACAATAAGTCTATAGACTTAATAGGAGTAATCGATAAGAATATAAGAATATAAGAATATAAGAATATAAGCAAAAAAGCCCTTGTAACTATTAAATTAGTTACAAGGGCTTTTTTGCGTCATCCAAATAAATGAAAATATAAATGTAAATATATAGAATATATGAGATGTCTTTGGATGACAACACTACCGAGAATATAATCCAAGAAATCAGACCAATCGGGAATTTTCTAGACGGAAACTCCTATGGTATTAAGAATGGTACCGCCGTGGTTATAACAGATAGATCTACGTGGGCCAATGTCTTTTTACATGGTCTACCCCTAGATGACATTTACAGGAATCAATCCAGGATTGCTCGTAAATTAAAGTCTGATTCCAAGTCTGATTCCAAGTCTGATTCCAAGTCTGATTCTAAAATTACGTGTGTTCGTAATTTTGAGGGTGAATATAAATATATTGCCAAAATCCCTAAATGGAAGGATAAACGGAGGGATAAAAGGAAGGATAAAAGGAAGGATAAAAGGAAGGATAAAAGGAAGGATAAACGGAGTGATAGGAGAGCCAGGATAATCAAGCAAAACCGTTCGAGGATGAGAAAAACTTCGAGGAGAAAAACGCATGTTGTGGAGTATGAAGAATATGATGAAGATTGTGAAGAATGTGTTTGTGATGACTGTGGGTGGGACTTTTTTGTTAGAGAGTACAAAACGCCAGTGATAGAAGGTGCATACTTATGTGCACATTGTGCAATTTCTCTTGCTCTTGTGAGATGTGAATATTGTAACGGTAATGATAATGTACAACATTACTATAGCGTTTTTAACAGTGAAGGTATAATCATGTGCAGGAGGTGTGCTAGCTATGAATGTTGCCCCGGATGTGGATATGAGGCTGGTGGATTGTGTAAGTTCTGTAGATCTAATTTTAATAATTAGATTAATTAGATATGACAACAAGATTCATTGAAAACCTAAACATGACTATATACGTTGGAAAAAATAAACTATTTCCTCTTAATGGTTGGATTCATGGGTGTTATTTCTGTGATGCGCCAACCAAATATTTTTATGCATATCGTAATATATATCGATTATACCGGTGTATGGATTGCAGTAAACTTTATGACTATGAAGAACAGGAGCGAGATCCCCTGAACTCACCCACATCGGCAAGCCCCAAATCCAGCCCCAAATCCAGCCCCAAATCCAGTCCTAAATCCAGCCCCAGTTCGGGGTCATACTAAATTTGTTGCCAAATTATGCATAATTATTCAATATTTCTAAACTTTATATACTGTTTAGAAATAGGTATATAAAGACAAATCTACAGTACAGAAAGTAATACAGAAAATAAAAAATGAAAAATAAAAATCGATCATCAAAACGAACTAGAAATATGTCTGCAAAATCCGTTTCGAAGAAAACTATGAAAACTATGCAACCTATGTTGTCAGCCCTAACAACCTTTTTAGTTGAACACGTTGTTCCTTGCACTAATCTTCAAGAGGAGGATGTTCAACAATTGGTTCAGGATAATTGTTCTTCTCTAGTTAAGATTATGCGAATGACTTCTGATCAAAAGACTGTTACTATGAAGAAGGTAAAGGACCCAAACGCCCCAAAACGCGGAAAGTCCAGCTATATTTTCTTCTGTATGGATAAACGTGAAGAGATCAAAGAAGCCAACCCTGATATGGGCGCCAAAGAGATTATTAGGGAACTTGGTAGAATATGGAAAGAGGATATGTCTGATGATGAAAAGCAACACTACGTTGAAATGTCCACCCAAGACAAGCAACGTTATGAAAAAGAAATGGAGACATATGTTGTCCCGGATTTAGGTTATGTTGAGCAAAAACCCAAGAAATCTCCCCGTAAGGGGCCAAAAAGAGGTTTGACGGCATATATTTACTTCTGTAAGGAAAATAGACCACGACTGAAGGAAGAAAATCCTGAATTATCGACTAAGGAAATCACTGCATCTCTCGGTGCTAGATGGAAAAAACTTAGCGATAAGGAAAGAAAACCTTTCGAACGATTGGCCAAGAAAGACAAAACCAGATACGAAAAAGAAAAGGCGGAATGGTTAAAAACAGAAGGTAAAACAGAAGGTAAAACAGAAGGTAAAACAGCAGTCTCGAGTAAGGGTAAAGGTAAGACGAAGGGTAAGACATCTAGTCGTAAGGCCAAAACAAAGAGTAAGGATAATAAATCTAGTCGTAAGAATAATAAGACCAAAGCTTCCAAGCCCAGGAAAAAGTCCGGCTACATTCTCTTCTGTCAGGAAGAAAGAGAAGTATTTAAGGAAGAGAATCCAGAATGGACTAGCCAACAAGTGACTCAAGAACTCGGACGAACTTGGAGATCATTGTCTGCGTCTGAAAAGGAAGATTATATTGATAGAGCCAATTCTCCAGCAGAAGAAGAGGTTATCGAATCACAATCAGATTCTGAATAAATAAGTTTATGATCAGCTTATATAGCTTATTTTGATGTATAAATATACATCAAAATAAATTTGAAAATTACAAATAATTACTGATAATCTAACAGATATGGCTTCCCAAACCAATCAAAAGAATATCTTTGATATGTTGCCCTATTTGCCATCAAACAGAGGCATTGTTGTCGATGACAAGAAATACTTCGGCGCTCTTGAATCAGATAGCGCCACCATTATTTCTGTCATCGAAGGTAGGCAAATTCACAGTTGGCTACGTCGCAGTTATACTCTAGAAGAATTCAACGATTCTGATACAGAGTGGTCTGCACTGACCGAGAATAAGCGACGGCGGCTGGTGACTTCACGGAAAATGTTGCCATGCCCTGAAGAATTAAAGAACTCAGGTGTCTGCAACAAACGGCACGACCGGGAACATCGCAAGTTTTTCTATCACTTCGCAAAACACAGACATGGTTCTCCTGTCTCCAACGGTTCCCGGGTTAAGTGCCTCTATCAGCGCTCTGGTTCAAGACCTTGTTGGGAAAGATACAATGCCGATCATTGCCGAGTGTTTTACCACTCCAGTAATACAAGGTGTTGAAACGATGTGAAAAGAATATAATTTAGGTTTAATTAGGAAAAAAGAATATGCAAAAAAGCCCCTCTTCCGGGTCTGATCTTTATGATTGGATCTGGTTGAGGGGCTTTTTTGCGTTAGATATAAATGTCTAAACATTATCTTTGTAACTTTTTGGTAACTTTTAAACAAATGGCAATATTGGTTGGACATTTGGACCTATAGGTCCAACCCCTCCTCCCGCATTTACAACAGCACCCCAACTAAATGTGGCATCTCCAGAGTGTAACGGAGACGCCACATTATCGTTATCCCAATAAGTGTTAGTTATCCGTATTACACTCGTGACATCATCAGCCGTTGAGTCAAACACTGATACATTATTTACTATATACTCAAATGACAAATCTATTTCATTTCCTCCCCCACTGCTCTGTATTTGAGCTGGAGAACCTCCAACTTGGTTAAAAGTACCAAATCTTTTATCTATACTGGAGTTACCTCCAACACGAATTCGTCCCCCGACACCGGTTTGGTCTATTGTTAGAGTTTTGGTATCTTTAATATCTATTGCTGATCCGGAACCTAGTTGATTTATTCCGGAATCCCTGATAACGATATTGCCACTGGTATTTTGAAATCGTGTTAAAGCAACTGTGGTTGATCCAATAATGTTGAGTTGATTACCAAATAAAAAAATACCCACCCCACCGTTTGCACTTATGGCAGGAGTATTATTATCCGGCGGTGTTATGGTTAAGTTATACATTCTAGAAAAACCAGATGTCTGTAACTGTATTTGACCTGTGATAGAAAAAGTATTACCTTCTATTGTTATACCGTCTCTTAGTTGTACATTTTCTGTATAATTTGGACCGCAAAGGTTTAATACGTATGGGTTACCGTTGGAAACCCCTTGGCTTATTGCGTAATTTAGACCGTCATTTATTGTTAAAAAATCACCATTCTCACCTATATTTATAGTGGTTCCACATATTTTTTGCTCTTCTAAGGATCTTGCAGAACTTATAATAGAAGGTTCTAATGAACTTTTAGTGCCGTGAGCTACCACAACAAATTTTGACATTTATTACAAAGCAACATATTTTATAATTAGTAAATAGAATATATGCAAAAAGCCCCTCTTCCGGGGCTTTATGATTGGATCTGGTTGAGGGCTTTTTTGCGTTTTAGCGGATTTCCGGAAAACGGAGGAAAGACATTCTTCATCAAGATAAAATAATTGTAAGATTTATAATAATTATTTTTTGAGATTCCCGGAAAATAATTTCTGATCTCCGGAAAACATTTTCCTCCGTTTTCCGGAAAATCCAAATCTTCCAAATATAATACATCGCCACAACACAATGTTTGTAGAGGTTCCCAAAAATCAAAAAATCAAGGCATTTCAGTTTAAATCCGTTTCTTAATATTTCTTAATATTTCTTAATATTTCTTCAGTAAAAGAAAATTATTTTCTTAATTTAAAGAAATTTATTCTTAATAATAAGAAATGGAGTGTCAATATTGTAAAAAAATTTTGGCTACTAAAAGTTCTCTTAAGGTTCATCAGAAGAGAACTAAATATTGTTTAAAAATACAGGGGAAGCCCATAAAAAAGGGTGATTTTTTATGTTCTATGTGCGGAAAAGATTTTATGGTAAAATATCATCTACAGAATCATAGTAGAATATGTGAAAGAAATAATCCGAACATAATAAAATTCATGACAGAAATTAAAAAATTAAAAGAAGCAAACAGCCTTCTAAAAAAGGAAAATAATATGTTACGTGAATCGTTATCCAATGAACAGAAAAGATATGAAAAGCTCTCTTTAACGGCGGTAAAGAGACCTACAATGAGTATGAAAAATGTCCAGATCAATAACTATATTCAGGGTATGGAACCATTAAAGTTGGAAGATATAAAAGAATCTGTTCCTATGTTAACTCTGGATCATCATGTTAAGGGGCCAGAAGGATATGCAGAATTCGCTCTTGAGTTTCCTTTTAAGGATAAGATAGTTTGTGTCGATGTTAATAGAAATAAGATTAAGTATAAGAATGATGATGGTGATGTAATAGAAGATAATGGATTTAGGAAGATGATGACCAAGTTATGTGGAGCATTGAAGGATCGCACATTCGATTTGTGCCAAGAACACTATGAAAAATTATCAGAACAATTTACAGAGGAAGAGCTAAAAACGTATAACTGTATGGAAACTGCTCTAGCAATAGCTAGGTATGCCAATGGTAGAGAGAACGATTTTTGTAATAAGGTGATTAAGTTAATAAGTAAGGGATCTAGAGTTTCTAGTGCTTAATTATTTAATTATCTTAAATAGTCTTTTACAGTTAGGGTATTTGCGTCCTATAATTGAGTATGCCACCGCAATAGCCTGTTGTTTACTCGAATAACGCCCTGCTTTCCACTCTCTCATGTTCTCTCTAATTTTTTCTTGTAGAGCTGTTTTACATCTAGCAGCAGTCATGTAAGTTCTTTTTCTTGATCTACTCTTGCGTCTGGATCTCCTTCTTGATCTCCTTCTTGATCTCCTTCTTGATTTTCTACGGGATCTCCTTTTTGATCTACTCTTGCGTCTGGATCTCCTTCTTGATCTCCTTCTTGATTTTCTACGGGATCTCCTTTTTGATCTACTCTTGCGTCTGGATCTACGTCTGGATCTCCTTCTTGATTTTCTACGGGATCTCCTTTTTGATCTACTCTTGCGTCTGGATCTCCTTCTTGATCTCCTTCTTGATCTCCTTCTTGATTTTCTACGGGATCTCCTTCTTGATCTACTTTTGCGTCTGGATCTCCTTCTTGATCTCCTTCTTGATTTTCTACGGGATCTCTTTTTGGGACCGGGTTTCTTTTTACAACCCCCGGCTTTTTTTACACCGTAGTGACACCTTCGTTTACGGGATTTTCTACGGGATTTTCTACGGGATTTTCTAACCATTTTATTATAGGTGTTATAATAAAATTTAAATAAATAATAGTGTCTTTTTTTCTCTATGTATGAAGTGAATTGTTTTGTTGTAATATCTGCGTATACATTCTAGGCATGGGAAAATAAACATTACCGGGGCAATAATGCCTGAATCATAGTCTAACAAGTTATGTAAGTTATTGTTATATTTTATGTCATGTAGTTCTTTGAGTGAGATAGATTGGTAATGGTTACATTCCTTGTTTTCTTTCTTGTCTTCGGACCATCCCCAACATAATCTAGTCATTCCAGATGAATCAATCATTTGGATAGAACCCAGGTATCTTGTTCCTGGTGGAATATTATCATGTTCAATCATGTGGGACGTTAACGATTCTCCTAGATCTGATAGAACATCGTTGATTACAACATTTTCTTTAGTGTAGTCTACCTTTGCAATTGCCTGCATTATTTATTTTAATACATTTGTCTATAAATTATAATTTATAGACAGACCATATATAATAAATGTCTCAGAGATCGGCTAAAATTATTGATTGTATCCTTAAAAAGGCGTCTACAGCAATTGGGAAAGAGTATAATTTAAATCCTGATGAATTGTATTTTATGATGTCTTCGATACCCAAAACTCTGGAATGTGATCATGTTCTTACGAGAGGAAAAAGAAAGGGTAAAAAATGCGGTGTGGTACTATGTATACACCATCAGAAAAACTCTGAAAGGTTTGATAAGAGGAAAGAGGGTAAACATTTAGACTATTCGTTAAAATTGTGGAAATTAAAAAAGGAGCTAAGAGAGGAAGAAGAGAGGAAGAAAATAATTGAGAATATGACTCCAGAAGAAAAAGAAAAGTATGATATGGATGAAGCTATTAGAGAATCTATAATGTATGCGAATATTAACAAATACCGAATGGAACAGGGTATGCATATGTTAAGACATAAATAATCATAATAATCATAATAATCATAATTATGATATAAATTATACAATTATACAATTGTATAATTGTATAATTTATATCATAATATAATAAATGAGCTTTGTAAGACCGTGTCAGGCTGTTAGTGCAAAATGTGCAATGGTTCCAGCAATAAATAATTTCATGAATATGAGATATACATCTAATGAGCTTGGTTCGTTGGGGCCTTGTCAATTTCAGACACCAGATAATTTTTTTAGGACCGTTAACGAGAATAAGGATCAGCCTATATCAACTCCGATAGATATAAAAAATTCCCAAACCGTTGTGGGTATAGGAGATATTCATGCTGATTTATTAGTTTTGTTAGGAACTTTGTACTTGATGGGCATGATTGATCTGAGGGGTAATTGGATTGGAAATAATTCTATAGTAGTATTATGTGGGGATGTGTTAGATAGAGCCGGGCGATCAGCATCTATTGTTACAGATAATGTACGAGAGGAAGTAGATATTGTTCAATATCTTTATTACCTAAACTTGGTTGCTCAAAGAAAAGGGGGAGGTGTTTATTGGGTATTGGGTAATCACGACATCGCTCGTGTTTTGTGGAAAAATTACGAGGGTAAAACTATCGAGAGTATTGATGAGATGGGAAGAAGAAAGATAAGATCTAGCCCAGATTATAGGAAATATATTGGTAATCAATCAATTGGATGGGGTGGTCAAGAAAATATGAAATTATTATTCCAACCAGGGGGGAAAATGGCTAGATATATGGCACTTCATACAGTGCTTATTTTACAGGTTGGCTGGTATGTCTTTATGCATGGAGGTCTAACTTTGAATCTTATTGAACAAATATACGATCAACTTAACATTCGATACCCAAGGCGATTTTTTGGTATGGTTAACCAGAATCTTGCTAATGGTTTCTTTAGTCCAGATAACAAAATTAGTAAAGCAGTAACTAACACTGCATGGGACAGAACATGGAGTAAAGAAAAAATTTTGGGACGAGGTGAAGATTGGGATATTAACAAATATGCAATCACTATGGGTAGAGGTAATAGACAAGCAAAGAAGTACTGTCTACAAAATATGCAGAGAATATTCGAGCTAACTGGAATGAGTTGGAGTAAAGGTGCCTTTGTATTGGGTCATTCTATTCAACAGGAAGGTATTCCTGTATATTGTGATGGTAAAGTATGGCGTATTGACTTGGGAATGTCTGAAGCATTCTCATCTGGTAGGATGCCCAAGCTAATAGGAGGAATAAAAATATATCAATATAAAGATCCGAGACCGACAAATGTTTTGGTAGTGATGAATTATTCTACAGATGAGGGAGCTCAATATACCGATAGATTTATTATGTTCGTTAGGAGAGGATACAGACATGTCATTGCAAAAAATACAAAAATAAGTGCATTCTGGCATGGCAATATTGACCAAATTAGAGAAAGGGAAAGAAAATTACAACAGATGCGTATGAGAGGAGGGAAGGAAAAGGGGATACGAAGAAGGAGGGAAGGAAAAGGGGATACGAAGAAGGAGGGAAGGAGAAGGAATTGATCTAAATATAGAGATATTGATAATAAATGAGAATTTTAGTAACTGGAGGAGCAGGATTCATAGGTGGTCACCTATGTAGATACTTGCTTGAACAAGGGAATATAGTGGTGGCTATTGATAATTTACATTCTGGATCGATGGAAAACATAGAAGATTTACAGAAACATAGAAATTTTCTTTTTGTTAAACATGATATTCGAGAGAAAAAATGGCCTAACATTTTGACTGTTCTAAAGTTTGCCCAAATATATCATTTGGCATGTCCAGCTTCCCCTGTATTTTACCAAAAAGATCCATTGTATACTATAGAAACCTGTGTTATTGGAACCCAACATGCGCTAGAGTTTGCTCATAAAAACAAGGCCAGATTCTTGATAACATCAACATCAGAAATATATGGGGAACCTCTTGAGCACCCGCAGAAGGAGGAATATAGGGGAAATGTTAACACATTAGGTATAAGAGCTTGCTACGATGAGAGTAAAAGACTTTCTGAAACAATTACTATGGAATATAAACGTGTCCATAATGTTGATGTGAGAATAGTTCGTATTTTTAATACGTATGGCCCAAAAATGAGATTAGACGATGGTCGAGTTGTCACAAATTTTATAGGACAAGCTTTGAGAGGGGAGCCTTTAACAGTATATGGGGATGGTAAACAGACCAGAAGCTTTTGTTTTATAGATGATATGGTGCTGGGTTTGGTTAAAATGATGGATAGCGATATTACAGGTCCAGTTAATTTAGGGAATCCGGAAGAATGCAGCATACTCGCGTTGGCTAAATTGGTGATCCAATTGACAGAATCCAAATCCGATATTGAATTTATCCCTTTACCGAAAGATGATCCTACAAAACGTTGCCCTGATATTTCTAGAGCACGTGAATTGTTGGATTGGGAACCGGTGGTATTTTTGACAAGAGGTTTGCAAATTACAATTGATCATTTAAAAATATAGTTCTAGTGTTAATAAATGGAAACAACAGCAAAACAAATCCACACGGTCGCTATGGTAGTGCCAGCAGATTGTCACGTTTATGGGAAGGATATTAATCCGGATCAAACTCCTTTAATTTTGTATAACATCCCTCAGGAAAGAAATGCTCGCGTATGTGATTTTTCTGTTAATGGACCTGGGTACGGGCTTATGGTTGGTGTTATTGATGAAGATGATAATCTATATTATTTGTTTGATAGGACAGACACATATGCTGATTCAAATTTTGAAGATTTTGAAGATTTCTATATGTCTGGTGGTGATAGACTAGTAGTATGGGGGTCAAAAACCGAGGATCTAAAAGTATTAGCAAGTTTTATAATATACGATCAATCAGAAAGAATTGAACTTATTCGTCTGTCTACCACTGCGATTGCTAGTAAAGTATCATTAACAATTCCAGGTGGATATTATACAGAGCCTATGGTTACTAATGTATTTTTCGGTTTATATGGGAAAGAGTATAAAGAATTGGATAACAATAATGTAGATTTTAAAGTATCCAAAACTGTTGATGATATAGAGATAGAATGTAATAATTTGTCAATGCAATCTTCACCAGGGCAAGCAACATTCTTTATGTTTTTCAAAAGTTGTTTCAAAGGGGGAGATACAATTAATTTGTATATGAATAATAACACTAAAGGGTCTATGTGTTCAGCTTACTGTGCACTGCATCTACGTGAATGTGATTAAGATAAGCTGATATCAAATAATTTATATCAGCTTATTCTATATCGGTCTCAATATCCTTCCCACCCCCTTCTATTTCTGATACCGTAAATACTTCCCATGTTTGGTCTTCTTCTATCTCGGATAACGCGTCAAAATCGTTCTGGAGATGATTGAATTTGACCCGATATTGACGGATGATTTTTTTTAGTTCGACTATTTTTACTCCTTGTTTTTCTTTCTCCAGATTAATAGCAGTGGCGTAATCTATACTTTTCACCAAATCTTGTCTAATTTTTTGGATTTCTTTGTTTAGTGTCACTATTGTATTCTTCAAATTATCAATTTTAGCTAGATGTTTGTCGTTTTCTTTCGTCAACTTGTTGTTCTGATTTATGAGATCTAAATCTCTACCAAAACAATCGATAGTATTTCCCATTTATTATACAAGATAGAAATTATTTTCTTTGATTCAATAAATGTTATCGACAGCTTTAGAAATAATCTACTTTATCATCATCGCACTTTTATACGGAACATTTACATATTTTCAATGCTATAAAGACAGTGTAATGAACACAACCCAGAAAATAAAACTATTTGGATGGACAGCAGGCTTCGTTATATTCTCTGGCCTGATATATCTAGGAATGAAAGGCATCTGTGGAGGATGCGGCGGAGAAAAATATTCAGCAAAATACTCCTCGTCAAGATATACGTCAAGATATACGCCAAAATATACGCCAAAATATACGCCAAAATATACAACAGACCCTTCCTCAAACTCTTCCCAGGCTCCCAACCAATTATGCATAAGTGCCGGAAAATTATGCCGTGGTGGTGCATATATGCACCAAGGAAATACTGCAACAGGAAAAATGTGCCAAGAGTTGGCAAAAACACAGGCAGGTCGTGCCGAAATTGATCGCTACGATTGTGGCACAGGTTTTGTAGGCATGCCTGGTTGTGGATTTAAGTATACGACAATCTCTAATGATTGCTGGCAAAATGAACGCTGTCAAGGTTGCCAAGGGTCTTTTAATGCCGAGGATAATGGGATTTTTTAGATTGCATCTCCCTTTGGTCGACTCCCTCCGGTCGAGCGCATAGCGAGAGCGCAAGCGAGAACCCATGTAAACTTATATAAATATTACATTTATATAAATTACTTCTCCTTTAGAAATTAAACGACAACTACTACTCATAAATCCTAATGTTGCCTATAGAGAAAGCAAAAATCGATATAAATACTTAAACGCAAAAAATTGAAAAAATTTTTTACTAGACAATAGTTTTCAAATGTCTGCAAATTTGACAATCACAGGATATTCTGACAAATCTTTTGTCATACGTGGTAATACTCGACCCTACAGATCAGAATTTTCCGCACATGGTGGGAAGTGGAATTACAGTCTCAGAGGAGGAGCAGGATGGATTTTTAGCAAGAAACACCTATCCAAAATGCAAAGGTATGTTACCAAAATGAACAGTTTACCGGTCCCGAACGTTTCTCTACATAAGACTGTTATTCCTCAGGCTAAGAAAAGAAAATTAGTCGAAAAGATAGAAGCTGAAGCTGAACCTGAAGCTGAAGCCGAATTTGACTTGAATGTATCTGATTTCTCTGAAGAATCTGATTTTTCTGGAGTTGAGGGTAAAGAAGAGGATAAGAAAGAGGGCAAGGAGAAAAATAATCTTCATGACGAAATCATGACCCACCTACGCGAGAGTGAATTAATTCATCGGAATAATAACAGATGGATCAAAGTCTGTGCCTTACTAAATATCATAAGTTTAGCTTTGTGCTTGTACAACATAAACAAGGATCGAGTTGACACATTTGTATTCAGATTTTTAGAAAATTATTTTTGTCTATGATTAAGCTAAGAATAATCTAGGAATAAGCAGCGGGTGTATAAGACGGCGAATAAGCTGGGGAATAAGCTGGCGGTGGATAAGATACGGGTGTATAAGATAATCCTCTTACTGGTTGAATTGATCTAGTGCGGCCATTCCTTTTCGAAATATATCTTCCCCTTCCGAAAATATATTTACGCGCTATGAAAAATATCCCTATTAGGGCTAACACTATAATAGCAATCGAGATAACCCATTTCCAGATAGTTCCACCAGCTTTAGCTTGTCCACCACTAACGCCTTCCCAATCGGGGTGATCTGTAGCTATATTAGGAGAATATGTAACAGTTCCCCCAAACAATGCAGAAGTTTTCCCATCACTTATTACTGTAGGAATATCCATACCACATTCAGCATTTCTAACCCCATCGGTATTCATTCCAAATTTAAAGTATCCATCCTCCCCCCATTCAGGACCCCAAGAATTTTTAACAATCCAGTATTCACCCCATTCCGTGTCTTTACCCCATCCAACTATCTCAACGGCGTGAAACCCCATTGATGTTTGTGAAGGTGCCTCTCCAACAATTTGACCTTCTTTCATAACAGGCATCTGACCGTCAGAAAGGATCTTAAGTTTTTCGGGGTTGCCAGAGGGAGTATCTGCAGCGAGATTACGAAAAATAGTGGATAATGTATCGTCATAGTAACCATGGAGATATATGCCATTAGTTTTTTCCCATTGAAAAGATTTTCCAGCAGCTGTCACTAGACCGGAATCAGAAACCATAAAATCACCAAACACTTGATACTTACCCACAACAGGTCCCCTCATAATATCTGTCTTAATAGAATGAATAGTTGCTTCTCTATCAACATTAGTGCCAGACCCGACAGTTCCAGATTTCATTCGACCTTTCTCTGCTTTAAAACCACCAGAGCATCCGAGCTCATTACAAGACATACTAGGCACTTTGCTCATATTATTTTTGGTACAACTCGGACAGCAGTCTGTATTTTTACAAAAATCCTTCCAAGATTGACATCCATCTGCCATAGACGCCCCTATGCTCTCAAAATAACCTTGACACTCCTCGGGTAAACCCCCGTTACATCTATTACTCTGCCCCTCGACACACACTGTAGTAGCAAGAGGGTCCAGAACAAGACCCGTTTTATCCGCATCAATCATCCAGCGGTCCGTAAACGTACTCGTAGCCGCCATTGCCCAACAGTTACCACAATGACCTTGATTCATCACAGGACTTAACTCAACTCCCGGTACATTTCTCCAGTCAAACTCCTCAGGTATATCGGTTGCTGCTGCAAGACCTAGACCTCTCAATTTATCCATTACTGCGCTCGCAGGTACTAACGGAGCCGTTAAAAGACCGTCCGTTCTGTTAGGGTGCATCTGAAATGACACATCACTCTGCGTCAAGGCACCTATTATATTGCGTCCAGACATTTATTATACCACGGTATAATAAATTGAGATTATTATCTTTGCAACTTTTTCTTCAACCTATTCCTTCTCCTTGTCTCATTATCACAATTCCTACACATACCCTGCAAACCATCCTTCCGCCTACTAGCATTCCTAAACGCATCCCGACTCTTTGTAACCTCACACTTTGGACACCACTTACAACCATCCGGAACACTAGGTCTCTTCTTTTCTAATCTCACTTTACCCGACTTCGCCTTACGCTTAGAACTACAGTTCTTACACTGATACTCCTTACCATCCTTTCGACTCCTATTGTTATGGAAATCATTAAACGACAACATCTTCTTACACTTCGTACACTTCTTTGTTTTCTCACTCGGCTTTATTGTCGTATAGACATCTGTCCGGTATAAATACGTCGTCTTCGTTTTCTTCACCTCACACACCAAACATACCCTAGAATACAACTTTCTTTCTGTAAGCCTAAAATTATCACTCCCAACATTCTTCTCTTCCCTACAACTCTGACACACTATCTTCTTACCCTCTATATTAAGCTTTTTCCTCAAATACCCCTCAACCCTCTCCTTTTTCTTCGCCTTCAAACCAGACAATGGTAATCTCCACTCCCTAAGCAACTCTTTTAACCTCTTATCCGTATACGTCTTCAAATCCCTCAATAACCCCTCAAAATACTCCTTCTGTTTTGCATCAAATTCTCGCTTAACCTGTTCTTCTTTGGCTGCTTCCTTTCTCCTTCTCTCTTCCTCCAACCTGGCTTCCTCCAACCTGGCTTCCTCATCCTCAGATTCTTCCTCCTCAGATTCAGATTCTACGATAAACATATCCGATTCCCCTTCGGAGCCCTCCCCAGATTCCTGTCCAGATTCTTCTTCCAACTCTTCCCCCAATTCCTCCTCCAACTCCTCCGATCCATCTAAGGATATCTGTGACAAATGATCCAGCATAAGATTCTTTTTTTCAGAAGAACTATCCTTCATAATTTCTAGAGTACGTTGATTATATTTATTAACATTCTTTTCTACTGTATAATCTGGTTCATCATTAAAAACATTAAACATCTCCAGATACCTCTTAGTCCTATCAACAATCTCGGAGACAGTAACTCCTTCTACAATCTCATGACCAGAAGGATTAATCTGATTCCTATACACTCGTTTCAGACATTTTTCCAGCAGTCTAGCGTCTGGTGTATATACTACAAATTTAACCAACAATCTAGGCCATAACGTCCTATGTGTACTTAATCTATTGTCTATACTGTCATTATCCTTACCATCCTCCAAATTCTTCTTACAATGCGGACAAGTCGAAATCTTCCGCTTTGGACAACCACATATTCCAAATTTTATTCTCGTAACACCGTCCTTATACTCCAAACCACTCGTAATAATATAGAGACTTGGACCTTTCTGTTTGAATTTGTAATAGAAATGCCTACGGACCAAAGCATTGTGCTTCTTCTGGAGAGCGAAGTTTTGCTGCTCCAGAAGGGCTATCTTCTGGTTTAATTTATATTCCCCGTTTTTTCTGATGGATGGGAGAACCTCAGACGTGACCCAACGTTTAAACATTTTGGCTTTTTTATTTTTTGATCTAAGAATCAGGCTATAAAGTCCTGATTCATTAATCAGCTTGGTTTTAGGGTGTAATTTTAAGGGGGGTAATTTACCCCCCTTAAAATTTTTAAACTCTTTCCAGTCTAATTTATCTTCGTTATCAACATGACTCACGATAGCTTTTTTAGTATCCTTGTAATCTAAGAACAAGGCAATGTCCTTAGCAACAAAATATGGATCTGACGGAGATCCTAGGATTCGAAATTCACGACCTTTCGTTAATTCAGATTTAAATACTTGAATAATATTATTAGACGGGGGTGTGTTTTTGCGGACAATTCCCGTCGTTTTATTTTGTTTTGTCATTTATGATTAAATGACAAATCTTTAAGTCGCCTGAATAACCTCATTATACCTTCTCTAATACTCGTAATGATATAGAGACTTGGACCTTTCTGTTTGAATTTGTAATAGAAATGCCTACGGACCAAAGCGTTGTGCTTCTTCTGGAGAGCGAAGTTTTGCTGTTCCAGAAGGGCTATCTTTTTCTGAAACTGCTCTTCCAATTCTCTGTTTGATTTCTCCTGGCCAAGGGTAACGGAACCTGTGATAAGGAGTTCTCGGGTCCATCTTGATACCTGGATCGCGAAAGAAGGAGATACCCATTGAGCGCACTGAATCGCTAAATCAGGATGACCCCAACTCCCTTGTTTAAATTTAGAACTATTACCCCGTTTCACCTCTATTAATTGTGAAGCTGGAATTCCAGCTTCACATTCCAAAGCCCGTATTAAGGCTTTAGTTTGTTTGTTTTGATACCAATTTTTTAATTGCTTTCCACCAGCCTTACATAATAATGTTAGATTAACATAACCATCTTTCCTCATAGGAACGGTGATTAGATTACCAGTTGCATCAGCGAATTTACAGTTAAAAATATTCTCGGAAACTTTTACCAAATTCGGTTTAAAGACCTGTAATTTATTATTAGATAAAGATGAGCTTTTGGTCGGGCTCTTTATCAATTTATTTTCATTATGATTTGTCATTTAATCATAAATGACAAATCTTTAAGCGATGTAAGCGATTTCTCGAGGCGATCTCTGCTTCCTTTAGAATTCAGAAAAACGCAATCGGAATTATTCTTCGTCGGAGCCTAAAAACCCTGAGTAAAATTCAGGATAAATCCATGTATCATATCCGAAATAAAGTCCGAAATAAAACGGTTTGTAAAATTCGGTATTGATTGAAAATGGTTTTACTTCAACCTTTGGTTTTTCGGGTTTTGCAGAGGAGGGGTATAAGGAGGGGTATAAGGAGGGGTATAAGGAGGGGTATAAGGAGGGGTATAAGGAGGGAAAATATGATTTAGGGTATAAGAGCGGATATAGGATGGGATAAGATGGGTATAAAATATACGGGTAGAAAGATGGGTATAGCCGGTATAAGTTCCAATTTATGTGAGTTTCACGTTTTTGGTCGAATAGGTCGAAGAATTGTTTGAAGATGGACATATTTTATTATATGTCATTATATCTTTATCTTTAATTTTAATAAAGATAAAGATATGGAAAGGACTACAATGTTATTTTTTATATTTCTTGTGTTGTTGATATTATTTTTGAGTGTATTTTGTGGAGTACAAAATTATGAGATGTATAACTATGCGGCGGATTATAACCATGCTTTAGTGACTGGTAGACTTGTCGGGGGAACTGTTTGGGCATCATATCCCGAGGATACACCGGGGTTGGGTTGGATATTATAAACTAATAACTGATATTATGGGTTGATTTTATAGGATAATAAAATCCGAATCAGAATCCGAATCAGAATCCGAATCAGAATCCGAATCAGAATCTATATCTGGTTTATTATCTGATTCGGATTCTGGGTTAATTGCGCGATGTATTAGACTTGGAGGTTGTTTATAAGATATATAATTTACTCCTAAACCCAGTTCTAGGTCTAAATTTGAATCTTTGCTATGGGAAATGTACGATTCAGTATCATATTCATCGTTTGGAGGTACTACAGGGATAAAATTATATGTATATGGTTGCAGGTAACAATAGTTCCATATATCATAAAATCCTTCATAAAATTTGTTGTATAAAGATAGGAAACATTTTTTAAGATATTCACATTGCATGGTTGTTATATTAGTTGTTATATTAGTTCTTATATTAGTTCTTATTAAATTATATTTTCTTATGGTCAATAAATGGAATCAGAATTAAGACTAAGTCATGGAGATGACAATGATATTGGTGTGGATGATGCTACCAGTTATACCTATAATATGGGGGGATCCTTATCGAGATTATGGGAAAGTCCGTGGGTTAAAGCGTTTTTAGTTTTATTGGTGGCAGCTTTGATAGGTATTTTAGTATGGTATTTTACTAAGGGATCAGGATCTAAGAGTTGGACTAATGATGAGATACAGGAGGCTGTTAATCAGTTCACTGGAGATGGACGTATGTCTTATGCGGAGCCTCTGATGAGATGTATAATTACTGAGATATCGAAGGGAATTTCTTATGAGGATTATTCTGCTAAAAGTGCAACTGAGAAGGTGCAATATATAGCAAATCATGTGGGAGATTTAGGATCGTGTTTGGGGAAAAAAGGAGCATGGTCTAGTGTGCTAAAAGATTTTGTAAAGCAGACGATGTTGTTAATAAAACTTTCTGAAGAATGTACTAATTGTATAGTGAAAAATATGGAAAAAGAAATAGATCCGGTTGTTATAATACAAGATATGATGAGTGGTTCTACAACGGGGTTGGCAGAATTGGCAGCTCAAATCATAGAGTTTTGTAAAGATGAATGTAAGGGTGATGATAGTTAAATTCATTTGGATAAAATATAATTGAAATTTAGAAAGAAAATGAGATCAAATAACGAGATGATATGCACGGAAAAAAAACTCGGAATATATCTTGGAAGTCGTGGAGAAGACTTCAAATCGCTTATAAAGAGTGTCTTGAGAAAAGGCAATCTGAAGAGTAAGTATATCAAAATGTTGACTGATGAGCGGTCAATGAGAATATATTCGGCAGCATTTACCTCGGAGTTGGTAGATCCTGTGAATAACTACCAGGTATTGGAGCAGGTTGGTGATTTGACGGGTAATAAGTTTATTGTTAACTACATGTATGAGAAATTTCCTCAGTTGGATTGTGCTGAGGGTGTTAAAGTGGTTGCTCGTTTGCGAATCAATTATGGGGCTAAACAAAGCTTTTCAGAGATTGCTCGCAGGCTTGGATTTTGGAATTTCATTTCAGCGACGACAGATCTTCGTCAACGGAAAATGAAACCTTTATTGGAGGATGTGTTTGAGGCGTTTCTGGGAGCGACGGAAAGGATCTTGGACAAGAGAAAGCGTGTTGGAGTTGGTTATGCTATTGTGTATGATATCTTGGCGAATATATTTGATGAGATGGATATTTCGCTTCGATACGAGGATCTGTACGATGCTAAAACTCGTCTAAAGGAGTTGTTTGATATGTATGAGAGTAAATTAGGGCCTCTTGTGTATCGGGAGCGAAAACATGATTCGATTACTTACTCAACTGTATTTCGCGTCCAGAATGGAAGATATCAAGAGCGACCAGATGGATCAATCAATAAGAAGAAGATTATGGGAGGTCGTTATGTCAAAATTGGTGAGGGTTCTGCTGCCTTGAAGGCTGATGCTCAGCAAAATGCAGCTGTAAATGCTCTTGACACACTTAAAAAACAGGGGTGGTCTAAGCCTGTTCCAGTCATATATCAGCGTTTTAATGATAGGGTAGATATGAAGGCTGAAGTGGTAACATGTGAGAGTGTTCAGCGCAAGTGGGGGAATGATTTGAATGCATTACAGGCGACCAAAGAAAAGACCAAGTATCAGAGTAAGTACCAAAGCACACCACTTGCAATGTATTGCCGTCTTCGTAATACAGACGGAGTTAAGGTGTGTTTAGATCTAAAAGCAAATCCGAATGTGCCCGATAGTGAGGGTATGTTTGCGACAGATCTTCTTTTTATTGGGAATATTGATGAGAAGAGGGTTAAGAATATATTAAAGATTCTTATCAAAATTGGAAATCTAAAAATGCACCAAGCAGTGTTTAAGATGTATTTTACTAGGTATGTGGATGAGTATTTTGGAACAATTGTTGGAGAATTGATTTTGGTTGAGTAGTATGAAATAAGGATAAGAATAATATAAGAATATAATAATATAAGAATATAAGAATATAAGAATTAATAATGCAAAACCCTTTGTAACAAAAAGATGTTACAAAGGATAATAAAATTCTGGAGTGTATTTATGGACATTTATTATATTTATTTATAATAAATGTCTAAATTTGTAATAGTTGCTCATGGAACAAAAAGTCCCCTTGAACCGAGTACAATAGATGATGCAAGAGAATCAGGCATTCCATGTGTCGAAGAACCCCTTCAAGTTAATGCACTTGGCTGTATTGAATTATGTTACACAGGTGCTTTAGGGTTAACAGGACCAAATAATGATTGTTTATATGTTGATCCAACAGAACTTCCGCTTCCGTGTGTTGAGGAACCTCTTTTTATTAATCAAAACAATTGTATTGAATTATGTTACACAGGTTGTTTAGGCTTGACAGGTCCTAATAATGATTGTTTATATGTACAACAATGTACACAGGCATTTGATGCATATATTGTTTCTAACCCAAATCCTTGTTGTGAAAACGAATTTGCTTCTATAGTAGATGCTGTTAGTAACGGTAGAACAGATATTTGTGTCACCGTTAATCATCTGATAACCGGTGATGTTACATTTACAACTCAAGGAAACATATATATTAGGTCCGACGTTATATTAACTATATCAAACAATGTAAGTATAACAGCACAAAATAGGCTAGATATTTGGGGACCTGGTCAATTGCGTCTAGCTGCGGCTTCAAATTCTACGATAAATGCTGTTGGTGGCATATTAAGATTATCACCGGCTTCACTGTCACTTAATAATATGTTAACAATAGATAATACGGAAAGTACTATTATTACTGATATTGATGTTAATACCCCCAATGGAGGAGGGACAATTAATTGTGTAAACCAATTGTTTATGAATAACGTAACAGCTAGAGTTGGTGTCTTAACTATAAATATGACAAATTCTGGTGGATATTTATTTATGTCTAACTGTGAAGGAAATGCTGAAAATGGGACTCCTGATATGAAAGTGACTACTATATGTCCAACATTTATAACAAATAGCACTTTACAAAGTTTTAATATAACATATAACGATCCTGGACCTCTTCCAGGAAGAGTTCCAGATATCCAAATAATAAATTCAAGTTTTTTGGATGAGTGTGTTTTGAGCGTGACTGATGGTTTACCTACTGTTATGATTTCTAATTGTCGTTTTAGGAATAGGTTGGTGCCTGCAAATCCAGCGTTGACTATAGATGTATCTGGAGGGGGAGAATTATGGGGATTATTCGTTACGAGTAATCATTTTTTTGGGGACTTTAAATATGATAATTCAGGTGGTAATACTGGAAATAGGGCTCATCAAATAGATGGAAATACTCTTAATGGTAGTTCTACTCTTATGATAGAAGGTTCTGGTAATATGTCTAATTTAAATATTACCAATAATAATTTTGGGGACGGAAATGATGCTGGAATATTGAATGTTAGTTCTACTAACACGGGTCAAGTATATAATTTAAGTGTTCAAAATAATTCTTACTCCAATATTTTTGTAAGTATTCCGGGAAAAGTAAACTGCGATATTTCTCATAATAGAGGTAATGCTTTTGCTGGCAATACAATATCTCTAACATTTGATGAACTTTTGGGGAGTGTAATATCTTACAATACAATTGTGAATTATAGTTCTGGTGCGTCTGCTTCAACTTTAATTATAGAAACTAACGATGGGATAAAAGGATCTAGAATTATTGGAAATTCGTTTGATTCAATGACTATAGATTCTACATTAGATCAAGGGTGTTTGGTTGCTAATAATGTGTATTCATATTCTTCCGTAACCCCCGGAACACAAGGAAATTTTATATTTAACGACAATGTTAGCGATACTGAGGTAACAAATAACACGTGTAATAATTTAGTATTTGGAGATGCTATGAATGCTACAGTTATTGATACATCTTTAATACAAGCAAATTTTTGTAATGGGGGTATTGATGTTTTTGGTCCTATTTCAGATTCAACATTTAATTCAAATACAGCGAAAATGGATATAAAGTTTAATAATGATGTTAAAAATTGTTCTGTTACGTCAAATAGGGCAGACATTATTAACTGTATTACTGGACCTGTATCTAGTAACACTTTTACTGCAAACAATTCATCACAGATGCTAATATTTTCTGCTACTGGGTGTGTGTTTAATTCAAATGTATTAACGTCAGATTTAACATTTACTAATCATCCTTTTGATTGTGTTATTTCTGGTAATAAGACACCTTCTATTAGTATAACAACTGCTGTAGGAGATCAAGGTAATTTTGTAACAGGTAATATATCAAATATAGCGGGATTTGTTGCTGCAGAGGAACCAGCAGGGTTTAATAGACCGCCGTAATAAATACTAAGGATATTAAGATATTTGAAATGTGTTTCGGGATCTTATTGCAGAATTTATTTGGGGGAAATCAAACATTATTAGTGACGTTTTTATACAATATTTAGCAACTTTCTTAATAATGCTTGCTACTTACTGGATGGGTTAATCTCTAATTTAAGCATTTATTATTTTTGGTATAATAAATGGCAACTTACACACAGTTAAAGAATTGTTGGAATGGTTTAGAAAAATATAGTTTGAATGCCCCTAGTAAGGGATCTCGCTGGGGACCCGCGTATACTAGTGAATACGCGGGCTTGTGCTCTCGCTATGCGCTCGACCGGAGGGAGTCGACCAAAGGGAGATTGTTGGAGCTTTATGTTCCACCAGTTACATTATCATATCCCCAATGGGTTCAATATGTAAGTTCTGGTAAAAATGTTTTGTATGGATCTGGTGGAGTTATACCAGGAGGAACTATCCAGACTGCATTTGGAGGAAGTGGTGCTGTGTATAGAGGAAATGTTAGGCAGGGGTATGGTATGTATAAGACAGGTTATAGATAGATTATAAGATGTTACAAAAATTGTGATAAAATCGTTTGGGAGGTGGCGGTGAGACTATAATTGTGTTAGGTTGAGTATTACGAAATACATAGGGTTCTTTTATAAGTTGTAGTAGATCTGATAAACCTGTTTTGTTATAAGCACTAGTTTTGATGAATGAGTGATTGTATTTTTGGGAGAAAATTTTTCCTTTTTCGATAAGTTCATTATTTGTTTCAGGCGAGTCTATTTTTGTAGCACAAATAATAACATGTTTATTGTTTAAATAACCTAAATTTTTGTAGTAGTCGTATTTGTTTACCATTACACTGAAATTTTTAGAACTATCTGCACTATAACAAAATATCAAACTTGGATACGTCTCTACATAACAAGTTAGAATAATATCAAATCTTCCTTGACCCGATAGATCCCATAAAGCAATTTTTATTTGACCTCTAGCTGTATTTATATATGCGACGTGTAAATCGATACCTATTGTTGGTATATGACAGTTATCTAAATCTTTACCTGCGAGGGCTTTACATAAAGATGTTTTTCCAACTGCTTCATTTCCGATTACGGCGACTCTTATTAAAGTTTTATTTGAAGGGTTTTTTGTCATTTATTATTAATTAAGAAGATATTAGTCATGTTAATAAATGTCACAAACTGAATTTAATCTGATAAGAGAAGATATCGAAGACTTGAAACGAACCGTTGAACAACTAACTAAAGCTGTTAACAGATTAGCAGAATCTTGTTCTAAAATGGATCAACATATAGATTTTGTTGAGGGGACTTATGAGACGTTGAGATCACCTTTAGACTTTTTAGCTAGACAAGTGAATAGATTAAGTGGTGTGGAATATGAATCTGAATTACCTCGGCTAGAATGATACTAAATTGAATAAAATTGAATTGTAAGTTTAAGGTTTATTGTATCAAAATAAAATGCAAACCAACAAACTATCTCCAGAAAAGGACGATGGTAATATTGAGTATAAAACAATGTTGATTAATAAAGATAAATCAAGAATACAGGGGCTAGCTAGTCAGATGCGTTATAGAGTGGATGAGGGATCTGGTGAAGCGATATATGTTATTGGTGTTACGGATGATGGAAATCTGGAGGGAGTAGATGACTCTGAATTTATAGAAAGTTTTAATAATCTGTCGTTGGCTGCCAGGGAAAATAATTATTCTATCACAATGTTAGCGTCGAGGGATCTTAAGACTCAAAAGAGAAATTCGCGCATTAAGAGAAGAAAGAAAGTATTGGAGAAATATAAGGGTGAATATAAGGGTGAATATAAGGGTGAATATAAGGGTGAATATAAGGGTAAATATAAGGGTAAATCTCAAATCAAGAAGGTATATGAGTTACTCGTTCGTGAAAAGAATGATCAAAAATATATTGACATAAAAGTAGCCGTTGCAGGATCCGTTGATGTTGGAAAAAGTTCACTTTTGGGGGTTCTTATATCTGGTCAAAATGATAATGGAAGAGGTTCGGCGCGTCTTGCAGTGTTTAATTTCAGGCATGAGGTATTTAGTGGCAGAACATCAAGTATAGCTCACCATATTCTTGGTTTTAACGATAAGGGTCATATTACGAATTATTCTGGTATGCATAAGAAGAGTTGGCCTGATATTGTGAGGGATAGTTCCAAAATCATATCTTTTTATGATTTGTGTGGACATGAAAGGTATTTAAGGACAACTATAATGGGACTTACATCTTCTTTCCCCGATCTCTGTCTAATTTTGGTTGGGGCGAATATGGGTATGACTCGGATGACGAATGAACATATCTTTTTATGTGTTACATTGAAGATCCCGTTTGCGATTGTTTTGACTAAGATAGATATCTGTGTAAATCGTAAGAAGGTGATGAAGGAAACTATTAGATCTATCAACAAGTTGCTCAAACTGCCAGGATTACGCCGAATTCCATACAAGGTCACTTCTGTTGATGATGTTATATTGTGTGCAAAAAATGTTAGATCTGAGAGTGTTGTACCGATTTTTCACATATCGAGTGTGACTAATGCCGGCATTCCATTTCTCAAGCAGTTTTTGAATCTTTTGGGAAAGGTGTCTACTAACATTAGGGAGGATGTGAAAGACGTTGAATACCACATCGACACAACCTTCTTAGTACCAGGAGTTGGTACCGTTGTCGGAGGTCAATTATTGTCTGGAACCATCAGTATTGGTGATAAACTTCTGTTAGGACCCAGAGAAGGAGAATATCAGGAAGTTCAAGTAAGAAGTATTCACTGTAAACGTGTCCCAATGCAGACTGTTAATTATGGGGCGTATGTGTGTTTGGGTCTAAGAAAAGTGGATCGTAAGAGTGTTCATAGGGGTAATGTATTGGTTTCACAATACAGCCCACAAATATCTGTAAGAGAATTTGACGCAGATATTACGGTATTAAAAGCGCATAGTACAACAATTAGACCTGGATATGAACCTATTATCCATACATGTACGACTAGGCAATCGGCTAAGCTGATTAATATTACAGATAAAATTAATGGTAGAGATACTATATCGGATGACGATTCAATTCTGAGGACTGGTGATAAGGCAACTGCACGGTTTCGTTTCATATACCATTCAGAGTACATCAAGCCTGGATTCAAGTTGTTGATGGCGGAAGGAAGGACGAAGATAGTTGGGGTAGTAACAAGAGTATTTTAGAATAAGGATTAAGTTTTGTAGTAAAATATTACAAAACTTTAATTAATTTAGTGTCTTGATGGTGATCCCTACCGCACCTCTTCCTAATAGTTTGGGTGATGATTGTGTGGTAATGGGAGGGAGACTAAGGAGAAATCTAAGGAAAAAGTTAGTAGAGTAGGTCATAGATTAGTAGACAAGATAAAGAGATGATTAAATGTAACTAAGTATTAAATTGAAATTTATCATTGAGAAGAATAAATTTCCAAAAATGTTTCCGAGAAGCTTGGATCAACTATGGATATCGTTTTTGACCCCGAAAGAAGTATATAAATTAAAGAAAACTGGCTACCCGGTTGATATCAAATCTTATTGTAAACAAACAGTTTTGTCCATACCTTTGGAGAAGGCATCTTGTTTTGGATATCTAGAGATTGTACAACATATTGTTTCAACTGAAGGATTGGTTTCGACAGAACCAATTGATAGAGCAGCCATAAATGGTCATCTAGAAGTAGTACAGTTTCTGTGCGAAGTAAGAAAGATATGTACTACTAATGCGATGGATTTTGCTTCCCGAAATGGTCACACTAAGGTTGTGAAGTACCTTCATTCTAAAGGTATTGGTTGTACAGAATATGCAATGGATTTTGCAGCAGAGAATGGCGATTTGGGGATGCTCAGATATCTTCATTCCATAGGAAAGAGTTGTTCATCAAATGCTATGGATTTGGCCGTTAAACATGGATTTTCACACGTTGTTGAATATCTATATTCAATCGGAGCCTATTTCACATCTGATGCGTTTGGTTTTGCTCATGAAAATGGGGACCAAGATATGGTTGAATATCTTCGTTCTATAAGATTTAGAAAGGTTCGTCGGTTATATTAAAGTTGACGATTTCTATACCCTTTAGATTTAAAATGATTTTTAAATTATATATTTTAAGGTTACAAAATGTCCACCAACGGAAGACATGTATATGTTATCACTACATTCTTCGGAGAAATTACTGGTATTTATACAGTTAGTTTCTATCCACACATGCCTTCTAAATTTCACAATCCGACGAAAGAAACAAGTGTTGGTGAGTTTTTTGCGACTAAGTATGGGAGCAAAATGTTAACCGATACGATACCTTTAATATTAACGTTTCTGGGGCAACCCGAGGTTATTTTGTATCGTCCCCCGAGCCTTACGAAAAAACACAGTAGGGCTATAGAATTTGTAAGATCGCGTATATTACCGAGAATATATAGACAAAGAATAAAAAAATTTGAGATGATGGTTTTCTTGATGGAGTTGGATTTTTTGCTACAAATGTACAGCTCAGGAATAAGATATTCTTTGTAATATTCGGATAAGTTTATATAACTTAATTTAAGTTATATAAACTTATATCATTCAAACTCTACCTCGTATATTCTTAAATGCCCGTTGGAACCCGATAATTTGTCTGTAACAGTCGTACAATGCGTGATGCTTTTTGTATTGTGGTAGATCAGATACTCTAATTCTGCCAATATCCAAGATAGTACGAAGATCCCTTTCCATCCAAAACTTCCATGGTGGTGTCATATTACATCTTTTGTATGCTTCTCCTAGAATAGTGCAGTCAAAAGAAGACCCGTTTCCCCAGATTTTGGTATAAGATTCTGTGCCAAACCATTTTGAGAATTTGGCTAAAGCTGTTTTCAGAGGAAGACGTTTTGGATTTTGCAAGGCTTCATGTTTAGCATCTTTGTCTTGAGCTTCCCACCAAGACAAGGTAGCATCATCAATACACATGCCGAGTTCTTGACATGATTCTATGTGTACTCGTTCGTAAAAAGTGTTAAGATTTCTCAAGCATTTTTCGTCAATTTTTTCGGGTAATTCATCGTATCTGTTGAATTTGATGGCTCCTATAACTACAATAACAGCATTAGGACGCACAGATAATGTTTCTAAATCAAGCATGATTTCGCTCATTTTTGTATAGTATTTAAATGTTTATATCTGATTTATGATAAGAAGTGGAATAACTGTTTTTTGTAATAAGCATAATCGGGGGTAGATTTTTCAGTACAGGAAAGATATAATTTAGAATTGGATAATTAAGACTACAATAAAATATAAATTCTGGATCTATAATAAATGAGTGAAAATAGACAAGTCTATAATATTGAGAGATGGGATGCAGTGTTGTTTAGAAATGGTACAGATCCGGTCCCTATTATTTATGTTAAACCAGATGATAAACTGTTGAAATTTGCATCTGATAATAAGGATGCCCTTCTTGTAAAAATCAATAATCCGTCTAGTATTTATGGGGGAAAATCTATATACGGCGTTTTTGCTAAGAGTTCTGAGATACCCAATTGTCGTCCAAATTTCTTTAAAAAAACTGGTCTCTATGTTATTGTATTACAAGCAGGATGGTACGGATACCCAGATTGTTTAGGTACTTGTGAAATATTCGGGTTACAGGGGGGTGTCGACGCAGAAGAACCAAATTCGCCAGAATTAAAAACTGTACCCGGGGTTTCGTCTTTAGAAAAGTTTAAGGAATCTTATAAAGGGTCTTATTCCTACGGGATGAAAAATCCCGCATTAATTCTTGTTTTTGTGGGGATTATTCTATTATTTTTGTCTAGTATGTTCTTATCAAAAAACGGCGATAATAATAATAATAATATGATCAAATAAATGAGAACTTGTTTAATAATATTGTTAATAGTTTCTGTTAAGCTTGTTACTATATCAGCATGGAATTTAAACATCCACATACGTCTTAAAGAGGCATCCAAACAGTATTCAGGAGATAATGAATTTGATAGCGCTTGTCACGTATCAAAATCATATGCCAAAAATGGCGAACTATTATCTATCTTTACTTTGGTAACGTCGATCTTACTGATGATAGGTACTAGTGTGTTCGTATATCTTGATTTTGTTGGGGCAGATGGTTATAAGGGGAATTTCCTGAAACGTATTTTTTGTTAGAATATATCCTAGAATATCCTAGAATATATCTTCATCCAAGGATATATTAGTGATTGGTTTTATCATTTCAAACTTGACATTTCTGGGACTAGAGATAGGTTTCAGAGCATTTTTTACTTGTTTTGGAGACATGATAAGCATTTTACACCTTGAATCATAGTCTCCATAAGAAATAATATAAGAATCTAGTTCTGGTGAATATGTTAAATTACTTGGAAAGCTTAATGCATACGGTGATTCTGGAATAAACATAGAACTAATTCTGGTTACTTCGTAAGGAGGTACAGGCTCAAATTCGTATAAAAACATTAAATAAACGAACGAAGGGTGAAATTTTTTATCGTTGTTCAGGAGTTTTTTATGAAACCTGGCAAGTCTTGTATTTTTAAATTTAACAATTTTACGTTCCGGGCTTGATCTGACTCCTGAACCGTATTCTTCTTCGGTAAAGTCTTTACTGTCTTCAATTTTTCTGTATTTATATTTTATATGCCCAAGAGCTAGATATTTACCGTTTTCTTGTAGTAATGCAGGAGTAGATACTGAGACATAGACAATGCCCTTGTAGTATTTTTCGAATCTTTTGAAGAAGTCGTTTTTGCTGTATATTTTGCGGATTCCGTCGCATTGGATAGAATTGCCTACACGTTTTAGGCTAAATACTTCATGATGAGGAGACAATCCATAAGAAAACACAAGGCGGTCTTCTATCGTTTTCCAAAAGGCCCAATTTTTTTCTGTGGTATGAGAGATCTCAGGACACAGAATTTTACCTTTGGATGCAGAAATAGATCTGCCACCTTTCGAAACAGTAATAAGTCTGGTTTCGATGAGCATGCAACCGTTATCACATGTTTTACCGCTCCTGAGATCTATCTTTTCTTTAGATCCAGTTTCTGCATCTATCCACCTATTATTCGACATGACAAATGTATTTTCATCAAGCTTGAGTAATCTGGCATCAACTCCGTATATCCAACCATAATCTTGCTCAACGTCAATATCAATGGAATCTTCACTTTTTTTGATGGACAATAGGACTAATTTTGTTCTGTCGTATCCATAGTTTGATCTCCAATAAACTGGCCATGCTTTATCAGATCCGAGCCATGGGTGATTGGGGTCTGTGAGTGGGTCATCTTTAAATTCCGAGTCTTTTAGGTCTTTATACCGGGTAAATTCTCTATATGCGCATAAATAGAGATTGTTTTTCCAGTGGGATATCGAGGGATTAAATAATGTGTCTCCTGTATTTTTTGGGAGAATCGAAGTAAAGTCGAGTGTCTGAAATTTTATTGCCATTTATTTTTGGCAATAAATTAATTAAGTTTTGTTTATTTGGTCTACGTTTTCGTTCAACTTTGATCCAATTTGGTTTGGGAAAACGCTTTTTCATTAACCTATAAAAAACAATCCTTGCGTAATGATTTAGAACGATATTTCCAGTAGCTATTGCATCTTCTAAACAAGTCATTTTTATCCATGTGATACCATTAGCATCGTTATCTTCGATATTATCTTGAATATCTACTTCACATGTATCCATTTCTAAGTAATAATAGACTGCTCTATTTCGTATCTTGACCGATTTAGTAAAATCTTTACTAAAAATCTCTAGACCAGTCTCTTCTTTTACCTCTCTGACGGCGCAATCTATCGGCTGTTCACCAATATTTAGCGAACCTTTCGCGGGTCCCCATAAATGTCCTCTAGATTGTACGAGGAGTACTTTGTCTTCTTTGGGATCGTAAATAAAAACACCGGCTTTACGATAGTTTCTGTTAAAGTATCGCGGTTTTGGGTTGTATGATTTAATTTTTACCGGACAACACCCGTTTGGACAATGGTATGTCTGTATAACTTTTGATGTCATTCCTACTCTTTATTATAATTCTCGATATTCTCTTATATTCCTTATGCTCCTTATGCTCCTTGCTCCTTATATCACTAAATTTGTAGGTGATGTATGTCTAGTGGTTTAGTTCGCCCGATTCTATTGGCCCTTCCGATAATTTGATTTAGCGTTGTTTTTTTCATTCTATGGTAGACTATTATATCTGTTGCCTCTTGTAGGTTGATACCAGATCCATTGAATCTTGAATTAAGAAAAATGACGTTGATATTACCATTTCTAAAATCATTAATATTTTTAACTCGTGATTTAACATTTCCCCTCACCTCGATAAAGCCAATGTTATTTTTAGACAAGGTATTACGAATAGGAGCAAATGTCTCATCCCAAGCAGAGAATATTATAAATTTCCCGAGTGGTTTATCCCTAATTAGATTAATAACAGTTTTGATTTTGGTTTTAGGGGTTTTATTTTCTGATTCAGGAGATATTGTACCTTTTCCATTATTTTTTATGTATATGAGTTCATTGGGATTTATATGGGCACGACATAAAGGACAAGAATGTTTAGATTCTAACCATTTAAGTAAGCATTGTCCACAAAAGACATTTTGACATCCAGGTTCCATGATGGGTTCTTTAATTTTATCATAGCAAATAGAACAATCACCGGATAAAATTTCTCTGTATCTTTGGTCAAGTTCGCGAATCTGATTTGAGATTCTCTCGATCTTATTTTTAATTAAATCGATTTGTTTTCTTTTATTTCTTATTTCAAGAATTTGCAACCTGGTCTTGTATACTTCGAGTTCATCTAATTTCTTCAGCCGAACCAATTCAGCTATATTTTTTGTTTCCCCACCTCCCAGAGCCTTAAGAGCTCCTTGTATATTTCCAGCAGAAATCATTTCACTTATAAGAGGTGTTACAAATCTACTTACTGTTTTATATATAGGATTATAACATTTGTAATGATGGTGATGAGTGGGTGGCATTAAGAACGACTTTTGTACAAAATTATCAGGGTTCTTTATTATCAAATATTTGAAGATTGTCAAGAAATAATTTATGAATCTTGGCCCAGTCCTACCAATAATCTCGTACATAAAACTAGTTCGACAATTCTTGTGTTTACTTATTATAGCATCTGGGGTAGCCGTGACTAACCAAATAAATCCAGTGATAATTCTTTGCATCCCCCCTACCTTTATGTGTCCTGGTTCATCAAATATGAATCGTTTCCAGGCCATGTTAAAATATTTACAGATTAAACGATTATACATTGATGGAGTGACAAGAATAGCGTCGTAATTTTCAACAATAGTTGTATCGATCAATTTTCGTGAAGTAATCATTGCTACTGATACGGGAGACTTCTGAAATTCTTTGTACCATTGATGTATGATAGATTGGTTTGCCAATACTAAGGTTGTATCGAGTTTATTATATCTTTTTATCTCAGATTTTTTTATTCTACCACCGGCATGGGTAGTTACACAAGATTGAGTAAAAGGTTCGTTTAAATCCCATTTCATTTTATCTCGCATTATGAGAGTTATCATACTGAGTGTTTTACCATATCCGGTCATATCGGCATTAATCCCGATATTTGTCTCTATGATGGTATCGTCAAATATAATTTGTTGTTCGCGTTCTCTTTTTTCCATTTGGTATACACTAGCGAGTTGGTGTTGATATAGATCGACTTTTAATTCTTCTGGCTGGGAAATCATTAAAATATCTTCAGAACTTATCATTTATTATACAAGTCTTTATCTTTAGGATAAGTTTAAACTATACCACTGATCAATGAATCACACCATCTGTATGTTTTATTGATCAATGCGAAATTTTGTGTGTATATCTTGTAGTGAGGGGATGATATAAAATTGGTTAAAAAATTATTAAACAACTTTGTTGCCCCAATTTCTCTGATTGTATACACGAACTGCAAGTATGGTATTATCTCGTCAAAAAATACAACATTCTGGAAAAATGTATTAATCAAGCGCGAAATACTTTTTCTAGATTTTTTAGAATTAATTTTTATGTTTAGAATACGTCTAGAATAATTTCTAATCTTTTTAACATCGGGAAGTTTTAATTCCTGATAATTAAAGAGCATTACACGATCATTTTGAACCATACTTTTCCATTTTTTATCCATCTTTTTCTTAAGGGTTTTTGTGTCTATCGTCAAAATTGACGATGTCAATTTACTGTTGTACCCTTTTAACACATACATTGAATATTTTGACATTATATAGCTAGAATCAGTGCCAATACAATTATTTACAAGTTCAATAGCTTTTTGTCTTCCACGTTCAGACCGTTGGAATATATTATCGTATGTTTGTATCGTAGTTGAGAATCTCAGTGGTATATAGATAGTTCTCTCTTTCTTTTTAATATATTTGGATAATATCTGCTTATATTCTGGTATTTTTAATACCCAATCCAGAAATTCTAATGGTGTTTTAGTAGCTACTTTTGAGTAGCTGGCCTTTGCAACATATTCTTTCTGAGCACTATCAAAACCATTATCACCATGGATTAATAATTTATATGGATCATCTTTACCATAGAAAGTAAGTAAATTCATAATCTGTCTCTGTAAATTCCCCCTAGAAAAATAGCAACTGTAAAATAAAAATTTGTACATGTCTACTCCTTGTAACATGTACGGCATCATTCCGTGTTCAGGAAAAGTATAAGATCCGACAATATTATTTTTATGACAGACTGTCGATAATCCAAAATCAATGATAACAGGGAGATATTCACTCGCTGTAATTTCATAGATGTTATCATCCAAAGGTACTGTATATTTACAGTTTGTATTGATTGTTCTACACATGAGATTCGATGTATGAAAATCATAATGACAAAATAAGATAGAGCGCTGGGCTACTTCCATAGCGATTAGTATCTGAACAAACATACCCAAGTATTGGGGAAAGGTTAATTTATCCGATTCCAATAGTTCTTGTATATTTTTACCCGGAATCTTTTCAAATATGATAAAAGGTATAAAATCTTTTTCTCTTTTTATTTCGCGTATTGATGGACTCTTACGATCTGGAGGGCTTAAAAAAGCCCCAAACGTATATACAAAGTTTGGTACTGTATAACGCAGTTTATTAATCTCTGTTACTCCGATAAAATATTCTCTAATTAGATCATCGTAGTCGTCAGGGTGTTTAGGAGTTTTAATGATTACTTTAACCCCATTAAGTATATCAGAAAAATAAACATACCCTGATGAACTTTCAATATCTATTCTCTCAAATTGCTTAACCCATTTCGATACATGTACAGATAATCGATACAAACCATTCTTTTTAGATCTAAGAAACAGAGTATCGAATAAACAAACCACAGCATTCATATCAGAACCATTGTCAAAGTTATTCAATAGAATATTGTTAACAATAGGCGTTGATACTTGTTTTAAATTTTTTTGTTTCCTTATGTTTATTGCGCATGTGGTTAGTTTTGAGAGATTTTTGTGTATATATTTGTTCTGGAGTAATATTTTATTTTTCGTATCATTCATTTGTTTTATACCAAATAAAATATAGTCGTATAATAAACATGGTTTCCTTACAAAATTGCTACACAACGGGTGATACATGGAACTCTCCGACTAAAATTATACCAAGACCCACAGAACAGCAACGGAAAGATGGTATGTATACAATATCAAATAATGGGAAATTTTTAACAAGTATACCCGATGAAGGTGAAAAATTAGCAACTATGGAAAATGAGAATGCTGGAAGTTATAGTCAAATTTGGACATATAAAAACAAAGAACTGTCTATTTATCGTGGTGCATTTAATATACAATTAGATGGCGACTGTAGTAAGTTTAATATGAGTGCCCCGGAAGGAAAAAATTTTTATATAACTTCTAATAGCATTTTCAATGAACGATGTGGTGTGTACATGGGTCTGGATGACTCTGGAATTATAGTTCCTGTACATGATCCAAGTGATACTACTTACGATAAATGGGTATTTACACCAGTAGAAGATCCACAATTAGGAGATGGCATGTATGCTATTAAAACATCAGACGGAACTAAATCTCTTTGGTATGCCAATGATGGTGGAGCATATAGTATTGTTTTAGTAGATTATAATGATTCGTATGTATGGAAATATGAAAATGATACATTACTATTATATATACCCCTTAATAATCCTTTGTATTTAAAATTTAGTGATCCACTAACTTTAACTACAGATCCTCAAGATGCTAGTGGTTGGATTGTCACAAGTAATCAAATTTTCGGATTAGATGTAGATGTAATAGTTGATTACTGTATTGGAATAGAAAATGACACCGTTAAAACAACACGTTGTTCTACGACTGAAGGTACGTTCCAAATAGTAAAGTCTATACCATATAATCCTGGGGAAGCTGTGGATGACGGAGTATATATCATAAGTTTCAAAGATGATAGGGTCCTTTTAAAAGATGGAACTGTCGGTAAAACTAATAAAATCATTGGGTGGAATTATAACTCAACTACTAAACAACTCAATCTCGACAGTGATCCAACAAAATTTTTAGCATGGAAATTTGACTGTTCCGATAAAGAAGGAAAGTTATCAGTGTCAACCTCCGATGATGATGACACAAAACGTTTCAGACTCACAGAAAAAGCGCTCTATGATGAAATATGTAAAACATGTTTTGTTCCATCAAGTCAGGAAAATTATATAATACACGCCTTACACCCTTCAGATAAAAATTGTAAATTGACGATAAGATCAGGATCTGGAAGTGGTATGGATTGGAAAAAAATTGCTATGTATGTAGGTATAGGCGTTGCTGCACTAATTTTTCTTTTTCTACTGGTGAAAGGATTTTCAGGGGGTAAAACACAGGAGCCAGCGATGAGTTTTGGAGACTCTCATGGGAGAAGTCCAGCTACTCTAAGATTTAATTTCTAAATTTTTGTAGAACAAAATACCATAAAATTTATCATTGATATAATTAGCTCTAATTATATCAATCAAACAAGAGATTAGCCGTAACGTCCAAGTTGCATTGCCATGACTTTCTTGCTCATTCTCATTTTATCAGACTCAAAATGAGTGTTAACATTCTGCATACGGTCTCTCATAGGCATCTGACCTCTACCAGTAAAACTTCCTGCATTTATAGTAGGATGTAACTTATATTCACGGCTATTCAGATCGGCAGAACTTTGTCGGTCTATTGTCCCGAAGTTTGTAGTTGCGTGAGCGATAGGCCTGTTTCTCTTCTGAATGGCTTGGTGTTGAATAGACGGTCGAGAATATATATTCCTTTGCTTGTTTGTAGCCATTGTAGTAGCTAAGACTCTCCGTTGTAATTCGATATCTTTATGTATGTAATCATCTTTTGTATTGCCTGATTTCGGTGCGGTGTAAGAGATATTTAATGGATCTTTGGTATGGATATCAACGTTCATAATTTCATCAATCGGTGTGATCTGTATAGACTGAGACATCTTACTTTGGACTGAACTATGTAAAACATCCTGAATGTATTTATCGGTATTCATATGAGAATTATCAACATATCTGACTGTTTCTCCGGATTGATTTGCGTAGATATTTTCAACGTGGAGAGGAGATTCACTGACACCCTTGGTAGGATTAACAACTTCTTGTGTAGTAAGATCTCTTGTACGGATGCCTGATACCCCGGCCCTGGGATCAAATTTGACTGGATTTTTGATGACATATTTGACTTCGAAAGGTTCGACTAGCGGATTATCTATACGATATGTTGCGGTAGGTCTCACACATGATTTCAATGTTTCTTGCTTAACAGATCTATAGTTGCCTCCTGGGCATACCAATTTCTTGGTAAAATCTGCGAATCCGGGTTGGGTAAAGGCTTGTGTGTTTGTTCTTGGCTGCCGAGACAGCGGCATCAGTTGTTCCTGTCGAATAATAGGAGGTCTAAAAGCACCATCTCTAGCAATTCTATAAGGTAGGTATGCTTGTCCCCCGCCAATAGCGTTACCGCTTGCTGGTAAATCTCCGGCACCACTACCTCCAAAACAACTTCCAGATCTTTGACCACCGTTGTTGCCTACGTTTCCGTAGCTCACGCTTACCATAGGGTTAATACCTCGTGCATACAGAGAAATGGCTTCACATGCGCGATTACCACTTTGGTCGATTAACTCTGTGATTGAACTTGTTTCTCCGACCTTATCTATACGTCTAGTCATGATAGATTTTGGAGGATCTCTGAGTATATTCATACTACCGAGCCCGGCCTCGACAGATGGGAGAGTAGCACGTCCATAATTTGTGATAGCTGAATAAGATATAGACATTGTTATATTTTCTTATATAACAAGTTATTTATAAAGTGATAATTTGTTTAGTCGGAATCGTCTGATAGTGTGGGTGCTACTATTCTACGCCCACGTAGACGACGTGGGCGTACGACTCGTTCTTTTTGTTTAGCCTGTTCTTTTTGTCTAGTACGAGATCGTCTTCTCTGTTCCTGAAAACCTTTCTGTTCTAGATATGCTTCTAAAATTTTTATCAATAATGTTTGCATTGTCACATATTCGATATTCTTAGCTTCTGATTTAGTATCTTCCCCGCTTACCAATGCATAAACAATTTTGTTAAAGCCTTCCTTTTTGTCGTATTTCAGTATAGTCATATATTTGTTTAACCTTTCCATATTTGCAAGGGATAAGGATGTTTGTACCATTTCGGTTAGATTTGCTGGTACAAATCTAGCAATTTTTCTGTCTCTCAGGATAAATGGTATTATTCTTAGAGCATCGTTATTATATTGCGCAGCTAGTTGTTCGACGTAAGTATCTATTTGAGCACTTAATTGTTGGGCTATTTTATACTCTGCAATGATAGATGTTTTTAATTCTTGTTTTTGTTTTTCCTCAAGACGTTTTGCTTCAGCGTCGATTCTCTTTTTCTCGCTTTCTGATAATGGTACATCACACTGTGGCCCACCGCAACAAACTGAACTAGCTAATGAAGCAATAGCTGTGGTAGTTTTTTCATAATAGTTATCCATACTATGGTTTATTACATAATATAATAACAATCGAGGTGTCCAGACCATGGAATTAAAGGGGGTCGAATCTTTCTTCTCTTCAACTAATGAGACCCCGAATTTTCGCAATATATAATTGTACGAGGCAGACATAGTTTGACCTATTCTAGAAGTAAGTGTTTGTAGTTGCCTTGGGGCTATAAATCCATATAACCACGGTATCCAGTCTCTCCCCCTAAATATAGAATGACCAATATTTCTCATCGTATAAGATGTGAGAGTTTCTTGCATTCCACATGACATCAGATTACCTATTGATAAGATTAAACTGTTAAGCTGATCCACAGTTTTGGGAGGTTTACCGAGCTCATAGAACAAGTTTACCGGATTTGCACTAGAAAGTGCATAATAATCGGTAAACATGTACGCCACGTCTGTTTCTATATTTTCCACGTCTTGGCCGTATAATACATCTGTAAATTCAGATGCTGCAGAAACAAAACTACCTATCTGCAGAGATCTTAGATTAGCTACTGATGTAACAAGTGCAGGATAGTCAGAGATACCAATACCTCCTTCAGGTACTTTGAACCAATATTGGTTATTACATTCAGATGTTCCGACGATTTCTCTAGAACACCCCTTTAGGCGTATATAATCTGAAAGATTGTCTACTTTCTCATCCCGTTGATATTCGACTACTTTATCATCATTTGGGTCAAGACTTTGGTATACAAAAGCTCGAGTTGTTCCTGTTTTAGTTTCTCCAGGAACCATAGTCCACATACGAGATAGACCATCCATTGGGTTTACAAATTGGGTTAGATGAAATTTACCCGTAATGTATGTATCAACAAATGTCTGATTACCTATAGCGATCGCTCCGTAAGTATATGCTAGTATATTAAGTTGACCATATTGGCCTCTTGTGTCAACTGCTGAATAAAGAGCCAAAGCACCTCCCAGAGAATGTCCAGTAAATACAAAAGTTTTATTTGCTCTAACATATGATGATATTGATTTGTGAAAAGCTTCCCTGGCTTTGCTAAACAAAAGATAAGTCGATTTTTGAACTCTCGGATATCTTCCTTTCACCTCTGGTCCAATTCTGACCAATCCAGCATCGGCATCGCGTATAAAATCTTCTGCAAATCTATAGACACTGCTACCGCGCCATGCTACATATACCACTCCCGTATACATACCTTCATATATGAGAAAAGATGCAGAAGCTTTTCCTGCTTTTCCGAAACAAGAAATAAATCTTGTCGGTTCTGCTACGTGAAAATATTCAGTGATCTTATTGGGCTTAACCGTAGTTGCTAGTTTGGCGTCTCCGTATATTAATCCAGTTCCAGCTTCGCAGTCGTATGCTTTGTTTGAAAGATACGCAGTCGTGGCGATTATTTGTTTCCTTCGGATGAATTTTTGTGAGCAACAATCGGTAAGATTCCCAAAAGTATTTTTGAATATTTTTAATTCACAATTCATATTTATTGTTAATCAATATTTTTTTTAGATAACCAACTTGGTGATATCTATATTATAGATATTATAGATATTATAGATATTATTAATGCGAATATTATATAGATATATTAATAAATGACAGATCATTTATCACAATTGAGAATATGTGTTGAAAAACCTTTAATAAATGAGTTAGGCACAATTAAACAGATACGTGACAGGAGTAACTCTAAACAACATTTCCAAAAATTAACAGCTGCTTTTTTGACCCAAAAAATGTGGCCAAAGAATTCAACCATCAATGTCTCCTTTTTAGCCAGCTCAAACGATGTGAAAAATGTAGATTGGACTCCAATGTCACGTCTTCGTGGACAACGGGATAGCGAAGGAAATCCAGTAATGTTAGATCCACTAGAAGAAGAGGTAAGAAAATTATCCCCAGTTGAAGCTATAAAAAAAGTTGTTAGAGAGAGAATTCAACCTATAGTCGGTTTGAAATTTGTGTTTGTTGATCAGGGAGGAGACGTGAGGATTTCATTTAATCCTCATGGTGGGTCGTATTCATTAGTTGGTACAGATTGTTTGAAGAGTACAGAACAAAATACAATGAATTTTGGTTGGTTGGATGTGGGAACAATAATACATGAGTTTGGGCATGTATTGGGACTCATACACGAACATCAAAATCCAAAGGGGTCAACTATTGACTGGGATGATTCCGCAGTTTATGCTTGGGCTAAATCTACACAGGGCTGGGATCAAGAAACTACTTATCACAATATAATGGAAAGGTATGGGTCCGATCAACTTAATGGATCGAATTTTGATCCTAAGTCTATAATGCTTTATTTCTTCCCTGCTTCGTTGACAGTAGATAATAAGGGTACTGATCCTAATTATATATTATCGAAAACTGATGCTGAGTATATAGCTAAAGTGTATCCTGGAGGGCACATGACTGCTGATGAATTTTATAAAAATGTGTATGGAAGTTTGACTTCATCAGAAAATTTTTGGTCTAAAATACCTTGGAGTACAATAGGTATAATAGTTTTGGTTGTTGTGGGAATGATCATTGCTTATTTTATATTTAGATCTATAACAAAAAAGCGAGGGGGTCGTGGAAAATATGCTAGTTATTCGGCGTGGAAAAAACATTATCAGGTTGATTGACTTAACTTGACTTAACTTGACTTAACTTGACTTAACTTGACTTAACTTGACTTAACTTGACTTATACCCAATTCTGTTATCCCACTCGGGGAGTTTGGTGTATTTTGAAGAACGAAATAATACAAATATTTTATTCAAATATTTGTCCTGTATATTTTTTGTTCCATTTGTGGAAAGAAAGTCTCTCGCTGAAACAAATACTCTTTTATTCGGGAGAGTATATAGTAAGTAATTCGGAATTCCCAGGCGGTATTCAGTAAAGAGTATATACGCCATGTAGTACTCCTTGTGTTCAAAGGCCCATTTCATCAGTATTTTTTGAAGTTCAAGCATTTGTCCATATCATAATAACCCAATTTTTTACCCTTAGGTCTCTTTTTGTAACTATGTGCTTCTGTAAAAAATTTCAGGATAAACGACCCTGCAAGTACGTGGTATGTTTCTAAAGAGAATTCCTTGACTTTTGAATTTTCAGCACTACCCATGTAAGGCCGAATAGAATTACGGATTTGTTCAGATATTGATTCGTATACTGTGTGGTTTCCTCTTTGAGTTGTTCTCTTACCGCCTACAATTGTGCGTAATACATCTTGAACGTCGTTATAAAACTCAAAAGGTGGGATGATAAACGGGTGTTCAAAAAAATCCCATGTTTTTGGATTTGTTGTGATACCTCGTCTAAATAAATAAGACTTTTGTTTCTCAGTTAAAATTGTTCGAGACGTAAATACTTGTCCAGTATCTCTATCAATTTTATACATGGCACCGTGAGATGTTTCGTTTACAGTATTACCAGAAATCCATTTGATCATTCCAGTTTTCTGCATCCCTGATCTGGTATGTTCTACTTTTGCTTCAATTGGATAGAATTTTTCATTCATATTAATAGCATATCTAGCCCCCAGGTTAAATGTATTTCTGTGTTTATTTGGAAATAGCTGAAAATTTGGGTCATAAAGGTTAGATACACCAAAATCATTAAGAATGAACATCTTACCGTGATTTGGGATGTAAAAATCTGTGTTACGTAACCGGTAGTGCCAGTATCCTCCCGGTTTCACATCATAAAATAATATATTTTTAGCTTTAATATCGTTATTTAAGATCTGACCGTTCATTTGAATTGCATGGAGACCTGCCATGATTTGAAATAACGCAGAGTATATTTTTTCATCCGTAATATTACTGTGCAAAAAATAGTCTTTCATATCTCCACTAGCCAACTCCATAATATTTATGATACAAGGATGGGATTTGGCTTTTTTGCGAAGTATAAAGTCACAACTACTGCACAAAAATGTGTCGATAAAAAGAGGTAAATTAGGACATATAGATTGTTCAACAAGAGGTTTAAAAATATCTTTGAGCATCCATAATTCGTACCAAGCTGAACTTGTTTCGGTATAAGGATCAGATAGATCTCCTTCAGTGATACGTGACATTTTAAGAGCAAATTCTCTCCTGCACAAAATATCTTTCCTCAAACATGCGGTATACACATTTCCCCAATCACCGGTACCTATGAGATTCCCTAGTCTGATGTATTTATACATTTCGTTTATACCATTAGTTAGAACACATTGAGTACCGTTAGGATATTCATGTAGAGGTTTTAGACCTTTTCGAATAATTCTCCGAAATTGTTTTCTGAATTTCGACTTAAGATATATTAAGGATAGTTGTTTAGGTATTTTTATACGTTTGGACTTGCGGAGTTTAGGTTGAGAGTGAGTGATATCGCTGATATCACATACCTTTGTAAACTTTTCAGGTGGGTATACACGTCTAAACAATAATTGATAGATCGCCGTTGATTTTTTACCCTCATTGAATACTTTCATATCCCAATATTGGTGAAATTGTCCTAGTTGTAGCAATATTGAGCCACTAGGTACATCCAAATCACTTCGAATATCACTTCGAATATCACTTCTTGATGAGCGTTTTGGTGTAAATTTCAAAAGTCCTCCGGAACCTATAAAAACTGATGCTGATATATAATTCTTGTCGAGCATGCTTTTTATATTTTTATTGAAATTAACAGAGGAATACCTGTCAGGGTCATACCTGTTGTATTTGATAACTAGACATGAATTAAAAATTTCGCCCCCCAAGTGTTGTACATCGCTCCTGATAAGATCAATTATATTTGGAAAGAACTGTGCAGGCAAATCTGCTTCGTATACCCATTTAGAATTATCTGCGAACCAAACTTGGTGTTTTTTATTGTATTTTAAATACGATACAATATTAAGAATTTCTGTTATAGTTTTTTTATTAAGAATTGATGGGTAAAAAACAACATCTGGTTCATTTTCTGGATCTACAACACGCGGGATTTCATCTATTAGTTGAAAGTTATGTTCCGTAATGATGATCATTTATTAATAGATAAACTTTCTCTATAATAAATAAATGCAAAAGAAAACTATTGTGATTATATCGCTCGTATCTGTCGTATTGTCCCTTATTTATATATTATTGGACTATTTCGGATTTATTAGGTGTATCAAACTGTATTTTTCTCCAACAGAAATGTTTGTATCTAACTATAAAAAATTAGATCAGATAGATAAAAAAAGACGCGTTGTTGTATGTCTCACAACAACGCCAAATCGAATTAAAAAATTAGGACCTGCAATAAGGTCTCTCCTTGACCAGACGGTCAAGGTAAATATTATATCTATTGTTGTTCCTTACGGTAAACAATATAAATTGCCCGGGTCTTTAAAAAATGCTGTAAAGGTATTTAATACAAGTAAAACATATGGGGACCTAACATCCTTGATACCAACCGCTATGAGAGAAGGAGACGCCACTACTCAGATAATTAATGTCGGCGACAGTAAAATATATGGTAAAGATTTTATCGAAAGCTTGTTGACAGCTGCAGAAAAAGCTCCCGGAAAAATAATATATAATTCGAAGGAAAACACACCCGTCATCGATCTTAACGAAGGGGTTTTGTTCGAAACAGATTTTTTTACCGAAGATTTTTTCACCATACCGGAGAAGTATACATCTTCGGAGTGGCTCAATAAATACTTTGAAAATTTCCCCAAAGTGAAAATAAACTATAAAGAAAATTATAATATGTTATAAATTTCTTTATAGTTTATTTTATAGTTTATTTTATAGTTTATGACTGAATATTTCAAACATTTTGGTTTGAAATATTCACATAACTTATCCTGTCGTCTTATAAGTTAATAACTCTCGTAGTCACTCGACAATTGGGGATATTTCCGTAAAATGAACGAAATCCAACCGAATGCTGGTGAGAATATGAGTACGTAAAACTTTTACCTAGTATGTTGCGCCCTGACTCCGATCTATCGACCTTATCTATGTGTTTAAAATATTCACTCTCTATAATTTTAAAATCGATCATTGGTAGAAGTACGATACCTTCCCATTCTTTTCTTTTACCACTAAGATCGATTATTAGTTCATCTGGACAATACTGCTTAATTTTGGATTTTTTGTCTAGGAGCAGTTGTGACAAAGGGATCGGTATCAACCCTGCGCTCTTCGGAGGAAGAACAGATAATAACTGTTGGAAAGGTGTCATTGGGGTTGTGTTCCTTTCTGGGGAAAATTTAAAATCAACAATATGTTCAGCTAATTCATGCGCAAAAGGAGCATAGTGATGTTTAAAACACCATTTCCAGTCTGGAACACCACGTGTATAATAAGATAAAACCCATTGTATTCCCTCTAGATATTGATGACAAAGGTGTCTAATATCAGTGTTTTCTCCAAAACACTTCTGGTAATATTCTTCTCTGTAATTATCAATATCCAATTCATACTTTCCTTCGATGAGAGTGGCATGTTTTTCAAGTAAAACATCGGGAAAGAAAACACCCTTCTTAAGGAGTTTATCTTGCAAAATTCCCTTATCGTACTGGGATATAGTTCCCAAAAAAATTCTCAACGATCTTGGGATAAATTTCACCTTTTCGTCAACTTTTGTCGTTAAATGCCCGTAAATATCACCTACATTTTTATATACGTCCAACATAAAATCAATACCACCCTCAATAATCTCTAGACTTGGTACATGGGGAAGAAAATCATTTCCAACCATGAAACACATAAGAATAAAATCGTTGATGGCATACTCGGGGTTAAATGACTGTTTTTTTTGATCCACGTCAGAACCTACGTCAGAATCGTGCCAATCCATTTTCTGGGCAAGATTGATGCGAGTATTCCCGATATCAATGACGAAAAAATCATTCTGAGGATCGTATAAATCTTCTCGTAAGATCCAAAATTTCGGATATTGTGTACCTAAAGCGAGCATGATCAAATCAGCATCTAAACCATGAATACAGTAACTATCCCTAGGGTTTCCATAAAGACGAATATAATTAATGATTTTATGCTCGCCCTCCCCAGGTGATTTCTCATTAGAGAAAACAACTTCAATATTCTGCCAGATGGGATCGTATGTTATACGTTTTCGAATATACCAATCTATATACTTAGTTAGATGATGCATAAACTTGGTACCTGGGGTTAAGCTGTTAGAATCAAACTTTCTAAATTCCTCTTCATCCTTTTCAGCAGCACTACGGAATCGCCTCTGCCTCTGTTGATTTTGTTTGGAGAGAGGAGCAGGTCCATCGACACATAGGATAAGCCGCTTGTTAGGATTAACTAATCGTAACAGATCCTCAATATTAAGACAAATGTCTTCAAATACTTTGATTTGCTGTCTGAGTTTATTCACCCTTTTTCTCCCCCTTCGTTGACGACCCAATAATCTAACAGGAGGTTTATGGGCCCCATATTCGTAGATTTTTTGGGTTGAAGAATGAAAAAGGCCATTGAGATCAATCATGAGATTGTCTATAGATACTCTAGCCGTTTTGAAGTCTTGACCACTTCGCAGACATTTGATATTATTGCCAAAATTATTCTTAAACCAATAGAAAAAATGTTTAATTCCCATGTTCGTTTATTAAAGCAAATCAAGATTTAAATATCAATTTTATTTAAATCTCCAAATATACCTGATATAACCTGATATAACCTGATATAACCTGATATACTTAGCGTTTTAGTAGGCGTTTGCGTGGAATAATAACTTCTGAATCAGATTCAGAATCAGATTCGATTACTATATTTGAACTTGGCTGTGCTTTTCTCGTACGAATAACTTTCTTAACTCTTTTCATACCCTTTCGCTTAGGGATTTTAGCTTGTGTCTTAGCTTGTGTCTTAGCTTGTGTCTTAGCTACACTCCCCAAACATTTCTTCTGTTCTTCCGTTAAAAGGAACATGATTGCCCTCTCAATTCTGTCTACCTTAACAGCAGTTTCTTTAACAATAGATAGCATTACTGCATATTCATGAAGAGTGGGGGTAGGACTTCGGTTTGTTTCACGTGTATTGTCCTTCCCCCTTTCTCTTTCCCATGCTTGTGTACGTAATTCACCATCTTTTTCTTCTTGTTTAGACACTAGACGAACTCCATTGTGGATAAAGGATTCTACATCGTTTCGTAGGCTGATGGGGAAAATCCAACCTGGACCACTGCGAAGCCGTCCATTGTACTTTCCTCCGAGCTTTTTCAAGTCCTCCTTATACTTTCTCGTTTCTCCCCTAACAACGATACAACGTTCTGAATATTTTTCAATTGAAATATCCGTGAATTGTGCCCTGGAAGACATTTCTTAATAATTTGGAATTATTAAGACGTAATTTCATTTTTATTTCACCTAATCTATATATGCATATTCTCGAAAGTATCCATCATCTCTCTCACATCAGTTGGTAAAGTTTGCCTGCTATATACATTATGTTTACCAGTCCATTTAGATATAGTATGTCCAACAACAATGTTACATGCTTCTACAACTCGTTCAATAGATTTAGTGTTAGAATTATAAGTTATACATGTATCAATTCCCATCTGTTTCCCTATTTGTTCTGCTTGTTGATTGGCAGCTATGAATACAAATGTCCATCCGATACTTCTAAAATAATTAACTCTTTCTCTAATTGTGTCTAGGGAATAAAATCTGCTTTCATTATCAGCACCATCTGTTAGTATAATCATGACAGTTTTTCGGAGCCTATTTTGACACCGAGCATCCATGGCACTTCCAATGGCATCATAAAGAGCAGTCATACCGTTTGGGTTATAATGTGATGGAGTAAACATAGGTAAATTCGTGATTTTTTCATCCGTACACAAAACATTAGCAACAGAGTTAAACTTGACTAGTGTAAATAATGCAGAAGGATTAAAATGTTTTTGAGTCGTAATGAAAGAGTTTATCCCGTCAATATATTTTTGTCTATACGGACTCATCGATGTTGATTCATCTAATACAAATACTATATCGGTCATTCACTTTATCTTATACTACACATTCTTAAATAACAGATGAAGGATAAGAAGATTCTCCAAAATCTTCACCTTTTTGCTTCATATAAAAGGCAACTAATGCAACAATGACTAATAGAACAACTATACCAACCGCTACATACATAATCCAGTTATTATCACCCCCGTTGGGATCACCCCCGTTGGGATCACCGTGTGGTTTACCACCATTTCCCCCACCATTTCCCCCACCATTTCCCCCACCATTTCCCCCACCATTTCCCCCATCTTTTGGGCACGGATTTATATGGAAACCAGATATATCATCCTGAGCATAATTTATACAATCTTGATCTGGACAACAATTTTTAAGAGCAGTTTGATCTTGTACAGAAAGAGTTGGAGCACAATCATGATTATCCCCACATATTTGTTTTCGGCATTCACAATACGCAGACGGATCAGGACCGTCGGAATCGCCATGATCGTCAGGATCGTCAGGATCGCCAGAACATGGGAACGGATTTTCACCAGAATGTAAGAAGCCACTGCATTCTTGTTTACTTACACTTTTACATGCGTCTTCTGCTGATTGATAACCACCTGCCCCCTGACACATGTAATGAGGTTTTCCATTATGAGTACACCCTGTATAGAACCGATCAGACGGCCATGCTGATGAAGGACATCTACCATCAGAAGTTGGGGGAGTATATCCGAGCGGTATATTTTGCTGAAAAGCTTTGTAATAAGACATTTATTTTATTGCAAGATATAATTTAAGAATAAGTAAATACACGCAAAAACCCCATTTCAACCATAAAGATCGAAATGGGGTTTTTGCGTGTATTTACTTATTCTTAAACATAGGATATTATTTGAGGGAGTTAGTTTACTTTTTCTCAAATAAAGATCGTGTTTGGATAGTTTCACCCCAGTTAGTTTCTTTATTTGAGATACGTCAACAATTTCATCCATCTCTTTTTCCTCATCCTCCTCATCCTCCTCATCCTCCTTATATCCCCCAGCCGCGAAATGTGGAGCAGTAGTACCATCTTCAAGATGTGCATTCACATCAGCTTTTGCATCGCATAGTAACTGAACTATTTCAAAATAATTATACCCCGATGCAATCATGAGAGGAGTTAATCCATTCTCGTCGGTACTGTTAACATCAGCTTTATTTTTGATGGCAGGTTTCACTATTTCGATATTGCAATATTTGATACCTGCCATCAAAAGATCGGTCCATACCTTAATACCTTTATTCGAAGATTTGCCTTGTTCAGAAATGCTTAATCAAGATTCAAAGCAAATTCTAAAATTCATTTCCAAAGAAACTTTGGAAATTAGCTGGATACAGTTTAACTTATATTTGGAAAATAGTATTGCTGGATGTATCCTAGTGTTGATTATGTTCGTATATTGACTATCACCTCTGACCTGTTGACCATAGACGTATCTTCATCCGCACATCATCTCCACTCCCATCTACATTCACACATAAATAGAATATTACACTATACTATGAAATGATTAAGACAGTTTATATACCTAACTACCTAGGTGCTTACACATTTATACTATAAAATAAAGTTGCTGTATACACCTATATAGATATAATCTATTCTTTAGATCTCATTAAAATTCTAGATAAGTCATCTGTTGATGTGTAACATTATCTGGACTTTGCGTGTCTAACTCTCTCTCTTTTTTCTTACTCTTCCTCTCCTTACTCTTCTTCTCCTTACTCTTCTTCTCCTTACTCTTCCTCTCCTTACTCTTCCTCTCCTTACTCTTCTTCTCCTTACTCTTCTTCTTCTTCTCCTTACTCTTCTTCTCCTTACTCTTCTTCTTCTTCTCCCTACTCTTCTTCTCCCTACTCTTCTTCTCCCTACTCTTCTTCTTCTTCTCCTTACTCTTCTTCTCCCTACTCTTCCTCTTCAAGATTTTCTGTGGCTTCGACATAATCCTCATAAATCGTCCTTGTTCTGTTAGACTTAGTTCATTAATAGGTATATATACTCCGTAAGTATTATCATATCCTTCAAAGACTCCATTCGGTGTAACTATACCATTATTCCATGAAATTGTTATTCGTCGAGGAGTTTTCGTGTCATACGAAAACTCCACAGTTTCTTTCCCTTCCCCTCCAATACTCCGTAATTCTGCATTGCCAAATAGTACATTCACAATCATATCATGTCCTTTGAATGTTTCCGCAGTAAGTTGTGGGTATAAAGGTATCACATTTCTGTCTTCAGTTCGTTCATGCCTAACACTTTCCTGACTGACAGTCCTGATTTCTCTCACTCTGATATTTTCCTTCACATCGTGAAGAACACGGGCTTTACCAGGGAGGGCTTCAACATCTATCTTAAGCTCGCAAACTCCTGTACCAATTTGTGAAATTTTACCACAGATGATGGAAGCACTGACTCCATTGGTCGTTTCTTCTTGTCCGTAGATACCCGCTTTGAGAAAATTATCCATGGTTTCTTCGAAGGATGCTCTGCCCATTGGACCACATTCCTCAGTCCTCATCGTGTATCTAGACATTGAAGAGATTGCACCGTTGTGTGTCATTTTTTCAGCCAATAACTGAATGTGACATCTGTTAATTCCCGACATGAGATTCATAAATTCCTCGATTAGGAATTGTCGGACAGCCTCGACTCCTAAAGTGTTGTATATATCCCACATGTTGTTGGAAATCGTCTGTGAAAAATCGATGAATGGAAGGCTGAGTAATTTCTTAAAATTACTCCCGTCTGTTTCAAAACTGTTGGCATCGTTATTGAAATAAATATTCTCAATACCCGGAATACCACAAATAACGATTTTATACAGAATTGGTTGAACTACCTCCTCCATATAAATTTCACTGGCGTTACCTTCATCGATGAAGATCAGTCGATCTTCAGGTAAATCAATATCTGAAGTATCAACAAAGATATCCAGCTGTCCATGCGTTTCAGAAAAAACGCATGCCATGTCGGAATATTGGCTAGATATTATATCACTAATTGTTTCAAGATCCAACTTGTATTCATAAAGAAGATCCATGTCTAACTTTAGAGAAATACAATCTTGATACCTAGTAAAATCATCTCCGTATAAAATCTTAAACGCTTCGTACCATTCTTCTGGTTCCTTATTCATACATATCTCATAAGATTTCGATATTCTCTTAAAAGTAATCTCAACAACATCATACCCTATCGTTCTCCTCATATCGGCAATAGTCTCATGATAATTTTTCATCTTAACAAAGCAGTTGACTGCTTTGGGATCTTTTGTAGCATTCAACAGTTCTTCAACTCGAGGAACACCAGTAGTAACTGTTTTATTCCCCTTACCTGCCGTATGAAAGGTATTTAGCGTTGTTTGAGTCTGCTTTTCACCAATACTTTGAGCGCTAATAACACCCACACACTCTCCTGGTTGAATTAAGCATTGATTATACTGTTGTTGTATCATTTTCTTTAGAGCGGGTATCATTTCTGGGTATATTCTTTGTGAAACTAGCTGTTGTTTTAGAGCATCACGTGATGCTCTAACAACAGATTCAGCTGTTTCAGAGGGGATTCCTTTCAGGGTGATGAAAGAAAGAATAGAATCAATCTCATATTCTGTCAATAGACGTTTACGAGACATCTTGTTATCAATATAAAATTTTAATTCTAAATTTCAATTTAAATAATTAATTATTTTAATATAAAATGAGTTACGGACCGTCTGGAATGAATTCATTATTCTATAACAAAGGGGGACGCATCAAGTCCGGCATACCTTACACAACTTGGTCTGGTGGAATGCCCGGTACCACTAGCACCACCCCATCACGCTCTACACAAATTATGAATTGTTTTTCAAACGCTCAAAACGGTGCTGTGCTAAGTGCTATAGGTGCTGTAAACAATCCGACAGTTGCAAAGGCAAGATATAAATCATCCCTAGATCAACTACAAAAACACTGTCTCAAGATGTAGTTATTTCTGGTGTAAAATCAAGAATAATTTATTATATAACATATAATAAATGTCCAGTCAAAAATTAAAAATTTTTGCTCACGGTGTAAAAAGTGCGTTTGAACCTAACTTCATCCAAACAGCAGGAGAGGCAGGCAGTGGTGTTTTACCGTGTGTAGAAGTACCTCTAAATATTAATCAAAACAACTGTATTGAATTATGTTATACAGGAGCCTTAGGAGTAGATTCTAATAACTGTTTATATGTACAAGAATGTGTACAAATATTTGATGCATATGTAGTAAACTCTCCAGAACCTTTTTGTGAAAATGAATTTGCGTCTGTTACTGATGCGTTAGCAGCCGGTAGGCGAGATATTTGTATAGTTGATGATCACACGGTACCAGCAGGTCTTACTATCGGCAATTCTATTACTTTATATGTAAGAGCTAATACAAGTCTTACCCTAGATGGTAGTGTAATTGCGCAGTCTATTAACATATGGGGTCCCGGAACATTAATTACCGGAAACAGTCTTGATTTTATGTGTTCTGATGTTTTTAGATTAACGACATCTAGAATAGTTACTGGGGGTAAAGGTTTTAATTTGCTAGGAAATTCCGGAAATGAAATGTTCATCATATCAAATACTAAAATAATTACAGATGATGTAAGAACTATAGATCTACAAATGGGGGTACTAATGATCAATGATGTAGTTGTAGAAAGTCAGGGTGCTATTTCTAGATTAACTATAAATTCAACTACGAATAATGCAGATGGAAAACTATATCTCAGCAACGTCGAAGGGAGAGCTAACACAATTATCAACTCTCACTGTCAAACAATTATTACGAATAGTTCATTATTACAGTTTTCTATAGATTTCGATACGGCACAGACTATACCAAACGATCAACCAGATGTGCTATTATCCAATTCACATTTTCTCCTTGAAGAAAATCAAATCATAAACCAGTTAGAAGAACGTTCTGTTATTGTTAACGGTTGTCGTTTTACAGGGCAAAATGATAAATGTCTAACTGTGCAGAATAATGATGTTAGTGCACGCTATAATGCATTGGTAATTCAAGGTTGTGATTTCTTTAACGAACTACAATATCAAGATGATGGAGCTGTTACAACCGACAAATCTGTCCAAATTTTAGATAATACTTTTCATGGTAATGGAATATCAATTACTGGCACCAGTAATTTTACGAATCTTCGGGTTTCGGGTAATACTATTGGTGACCAAGATGCAAATACTGCATCTTTGAGTATAAATTCTTCTGACAATGGTATTACACGAAAAGTAGTTGTGAGCGAAAATGTATTTAATAGTATACAATTGTCTTTTGACGGAAGACTTAGTTTATCAAAAGTTATCAATAATATCTCAACAAATAATACAGAACCTAATAGTTTATCTATAACGGCTGGTAGAATTTCTGCATGTTCTTTTGATGGTAATAAACTAGCAAATCCAGGCGGTGACACAGGAGTCTTTACAATAACATCTAGCAGTATGGTTAGAAGTTCTGTATCTAATAACCACGCTGAACAAATGGTTTTTGATTGTAATTTATCAGAAAGTTGTGTTGTTTCTATGAATATATTTACAGGTTTTGATATTCCTACAACTGCTTCAAGTATTATTTTTAATAACGAATTTACTGATTCTGTTTGTTCTGAAAATAATATGACCAATATTATATTTTTAGGTCAAGTTTCTGGGGCAACTATAAATGATAATTCTTTAAGAGGTGTGCTTCAGTTTGGTGACAATAGCAATACAATTACTGTTATATCTAGTACAATATCTAATAATCGTGTTGAAGGTGATAATTTCTCTTCTATAGATATGCAGAATAATGGTAGTGTTGACACGTTGAGGTTGACTTCTGTAAACGGTAATGTTTGTATTGACAGTATCAATATGAATGTATCAACAAGTATGACGGAATGTGTGATAAATTCTAATATTGTTTCAAATGGCGGTATACAATTAAGCACTACAGATATACAAAGTTCTATTGTTAGTAATAATAGGGTTAGCTTTAACAATAACATAACTGGAGTTGGTGCTGGAATGGCTGGAAATGTCTTAGCTGTAGGAAACTGGACCACGGCGGCAATCGGTATGACGATAGGTATTACAGCAACATCTGGAAATAATCAACCATAAGAAGTTACTAATTTGTGAAATAAATTTCTAAGCCAAGGGTTTAGAAATTAAGTCAAGAAATAGGGCTATTTTATTCATATGAATAAAATTTTATAACACCCCAGGCGTGTTTTCTGATGGTGTTACATATTACGGTTGAAAGATAGCGGGTTCGTATATAGCGAGAATATTGTTAAAGGTACTACCTGTTTCGTATATTATGGTTAAAGGACTTGTAAAGGAGTCTATAGGAATATCAATATTTTGGGGAGGATTTATGGCTGTGACAAAAGTTGTAAATGGAGTACCATTTATTGTTATTTTAAGATCAGAACCAACTGATGGCAAGCCTAAAATAAGGGTGGGTGTTCTTAGAAATAGGCCTGTACCATTTGTTTTATATATGTTAGTAAATGTTATTGATTGACCTGGCGCTGTTAACCTCATTGGGGGTAATGAATTGGGGGCAATGAGTGCACCGTTTGCTGGTGTTCCAATTGATGCGGGGACATATTTTGGAGGTAATCCGTCGGTATCATTATTAGTTGTAGTTCCCGCTGTTTGGATGAAGTTTGGCTCAAAAGGACTTTTTACACCATGAGCAAAAATTGTAAATTTTTCAGATGACATTTATTTATAGTAATATAAATTCTTATCGAGTTTTTAGTGTTTCTATATTAGTGGTGGTGATTTTGATATATTCTCCATTAAATTTTTCTAGTTTAAAATCCTTGACCATTTCATTGTAGGTAGAAGCATATTCTTTTAGTTTTGTTTGTAGGTATTTGATAGCAAATTGTTCACCTAGGATCATTCCATAATCTCCATCTGCCCTATAGTGTACACCGGCAATATTTCTTCCGATACTTATATTGGAGGCTAATTTATTAAATTCACCGCAGATAGTTATTTCTTTGCTATCTGCTTCATTGTATGTAATTTTGCTGATTCCATTTGTACTGTGTTGTATAGGCGGGGTCCAAGGTAGAGGATTATAAGTTGAATCGTGTGTCTTGAAGAAAGCTTTCAAAATAGTGGAACAAGCACCTGCGACAACGGCGTGACCTGCGGGGTACGATGGATGTGTTGGAGACCCTTCTGGGTACATTAGTGTTAATAGATGATTTGAATTTTGAGCAAATACGGCGTCTAAAGTATTTTGTCCTGGTGTTAAATTATTTTTGATAGTATCAAATTCAGTTCCAGTAAAAACGTTACTAAGAATCATACTGATTCTGTGAGCTAAAGCTTCGGGGCGGAGTTTTAATCCGACGTTGTATTTAGAGTGCCAAGCAACCCTAAGTGCTGCAAGGGAAACATCTGCTAGGGAACTCATACAATCAACAAAACCTTGATCAGTCCAAGCTGATGTGATTTCATTACCATTGTAATTCATTTGGAGTCCGTTTTGGTGGGCGATTAACGCTGCATTGTAATAAGCCCAGTATAATGGATCATTATGTACAATGCTACCTAAAACTCTGCCAGAATAAATATAGCTAACTGAACCGGAAAAATTTGGGGGACCTGTTACGATACCTCTTTGAATGTTTATATAGTTGGCTAAATTTGTAGATTCTGTAACATCGTTTTCTACGGGATATTTTTGTTCTATGGTAATACCATTATAACTATATGAATGGATTAAAAATTGGGAAATGTAAGGTCCTACAGTAACATCTTTAGCAATTCCTCTGAAGAGTTCTTTTCCAGTTACTAAATTCGTTCCAGAGTTAACGGGACCCTTATAACCAGATAACGCGACATAGTTATTCATAGAGTTAATTGCTCTTAAAATATTGGAATTAGAAGAATTTTGTATGTTAAAAAACGAAGTGTCTCGAAGCAAACTTTTTTCATAAACCTCAATCATTTCACAAACATTTTCAATGCTGTCAGCAATTAAGTATCCATTACTTGCGTTATAGTATTGAGTATCCGGACCAGAAATCCAGAATGAATTACCAGTAGCTACACCTTCTAGTTTTCTATTTTTATTTGGATCTTGACTTTGTGATAGGGCATCTATACTATCCTTACTGCCTCGAAGTTTAGAGACTTCTATTAGACGATCTATGTCTTCTTTTGTTGTTAAACCGTTAGAATCGTGTTTAAAAGTTTTGCTAAAGAGCCATAAATAATAAGTTTTTCCTCCAGTTGAGTATGTGCGTAGATCAAATTTATTGGATTTGTCCATATTTACATATTTTTCTCCAGCAGATTGGGAAGAAATTGCAAATGACTGTAATGCGCGATCTGTTAAAACCAGTCCTGTGCCTTTCATTTCGTCAATTTGATCTTGTAAATTGTGGGTGATTTTTATAACATCGTAATCTTGATATATCCATAACGACATTTATATTATATCAAGATTATATCAAGATTAAATTTTAAATATTGGGAGGACCACCAACAGTTGATTTGCGTTCCAGTCGAGCAGGAGACGTGTTTAGCAGGAGTTGGTTCTGATACTACAATACATCTAGGGTAGAATGGTATATACGGATGATACAGATATCAGGAATGGTCTAATTATCAACGAAAATATCGAAACTCCTGCATCTAACGCTCCACCTGTAGACCCGATTGTAATTAATCATTGTGTTTTTCTCCTAGGACAAATATATCCTAATTGCCTAAAAAAATTCGCATTAAATTTTCTACACTTAATTTTACGCTGAATATATCGCAAAGCCTTATAGAAAGGTATCTTGTACTTTGTCATTAAATAATACGTAACCATAGCTACCGATCTATCGTTACCATTCTTAGAATACACGCCAACTTTGCCCTTCGCTTGCCACGTTTCCATCAACCTATACATAGAATCGAGATATGGATATAAATCCTGAGATAAAGTGTTTTCCATCCCCATCGTATGCATTTCTAAAAATCCGTCCAACGATTTTGGTAATTCTTCAATCGGGCCCGTATTTAGTATAAATAATATATCCATCGGAACTTCAGATTGTTCGTGTAAAATATAAACCCCGTCTTTGATTTCCATTTTATTTTTACTGTTTTCTTGTTAAATTAATAAATGATAATAGACTTAATCGTACAATTAATCATCGCAATTTTAAACAATCGAAACTGCTATACCCATGCTTTTAAGTTAGGTAATAGAAAAAGTTGGTATAATACCCAACCTGGAAGCATTTCCGGTTCATATAAAAAAGGTGATAAGAGAAACTATCATTGTCCTATTATTATAAATAGAGTACTTGATGATCAAAAATCAAACACATTCTATCAACCAGACTGTAAGCCGTGTCCAAAAAATTATTATCAAGTAGGGCTAGCCGTGGATCCTGACAGAGATTACCATTTCTACCGTAAAGACGGTCCTAGATCGTGGAGTCATAAACCAGGCAGAAAGAAAGTTCGTTATACCAGTAAGGATCCTCGCCTCATGAAAAGAAAACACGGTAAATATACCTACTCAGATTGGTGTGGTTGTTTCTGCACACAGTAGATTGAAATATTTATAATTTTATAAAAATTAGTGAAGATGGCTCTATCCCAGTTCCGAATATGGATCCACGATCAATTCCGTGGGCAATCCAGTTTCACTTAATCTGATTTATTATATGCGGATAACCTTGTAGTCAGATTAGTTACTTTACCAAGTATATAACGCCTTTCTTTTTTCATTAGTTAAAATATAGATCACATATTGTTCTTTATATTCCACTCTAGAATGACGTTTAAGATATTTCTTTTCTAGGTATCGTATTCTTAAAGATTTATTCTTATTTTCCTTTTGAAGTTCTTTGTAGGATTTAGTATTGGTGATATCAACCTTGCCAGTAATATCCTGTCTAATTTACGGTAGACATTCTTATTAAATACAATACTAATTATAATTTTTCAATTTATAACGCAGAAAAACCCCACAACAATCCAAAGGATTAGAAGTGGGGTTTTCTGGCCAAGTCATTAACTTGGATTTATATTCAGTACCTGTCTCAGAGATAGCTGAGTCTATCACCTACATTTTATTATTTATAACTAAATCCTATCAACTCATTAAACAGAAATATATATCTCACCATCTCGCCACTGACCAGAAAAAAAACTTCCATCCTTATATACCATAATACCATTTCCATGTCTTTTGTCATCCTTCCACTCACCATCATAACGACCGCCATCACTGTACATATAAACACCCCAACCATTCGCCTCATCGTTTTTCCACTCACCCTCATAACGACCACCATTAGCATAAGTCATCACCCCTTTACCCTCTGCCAAACTATCTATTATATCTCCTTCATAAAAACTATTATTTGCATACATCATAAGACCATAACCACTAATTTTACCATCCTTAAAATCACCTTGGTAGCTACTTCCATCTTTATACATTATTTTACCCTTCCCGTGTTTCTTTCCATCCTTAAATTCACCCACATATCGTTCGCCGTTTCTACACATAATCACACCGTTTCCGTTGTATCTATCATTTTTGAACTCACCTATATAAGTGCTGTAAATTGGATCTGCAGAACTCGCTATAGGATTCTTAATCGTATAAGTCCCCTCCCCATCTCTCTTATCATCTTTCCACTCACCACCGTAACAAGAACCATTATCATAAGTCATCGTACCATTACCATTTTTCTTATCGTCTCTCCACTCACCCTCATAACGATCACCATTAGTATAATTCTGTATACCCCAACCATTCGCTTGATCTTCTTTCCATTCACCATCATAACGATCACCATTGCTGTAAGTCATCGATCCTTTACCTTCCGCCTTACCTTTTTTCACATCCCCGTGGTAAAAACTATGATCTGTATACATCATAAATCCAACACCGTCAGGCTTATCATCCTTCCACTCTCCCTCATAACGACTACCTCTTTTGTAGACCATAATACCTTGACCGTGTCTCTTGTTATCCTTCCACTCACCCTCATAACGGTTACCTGAAATGTAAACCATAATACCTTGACCGTCTATATCGTCAGCCTTCCACTCACCCTCATAACGAGCACCATTACTATAAACCATAACACCTTTCCCGTGTCTCTTATCATCCTTCCACTCACCCTCGTAGCGACCACCTGAACTGTAGACCATAACACCTTGCCCATTAAGTTTGCCATCTTTCAACTCACCCTCACAACGAATGCCTGAACTGTAGACCATAACACCTTGCCCATTAAGTTTGTCATTCTTCCACTCACCCTCCCAACGATCACCATTGCTATAAACCATAACACCTTTCCCGTGTTTCTTGTCATCCTTCCACTCACCCTCATAACGACCACCTGAAATGTAGACCATAACACCTCTCCCGTTAAATACGTCATCCTTCCACTCACCCTCATAACGATCACCTGAACTGTAGACACGAACACCATAGCTGCTGCTTTTGTTGATGTTATTCAACAAAATATATGCTGACGTCTTGGTTGTAGAAGACATAGTTGCTAATCTTATAAATTATGATTAAAAATTTCAATTTTATAAGAACACGAGGTAGTATATTATCAGGGATGTGGAGATGAGGATACTATGGGTGTGGTTGAAAATATGGTTTTTCGAACTCTAAAACATTATAGGGAACAAACCAATAGAGAAAGATTTATTCTTTTCGGATGAGATAAATTCTATAACTTTTTTTAGAAAATAAATCTTGAGAATAATTATTTTTAGAATCTAAAAATATTCTCTGTACGAAAAAGATTCGGATTTTTGGGGATATATAAATCCGCTGCACACACAAAAAATTGTGTAGCGCCCAAAAGTAAATTTTTGAAGGCGTGCAGGTTAAAATGATTTAGACAATTTTAGATGATTTCAGAACATTTTAGACCATTTTAGATTTTTTCTAACATATATTTAAAAAGACTGATAATAAATATAAATGAAATGCGAACATTGTAAAAATTCGTTTAAAACCAAATCAAGTTTAAGACATCACCAAAAAACTGCAAAATATTGCTTAGCAAAGAGAAATGTAATTAATTCAGATCTTGTATGTGAATCGTGTTCAAAATCATTTAGTTCTAAGCATTGGTTAAATTATCACTCAATCAGATGCACAAAGAAAAATAAAAATTTAAATAAACAAATATCTAAACTTATTGATGAGAATAAACAACTAAAAATTATAAATGATATGTTAGAAACACAGCTCCAGGAGCAGAAAAGTATGTATGAGAAACAGATCCAAGATCTTCAGAACAAGTTACAAGAAGTGGCATTGAAGGCTGTCTCACGCCCCACAACAACTAATAAGACTCAGATAAATAACTTTATACAGAGTATGCAGCCGATTACTACTGAACATCTTCTGGAGCATTCTACTCAACTAACTCTAGAACATATACAGAGGGGTGCTTCAGGATACGCGGAATACGCTTTGGAAGGACCGTTGAAAGATAGAGTTGCGTGTGTAGATTATGCTAGGAGAAAAATAAAATTTAAGGATGGTGAAGGGAAGATAGTAACGGATCCCGAGATGCAGAAATTGGCCCCGATGTTTTTCAACAGCATAGTGAATAAGAACTGTGAGATAGTATTTAGCCAGAATACTCCAAATATGGACTCAGAAATGTTTGAACAGGTTGCTAAACTCTTTAATACCAATGCGGAAGTAAAGAGTGCTGCTACTGGGTTGAAGAATGATTTCTATCATGATTTTGTAAAGCATGTATGTTCAGGGAGCACAATATGTGATGTACCATAAATAGGGATAACGCAAGAAAACCCTTAACCCGACTTCTGTTTGGTTAAGGGTTTTCTTGCGTTATCCCTATTTACTTTTTCAACATATTCCACAGCTCTTGATTTCAACAGAAAAACTGTTGGCATATTCTGTGAAGTTGGTTACTTCGGTCATTTTCGATATTTTAATAATATAAATTATTTTACCATTCCTAATAAAATGGCACTAGATTTCTATGGAATGAGTAAAACTAAGATAGCTGTGATATCAATGGTTTTTTTAACATGGATAATGACATCTATAGTACCTTCAATGATATTTGCATTTAGAGGTCTGAAAGAATCTGCTCTATTTGCAGGATTTTTACCTTTTATGGCAGTGTTCGCAACTATTGGAGGGGTGTCGAAATCTGGACCTACTCCTTCAAATGAAGGTTTTTTATTGGTATTGATACTGATATCGTTTATCGTATATATAGTATTCAGTGTATATATCTGGATTGCGATAGCGAAAAACACACCGTTGTTTCAATTGGACCAAGATAAGAATAATAAGTCGGATAATCAAGATAACATACGTTGATTCCCTTTCTCTTCTAATAGCTTTAAGTCCCCACTCAAAACCAATTCCAGATATGTTTTCTACTTGTTCATATACATGGATACTATATGGGAAAGTTCTGGTAGAATAAAAAACTCTGTCTTTGACCACCTTAAAAATCTACGCCTTCTAAACATTCTCTGTATCTGTAGAAGCCTAGAAATATTCTTACGATAATCCTTATTTTGAGGATGATTTAACCAAGGACATCCAGAACAATCAAATATTTCCAACCCTTCTATATGGGGAATAGAAGTAAGTTGAGGACAATTGGAACATATAAGCCATCCCAACCCTTCTATATGGGGAATAGAAGTAAGTTCAGGACAATTGGAACATTTAAGCCATCCCAACCCTTCTATATGGGGAATAGAAGTAAGTTGAGGACAATTGGAACAATTAAGCCATTTTAACCCTTCTATATGGGGAATAGAAGTAAGTTCAGGACAATTGGAACAATCAAGCTTTTTTAATCCTTCTATATGGGGAATAGAAGTAAGTTGAGGACAATTGGAACATATAAGCCTTCCCAACCCTTCTATATGGGGAATAGAAGTAAGTTGAGGACATCCAGAACAATCAAGCCATTTTAATCCTTCTATATGGGGAATAGAAGTAAGTTGAGGACATCCAGAACAATCAAGCCAATTTAATCCTTCTATATGGGGAATAGAAGTAAGTTGAGGACATCCATAACAATCAAGCCTTTCCAAGCCTTCTATATGGGGAATAGAAGTAAGTTCAGGACAATTGGTACATGTAAGCCATTTTAACCCTTCTATATGGGGAATAGAAGTAAGTTGAGGACATCCAGAACAATTAAGATCTTCCAATCCTTCTATATGGGGAATAGAAGTAAGTTGAGGACATCCAGAACAATTAAGTCCTTCCAACCCTTCTATATTCTTTTGTTCGCAGATAAAACACATTTTGATTATTTTAAAAATTCAAGAATTTAAGTTTCAATTCTTTTTGCTGAACGCTGATCTTCATTGAGCAATTTCAAACCCCCACTTAAGGCTATTCTTCTAGTTTCTCCCCGATCAAATATGCTCTTTAGTACTGATAGTTTTTGATATGGGGTTAGGTTAACCCCAGATATTTTTTCGACTTGTTCATAAGTATTCATGAATGACAGGATAACTTTGAGCATTTGAGGATCTTTAAAGTATTCGTCATAGAATTCGCGAAAGTCTTGGTTTTCCATTACATTAGCAAGTCTTTTAAAATGTGTATTTGTACGATATATCCGCATTCCCTCAGATTCCATTTGCTTTAAGATATCTTCTTTATTTTTATCGTATATTTGTAATTCGGTCATTTATATACAAATGAAATGTTATTAAATCATAATATACCGATAAACATATGAACGATATTGATTTTGTACAACTTTATGTCAATTTAAACATTACAAAATTCAATATAAATGCCTCACGCTAAACAATACGCTACTTATGGAAATTTGGCCCCTAAACCTCCACAATCGAATGTTCCTCCGTGTATGGAAATGAAGGATCTTAACCATCGCAAAAGAATGATAATGAGTAATGCCCTAGTATGCATTGATCTATTTGCAGATTGGTGTGAACCCTGTAAAGCAGTTAGCCCCAAATTCTCTAAACTAGCACAGGAGTTTAACTCACCTGGTAAGTGTCTCCTAGTTAAAGAAAATGTTGATTTAGAACTCACCCGAGATTGTCAAATTAGAGGTATTCCCGCATTTATTTTCTATCTACGCGGACAATTGTTGCGCGATTCCCAGGGAAACCCAGTCATGGTCGTGGGGGGCAATATAGAAAAGGTACGTGAAATATTGAGCAACTTACTCAAACAACTTAATTAAGTTGTTTAAAATCAATGTTGTAATATATAAATGAAAACATTCAAGGAGAAAACATTCAAGGAGAAAAATACTTTTGAAAATAGAAAAGCTGAATCTGAACGTGTTATGCATAAATACCCAAATAGAGTACCTGTAATAGTTGAAAAAGTTGAATCATCTATGATTGCAGATATTGATAGACAAAAATTTTTAGTTCCATCAGACCTAACCGTTGGGCAGTTCGTTTTTGTAATAAGAAAGAGATTGAAGCTCAGACCACAGGAAGCTCTTTTTTTATTTGTAGGAGACATAATTCCAGTATCTGCAGCTCTGATCTCTCAAATATATAGGGATCATAAGGACATTGACGGGTTCCTCTATGTAAACTACTCAGCCGAAAACGTTTTTGGCTGATGGCTAAATTAACGAATTTGTTAATCTATGACCTGAATTTGTATTATCTAATACAAATTATTAATCAGATATTACCTGATTTAATCCTCGGCTATGGCCTGTAGCGCTGCAGATAATGATTTAGCACTATTGTGATTTTTCATGATAGTCGTCAGCAAACCTATATGGACCGTCTTATATAGGAGAGGTTCTGTTTTTTGACCCAAACGATTAATACGTCCAGCATTAAATAAATTAAATAAAATAAATTAAATCAGTTAAATCTTAAAATTAGTATCTAATCCTATAGCTTCTGGGGACATTGGGGTCATCGAATGTCAACGAACGATGAGATCTCCGACTGTTACATGAAGAACAATAACTCTCTTTTGATGGTGCTGGGATATCACACTTTCTGCGATCAAATTTCTTTAACTGTTCCATATCGAATGAGGATCTTACTGGACCACTGCAACCTAGAACTCCAATTGGGAATTTGTTTGGGTCAGATTTGGGAAAACTTGAACAAGACATTATATTTTATATCATACAATTTTTTATTTTACCAATTTATTGGATTTTTACCATGGGCTTCAAGATAATCATTCGTGCGTGAAAAAATATTAGACCCTAAAAATGCAGGAATATCTCTATATCCTCTATGGGCAGAAAAAGGAGATGGATGAGATGAACATAATATACCATGAGATTCGGGGATAAATTCCTGAAACCGCTGGGCTTTGGATCCCATCAACAACCAAACAATATTTTCACAATTCTCTGCTACATACTTTATAACTTTCTCAGTAAAATCATACCAAGGAGCTGTATGGGAATCTGCACACCCTTTCTCAACAGTTAGTGCCGTATTTAGAAGGAGGCAACCTTGTTTTGCCCAATGAGTTAAATTTCCATCTTCTTTAACCTTGTATTCTTCCTGTTTTAATTCTTTGTAAATATTTCGCAAGGAAGGGTTAATTTTATTCCCTGGTAGTACAGAAAAACAATATCCTACTGCAGATCCATTATGATAAGGGTCTTGTGCAAGAATACACACCTTTATTTTTTTAGGATCGATGAACGCCCTAAATACCCTATTAATGGGTGGGTACACGATCAGTCTTTTAGAGTATTCTAACTCACCCTTAATATATTCTGAAATCTTCCACAATTCTCTCTGTACATCATCTCTCAAGAAAAAAAAATTCCATTTTGAAGGGATGTTTCCTTCGGAAAGAAAATCCCATAGAGTCATGTTTCTCCATGAATACATCTGGTCTAAAAAGCGTATATTTGTTTGTTTGGTGGCTTCGTTCATTTGTCATTGTGATTTGAAACATTAAATTGAATTTCAATTTAATCAAACTTATGTTAATAAATGAATTTTCTTTCTATGCCTTTGGATATACTCATTATTGTGTTGGATGAGATGAATGACAATATATTTCCTGTTGCTTTGGCGAACAAGAAGATATATAATCTGACGGAAAATCGCCGTGTGCAAGAACTAAAAAAATATTTACTCATGAAAGCATTCTACAACAGATGTGATCCACTCCATGGTGTGTCTTTTTTTCGTAACGCATCAACACAACGAGAATGTTGGTATGTTCTCGAATATTTCAAAAAACGATATGATTACACGAAGCCATACTTTATTAAACGTGTACGGTTTCTTCTTGAGCATGCTTCGATTCCAGACCTTATCTGGAACGATTACACCCGGGAATATAATCAGGAATCTGACTTAACAATAGACTAAGATTGTGTCAGGCTTATATGGATCTTGGGAAAAGCTGGATATCTTTATTCTTTTCAGGTTTATCAAGCTTCTCCGATAGAATCCTGATACGATTTTTTATAAAAATAGTTATCGTCTTCTAGCTCTTTGATAATTCTATTTTTCTCTCTCAACATGATATTGTAGCTATGATTGAGTTCCTTATATTGTTTTTTAATATCTTCGTGTGATTTCGTCAGAACATCACATTTTATTATATGCCGCTGAGCATCCTTTTTAGCTTCATTTATTTCCACAGCATAATCACAATTGATATGCGGACAATTTAAGACAGCTCTACATATTTTTGCTCTAGTTTGTAGGTAATTTAATTCATATTCTAATCTTGTTATTTTACTACGTTGATCTAATATAGTATTTTCGTGTATGGATAATTTGGAGCGTAATACCTGTAAATCTTGTTCATGGTCTGATTCGTCAATTAATGCCTCATAATCAGTATCATTAAGATTAGATTGTTTCTTAAAACATGATGCGAAAGAGCAACATTTTTTCAGCATTTATATTAAAGAACACAGAATTATAAATGTTAATTTATAATTCTCCAATCAATTAGCTATATTTATCTATTTCTTATTCTAGACTGCTATCAAAGTATAGTACGACAGGGTTCGGATATATAGGAAATACCAGTTGTGTGGTTGGTACATACCGCATTTTTCAACATCTCGATCTACATATTTAATGAATGTTTTTGGGTTAGAATAAGGTTTCCCCATATGCCGTGACATAGATATGTCACGGCATATGGGCAACTATTATTTGTCTTAGTAAGGATGATTATATCAAGACATATGCGGCAGATATCACCATCTGCTTCTGGTTCATCTATATGTAGACTTTTTTCTTCTCCTAGGTTCTGAATAGACTAATCGTTTCATGTCTCGACCTCTCTTCTCATATTTTTTGTATTCAGTTTTTGTATATTCATGAATGACTAAAATACCACCCTTTTGTTTTTCAAACAAGACAACTGGTCCAGGTTGTGCATGAAGGTCTCCGTAAAAATGAATACCTCTCCAAATATATCCCTTGTTATTTGGCATTCCAGAAAGGTTTTTTCTCATATAATCTGGTAACTGATCTGTCACTTTACAATAATATCTGTATCCATATGTATAATCTCTTTCTTTTTGACGTTGAGATCTTGAGGCCTGTAATATTCCTTGCCAATATTTTTTAGATTTTTCCTTTTTCTTACGTAGATCTTGGGCTTTTTCTCTCTTGATTCTTTGTCTTTCTAAAGTTTTTTGTTTTAGTATATCGCTTACGTCCTGATATTCTTTATTGATTTGGTTATCCAGTAGTCCTTGGCTAATTTTGGTTAAGTCGGTTTTATTATTATCTACCAATCTTTGTTTTTCTTCTATTGCATTAGAAAGTTTGTCGACTTGTTTTTTAATATATGTGATTCCGAATTTGGAATTTTTTAAACGTTCAATGGTCTCTTGACTTCGAGAAATAAAGTTTTCGGCTTCACGAATATCATTTCGAAGTTGTATTCTTTTAGCTTTACGACGATTTTCCATTTATATTAGAACAACTTGTTTCTAAATAACGAATTAATTTAGATCCTTTCTACTGGGAGTTGAATCATAAATTCGAATCTGCTAGTTTGATAAGTTCCAACTGGAAGTGTAGTACCACTAGGCAATGATACTGGCGGTACAGGATCTCCTATTGGAAACAATGTAACCGGATCACTGACAGCTATGGCAGTATTTGTATAATTATGAAAATCTAATTGTAATACAGAACCAGCACTTAGGATTATAATTTTGACATCCAGTGAGAAAAATACATTACCTACTGTAAAACATGTTACCACGGGTATATCATCTGGCGAAGCCGTAAAGCATGCTGGTGGAGATTGGACTTCAAACGACCCATACCCCCTATACCTCATATCAAATGACAATCCTCCTCCGCCTCCAGCATTATTTTGAACCGCTCTCATACAGGCCGGTAACTGGATCCGCATCATATCGGATCCTATATTATGTCTATCTATTGTAGGAAACCATCTTGTCGGTCTAATGGCAAAATAAAGGTATAGATTATTATTAGCAAGAACCCATTGTGCCCGATCTCCTGCAGAAACATCCCTTAATATCGGACCAATCCCCGAAACAGTTCCAGTAAAACATCCAGAACATCCAGGTACTCCTGTAGCTGGGATATTAACACCTGTTGGACCAGTAAACGCTGGCATCCAGTAAAATCCAGTATCTTGAGGTGGGAATGCGGCAACCCTTGTTAAAGTTCCGTCCATAACTTGTTGATAAAATCCTAGTACTGCCCCAGATGCTCCTGTCGGCCCGGTAATTAATCCGACGCCGTATTCAAACGGAGGACAATTGTCAGGAGGGAGAATGTCATTTAACACGAAATTAGACGGGGCTCCGGTTGGACCAGTAGGACCTTGTGAACCAGTAGGACCTTCACCTTCAGGTCTGTTATCGTCGTTCGGTTCAAAGGCACTTCTAGTACCGTGCGCAAAAATCTTAAATTTAATACTGTTAGACATTTATATTATACCACTATATTAAGAAATTATTAAAGTTGAGGGATATACTTGTAATTATCAAACCATTGTTCCATAGAGACCTCCTTATTATTTTTTCTAAAATTTTCCATTATACGTCTCCTTGATTCCTTTTGTTTATATTCTTGACTTTTTTTCCTTGTCCAATAAATCATTATGCATATACTGTCGGCTATATCATGAGCCCTATTATAATATCCTAATTGGTCAAGTAGTGCTTGATCTTTCATATTCATCCTCGCGATCTTCTCAACATAGATCTTTCTTTGTTCATAATCATACTGACCTATATTAAAATATTTATGCATAGACCTCGGGTGTACTAAAATTGTTTTTTCTCTCCATCTTGAGAAAATAAGTTGCTCAATAACTACAAATCCTACTGGGGGTTGTCTCTCGACCAATATAAAATCAGCTGTTTCGAAAAATTCCATGTTTTCCTGATAAGTATGATTCATCCAGTCACAAAATGTTTTGGTATGATGTAATGTACAGTTATTTTTATCAGGTCCCCACCTATGTATGAATTCTGTTATATTAATGAGATCTATCCAAATAATTTCTATCATATTAAATTCATCTCATCTATATTCTCATCTATATTCTCATCTATATTCTCATCTATATTCTCATCTATATTCTCATCTATATTCTCATCTATATTCTCATCTATATTCTCATCTATATTCTCATCTACATTCTCATCTACATTCTCATCTATATTCTCATCTATATCCAATTCTATATCCGATTCTGTATCCGATTCTGTATCCGATTCTATGTGAAAATCGTACAACTGTTCGGTTAAATTATTCATTCTATTATCCTTAATATACACAGGTTTATCCACAAAGATTAGATTAGGTTCCATTTATTTCTATTGACAGCCTCATAAATCTATATAAGTCTATAATATAGTTATAATAGTTATAATAGTTATAATAATATAGACTTATAATAAATGAATCTGTTGAGTCCTTCATTACAATCAAAAATTAGAGCCAATCCGACTCAAACGAATATTAGAAGTGATCATGATGAAATAGATCAGAATCATGTAAAGATTATCAAATCAGTAGATACACATAGAAAATTGATAAAGATCCCCGATAGCTTTAATGGACGTAAGGTATGGGAAGGTTTATTAATACCTCCAAAAAATCAAGGAAGTTGTGGGTCTTGCTGGGCATTTGCATCAGTAGGTACATTGGCTGATAAATTTAACATCCAGTCTATGGGATTGATTCATGTAGATCTATCAGCGGCCAAAATAATTTTATGTGGTCGTGGAATAGAGACAGCTGAATATGATCCAGAACTTACTGCACAGGAAGAAGAAAAAACCTTGTTAACAAGTGCTTGTTATGGTGACACACTCTACAATGCATGGGAATATTTATACTTGATCGGAACAACCACTGAACAATGTGTTCCCTATGACAAACAATATGGAAGATTTAAGGGTTTGAGTTCACTTGGCTCTTTTACAATACCAGAAAGAATGCCAGTGTGTTCCCAAGTTACAGGAAAATTAGGAGATATGTGTTCAAATTTCATATTTGATAGAAATTCTTCAAATGAATATGGGGATCCTGCTAGATTTTATCGTAACAAACATTTTTATGCAATTGCTGGTACTGAAAAAGATGGCGGGTCCGAATTTAATATTCGTAGCGAAATTTATAATTGGGGTCCCGTATCAACAGGAATGAAGGTTTATCCAGATTTTTACACATTTGATGCTAAAAATACAATATATGAATGGAATGGGAAGGGTCCCCAAGTAGGTGGTCATGCTATTGAAATAGTCGGCTGGGGTTTTCAGGATGGTACTCCATATTGGAGCATCAAAAATTCTTGGGGTCCTGAATGGGGTGATGGTGGGTATTTTAAGATGGTTAGAGGAAAAAATAACTGTGAAATCGAGGAAAATGTAATCACAGGTATTCCTGATTTTTTTTACCCACCAGATCGCAAAAAGCTAATTAATTATTCTTGGGCCGAAGACGAAGAAACTGTTCAACTCCGCCGCCAATATACAACTCGACTGGGATATATTTCAGGAGGAATTGACCCGACAACAGGCTATACAAGACGAATAATGACTACAATGCCTTGGATTAATTTCTCGAGACCAATCCCACTGTCTGATTTACCGGATTTTCAAAAATGGGTTGCAGGAATTGATGGTAGGGCACAAAATCGTGTAGTTTATAGGGCTGTTATTAATTCTCGTACAAAAGATATTAGGTATGGTAACCAGACCATAAAAACAGTTTTTATTGTATTATTGTTGTTAATTAGTCTTCTTATTCTTGTTGGTATTTTCCGTCTCAGACATTAGTCAATTTATTTTATCATATAGTTGTATGATAAAATATTATGTTAGTCCCAGCCATCATCCCAACAACTGGGAGGAGGGTTTTCGGTAGAATAAATAAATAAACCGGTTCCCTGAAAAGATAATTTGCATTTCCACCCCAACTTAGTTAATTCTTCCATAATAGTTGATATTAATCTAGATGTGGTTTCCATACTTCTATGATGGGACTGATCGAACTTTTTCACGTCAAAATAACTATTTTCATCGTGACTAATAATATGTTCGTATATATCTCTCCTTAAGTAACATAGTGTTCTATCATAAAGAATTTTTGTAAAATTTGATTTATTCTTTATGTCTAAAATCTCAGGAAATTCTTTCATTTGTGTTCTAAATATATGTCTTTAATTTCGTTTGGAAGCGTATTTTTTTAATTTTAGATCCATTTGATATACGTGCCTCTGTAATTTATGAACCTTATCAAATAAGGTACCAAAATCATCATGATCTTTTTGGTATATTTTTCTCCGAGGAGAATTAGGCTCAGGAAAATCATCAGAAGATGAAGTATACTCATCTTCATCCGATGAAGAGTATCTATCCTGATGTGATTCATACATTTCCCTAAAAGAACTGGGTTTTTTGGAAAAGGATTTATAGTACCCCATAACACCCCTATCTCTCTCTTGAGTTTTCCTGTATCCTTTAGAAGAACCATATTGACGTTTTTGTTCATCTCTTCTAGATTCTACTCGATTGTTTCTTCTTTCCTTTTTTCGCGACACTCTATGACTCTCATAAGACGATTGTTTACTATCCATCTCTTTTCTGTCTTGTTTTCTATCCCTCCTTTCCCTATCCCTCCTTTCCCTATCCCTCCTTTCCCTATCCCTCCTTTCCCTATCCCTCCTTTCCCTATCCCTCCTTTCCCTATCCCTCCTTTCCCTATCCCTCCTTTCCCTATCCTGTTGTTCCCTATCCCTCCTTTCCCTATCCTGTTGTTCCCTATCCCTCCTTTCCCTATCCTGTTGTTCCCTGTCCCTCCTTTCCCTATCCTGTTGTTCCCTGTCCCTCCTTTCCCTATCCCTCCTTTCCCTATCCTGTTGTTCCCTGTCCCTCCTTTCCCTATCCTGTTGTTCCCTATCCTGTTGTTCCCTGTCCTGTTGTTCGTTATCCATTATGGATTGTTCGTGTTCTCTTTTTTCTTTTTCGAAACGTTCCCTCTCTTCATTGTGTATTTTTGTTTCTAAATCTTTCGGTAAATCCAATTCGTTTGATTTGGTTCGTTTTACATGTTCATTATTCCTTTCATTGGGGGTCTTTATTTCGTCAGAATCAGAAGGTTCTATGTCAGATTTATCAGAATCTGACGAAAGTATTTCTGCATCAGAATTATCAGAATTATCAGAATCATCAGAATCATCAGAATCAGTTGATTCGCCTTCAGAAATTTCTCTATGATATTTTGACTGATTTTTTCTTGATTTTATTGAGGGTGCTGCTGAAGGTGCTGCTGAAGGTGCTGCTGAAGGTGCTGAACCATTTACATCGGCAAGTAATTCTTTTAATTTAGGGAGATTATCTTTCGGTACTAACCATCCCTCGCCATCTCTCATGCGTGGATTCCACCGCCCACCAATTGCTTTGACACGATTAGCGTATTTCTTTTTATCTCCGCGAACTGCGAATGAGCGCGGATTATAATCTTCAAATGTTAATTCTTGATCGGACATTTATAACTTGGTACACTTGACTTTAAACTAAATTTATTAGTTAAATTTTGATCGCAGGGTTTTGGCAAAACACGGACAATTCTGTCGGTCCTTTTTGATTTCTGAGCTATAAATGTCCTCATTAGGATAAACTAAGAGTAACATTTGTATAGTAGATTTGTAACATTGCAAGCGAGATGATATTTGTTTATATAAATTCCCAAATAAATAAATGAATTGTTTTAAGGAATTTAGATCAAATAAAAAATAGATGAAGATCACATTAAAAAACTTCAGATGTTACGAGAATAATTCTTTTGATTTTGGAAATAGGGGTATTGTTCTTCTCTCAGGATCTTCAGGTGTAGGAAAGACTACGATTTTGCTGGGAATATACTTCGCTCTCTTTGGAACTGGGAGTAAACTGATTAGTTACGGTAAAGCTTCCTGTAAAGTTACTCTTGAATTTGATGATCTAACTGTCGTACGAACTAAGAGACCAAATAGACTTGTTGTTAATGATGTATACGAAGATCAAGCAGGTCAAAATATCATTAATAAAAAATTCGGTGATTCTTTCAAAACTACAGGATATATTTCTCAAAATGCTCGTGATTCTTTTATTATGTTATCTCCAATTGAAAAACTCGCCTTTCTAGAAAAGTTTGCCTTTCAGGATATCGATCTCTCACAAATAAAGAAAAGATGCAAGGATTTAATAAAGGAAAGGAATGAGACTCTTCTAAAAACGGCTTCTCAACTTGAAATGGCTTCTCTCATGCTTAAAGAATTGCCCGAACCTGTGGAAGTAAAATTCCCATTAGAGGGTTCAGTAAAAAATAGAAGCAGGATAATTAAAAATGAGACGGTCAGACTTAAGAATACTATTATCTTGATCAAAAGATGCAAGAAAAAATTAGCATTTTTCAACAAGGAACTCGAATCTTTAAGAGTTCTAGAAGCACGAAGACAAACTAAACAAGATTCTATTGATCTTATTACCAAAAAACTGACTAAATTATCACTCGAAGAAAAAACAATAGATTATCAAGGCGATAAGAAGATCGAGGAATATGAAAAACAACTATCCATTGTTGTATCGCAACGAGAATTAGTTTCCTTGCGAAAAAGATATAACGAAGATGTTAAACGACTAGAAGCAATGCAGGAAGAAGAGTTCCGTACTCTCACCGAGCAGATCAATAATATTAATAGTAAAATGTGGAAAGAGTATTCAAAAGACGAACTTACAAGTACGATATCTGAGTATAAACAAATTATCAAGGATATAGAAAAAATTAATGAACTACAAGAAGATTTAGGTAGATATGAGGTTGATGAAGAACAATTGAAAAAACACATTGACGATCTTAAAGAATATAGAGAGACACTTGACAAAAAGAAGAAACTTCTGAGTAAATTAGAAATGCAACAGGAAGTATATTCATGTCCGTCATGCTCGATACCTTTAAGGTTTCACGATAATGAATTGGAAATTTACGATTCACCAGATTCTGATCTTGAAGAATCGGATGATATTGACGCCATCACAAAACAAGTCCAAAAAATAAAAAGAAAGGTATCGAATTTGGAATCTATCATTCCGTCCAAAAAGCATAAACTAAAAAAATACGAAGAGCTGAGTAAAAAAATCAATGATATTAGGGATCAATACGAAGAATTGCCAGATATAAAAGAAATGAGGAATGATCTTGAGTATATTCGCAATTATAGATCCTCTCAAAAAGAACTTGAGCGCAATCGAGATAAACTTCACTCTCTTCTTAAAGAAAAAAAGTATTCATCTACTTTGGTATCTTTTCAAAAAAGTATACAAAGGCAAAAGAAGATCATAGATGGACTAGAACATAATAATACCACAATATGTGGTATTGATGAAGAAAAACTCAGAGATTCTATTACTATTCAAAAACGCAACAAGGAAAAATTAGCAGCAGTTTCGGATAACATCAAAAATCTAGAAAAAGAATTGTCATCTCACAGGTCCCAACTTCATATGCATGAATCAAAACACACACATAAGTACAAAAAAGTCCGAACAATATGTAGAGTCGAGTCTAAGCTAAAGAAAACAATGGATGAATTAACTAAGCTAGAAGAACAAAAAGTATTACATGAAAAGAACGTCAAGGATATCGAAAAATTTGAACGCTACATTGATGAAAAATCAAAATACGAATCTTGGAAACAAAAAGTCGATGTTCTTCATCAAGAAGAAATAGAAAACAAACATCAATACGCTGCTGCCATGCTATTGAAAGAAAAAATATTAGAAGCCGAGAGTATAGCAATGCTCAACGTGATATCGTCAATTAATACTCATGCCCAACCATACCTTGATGAATTTTTTCCTGATAATCCCATATCTGTCAAATTGATAACTTTTAAAGAATCAAAGAAAAAGAGAAAACCCCAAATCAACCTACAGATCGAATATAAAGGTATGGAAGCTGATATCGGTATGTTAAGTGGTGGCGAACTTAGTAGAGTTATTTTAGCATTTGCTCTCGCTTTAGGAGAGATGTTTAATACACCGATAATGCTATTAGATGAGTGTACAGCAAGTCTTGATCAGGAATTGACTGGATCTGTTATGGATGGTATCCGGGAAAACTATACGGGGAAATTAGTCTTGGTGATTGCACACCAGACCGTAGAAGGATCATATGATAAAGTTATTAAACTAGTTTAGTATTAACCGAAATTAGTATTTAAAAATATATTTTTAAATACTAAGATTGCGATTTGATTTTCTAACATTTATTATTGTTTCAAGAATAATAAATATTATTCTTCACACAAACAGCTGTGAAAAATTAAAGGCATGATCAGAAATATCGTTATCTTCTTCCATAAAGATCCAAAATTCTCTGAGAAAATTGTCAAACCATGATTTTAAATAGGAATATAAACCAGTAAATCCAGTAATAATCATTATTATTTATTATGATATTTTTAAAATTAAAATCAATTTATTTGCTATAGATAAATGGACTTCAAACAAATTATTAATTTAGCGGCGAGATATAAAACACCGCTTGAGTATGTTTCTCAAACAGCTGCAGTCTCTCTGGCAGTTATTAATTTAGCAACAACTGCTATGCCTGCATGTGACGCGTATTCTGGGCATTGTGACTGTAAAACAGGTATAAAATATAGGTTCGATAGCAACAGATTATCCAAAGTTCCCAAACTCATCGTAAAAAATGTTTTGCGAACTGATGTGATAGTTGCCTGTAAAAAACATTTTGCAATGGCCATTGGTAAAGCCATCGCCAAAATAACTTTTATTATAGTCGCAATGATGCTCAGAAAAATGATATTATCACCAGTAGTAGGACCTCTTCCTATGTCAGAAGTGCCTCTAAAAATGATGTACAGTGTTTTACTTTCCTATGGATTGGGAAATACGGGAAAAGTATCATTAACGAGCTCAGCAATCGGCACTGGCTTGAGGGATGTATTTATTTCAGAATTGATAAAAGAACACGATCCATACGTACCAATGCTTAGAAGTGCTATAAATCCATTTGTTATATCACCCGCTGTGAAAAACGGAATCAAAGCCGTATTTGCTGTATTTGGCTTTAGAGATCCCAAGAGAAAACCAAAAGTTCCGATGGTAGTAAATGACGTAAAATGGTTTGATGCTAAAATACAGGCAGCTGAACCGGAATTGGTTATGTGTGGTTCATCGACTTTTGTACCAGTATCTAGACCAGAATTCGTAGCACGGGCTAGGAAAACCAAAACCGTCGAACGACCCAGGAGAACCGGAGCACGGGCTAGGAAAACCAGAACATATAGACCAATCAGAGGAAAACAACATAAGACCAGATCTTCTCCATATGCTCGACATTCTTTCGGAGATGACGATAAGGTATCAGTTGCCAGATGCTCCGATGAAAAACAAATACCAATAAAAAATATTAATTTGGCTAGCGACCCTTCATTTTTACAACTCATGATGACAGAATACCAGCCTCGTGCCAGTTTCGGATATAAAAAATCAAAGGGATACTCAAGACGTAAGTCTAGGAGAAAGTCTAGGAGGAGATCTAGGAGGAGATCTAGGAGGAGATCTAGGAGGAGATCTAGGAGGAGATCTAGGAGGAGATCTAGGAGGAGAAAGTCTAGGAGGAGAAAGTCTAGGAGGAGATCTAGGAGGAGATCTAGGAGGAGATCTAGGAGGAGATCTAGGAGGAGATCTAGGAGGAGAAAGTCTAGGAGGAGATCTAGGAGAAAGTCTAGGAGGAGATCTAGGAAAAGAAGATCCAAATTGTGTTGACATGGTATAAAATCTGAGGTGTAAAAGAAGCCTGGACAAAAAATTACGCAGGCGTATATAAAGGTATTAACAGAAAATAATAAAGAATATAACGCAAAACAACCCCGAAACTCAATTAGAGCATTGCTCTGATCAAGAATCGGGGTTGTTTTGCGTTATATTCTTTATATTCTTTTTACCCTTTAACAATTCTGTATGTTATGTATCCACCTGGGCGAACAATTTTGATAATATCTCCTCGTTTGAAATTGTAGAACCTGGCCACAGGATCTGATGTTAGAATCACCGGGTGTTTTAGTCCATATTTTTTCTTAAACTGCTTTCCTTCTTCATCTGTAAGTTTAATATGAGGAGGAACCAATCTATGTTTAGTTATATTAAACTGGAGTTCATCCTGGCAAAACAATTCGATCTTAATATCAAGAGAATCCTTGATAAATTTTTTGGCCATCGGGGTGATTGAATCACTGTATATAGCAATACAGTGATTCATGCCCATCTTGTATAAAACACTTACATATTCTTTTACCCTGTCGTTATTGAACTTGCTAATAATGTTGGTAAAGGCAATGATGCGATCACCTTTGGAATTAACACCTATAATTTTATCACTGTCTTTTTCAGTGATTTTATATTCTCGTTGGGTGATCATTTCTGTCACCGTTTGGATAGCTTTCTCCATCTCATAAATCTCCTATGTTTTCGATTTTATTTTCATTTTTTTGCTAATCTCGCTTTATCCATCTCATTTTTCATCACCCCTAATTCAAGTTCTTTTTCTTTCAAACGAAGATTATATATGTTGCTTACACGACGAAAATTTTCGTCGTGTTGTTTGATCCGCTCTTCCAACTCAGATACAACTTGTTTCAATTTTTTTGTTTCTTTCGTCGTCTGAGAAATAACCTTTGTTTTAGCTTCTGTGTGGTATAATACTTTAGCGCTAGTTTTATTTAAATCTTCCTGTAAAGAACGGCACATGTCCTTAAAATATGTCAACTTTATCTTATTTTCTGATAGTTCCTGTTCCAAATTTTTGTTGTGCTTTAACTGATTATTAAGAGTTGATCCAAACCCTATTTTCATACTTTCAAATTCTGCTTTAATTTTTATATTTTGATCATCTAACCTCTGTATTGATTCCAGCAATGATTTTATTTTATCCGTGTATTTCTTATTTTCGTTTTTTAATCGTTCCATAGTACTCTTTTCATCTGAACAGGACTTGATCAAAACACCAAGTTTTTGATTTTCTATCCTCAGAGTTACATGAGTTTCGTTCAGTTTTTTAATTTCCTTCGTATAATGACTCTCAAGATTTTTTACAGTTTGTTGAAGTTTTCCATTATTGTCGGTTATGTTTTCTAGTTTTTGTTGTATATGTTTCTTAACCCTTAAAATTTCTTTTATTTTATTTTCCTGTTGTTTCGCATTCTCCCTATATTTTTCTGTAAGGTTAGAATTAATTTTACGGTACTCTTTTACGGTTTGGTTATGAGAGATTTTCAGCTGACTATTGTTCTCCGTAAGATCTTTTATTCGATCCTCATAGCCCTTCACAAAGATTGATCTATCCTCGTTTGCATCTAACAGTTTTTTATTGGACTCAGCAATCTCCAAATCTAATTGTTTTATTCTTTGCGCCAGCTGTACATTAGCTTTTTTAATTTCTTTCTGTGTATTATTTAGCATATTAATCTGCTCAGTTTTTGTTTGAAGATCTGAGTTTAAGTTGTCCTGTAGTTCCCGATTACTTCTATCTTGCTTCGATATATGCTCCTGTAACAACAGTTGACGTTCACGATATTTTTCTAATTGTTCTGTTTTCTTGGCCATATCAACATCAAAACGGGTTTTGATGTCCTTTAACTTGTCAATCAGTTCCTGTTGTGCTTGTTGAGACCTATTTTCTAGCTCTTTTTTGAGTTGATTCACATTTACATCATATTTCTTGATTTCCGATTGTTGACTGCTAATTATAGCATGTGTTTTTTTAATATGTTCGTGTAAGAGTTTATCGTTCTCCACGACCTTCCTAGTTAATACAGAATTAGTGTTCTTAATCTTATTGTTCTCTTCCTCTAATATTTTCTGCGCTTTCATATGTTCGTTTAAGAGTTTATTCTTCTCCACGACCTTCCTAGTTAATACAGAATTAGTGTTCTTAATCTTATTGTTCTCTTCCTCTAATATTTTCTGCGCTTTCATATGTTCGTTTAAGAGTTTATTCTTCTCGGAGACCTTCCTAGTTAATATAGAATTAGTGTTCTTAATCTTATTGTTCTCTTCTTTTAATATTTTCTGTGCTTTCATATGTTCGTTTAAGAGTTTATTCTTCTCGGAGACCTTCCTAGTTAATATAGAATTAGTGTTCTTAATCTTATTGTTCTCTTCCTCTAATATTTTCTGCGCTTTCATATGTTCGTTTAAGAGTTTATCCTTTCGACTAATTTCTTTTGCAAGTGTGAAATTAGCATTCAGAACCTGTTTGTTTTTATCCTTCAATATATTCCTTTCATTTATATGTTTTATACATTGCTCCTTACTGTGGGTTGTCATATTTTTTTCTTTCAGCTCCAAAACAGTGATAGTTTTTTTTGTTTCCTCGGCATGTTTTTCATTTTGCGCAATGATCGTGTAAATACGATCATTCAGTGTTTTTATTTCTTCTGCGTGGTTAGCTTTCATTTTTTCTATTTGTTTCTGTAGGTTCTGTACTATTGCTTTATTATGTTCCTTTAATTTTTTCTCTCTAGTGACGGTATTATTCAATCTTTCCGATAATTGATCAGTCATTGATTTATTATCTAATAGAGAACGATCTAGCTTATCGTTTAGTTCTTTAAGAGTTTTTTGTGATTTTAGATGTGTGGATTGTAGTTCGGTTTTGACTTTTAATAGTTGTTCTTTTGTAGTTTCGTGTAAATTATTTACTTCATCGAAAGAATCCTTCAATGAGTTGTATTTTACCGAAGATTCGTGCGTATGTGTATCTAGATCATGTTTTAACTGATTATTTTCGAGTTTGATTTTAGCTAATTTTTTAGCATACTGTTTTTTGAGTTTAGTTTTAATTTCTTGGATGTTGTTTAAGTCTTCAATTAAGCTGTCTTTTTCTCGGGTTAAGTTTAGTATCAATTCTTCTTTCTCCTGAATAACACCACGATGGTTGTTACTCTCTTCAGTCAATAGTTCGATTGTTCTTTTGTATTTATTTGATTTCTTGTAAGATTCTTTACGCGGCTTTATTTTCCTTCTATGAGTAATTTCATCGAGAGATGATCTGTGTCTCAATGGGTATCTAAATGAATTATTGTCAGAACGTTCCTTACACCGCTCCAAATGGGATTTATATTTTTTATTAGAAACAAAACTCTTGTCGCATATATCACAGCTATACATTTAGATAATTTACATACGTCTTTAAAAATGGATTTGAAAGAAATATTGCCATGAATAAAAAATGACGCGTAAATACGGTGAACATAAAAAATCTAGAAAATCTAGGAGGAGATCTAGGAGGAGATCTAGGAGGAGATCTAGGAGGAGATCTATGAGGAGATCTATGAGGAGATCTAGGAGGAAATCTAGGAGGAAATCTAGGAGGAAATCTAGGAGGAGATCTAGGAGACGTAGATCTAGGAGACGTAGATCTAGTGACCATAAAACAAAAAAATCTCTGATTTTTCAACCATTGACCATATTTTCGAAAGAGAACTGTTATGCTTGTAAAGATGCTGAAAAACTGTGTAAAAAGTATGGTATTAAACATAAATTTTACAAGAGAAAGGATCATGAAAGCCTTGTCAATCGACTGGCCCCAAACTATAAATATGTTCCTGTTATTATTGATAACAGAATGAATTTTATTGGGGGGACACCAGAATTGAAGAAATTACTGGAAAAACAATTTAAATAGTAGTTCACTTGTGAACAAATGGATCTGTGGAACAATCCGATGGTAAACAATGCCATGAGAAATATGTCTCAAGAAGACCTGGAGAACTTTAAGAAAATTGGGGAACAAATGTACGGGAACATAAATTTTACCGATGGTACGATTAAAAACAAAGTTCCTCCTCCAATGGAGGAAGCTGTAGCATATGTAGAAGAAGGTATTAAATCTGGTATCTTACCAGAAGATCTGGAGGAAGATGAAGTTCATTTACTTGAGGATGCTTATGGGAAGGAATGGTATCTTAGATATGGATGGAAACGAGATGAAGTTCCTGAGCCTGGTCTTAGTTTGAAAGATAAAAAGAAAATTAATGATATGATTGAGAAAGCTAATAAAAAGAAACAAGAATAATATATACCTTATAATAAATGAGAAAATTGAACTTGTCATTGCCATTAATAGTTCTAAACATTAGTATCTTATTTTTAGTTGGAATTCTTGTTTTTAAAGAAAGTATTGTACCAGAATACAAGTATTCTTAATCAAATTATATTGCGAGATTATTATGTTTCTTCATAATAAATGTCTACCCAAAAACAAGAAGATTACGGAATTCATTACCGTAAAAAAGGATGTTATTCTTTGTTACAAAATACATATACATATTCATGCCCACCCAAAAATAATACTTATCGCGGAATCAACAACGGTGTGAACTGTCTGTGTGCAAAACCACAACGCAGTTCAATGGATAGAGCAATGATGTCCGGGAAAAAATGGCCAGTAAGCAATGCTAGATTAGGATGGTCTTAATTAAAAGTATCGATATCATCGAAAATGTACAAAAGAAAAAGAAATATGTTCTGTATATATAAATGTCAGATAACACGGCAACTTGTATATACGTATTAGTCTCGTTAGTCGCTATCGCAATTTTAATTTCATGCGTTCTGAAAAATTCAAATGGAAGCTGGAGTCCATATAACAATCAGGCTTGGGATGATTGTGATGATTGTGATGGTTGTGATAATATATGCTTATGTGATGGACTGGGAAGAGGATTATGTGCTGATAGATATGCATTGAGAGACTCTTACCTTAAAGGAAATACTGAATATCAGGACTTAGCAGCAGCGCAAAAGGCTGCTGGTGGACCATATTGGCGTAATACAAATTTTAACGAATATTAAACAGGCTTTAAACATATCTTTTCATACAATAAATGTATGAAAACTTGTTTCAAATAATATTAATCATCCTAACGGTTATGATTATGGCCGTGCTTTTAATAAAGCGGTTTGTATATTTTCGTCCAGACCATAACTTTTTACAGCACAAAGGATCTTACCAAGATATTTCTGAAGGGAACCTACATGGATGGTTTATTGAAGGAAAAGACAAAAAAGCATCTGACGAAAAGACATCTAACAAAAAAGTAGTCTTATTTTGCCATGGGAACGGAGGAAATATTTCCCATAGACAATCACACATAGATGCTCTCTCCAAACTAGGTTATGACGTTCTTATATTCGATTATTCTGGTTACGGGAGAAGTATCGGAATTCCATCAGAACAACAATTCTATCATGATGCATCTGTATTTACTGAAATTTTACTATCACGTTACGATAAAAATGATATCATACTATACGGAGAATCTATGGGAGCGGCTGTCGCGTCTTATATAGCTGTAAAATATCGAATAAATACTATCATTATTGATTCCGGTCTTCCAAGTGTTCAAAGGTATGTTAAACGTAATTATGGTATATTGGGATTTTTGTCCTTTTTATTCACAGGTTTTGAAACAGATACGTATCTTAAAAATTGTAAAGGAAAAATTCTGGTAATGCATAGTCCATCTGATGATATTATTCCATACGATATTACTGATGTTATGAGGAATAGTGCCACTAGTGTTATCAATATCACCGGTACTCATAACATTCGTAATATTCCTTGGGAACAGGTTGATAAATTTATCAAGTCTTGATTTATCTATTTATATATAGCATGTCTTCTGACAGGTCTTATATTCAAGTATTCTAAACTATTTCTCCTAGTACACTTGATACATAGCACGTTAGATTTCTTAGATGGTTGACATGTTTCACACCAATGTACAATCTGACATCTAGAACATGTTGTGAGTTTAGTATCCGAGCAGCTAGCATTGCACTCTGAACAAGAAATTACATGTTCTGGAGCTATTTAGAAGTTTTGAGCCATTTTATTTAAATATCTATTTTTAATATTTTAAATGTTCATAAATACTAGATTTTGGTGCGGTGTAGGTATCATTACCATTGGTAATAGTCGATATGATAAAAACCATATACCATATAATTTAAAGATGTCGCTTCCTGAGAATAAATGTTAAGAGGTAAAGTCGAGGAAATCAAAAAAATTAAGAAAGAATTGAAACAACTCACGGTCAGGGGGAAAAAATTGAGACAACGAGTAAAGATGCTGGAAAAAGAGATCTCCGATCATTTAGAGTCCAAAGGTGAAGCAGGATTCAAACATAACGGAATTGCTGTTATCAGGACCACTGCTACGAGGAGGAAGGCAAAAAAGAAGAATGAAGTTCGAGATGACGTAATGTATGTTCTAGAACAACACGGGGTTAGAAGCCCGGAAAGAGTGTATGATGAGATCATGGAAGCTCGTAGGGGTATTCCGATAGAACGGAACAAGATAGAATACAAGAAATATAAGAGGAAAGATTTCATTAAAAATGGTGAAAATAAAAACGAATTTTAGATTTAATGTTTGATTTAATGTTTGATTTAATGTTTGATTTAATGTTTGATTTAATGTTTGATTTAATGTTTGATTTAATGTTTGATTTAATGTTTGATTTAATGTTTGATTTAATGTTTGATTTAATGTTTGATTTAAAAATGAACATGTCTACTCCAGTTCATCATGATTGATAGATACATGTCTTTAGTGGACGGTTAAAGAAAAATTGATTTATAATAACTAAGCTTATTATAAAATCGATAATGACTACAACTGAGCATTTTCAGAAAGTACCAGATTATTTCTCTTCTCCTGAGGAATGTGCTGCTGCCAGGAGGCGCAATGTAGTCACAAATCCTCGGTATAAGAACTTCAAACAAACGCATTTTACTGCGGGCGATGAAGATCAATTCCAAGAATATCGAAGTGAAACAAACGGAGAAGTATGCATACCCAGGATAAATCTCGATGATAATAAGTTCAAGAATATTGATTTATCTCCTGATCTAACATGGGTTAAATATCAAAATCTAAACGCGACTGCTGTTTTGAATACTTTTAGATACATGTTTAACAAGTTTAAGAAAGGAATTTTCGTCAAAATTCAGGATAATAAATTGAGAGTTTTTCTACCGTTTAGTAAGAAGAACTTTGTAAACGAATGGGGGAATAAAATCAAGATCGATCCTCGCTTTGGAAACATGTTTAATTTTGCTAAGTATATTAACAGACTCGGGAAGAAAAATTTCAGAGTAAGTGTGTCCAAGTATCCAGAGAATTGGTATGCCAATAATTGTCTAGTTAGATACGAATATCCAATCAACGAAGGCGATACTAATGTTCCCAACATGAGTGATATGTTAAAAACCCTATGTGCACACAGAAGAATACCAGATATCGAGTTTTTTATCAACAGGAGAGATTTTCCCGTCATCAAAAAGAATAGTACCGAAGGATACGATCATATGTTTGGAGATAATCATCCTCTTTTATCACACGAATACGATCAGTATGCTCCTATATTGTCAATGGTCACTACCGATGAATATGCTGATGTCCCGATTCCCACAGGAGATGATTGGGCTAGAGTATCTAGTTATGAGGGAAAATTTTTCGGTAAAGCGTGCCGAACTTATCCAAACATTAGCGATTTCAAGACTGACTGGAAAAACAAAAAACCTACCGCTGTATTTAGAGGTGCTAGTACAGGCTGTGGCGTAACTATCGATACGAATGTAAGACTAAAGTTGGCTTATATTTCGGCTACTACACCATCAGATGAATATGGTCCTCTTCTTGATGCTGGTATAACAAAATGGCAACTTCGCCCTAGAAAACTAAAGGATGAGAAATACCTCCAGACTATCAATGTCCCTCAAATGAATAAATTAGGTATAACATTGGTACCATTTCTCACTCCTCTCCAACAATCAGAATATAAATATCTGATCCATGTAGATGGGCATGTATCGGCATTTAGATTGTCTCTCGAGCTGAGTATGGGATGTTGTATTTTATTGGCAGATTCCAAATACAGAATATGGTACAGACCAATGTTAGAACCTATGGTACATTATGTACCTGTAAAGGCAGATTTATCTGATCTGGTATCTAAGATCAGATGGTGTCGAGCACATGATAAAAAATGCAAAAAGATAGCAAAGAACGCGAAAAAATTTTATCTAAAATATCTTCAGAAAAACGGTGTTCTAGATTATCTTCAAAAACTTATTATTAGCTTAAAAAATGAGACAGGAGTATATTTGTACAATACCGAAACTCCCCTTCGCCGACAGATTAGATTAGAAAGCAAACTAGATACGACGTATCCGGTAATACCAAAAACAGTAGAGGATATAAATACAATACCCCGACAAGCCAGATCATTCGGAATTTTAAAAGGACTCGAATGGATCATCAATATGGTTAATGATCAATCGTCTTTCTCAGACGTGGCTAAGAAAGGAGACATAATATTCACAAATAAGAATAAAACTGTTATTGTTCAAAAATACACTCTAGCCGGGTTTTCTTTCGTGATTAAAGGGACAAGTGATAGGATGAAAGAACTTGAGAATATTCACGAAGCTTATATCGGAACTATGGCTATTAATAATGTCGTTAAATACATCCCGAATTTTGCATACGTTTTTGGAAAATATGATGGAGAATACAAGTCAACTGTTATCATGGAACATATATTTGGATCGACTTTGGGACAATGGATCGAAAGTCGATCATTCAACATGCGAGACTTCATATTCATCTTAATTCAACTCGCCATGGCACTAGAAGTTGCCCAAAAACAAATCGGCTTTGTTCACTGGGATCTTACCCCATGGAATATTATGATTCAGACTTTACCACGACCAATTGCCTTCGATTACATGATCGACGGTAAAAATATATTTCGAGTGCATACCAAGATTATTCCTGTCATTATCGATTATGGTAAATCACATGTTATACACAACAAAGAACACCATGGCTACATTAATATGTATAAGGTCAGCACGATACAGGATATTATCAGTATATTAGTAACATCATTAGGTCCAGTTACTAACCTAAACCTTTCTAGTTCTGACGTGGATGAAGTCATTAAACTCGCTAATTTTATGTCCAGGACAGAATATAGACAAAGACCCTTTCGAAAAACCGGAGCAAAAGGAGTCTCAGACGTCCGATATTTCATCCTCAAAGCTAAAAAATATACCGAGCTTATTTCCAGTAACAAATATCAACTAGAAAATAAATCTCCCCTAGACTTTATTGAATATGTCGCTAAAAACTTTAGGTATAAGTTTCCATATGAAAGAATTGACATACCTGTGTTTAGAATAAACAAAGGCAACCCACGCCAAGTATATGAATATATTTTATCATCGTCTCAAGAGGAAAAAATTCAGTCTTTTGTCAATGTGTTTGATAGAATAAATACATGCGAGTTTCCCAAGCCTGTTAATTTGTTTTTTGCTTATTTTGCAGCACAGACTCTCGAAGACAATATATCGTCAGTTTATTTGCTGATGAAAAGATTTTTAGAAAGAGAAAGAGTAGAAACGGAAATGTACGATAAAATTTACGAGCGTTCTATGAAAAGGATAAATAAGACATATAAGAAGATACTTAAGAAAAAATCAAGACAAGCTACTAACGAAAAAGTTGAATACAAGATCGATGAGCGATTCGCCAAATTACAACATGCCTCGTACAACGAACAAACATTCCTCTTACCGGATGTTATTTTCAATCTTCTGGGGAAAAATAGAACCAAAATTGAGGATCTATCCGAATATAAAGATATAATAGAAAGAATTTTGCTCAATGACGGCAAATTCAAACTATCAGCCGAACACAAAGAGTACTATCTAAATAATTTCAAACATCTATTATTAACCAACAGTCTCATTATGAAGACTAATAGCGCGAATATAAACACTCTTTATAATACATCAGAAGGTATTTACGAAACAGACAATACATATCTACATAATAAATTACGCGATATACGGCACAATACACCCTCACAGACGAAATCAAATTGTAAATCTGCTGAAGAATATATAACAATTTATGGGAAAATTAACAAGCTAACGAGGTCTACACATTCGGATGATGATTCGGATGATGATTCGGATGATGATTCGGATAACGAGTAATTCACCGTTTAACATTTATTTATACAAATGGGGTAACATAATATTGAAAAAAGGTGAATATTTTTTTAATTTTATTTATTCTCTCACGTATAAATAAATGTTAAATGGTAAATTCTTTTTCACACTTGTTGGATTAATAGTCGCAGTTTTTGCTATTTGTAATACAAATATATCCCCCGCAATCAACGAAGGATTCTGGGGAAATCCTACTCGAGGAGTAAAAGTATTTCGAGAAGTTCATCCTTCAAACAATCATTGTGGAGGATATTCTTTACAAAACAACTACCAAGCCATGTTAGGAAATGATAAATTTGTTTCCACACCATCTTTTCAGGGACTACTGTCCCCCCGTATGAGTGGAATGGTCGATTACGGCGCTAATATTAGATATAATATGCCCAGTTATAAAAATCAAGCCGTTCCTTGTAACCCCCTAACTTTTGGTGATATGGCCAAAGAAGGCTACAAAGAAAATTATGGATGCAGCAAAGGAAATTGTGGCGGTGGGTGCAGCCCAGGTTGTGGCATCGCGAAATGTGGTAAAGGTGGTGTTCCCCTAGGATTACCCGGAAGTGGAGGTCCTCCTATTGCCAGAGATCCTAATTATGTTTCTGCAATGAATAAAGTCTATTCTCAAGGAAATCAAGACGTCGGTTCTCCCCTCGTTGCTGTTGGTGATATGACGACTATCGATGCAGCGGGTAATACCCAACAACCGATTGTATACAATCGGTTCATGTTTGCAAATCAAAAGAGTCGTCTCCGAGCACAAGGCGATCCTATTCGTGGCGATCTACCAATTGTCCCTTGTAATAACGGATGGTTTAACGTAGCCGTTAACCCTAATCTAGACCTACAAGAAGGCGCCATGAATGTTATGGGAGGTTCTATGAATCAAACATCTCAAGCTCTCGGAGAATTGATTTACGCGACATCTGGTGGGGCTGATACTACTATCGGAGGTGTCAACATGGCTAATCAATTTCAAACAACTCTTGGAGCTGCTATGGGAGATGTAAACGTCTCCAGTTTTGCTTAATTTATTTAAACAGTATATTTATATTATAAATGAGTCAAGACAAAGATAGAAGTCGCAAAAATCTTTCTATAATGCAGACCCCTGAATGCAGACCCCTGAACGCTGGTGAAAAACAGGATGTACTTAATCGACATATTAATGGATAGACATAGGATTTCTACGTACATGCCTAGTTCGATCAGAATTACAAATAACGGGTCAAAACTGTCATACGATGGATATATTCCATTCACATGTGAAGAATATTTAAAAATGTCCCACCATCTACCGACTTAAAAACATAATTACTATATATTAAGTATATATCAAGTATATATCAAGTATATATCAAGTATATATCAAGTATATATCAAGTATATATCAAGTATATCCGTAGGTATATTTCCGTGTCGAAAGAATTGTAGAAAAATCAACTGACGAGCCTGACTACTTAAGATATTCCCTCTTACGAAAAGTCCATTGGCACAGTTGTTTTGCTATGGTTCTTCTTCACAAACTTACATTTCTTAAACCCATTTGGGTTTAAGAAAACTATAAAAATCTTATAATTATTTAGAACAAGTACTTGTTCCCAAATCGTTAGATTGTGTGGTATTTTCGCCAGACAACCATAACGCATCATAAATATCGTCAGACATGAGAGTCTTAGTCTGATGTTCAGAATTAACGACAAGAGCTGTCATAATAAGTTCATCAAGACGATTAGCAATAATATTACGAATAGGGACAAAACAATCATCCGAAACACTCTTTACTCCTGCGCGACGTGCCAGACGAGTAATACTAGGCTTTGTAAGATCTTCCATTTTATATTTGTAGAGATCCTCCATCTTTTTAGATATGTTTTTACTATTTAATTATTACAATTCTCAATTTAAAAGATTGGAAGATGCTCAATAAACAAAATGCAATCAAGAGCTAAATCTCAACCACCCCCCAAAGCTGCTACACTTGTTAAAGCTGCCGTCGGAAAAAAGAAGAAATCCCGCTTCTTCGAAACTTATATCTCTAAAGTACTAAAACAAGTATCTCCAAATAACGGTATCACTTCCAATTCTAAACAACAGCTTAATAGTGCACTATGCATTATAGCTAGAACTATCTCTCTCATGGTTGTAAAATTAACAGAAATCGCCAAGAAGAAAACACTGTCTGATAAAGAAGTATGTAATGCCGTAAAAGTCTTGTTTACTGGCGAACTAGCTAAACATGCTATTGCCGAAGGGACAAAATCTGTTACGAGATTTTCTGGTACCTCTATCAAAGGTACCAGTCGACAAGGAAAGGCTGGTATCATTTTCCCGCCTTCCATTACCGAAAAATTCCTAAGAAATTTCGGGTATTCTAAAGTAATGGTTACAAGCTCCGCGCCAGTTTTCTTAGCATCTATTCTTGAATATTTAGTAGCAGAAATTCTAGACCTATCTTCTAAATCTGCAAATAGTAACAAAAGAATTCGTATTACTATCAGAGATATTCAAATATCGATAGGAAAAGACGAAGAACTCTCAGTGTTATTCGATAAATTAAACATTTCATTCCTCGGTGGCGGTATTGTTCCTTTCATCCATCCATGTCTCTTAACAAAAAAACCACGCAAGAAAAAGAAAAATACAGATTCAACTCCTGGAGTCAAAAAACCTCACCGTTTTCGACCAGGTACAGTTGCAATCAGAGAAATAAAGAAATTTCAAAAAATGAGCAACTGTCTAACTTTCGCTAAATTTCCATTCGAAAGATCTGTTCGTGCAATCGTTAATCAATATAATCCAAGCATGAAGATATCAAAAGATGTATTCATCATCCTACAATACTTTATCGAACAATACATCGTAAATCTTCTCAAAAACGCCAACGCAGCTGCAATACACGCAGGTCGTGTTAAACTCATGTTAAGTGATATTGAATTCATCTGCAATATCAAAAAATTATCAACCGAATACAAATTAACATCGGTAGATGAGGTAACAAATGGTAATGAAAATCAGGAGGAAGAGGAGGAGGAAGAGGAGGAAGAGGAGGAAGAGGAGGAAGAAGAGGAAGAGGAGGAAGAGGAGGAAGAAGAGGAAGAGGAGGAAGAGGAGGAAGAACTGGTCGATGAATAATCAACATCAGGTATACCAATTTATAATTATTTAAAAGAACACGATTTCTAACTTAAATGTCTAACCAAATAAATGATCAATCTACTCCCACATCAAATAATACCGAAAAGGAAAAAGAAAGTTCCTTACCCTCCATAAATGAAAAATATGCGGTTCTAATGGAAACTAGTGGAGAAGAATGCGAGAGTTGGTACTATTGCATCAAGTACAACGGAAATGAAGAAAATCTTCAATATTTGCAAGATCAATTAGAAACGGTTGACTGGTATATTCTAGATGACCTGAGCACTTTCGACTTAGACCTAGAACACTTAATCTGTGCAAAAACGGCAAAAGAACTCACAAAACTAGAACTAAACCATCATTCTTTTCATAGAAAATTTGACGGAAAATTAGATAGAATTAATCTACATCTACGCAAAAAGGATAAAAACGATAAAAAAATGGTCAAGGTCTTTGATATCCTTGGATACGGTCAAATAGAAGATTTTATCGACGAAGAAGACCTCGACGAAGAAGACCTCACCGACACACCCCAAACTTCGTCCTCATCAGACGATGATTCTTCTTCTTCCGAAGAAGAAGAAGAAGAGAATCATCACCAAAAATCTAAAGAAAAAGACAATAAAAGAAATAATATTCCTGCCTCTCTTCGAAACAGCAATCTCCCCCGTTTTGCTAAGGCAAAACGAAGAGACCGAAGAAAACACAGAAATAGGTAAATAATCTTTTCCTATTATAAATGTCTAAAATACATGACACATTTATAATAATGCCATTTTGTATATTTCACAGCATCGATCCAGAAACAAACACATATCTCGGATACATATCAAATCCCACAGAAATTCAAGACAAAAATGGTATAACGCTCAAATGTACTCAAGATAGATCTCGTCCGTCATGGTTTCTATATGGATCGTTCTACGCCGTCTCCCCCATGTTTCGACCAATTCCGTCAGGACTTAAACTAATAAAATCAGTAGGTTTCGGAAAATTTCCGTACGGAAATAAAGACATCAAATTTCAGTACGACCCATTTAATATAGAACACAAATCTGTACCCTTTCTTGCATGGACCCAACCCGTACCTAACACTGTTCCTCTATATATTTGGAGTACCGAAAGAGGAAACGCCTTTCCAACTTTTGATGATGAACCATACGATAAAACAAGAGGTTGGAAACAACTAATCATTTCACCGATCTTCGTTCTCGTAGATGTAGATGAACACTCTCCTAAGGTCGACTCTAGCCTACACCCTCTCGCTAAATTTGACAAGAATAAATATGGAATACCAAAATTTAGATTTAAGGCATATAATGGGAGGTGTCTTCCCGCAGCCAAAGGTATGACACTCGAAGATTGTTTTTTGATAACAGATGAAGATATAATAAACGCAAGTGCGGGAGGGGGTCCACAAAATATATTATCCATAATACAGTCAGAAAATGAAATAGCCAAATCCGAACAATTTAATATTCCAAACTTATTTCGCAACATATCTCCTATTTGGATCACTATATGTATAACAATACTAATATTGTCACTAATCGCATGTATTATCGCACTCTCAAAATAAAATCTGAAATGAAAAAATGAAAATAAAACTCCAGATTTTATTTTCTAACAAAATGAGCCACGAAAGACAAGAACTCAGAGAGTGTGTATCTCAAATCCTTGTATATATACTCACACAACCCATCCATTTTTCTGGAAATAGCATCAAAGATCCAGTCACATCTCAAGGTTATAAGCATAAATTTGGAGTTCTGGATATCGAAGAAGTTTATTACGATCGTTTCTGCAGAATTTTCGATCATTACCATACAACAATTATGGAAGAAAAGGAAAGTAAATGGACCCCTGTCTTACAAAAAATGATGGAATGTATACCAATTCTCGCTGCCATCCCAAACGAAAACAGAAATAATATCGAAAACATGATCAGAATTACTCTCCATGACGAAAAACATAACGAAATTAAGGCCAACTCACCCCCAGACCCGATTTTATCCGACATCGGAATATGCTGTTACTGTGGAGATGAATGTAACCCACTGAGCCAGAGCTGCGGTGCTTGTGCCAGAGGATTATCCGGTAGAGCATTCGGTTTCAAGGTCCCAGAACACCTAAAGAAGTTCACCTAATCCTCTTAGATCCCTTGCTTATCAACTTAATTACCTTACTACAGAAATCATTTTCCCTACCATTTGCATACCTTGTAATAGCCAATGCCGTCTCCATGCAATTGTACTCATCTAACTCTGCTTCCGTAAATTCTTTAGATAATTTTTCATAGTGCTCCTGACACAAATTGAAACTTCTATCCTTTAATGCTTGACACAACTTCATCATCATCTTCCTAAATCCAACATCCTCTATCACATCCCCATCATCATTCTTATACTTAATCTTATTTCTATTAACATCCAGACACACTATCTTATTCTTAAATGGAAACTCTAGAGCAAATTCTGCATATCCTTCTGGACCCTTAACATGATGGTCTAGAGTAAGCATAGGAATTGATTCTTTTATATCCTCGATCCTTAATGGTTCCATATTCTGAATATAATTATTAATCTGAATATTTCTAGTACTGTTTACAGGTCTCTTTACCGCAGTTAAAGAAAGCTTTTCATATCTTTGTTGTTCTTTTACCAAAGAATCTCTCAATTCCTTTATGGTGTTATTTAGAATGTTTATTTCGTTCCTTAGTTTCGTATTTTCTTTTTTACAATCAGCCAGCTCTTTATTAATTAATACATTAGACCGACATACTCTGGTATGATACTTATACCTATTATTAGTCAAAAAATCTTTACCACATAGTTTGCATATAAATTCACCCTTAATATGCCCTTTTCCTTGGATTTTTAAACAATATTTTGTTTTCCTCTGATGTGTATTCAAGGAGCTTTTTGTGCTCAATATTTTATGACAGTATTTGCATTCCATTTATCGAAAAACACCTTGTCTTTAAATATATAACAAAATTGTTAAACGAAAGAAAATACCTTATTTTTAAATATTTAACAATTTTGTTAAATTATGAAGGGACACAATATCTTGGATCGTTTAACAAAATTGTTAAACGTAAGAAAGACACCTTATTTTTAAATATCTAACAAATTTTGTTAAATTATATTTAACAAAATTTGACAACTTTGTTAAGATTTGTTAAAGTTTGTTAAACGGATTTAAACTGAAATGCCTTGATTTTTGAATTTTAGAAAAAGCTTACAAACATTGTGTTGTGGCGATGTATTATATTACAAAGAATCGGATTTTCCGGAAATTCTTTTTCTCCGTTTTTCCGGAAAATCCGATTCTTTGTAATTTTTCTAGATTTCAAAATAATTATGTAGAGAATTATTTTGAAATCTCTTCCTCCGTTTTCCGGAAATCTTCCGGAAATCTTCCGGAAATCTTCGGAAATCTTTACGGATAATATACCGAATAATATCCATCTTGCCAAGTCCTAAGAAATCCTTTCCAAGAAATATTCTTCACGAGTTTATTTTTAATAGCCAATCTCATGCATGGTAGGAAGCATGATAAACAAGAACAGAACTCTCTGTACTTTCTCAACTCGTCATAATCAACAGACACGCGATTTATTATCTTATGACGTTTCACTAGATCGATATAAGACTGGGTTTTAATATCATCTGAGATGAGTATAAAATATATCGTGGATGTTTTGCGAAAAATATTTTTAAAGTCTTTACGTCTTAAGAGAATATTTCTGTCGCCTTTCATAATTCTACGAAAGACACGGGTTTCAATAGGTTTTATAGTTTCTATTTGTTTTTCATGCATAATATATATATAATCCTTAAGTATCTACATCCATATCTATCTTATATAACCTATCATTCTTAACTTATCCGTTAGATACTTCTCGATATCTCCCAGTTTTACTGTATATGGAACTTCTATAAGATTTACTCTGTTATCTCGACATATTCTCCTCTTTAGTTCATCCCGATAGCCCTGATTTCTGAAGGCCTCTTTATTCTTGTGAAAATAAGGCACATACCTGTAATGTTGAACTCCAGAATATTCTACGCCTAGCTTTAATTTATCATCGTAACAATCTATCTCAAGATTATGACGGCCACCTGTTACTGGGTTTCGCAAAAAATCCGGTCTACAACTATTAAAAGGCCTGTTAAATAATTTTTGTAATACTCGTCTACATTCTATTTCACCTTTGCTTACTCGAGGAGGCCCTTTACGTTTATACCTATAATCATTACCATACCCATACCCATTACCATACTTTGATCCTGGTATATAATTGTATGATGTTGACCATGTACCGTTTTTTCCTTTCCTAAATATTGCTAGGACAAAAATTACTATTAGACTCACGACTACTAATATTTCGAAACCTTTATCGTTCCATAGTTTGGATAATTTTTCAAATATTTCAGTCATTTATTATTTTCAAGAGATTATTCTCCGGATTTTTTACTAGATATTGTGTATCTTATAGCGATTAAAGTACCCCAACACGCGAGAGCTATTAACAAGACCAGATTTTTATCTATGTTAGTATAAGTAAACAATGCATAAAAAATAGCTATAGCTGTCAGGAGAGATAAAGTGACATAAAAATAATCATGAGCATATGGTAAAGATTTTGAAGCACTGACCCAGTAAATCGAAATCAATCCAGTAGGAACTCCTCCAATTACCGCGGCTAATGCAGGGTTATCGATGTGTTGACTCGCCCATTTTACTCCAGCAATTACTGATCCTCCTATGAGGAATGGGAATATTAGATCTTTCAGATCAGACATTTATTATTACACAACGTAATACTTAATACTTAAAAATTTATCAAGTATTAAGTATTACGTTGTGTAATAATAAATGGAGAAAAGAACCGAAGAAGAAAAAATTAGAGAAAAATTTAAAGAGCCATGTGATACCTACTATTCCATATTCGTCTCTAAAGATATAGGTTATAAGTATCGTAATCTATCACCTTTTGAATTCAAAAATATTCTCATAAGATTAGCGCAAAAAAGGGCAGCTAAAGGGAAAGAAATAATAAACGCCGGTCGGGGGAATCCCAATTTTTATTCAACAATGCCACGTTATGCCTTTTCTCTAATAACACTTATATCTACTTATATTGGAACAGAGGATACCACGGGTCTCATTGAAGGAGATATGATCCAAGATCTAAAATTTATGCCTGAAGAGAAAGGTATTGCGCGTAAATTTTATTCCGAACTCCAATTGTACAGGCAAACTCATACTGGAAAATTTTTATACGAAGCTATCGAGACGATGAAAAGAATATCCGGGCTATCTCCAGATAAACTTATCCATCAACTCGTTATTTCGACAATAGGATGTTTTTATCCCAGTCCTCCCAGAATCCAGCCATTTGTTGAACCCGTGCTAGCAGAATTTCTATCCAAGACAATATATAATATACCAAATCTTAAGAAAAACGCTAAAATATTTCTAACAGAAGGAGCATCCGCTGCGATTATCTATATATTCAACTCGTTAAAATACAATAGTCTAGTGGTTAAAGGTGATACGATCGGTATTTTGACGCCAATTTTTTCTCCTTATCTAGAAATCCCCGAATTACAGAATTATAAACTAAAACAGGTATGTATAACCGCTGACCCAAACGACGAATGGGAAATAACTGATAGGGAACTAGAAAAAATAGCCAACCATGAAATGAAAGCCCTGTTTTTATGCAACCCAACAAATCCGACAGCTCTCTCTTTATCAAAGAGAACAGTAAGAAAGATAAAAAATATCGTTAGAACAAAAAATCGCAATCTGATCATCCTTTCTGATAATGTGTATGCACCGTTTGTAGGACAGTTTAATAGTTTACTCAAAGCATTGCCCTACAATACCATTGGTGTTTATTCATTTTCTAAGTATTTTGGTGTAACAGGGTGGCGTTTGGGTTCTGTAGTCCTACATAATCGCAACGTAATAGATGATGTTCTTCTCAAAAGTGTTCCAGAAAGTGTCAATAAAAGATATATAATGGTATCAGATACTCCACAAAATATCCCATTCATTGAAAGATTGGTATTGGATAGTAGACAAGTTGCAGAGGGTCATACTGCTGGATTATCGACACCACAACAAGTTATTATGACGCTATTTGCTATGCACGATTATATGGACAAAAAGAAACAGTATAATAAAACGATTAAAAAATTGTTGAGTTACAGAATGAGCTTATTATTGGATCCTTTGGAATACAAGATCAGGGAATCTGATATGAACAGCAATTATTACATTGTTATAGATCTCATCAAGGCATCAACTATCATCACAAAAGATGCAAAATTCGGAGAATACTTATATAAACATCGCGACCCTCTAGAATTCTTGATGCTCTTAGCCAAAAGATACTCAATAGTACTACTACCTGGAGTAGGTTTTGCAGGACCTTTTTGGTCTATTCGTGTGTCTTTGGCCAATTTACCATCCCACCAATATGAATATATTGGATATAGCGTAAAATTATTGGTAGAAGAATATTATAAGCAATATAAGCAGAAAAAACGTAGTAGAAACTAATCAATATCTTCCACGTTTACGGACCGCTGGACGACAAGACCTTACCTGTACGTAGAATTCTCATTCCTATACTTTGTCCCTAGTAATATAAATTGCATCAGCATTTATATTATTTATAATCATGATTAAATTGCTTAATCCTCATCGTCGTCCTCATCGTCGTCCTCATCGTCGTCCTCATCGTCCTCATCGTCCTCATCGTCCTCATCGGTATCAATATTATTCTCATTTACATCAGCATATTTACCAGCATATTCATCAGTAGTATCAATGGGTTTACGACACAGAGGGCATTCAGATTTATACTTAACCGCTTGAGAAATACATTCTGTATGAAAGATATGTTTACATTCTAGATAGGTAATATCCTCATCTAATTCAAATTCGCACTTACAAATAGCACAGTTATGGTCTTTATTATCTTCAGTTGCTTTCTTACTTTCAATATTAATTTTAATCCCAGGTTTTTTTTCAAGATTTTTGTAATGTCTGAGACTTTCCCTTAACCCCAGTTGTAATCTGATTTCGTCATCATTCTCCTCATGATTATTCATCATGTCGTGAAATAATCCAGACATGACTCCGAGGATTTGAATGTGTCCAAAAGCATCAGCAATTTCTCTGTTATCATGGGGATGATGGGGATGATGGGGATGGGGATGATGTCTGTGAATAGTATCATAAAAATATGGATTGATATCCTCGAAATGTCCGCTATCAGAACTAAATAGACTCATGATTGGATAATTGATAAAACCCATGTTTGGATTGGGTGGTTCATTAACATGTAATTCATTTGGGTTATAATTTGGGTTATAATTTGGGTTATGCACGGTAACGTTTATTCTCGATTTCTTTTCGTCGTTCGACATCTCTTTATATATAAAGAAATTAATATATAAATATTAATTTCTTTATAAACCTTTTATAATTCCTTATAATTCCTTATAAACCAAATTCATGTAGTTTTTAAATACACTTTAATGTTTCAAATTTTTTTTCAAAATAATGCTACATGGTTCCAGCCCAAATGCTGGAAACATTCCTTACAAATATCATCGTGAAACGACTTTCTGTCAACTGTTTTTAGTATTGTAAAATCTCCTTTTTTACATGGGTGTTTATATCGCATCAGCAACTGATACAACACATATTGAGTGTTAATGAAATTTTTCCTATCAAATCCAGGCTTGTTTTTGAATTTTTTATCATATAGTTCGGTTAATAGGTCAAAATCATCTAATAATTTATCCTCAAGATGGGATATATCATCAGGTTTTATGCCTGTCATTACAAAATGAATGAGATTAACATTTTCATAATGTTTTGTGTAGTCTAGTTCCTTCAAAAATAAATGTATATGTTCCTTAGTAATATTTTTGAATCGGACCTCTTTTCGTGTATTTCTATCTCCAACGAGTAAATGATGTCTTTCAAATTGGTCTTCTAATGAAGCGTATACCTTTTTATCAATGGTGCTATTCTGTTTTCCTTGATATTGATTAATGCAATCCCGAAAATGAACCTTTCGATCATATGTATATTTTTGGGATATATTAACGCGATCAATATCCTTGTAAGAAGAAGTATACAATAATTTTTTTTGTTGTGCACCACATGTTAGACATATATAAATACTATTATCAATAATATCAAATAGCTTCTTATTTGAACAATTATTACAAACAATCCGAGAATTTTGAGGAGGTATTTCTATATGAATATTCGTATATTTTTGCGCAATCCTCAAATACCTCCTAACAACCTTTATTTTCTCTTTATTACTCCTAGTCCGTTTGCCAACAAAACTAAGCTTAACTGGAGTCTGAAGTATTTTTTTGTATTGTTCTATAAGACTCACTGTTTCAGCAATATAGAAATGCATGACATCGTTGGAACTTATTTCATGTATTTTTTCGTCAAGTTCCTTGATATTAGCTTCCAAATTTCTACGCGACCGGAACGTTAATTTAGATTTTTTCAATGCCTTCTTTAGATCTGACAATTTTTTCCTGTAATTGGCTAATTTTTTGTATTCCACTTTAAATTCTTGCTTAATTTTAGCATCTATAACCAAAATATCTGGTTCTGACATCAATTTCTATATCATAAACTAATTTTTAAGTGCTCAATATTTTATCAACATAAATAAAAATGTCAAAAGCTGAAGAATCACTTGCGGAATTTAGAACTGTATGTAGAAAAGTATTCGGAACACCAATTGCTAGAAGAAAACAAGCAAGACCATTACCAAGACAAAGACCGGTTGCAATAAGTTCCATATCGAGGAAAAAATCTGATAGATTGAGAAGACAAAGAATAAGACAAAAACTCCTTGAACAACAAAAAGTATCCAGACCACGAAAGACCAAGGAGTCTGTTAAGGAGCCGGTTAAGGAGCCGGTTAAGGAGACAACTGAAGATATTGATATAGAATTGGAAAAAAGACTCAAGGCACTCTACGAAGATGTTCAAGTAAAAACAGAAAGCGACAAAAAAGAATGGAAACATGTAATATCTTCTTCTTTGAATAGATTGAATCAAACAGAACGAGAAGTATTAGAAGAGGAAGGTATTACTGATGTAGATTGTAAGAAACTACTAGAATGCCTTATATCTGATAAATGTAAACTACCACCTAAATCAGCAGGCAACGTATGGGCATGTGCCAGACCCCCTCCTTGCGAAGGGAAAGAGAGACAGAGAACAACTCGGGGGAGAAAATGGTGCTCTGGTAGATCTCAAGAAAATGTAGATGCAAAATTACGCCAAACTATTTCAGATATTAATACCAGAATAGAAGCACGCCTAAAACTTGCAATCGATTCTCTACCAAATCTTGAGAAAGATTTAACTAATGTTAGTAGAGAAGCTAAAAAAATGCCCGAATATGGCTCTAACTGGAGCAACGAACTGAAACAACAAGCAGATGCCGGCCTACAAGCTCAGACCGTATTGTTACAACGTGTAGAAGAAAAAGGTACTACTGAAGAACAGTTGACCAAGAGAATGATGGCACTCATGGATATGAAAGACCGCAAAGAATATGACAATTATATGTTTAAGTTTGCAGTCGATGCCACAAAATCTATTCATCAGGTCCTTCAACAAGATCCACAACAAAGAAATGAAGTCAAAGGAGAACAAAAAGGTATATCAAGAACAGATGATAAAATGGCAGAAGCAATGAGGTCAATGGAACAAGGTATAGCTCAACTGCTCGCCGAAAGTAAAAGAAATCGAGCAGACATTGAAGAAATTAAATCACAGATGAATACTGTTGAAAGAGCAGCTAGACGGACACTAGGGGAAGAAAGATGGGCAGATACCCTAGCTAGTATAAGAAGAGCAGGGTTTAGAGGTGCGCTAAAATCTTTACTAAAAGCACCTTTTAAAATGCTAAATATATTGTTTTTAGCACCAGCAAGGAATGGTTTTAATATTATATTCGGAAGTTTTGGATATAAAATATGGTCTATTATATGCTTTATTATTTTACTATTGATCATAGCATCATCTGCAATAATTCTAAAACAAAATGTACCTGGGGTTTACACATATATAGTAAAAACCGGAACCTATATATTAGAAACTATCATGCGAATGGGTTCAGCTGTTTCCCTACAACTAAAGACTCTATTTGGTGAAGCTGCACAAATTGCTATGGAAAATGCATGGGAAACCGTTTCGTCATACTGGAATCAGCTTTGGGAAAAGGCATGGGAGTATCTAGATATAAGAGGATGGATTGTCTCTATCATCAGGGAAAGTATGCCCAAAATGCCAAATCCATCCTCAATTCTAGAAAGCATGCCTTCCATGCCATCTTTAAACCCAGCAACATGGACATCGTGGTTCGGATTTGAAAAAGAACTAGAAATGGAAAGGAAGATGAAGAAAAAGAAGAAATTGAAAAAGAAGAAAAGGAAGAAAAAGAAGAAGAAAAATGTATCTCATCGCTAAAAACTTTTTTGGAGGATTCTCTGTTATATCTACAGTATTACTCCCATTTATGTTCATCTCTGAATTTCTATTTGGGATTTCTTCGTATTATATAAGCCTAGTATTTGGATTGATTCTGTTAGTGTTAAATGTATGCACAGTAGCTGAATCATGCAGTAGTTCAATCCAAGTTACTAGATATGAATTTGCCACACTATGTGGACTCAATGTCGGCTATCTTCTTATTATTCTTGCTTGGGGATAAAAAAGAAATTGAAAAAGAAGAAAAGCAAGAAAAAGAAGAAGAAAATGCACCAGCTTCTTCAAAACTTTTTTTGTGGCTTATTCTTCATGGGCATATTGACAATTCCTATCCTTTTCTTTTATGAATTCATTCTAAAAACCCCTCCATACACTTATTTTTTCGAAAGGATATACGGATGTATGATATTTACCCTATCTCTTTTAGGTGCAATCAATGGGAAATTAACAAGGTATGAACTCGCAACACTTTTAGGACTTATCACCGGATATATGATAGTGTTTATGTAAAGGATGTGAAGGATGTGAAGGATAAGGCATAATCAGTATATAATTAACTATTTAAAGTTTCATCAACTTTAAATAAATCTCAAAACAATGATCGATAATCTCGTTAATTCTTACGTTACTGTCCGAATTTCCTACAAAGGAAATAGCGTTTTTTTGTACCTATCGAAACATGACAATTGTATGTACCTCAACATCAATAGCCTTTGTGATAGGATTATTACTGTAGAAAGATGGAAACGTCGAAAAGCAGTTTCAGAATCAATCAATATTCTTAATAAGAAGATGCAACCCCTTAAATCTCTTTTTACACAGAAAAATAAAGGCACCTGGATCTGCGAAAGCTTATGCGAATCCTTCGGTAACTGGTACGGTAAAATGTTTAAGAAAAAGTACAATGTAGACTATTTCACAGACTTTGGTACTTTTCTGAAAAACAAACTAATTTCCCTTTACAACACCTTCAATTTCAACTCAGACCCATTCCACTCAAAAGTCGACGGGAAACACATCAGAGCACACAGAACATCACGCTTCATCAATCTCACAGACATCAGCAACATATACAAAAAGGACCTCCGTACTTGGAAAAAGACTTCAACATACAAGAACTACATCAAAGAATACCCGGACCACTGTCTATCTGGCAATTCAGTAACCGACGAACTTGGTATCCGCACAACTTACGGACACCATGATATCGCCATTATGCTTCTAAGTTACTACAGTCCCAGAGATTCACCAACCAAAGAATGTATCAACCAATTCATCTCACGCCTAGATAACTTACGCTCCCACCAAGACCAAAAACAACCTCCCCCGTACGAAGAAGAATCCGAATCCGAATCCGACTCCGATTATGATTATGAGGTTGAGGACGATAAAGAGGTTGAGAAAGAGGACGAGGAAGAGAAACAGAAAATTGACGAAAAGGTTCCTAATGAACAAAATATACCACACATCCATACTAAACATCTAGTTTTGAAACCAGGTTACCAAATCGAAAGCCGGCCAAAAGACGGATATATTAATGTTACCAATCTATGTAAGGCTGGAGGGAAGCAGTTTAAGGCTTGGAAACGACTCCAAAAAACCGAAGCCTTTCTTCGGGTTCTTTCAAACGAGGTGAAAATCAGCACCTCGTTTTTAATCAAGCGTAAAACAGGTTATGGTTCAGAACAAGGAACATGGGTCCACCCCCAAGTTGCAATTAATATTGCGCAATGGATTTCACCTGAATTCGCCGTACAGGTCACTTCTTGGATAGAGGACGAGAAACAGAAAATTGACGAAAAGGTTCCTAATAATTTGGTCAACCGTAAACTAACCCTCAAAAACGGTGAAACTATGAATATCCCAATGAGAGAAGATGGTTACATCAATCTAACATTATTATGTAAGGCTGGTGGAAAGAGATTTAACCATTGGTATGACAAAAAAGAAACTAAAGCCTTGATACAGGCTTTGGAATGTGATGCCGGAATTCCGGCATCACAATTAATAGAGGTAAAACGAGGTAATAGTTCTAAATTTACACAGGGGAGTTGGGGGCATCCTGATTTGGCAATTCAACTCGCACAATGGTTGTCTCCTTCTTTTGCTATCCAAGTGTCGAGGTGGACCAGAGAACTCCTCCTTACAGGATCTGTTACTTTAGGCAAGGAGAAATCAAATAAACAGTTGGAGGAATTGGCAAAGAATATTAGTATAGATACTGTTGAGTATGAAGGTAAGTCTGGTGTGTATATTTATGAGTTTTTACCAAAAGATGGAGTGGAGTGTAATTGGGAGAATGCTGAAGAGGAAGGGCGTAAGTATTATGGATTTGGTGTGACATCAGATCCTGCTACAAGACCTTATAAATATAAGAAAGATAAGAAAATAAGTAGAGCGTGGGTAAGAGAGTTTTATGATTATAATACACGTGCCGAGGCGTCAAAAGCGGAAAGTAGGATAAAAACTATTGTAAACGATCTAGGGATTGCTATAAAATACGATACGAAGATAGAATGTTTTGTAGCCAATGAAGAAGAGTTGGAAATAATTAAGGATGAAATAGCATCTCATAGGGAAAAGTCACAGAAATATTGTGATGATATGAATTTAGGCAGATTGAAGATAGAATCAAAAGAGCGGGTAGAGAAGTATAAGTATAAGTATAAGTATAAGTCTGATATTGCTGTTAAGTTGTTTGAGTCTGGTAAGATAACGTTTGAGCAGATGAAGGAGTTAATAAGATTAGACTCTAAATAAATTGAAATTAGATTTTAGGATTTGTCGTAAATTGAACATGTCTGGCTCTCAGTCTTACGCAGTGATATATCAAAGTTTTGGTTCTGATACTGAGCTTCTTGGTATGTATCCTTCCAAGGATGCAGCTGCTGAGTGTATTGCCAAACATATTGGAGTTTCAGAGTATATGGGGAAACTGTTTTTTAGTAGCGGCGACTTTTTTCTGGATGCACCTATGGATTTCTTCAGGAAAGGTTTGATGGAATATAACGGGGGTGATTTTATGAGAAACTTTGGACGAAGTCAATTTAGAGTTTGGTATACTATAAAAGCGATGTAAAGCTTATATATATTGTGATTATCATATACTTACAAAGTATATGATTGGAAATTTTAGTTACAAAACAGCATTTTTGTGTTTTGTAAACTGTATGGAGGGGTAATATAGATTTTATAGGTGAGATACATACCCTAAGCAATAAAATTTTTTGCGTTTTTGAAAAATATCTTGCCTTATATAAAAAACTATGGCTTCTATTTGTACATCAAACGTAACGTCGGGATTTATTGATCTTGCGACATTCGATGAACTTGAAAAATATATGTATGGTGGTCCCGATGCTACCGCTTATTTTGTCCGTGAAACCCGTAAGGCCACATGGTTCACGCAGGTCCCAGTTGTCCTTTCTCGTGCTGCTGGTAATCCCGCTTTCAACACTGAGTGGTCTGTTAGCATTTCTCGTGCTGGTGATTATTTGTTAGGAACTTGGCTGCGTTTGACTACTCCTCAGATTGATCCTTCTGCTGCGTTTAATGCTGGGGGTAATTTGCGTGTCCGTTGGACTCGTAACTTGATGCACAGTATCATTCGTGAGTGCTGCATTACTTTTAACGATTTGGTTGCTGCTCGTTTTGACAATTACCATCTCGATTTCTGGACGGCATTTACTGTTCCTGCCGGAAAGCGTACTGGTTACAACAATATGATTGGTAATTTTCCTGATCTTACGTTTCCTCACGGTCCCGCTCCTTCTCAGGGAGCCTTTATTCCTTCGTTCACTCTCAATCTTCCTCTGCCTCTATTCTACACTCGCGATAGTGGTGTTGCTCTTCCTACTGCAGCTCTTCCTTATAATGACATGCGCATTAACTTTTCATTCCGTAATTGGACCGAACTGTTGATCGTTGATGACCTCAATTTGGTTGACACTGGTGTCAACCCGTCTCGATGTGCAACTCAAGCAGATCTTGATAGCACTCCTACTCTTACTAACGTTCAAGTTTGGGCCAATTATGCTATTGTCTCCAATGATGAACGTAAGCGTATGGCTTGTGCTCCTCGTGACATTCTCATTGAACAGGTTCAAACTGCTCCTCGTCAGACGTTTAATCCTGTCAATGATCCTACCCCTAGATACGACATTCGTTTCTCGCATGCTATTAAGGTATTCTTCTTTGGTGCTCGCAACACTATTACATCTTGTCAGTGGGCCAATTATACCGCAGGTTCTCCCCAACCCTCTGCAACAGCTGTCGACTTTGCTTCCGATTCGATGACTGACCCGATTGTTCAGACTTCCCTCATCTATGAGAATACTAACCGTCTTTCTCAAATGGGTTCTGACTATTACTCTCTCGTCAATCCTTGGTATCATGCCCCCGTCATTCCTCTGGAAACTGGTTACCACATGTACTCATATTCTCTTGACTTTATCTGTCTCGATCCTATGGGTTCTACCAATTACGGTAAGCTTACCAACGTTAGCATTGTTCCCGAAGCTTCTGCTGATGCAATTGCTACCGCCACTGGTGGTCTCCCCCCAGGTTCCGGTGGTGACTTCCCTCAAATGTGGGAATTCGTTACAACTGCAGTCAATAATAATATAATTCGCATCAGCGGTGGTGCTCTTGGTTTTCCTGTTCTGTGAGAAATTTTTGTATACTGGTCTATTATACCTTATTATTTTTCCGAATTTTTGGTGGTGCTGCTGGTTTATTACTTTCGATTTAAAGATAAAATGATTTTATACAATGTATTTGTATAAAATACAGCAATGTTCTTAATGTACTTTATGGTTATACCTTTAGTTGTGAACCAAAAGAAATTTTAGGAATATCATTTATTATACTGTATACAGTATAATAAAATTAACAATCCAAACATATACTGCGATAACGATTTTCCCAGTCCCTCCCCAAGTTGCGTGTTTCACAAGAACGTAATACATATTTTGTAAAATATCTAGATCTTTTAAATAAAATTGAAACTAAAATACAGTTTCAATTCTAAAACGAAGATGTTCATTGAAATAGCTTGCCTAATTGCATTTGCTGCATTTATGTTATCTGCAGTGGTTTATATTTGTGGGAGACCTGTGCGTCCAAATGGACGTAGGAATCGTCGTCTTAGGCGGCGGCGACGACGTGTGCCTAGGGATATACCCTAAACTTAATTTCTATTCAGGAATATAGGATATGATTCCAATCTTATGAGTTTTTACATAACTTCAATCTTTTAATTTATCTAAATTTAGATAAATTAAAAGATGTGTACAAATGCGATAGCAATTTTTAATAGTAAGCATGTTAAGGGTGCTGTAAAATTTCATCAATGTGGTGATTCAGATCAAACTAATATATACTTTGATTTGAGTGGGATGGCGCCAAATAAAATAATGGCTTGTCATATTCATCAATATGGTGACACTAGTAAGGGATGTATATCATTGGGGCCTCATTGGAACCCGTACAATAAAGAGCATGGTAGTATATGTATAGATATAAATAACAGTCATGCTGGAGATTTAATAAATAATATTTGGAGTAATTCTAGGGGAAAGTTTAGGTATTATTATACTGACTCTCGTGTTCAGTTGAGGGGTGATGTTACGGAATCTATATTCGGGAGAAGTGTAGTTATTCATGATGGAATAGATGATTTAGGACAAGGGGGAGATACAGAGAGCAAGAAAACCGGAAATGCGGGAGGAAGGATGGCGTGCAGTATAATCGGACATGCTAAATAGTTTTCTAACAACCTAAATAAGCCCAGTGACATCTTTCAAGGGGGAGATTTTTCAACCAATCTCTTACTTCAGAACGTTTTCTCATTTTTATAGAGGGTAATACATCTAATATATCTGTATTCAGGTGAAGTTTTGCGACAACATATTCGGGATATTGGATGTAAAAATTAGGACTTTATCGAAGCACGAAGGCACGAAGGCACGTAGTAAGCTATCAAGTAAATTGGTATATAAAGAATATATTTCGAATTAATAAACAATGAGCAAAACAACAAGCAAACCTCGAATTAAGATTGTACTCAAAAAGAACAAAGCTATCAATAAGATTTGGCATCCAGAATCTACCCTGGTATTTAAATCATCAAAGGAAAAAATGGTCATTGGTCGGTATGAAGATGGGGAACTGATACCTCTCGATGAAGAAACACTGGATCTATGTACTAAGTGGAAATTTAAATATGATAGTAGTCTTGTAGAAGAGGAAGAAGAAACTGAATCAGATTCTGAAGGAGAAACTGCATCTAGACAAGATTCTGATTCTGAAGTGGAACTTGATGCAAAAAAGACACATGTGGAGCCCACATCGGAGAATTCTGAAAACGAAGATGATCCCGTCTCAGTTCCTGCCCCTGAGCCTGTCCCTGTCCCCGATTCTGTCCCCGATTCTGTCCCCGATTCTGTCCATGAGCCTAAATCTGAATCTAATCACAGATCAGACATGAAGTCTAACATGAAGTCTAACATGAAGTCTAACATGAAGTCTAGCGTTGAGTCAAATTTAAAGTATTTTGATGGTAAATCAGCAGATATTTTACACCAGTTGTTGGATACATTCAATGGGAAAGTATCTCTCCTAGTTGCTAATCTAGACCAAGATATTAGTAATATTACTGCAGAGCGTGATGATTACAGGGAACGACTGGCAAAAACAGAAGCTGAATTAAACGATACCAAAATGACACTTTCCAATATCAAAAAAGTTTTAGGTAATTTATGATTAATTTATACTTAATTAAGTATAAATTAAACTAATCCGAATAATAATCTTCAGAATCAGTACTGTCGCTGTGATATCTTCGAGGATCGGTTTTTCTGGTTGCGGTACTTCCGCCTTTGCGTCCTGCGGTTACCTGTCGCCCTTTACGAGCGGTTGACCCCTTTTTTAATTCGCGTGCTTGTGCTTTGAGTGATTTGTTGGTATGTCTTGCGACAACTCGAACAATTCTTGTTCTCAAGTCTTTGACTGATTTATTAATAAGTGCATCGATTTGATCTTCTAGTTCTGAATCCATTTTTTGTTATGTAAGCTATTTCTTTAAATCCAGATCAATTATAATCTGGAATGGTTCTATTGTATTCGTTCATCATTTCTTTTTCTTCAATGTTTTCAAGTTCTTTGAGTTCTCGTTTATACCTTAGTAGATCCTTTCCTTTAGAATTTTGAATCTTATCTTCAAGATCATCCATACGAGACTCTCTTGAAAAACGAGACGAACGTGCTGTCTGTTTTGATTTGATTTTAGCTCTTAATCTAGCTCGCAATTCTTTTTTTGATAGTTTTTTGTCGGATGGTTGTGATGTTTTTTTTCTGCGCCGTCGACCGGGTTTATTTGGTTTTTTTGGGACAGGTCTAGGGTTTTCCATAATATTTATCTTATATTTATCTTATGGAAAGATTTCTTAAATTTGGTTAAGATTATAAGTACGGCAGCATGGGATGAAAAAGCCATTCTTGTTCTGTAAATCGTCTTATAAGTTTAGTCCATTTACAGAATTTTCATTATTAAAGTTTAGAATTGAGAGGCATATTGGGAACCTTCCGCTATTTAGAAAATCTGCTGAAACAATATTACTAATCATGATCTTTGACTGCGATATTTCTGTTATCCCCTATAAAATCAATACCAATAGAATCGGTTGTAACTGAATTACATAGTAATATAATAAAATTTAAAGCTTGTTCTGTTCAGAAATAAATGAGTAAATATGTCTCACGTCGAAAATATAATAAGCTTCTAGATAAATCCGAAAAATGGGTACAAAAATGTGATGAACTAAGCACAAGGCTAGATGAAGTTTTAGATGAAAATAATAATCTAAAAAGGCAGATTAAACAGTTAAAATCTGTTGAAATTCCAGATACAGATTTAATGGATGAACTAGAGTCCGAGAATAAAAATTTTAGGAAAGAATTGAGGAATCTTAGGCGTCAAATGAAAGTTAACGAGGAAAAATACAAAAATAGAATTGCACAACTAGATAGAGATATTCTCTTAAAAGACGGTAAAATTCAGAGACTAGAAGAAGCTCGCAAAGATCTTAAGGAAAGATATACAGAGCTAAAAGAAGATTATCGTGAACAGCAAAGATGGAACAGGAATAAATCTGGTCGAGATTAAAAAATGAAATCTAAAAGGATGAATCCTTTATTTAAATAATTATGAGCTCTCAAATCTCACCGTTTGCATATGCTATGTCAGCATCAACTACAACTGCCAATGGGGCAGTATCTTTATCTACTCCTGATCCATCTGGAGAATGTAGTGGACGTATGTCGTTATTTTTCAAGTCTGTCAGGGGATTAAATGCCCCTCGGCAATATCAATATATGGAAGAAGCATGCAGAGAGAGCCCAGAAGATGCTTTTCTATTGGCTTTTCACATCCGTGATTGCCGAGGCGGGAAGGGAGAGCGAGAGATTGGACGTCGTTCTCTAATCTGGTTATTCATTAATAGACCTGAACTCTTTGAAAGGGTGATGTCACTCATCCCAGAATATGGTCGTTGGGATGATGTCCTTCAGTTTTTTCCTGGAGTGTTGGATCTCTCTGATATTAAGCATGTCAGGGCTAATTATGTATCAACGGTCAAGGATTCTAAGCGTTTAGAACAACTCCATACTCTACAGCGCCAAATGGTGAACCTGTTTGCCCGGCAGCTTCATCAGGATCGTAAGAATATGGATCAAGGGAGACCATGTTCATTAGCTGCCAAGTGGGCCCCAACAGAAGGAGATTCTTTGGACCGGCGCTCTGGTGTTTTTACAACACTTGCAGTCCAGATGAAGATTTCACAACGCACGTTGCGTAAGCATTATTTGACACCTCTTCGCGCTTATCTCAATGTTGTTGAGCGTTACATGTGCAATAAGCAATGGGATGCGATTAACTATAGCAAGGTTCCTTCGTGTGCAATGAAGCGACTGAAGAAGTCATTTGAGAAGCATGATGAGAAGAGATTTCAGGAATGGCGAACGGCACTCAAGAAGGGTGATCCGACAGTTGCAAAGGTTAATGCTAAGCAACTGCAACCTCACGAACTTGTTCGTGAGATGCGGACTACTGGACGAGCCGATGAAGTTTGTGAAGCGCAATGGAATGTACTGGAGGCGGAATGTATAAAGAATGGAGCGCTCGACAACGATGTCGTAGTTGTTGACACTTCGTCTAGCATGCATTCACCAAATTATTTACCTTTCGATGTTGCATGCGCAATGGGACTTTTGATTTCCAAGTGTTCTGTCGGTCAATTCAAGCACTATGTATTTACGTTCAATACAACACCGAACTTCGCTTATATTCCAGATGCCCCTCTTTACCAAAGATGGAATAATCTGTCAAATATCGACTGGGGTGGTAGTACGAATATTCAGGCAACGTTTAGGTTGATTCTCAACAGAGCTCAAGAACATAAGCTATCTCAAGATGACATGCCTAAGCGTCTATGGATTGTTTCTGATATGCAGTTCAATCAGGTTGAAGGTTGGAATAGTGGTACAACGAATTTTGAAGCTATTGAGAAGATGTATGCTCAATCTGGGTATACACGACCTCAGATAGTTTTTTGGAATGTCAACGGGAGTAGCTCTGATTTTCCGGTTTCTGTTGGAGATCATGGCACTGCTCTTATTTCTGGATTTTCCCCTTCTATTATGAAGGCCGTGCTGTCTGGCGACGATACATTCTCTCCCTATGGTATTATGCGCAAGTCACTTGACGACAAGCGATATGATCCTGTACGGTTATGCATTTCTAATGAACGATAAATATAAAGCATACGATGTTTGTTGTAATATGTGTGAAGGTGTAGTTATCCAAATGAATGCAGATGCTGTCGACACAGTTGTTGAACCATACCGGATGCTTTACAGAAGAAAATGTAACAAAAGTTCAGGCAACCTATTACTAGTTTTTGGGTTTTTTATAATAATATTATTCCTCATATGTGCTTATAAAATGAAAAACACGTCCTTATAACCATCGATTTTATTTCTATAGAAATAAAATCATTATATTAATTAAAATGTCTTCATTTAGAGTATCTAGAACAAATCAATCTGCATTTGCATTAGGGATAAATTTAGATCCAGGACCTACGGGTCCTACCGGGCATATTGGTTTTAGAGGTTCTCAAGGTCCTACGGGTTCTCAAGGTCCTACGGGTTCTCAAGGTCCTACGGGTTCTCAAGGTCCCACAGGTTCTCAAGGTCCTACGGGTTCTCAAGGTCCCACAGGATCTCAAGGTCCTATGGGTTCTCAAGGTCCTATGGGTTCTCAAGGTCCTATGGGTTCTCAAGGTCCTACGGGTTCTCAAGGTCCCACAGGATCTCAAGGTTCTACTGGAACCCAGGGTATTAAAGGCGAAACTGGTCCACAAGGTCAGTCTATCATTGGACCTACTGGGCCGGAAGGAAAAGATGGAATGACTGGACCTACTGGACCTACTGGACCTGTATGTACTGGACCTACTGGACCTACTGGAAGTACTGGTGTTGTTGGACCTCAAGGTCCTACAGGTGCTAATGTTACGGGCCCTCAAGGAGATACGGGCCCTCAAGGAGATACGGGTCCTCAAGGAGATACGGGCCCTCAAGGAGATACGGGTCCTCAAGGAGATACGGGTCCTCAAGGAGATACGGGCCCTCAAGGAGATACGGGCCCTCAAGGAGATACGGGCCCTCAAGGAGATACGGGTCCTCAAGGAGATACGGGTTCTCAAGGAACTACAGGTCCTACGGGTCCGGGTGTTGCAGACGAATGCTATGGAGAAATGTTTGGTTCAACTGGAACAATAGGGGTATTACCTTTAATTCCTACCTATTTAGGGTGGACTGGTGCTACTGGTGGTCTATTGAAAGGTATAACATTTAGTGATAACCCAACTGCTGATAGGTTAATTCCAAGCAGTGATGGAATATATGAAATTGAAGCTTCAATTTCGGTGTTCACTGATGTTAATAATGTTGACATAAAAACGGCTATATTTGTAAATGGTACTATTGTAGATAAAACAATACAATCCCGACATTTTCAATCGGCAAGTCAAGCAGGAAGTATAAGTATAAATGGGTTATTAGAATTAAAGGCTGGTGATACCGTTGATTTAAGATTTACCGAAGATGCTGGAATGACTTCTAATGTGAGTCTTATAGTCGATCATATAGTAGTTGATTTATTGAGTGTTTCAGGTGCTAAGGGACCTACTGGCGCTACTGGACCTACAATTCCTTTGTGTTTTGATGCTATAGTTGATGGTGTTGGTACAGAACCTCAGAGATATACAACAATTAAAGCAGCTATAGATGCAGGTCGTCGTAATATTTGTGTTGAGGCTAATACTACAGAAAATGCCAGTATTACTTTGACATCAAGTGTTACATTACATTATTATCCAGGTGTTGTCACCACTCAGGGTGCAAGTCCATTATTTACTTCAGGTGCATCTATAGAGATGAAAATCAATGGAGGCACATTTGTAATGGTTAATGGTGGTAGTTTTGTGCCTAATGTAATGGGGGATGTATTATTTGGTCAAGTGCGTGCAACGTGTGAAGGCACTGTAATTCAAGGAGCAAATGGTAGACAAGATCTAAATACATTGGGTTATCCATTAGTATTACGCGACTGTTCATTTAATTCAGGGTTTAAACCTGATTTAATTTTATGGGGTAACGTAAATGTAGATAGTAGCTTGGTGTCGACAGTAGATGGATGTTTATTTCAACCTTCCAATAGGTTAAATATATTAGGTTCTAATATCCATATACACAATTGTCATTTTAATCAGGTGGAACTTTATGGAGGTTATGCCGAAACTGGATTTGCGAATGTGATGGTTTCTGATGTTATTGTAACTAGTTGTAGTTTTACTATTCTCAATGTTTCAGGATCAGGTGCTATCCAAATTAATGATATTTGGGCATCAGGTGATCCTAGTGTAATGTATAGTATCAAAGTAGACGGCTGTGATTTTACAAATCTCGATGGTTCTGGTTCTACTTCACAAAATATGATTATTGGAGCTCTTGATTTATCTGGATCTCGGATTGTGAATAATGGAGGACGTTTTCGTACCACTAATGTAGATAGACCTATTGAAGCTCTTTTTGATATTCTACTTCATTTTACTAACCAAGGTGAAGTATGGGATATTGAAATTGCACAAAATAGTGTTAAAAATATTATTTTTGGTGGTGGAAACCATAATATTCGATTAGACCGTCTTAGAATTACGGACAACTATATTACAGGAGAATTACGTTTTGGTCAATCCACTAACACTGGGCTTAGTGTTGGTAGTAGTGTAATTGCTAATAATGTGTTTATTTCAACATCCAACACAGTAGGACGTATCATTACACAAACAAATACACCAACTAATGCCAATCTTGGTACTGTAAGTATTGTGAATAATCATTTTACAGATGCTAATGTAATTAATATCTTTATTGATGGAACCTTTAGTGGTAGTTTAATCGGTAATAGAATTGCTGGAGTTATTGAAATTACAGACACTGTATCTGGTGTACAAATTACAGGAAATAAATGTGGTGGTGGTACTATCGGGTTTCCCAATCCTTCAATGAGATTTTCCGGTAACTTATCAAGCTGTCAAGTAGCTAATAACTTGCTTCGGGGTAAATTTGATGCACCAAATCAAAACGAAGCAATTATTGTTTCAGGCACAACAAATACAACAACATTTACAGGAAATGTTACATCTAGTTTAGCGGGGGCAGGTGGTATTAGTACTGTTGTCACTGGTCAAAACAATGTAATTGTTGCCAATCGTCTCTCTACAACGGCGGGATTTTTAGGGACAGATATTATTGCAAACAATCAAGCGTTGTAATTATGTTCTAAATTTATTGTGTTATGTCACAATAAATTTATCATCTTCGTCTTTTCTTTCGTCCATGTTCTCCAATGATATATTTAAAAGACTCATCACCCGGGGTTACGTTAGGTTATCGATAAACCATTTGAGAAAAGTATTAGCTCTTTCTAATTTATCCCAAAATAGATAAGTTTCTGAAAATTCAAAATCTTCAAGTTCAAGAGCTTTAATAACAGTATGTCTAAATAGTACTAGGTAATTCAAGGAATAACGAGAAGTATTAGATGTACTGTTCGAGAATATTTTATAGCATTTATATTCAATATATAAATGTTTAATTATTTACATGATTTATTAATTTCAACCGAAAAGAAATTTACATTGTTGTCTGATTTACCATCCAATCTCAAAACTCTCAAATCATCTTGTAATTCAGAAAATCCAGTCCAATTAACGGCCGCGAATCCACCATTACCATTGCTAAAAATCAAATCCCCCATTACATTTTCTCCAGATTGTGTGACATCTTTTAAGATAAATTGACAAGGACCTGTATTAGCACCCACAACAATATTAATATCCTTTATGTTATATTTACTTCCATCAACCGGTACGTATAATAAGGGTGAAAATATATTTTGTAATTTAGTCTGACGAGAGTAATATAAAATACTATGATCACCTTTAGGACCCGTGGGTCCAACACCTCCTTGATCACCTTTAGGACCTGTGGGTCCAACACCTCCTTGATCACCTTTAGGACCTGTGGGTCCAACACCTCCTTGATCACCTTTAGGACCTGTGGGTCCAACACCTCCTTGATCACCTTTAGGACCTGTGGGTCCAACACTCCCAGGACTTCCAGGCAATCCTGTGTCTCCTGGAAGTCCGTCAAGTCCAGGATCGCCTTTAGGACCTGTGGGTCCAACACTCCCAGGACTTCCAGGCAATCCTGTATCTCCTGGAAGTCCGTCAAGTCCAGGATCGCCTTTAGGACCTGTGGGTCCAACAATATAGATATTATCTACAATATTTGAAGATTTTTGATCTAATGTTCTGTAATTTTTATCTGGTGTTATATTTGGCGTTCTGGGATTTTCTACAAGATTCCCAAAATTTGTCAGTATTTTTGATAATTCAAAAGTATTATCATCAACAGTATTATCAACAGTATCATCAACGGTATCATCGACAGTATCATCAACGATATCATCAACAGTATTATTAACAGTATCATCAACGGTATCATCAACAGTATCATCAACAGTATCATCAACAGTATTATTAACAGTATCATCAACAGTATCATCAACAGTATTATTAACAGTATCATCAACAGTATCATCAACAGTGGAAAATACATCATGCTGATACTTTCTTGTTTTAAGTCTCATACGAAATGACATTTATTATTTTAAGACTTTTGTTTAGATCAAATTATGTTGTTAAGCTTATTTAAAACAATGGTTAAATTTAGAATAAATGTCCAAGATACTTGAAAACAAGCAATTAATCCATGTAGGAACTGAAATAGTAGCATTGATTGGATTGACATATTATTTCTATTCAAAAAACAAGAAACTGCTTGAGAATATCGAAAATCTATCGCAACGACTAGATGAACAGGAAGATATGGTACAGAAACATGAACAAGTCATTATGCAACTTGTTCAAGCAGTAAATAGACAAATGCCACCAACCAGGGAACCTAGGCACCGACCTTCAAATTCTCCGAAATTTAGACCACAACATACTCAACGCGGATCAAATACCCAATCAAGGAAGCAATCAAGGAAGCAATCAAGGAAGCAATCAAGGAAGCAAAAATCTCCTGCGCGACAGCGCTCGGTAAGTTTCCAAGATAATCAAGAAGTTAGAGAACATATAGTCGAAGATAATCAATCTGATCTTAGTGAAAATGAGAGCGCTCTCGATGCAGAAATTGCTGATGAATTAGAAGAACTTGAACATGAGGGTCGTTTAAAAAAAAGAGTTTAGATAAACAGAAAGCTATAATATGCAAAACCAAAAATTTCAAGAATCAGAATGGAAAGTTGCCGGAAAATCTCGACGTAGACAAAAAAAATCTAACTCGTCTAGGCGAGTCATACAGGAATGTAAGCAAAAAATGCCCAGAAAATATAGGAGAAATAGAAGTTCCTCGTCGGATAAACCCCGAAATAAACCCCAAAATAAACCCCAAAATAAACCCCAAAATAAACCCTGGAATGTTATCAATTATGCCAGTGTTATTCCCGCAAATAAACAAAAGCCAGTTTCAGAATTGGATGATGAGGACAAGACTACACAAGATAAACCAGACCTCTCATTTATTCCAATCCCCCGATTATCCTTCAGAAACGCGCTCAATTGTCGAAAACCAGTACCCAGTTACGGAGTCTGGGAGTATAATTATTTTAAGCATATTTTAGATTTGAAAGATATATTTAGCCACAATATTAAGAAACTAGGACTGGACATAGAAACAGATAGTTCATATTTTTTGGACAATTTTGGAAGACTGATTTGGGAGTCTTCATCGGGAGAAGTCAGTCCATATCTTGATAAACTTGATGAGACACTTGAAAATGTATATTTTGAATTTGATATTAAAAGAAATAATTTATAACTATAAATGGGTCGTAAAAATCGTAAACGAGCTCCAAAAATATCAAAATATGATGTCACACAGGAAGAGGAACCAGAGGAGGAGGACGAGGAAGAAATACGTCGTCAACAAATAGATAAATATGTTGATACTATTTCACAGATTCGTCTTGATATGATCAAATATTGCGACGATAACGGACTGCCTCTGTGTAGCAATCTCAATCAAGATATGTTGGATTATTTTATCGAATTTTTAAAAGATAATTTAATCTAAGCTATCAGAATATAAGATTTATTATACCACGTGGTATAATAAAATAACCAGTTATCAGGATAACAATCCCAAACATTTCAGTATAGATTGTTGAACCTTAGCCAACTCTCCTATTTTTCTCCCTCCCGCAATAACATTCGCAAGGGTGGCTTCAACGTCTACAATTTCAGCACCCTCTATAGGTCTCTTTTGTTCCTCTTCGCTTTCGCTCTCGCTGTCTATATCAGTTTCTTCCTCTTCTGTTAAAATTTCTTTTGCTTCGAGGGGTAATTTAACTTCTTCGACCTCTTCCCTCAATCTAACATCTTCTTCTAGTTTTTGTATATGTCTTAAAAGAGCAGGATTGGATAGGTTAAAAATTCTTTCTTCAACTTTACCTTCAGTTAGGCGGGCTATTTGTTGTAGATACTGTTGTTGTTCTCTTCGAAGGTTCTCAACAATGTCTAACATTTCATCGACATTCTTCCCCTTGTAAGTTCTTTTGCGCTGCCCGCTTAGTTCAGAAGCTTCCCTAATTAATTCTTTTCTATCTCTCATAATGTCTTCTGGATCGAAAACAGGGATTTTGACCTCTTCCTCTACTGTGAATCCTTTTTCCTTTTCTTCGGATTCAAGTTTAGCGACAAGTTCGTCGAGTTCGGGAATCGATAATCCTTGTATCGTTTCAGAAACAGGACGACCGCTGAGCCTTCTTATCCTTTCGAGAAGGTCTGCTTTCTCTTTAATTTCCATTTCTTCTATCCCGCGTTCTTCTAAAAGATCGTCAAGTTTTTGAATGACCTGTTCGAGAGAATGTGTACGGTACTTTTTCTTATTTTCACCAGTAATTCTGGTGATTTGTTCGATAATATTATGGCGTCGTTCTTTTTCTTCTCTTTTTGTTTCTTCCTCAGGTCTTACCAAAACCGGACCTGGAGATATTTCAATATCTTCGATTGCACTAATTAATTCTGCAATGTGCCAATCTTTATACAACGAACCATGTTTACCAGTTAATCCTGCGAGTTTTCCGATTAACCCCATTCGTCTAAGGCCTTCTGCTGAATAGGGGTCCGGTAGTGGTCTCTTTCTTTCAGGTCGTTTTTCAGGTCGTTTTTCAGGTCGTTTTTCAGGTCGTTTTTCAGGTCGTTTTTCAGGTTTTTTCTTAAGTGCAGTTTTCAGTTTGGCGAGAGCTTTTGCAGTGCCAATAATTTTATGATCTTGATATGTCCATTCTTTTAGCTTATCATTAGCCTGGGATTCTGATACACATACTCCGGGAGTGTTACTGGCATCGCATATAAAATCTCCGTCACACCATTCTCCTTCTTGAGGATTACAAGGACCATTTTCATTCAATGCACATAAATAGTCAATTTTACCTTTTCTAGATCTTGGTAGGCCAGATTTAAGCCCGGCAGAGTACATTACATTTTTCAGCTCCTTAAGACTCATTTCCATTAATTCATCTGTACGGTAAGATCCGCATTGTTTACCAGGGGATGTTTTCCTTGGGGGTGTTTTCCTTGGGGATGTTTTCCTTGGGGGTGTTTTCCTTGGGGATGTTTTCCTTGGGGATGTTTTCCTTGGGGATGTTTTCCTTGGGGATACACCAGGTACAGGTAACTTACCCTTCTTTTTTAGGATAGCTAAAATAACACCATGTTTACGAACCTTACTAATTGGTAACATTTCTCCACCTTGTTCTGCATACGTAAGTCCTAATTGTCTAGCTTCTTCTTTGAGAACCTTAGCTGTTTTTTTCTTAAGTTTCGCATATGCAGGATCTGCAGTTATACCAGATGCTTTTCCCTTGGCCCCAACCTTCGGACCTCCTTGCATCTTTAAGAGTTGTTCACATTGTTTGGCTTTCGTTTTGTATTTTTTCAAATCAATCCCACAGTCTTCTGCAAGTTGTCTTATCTGAGCTGCTGAATTACCAGCACCTTTCATGCAATTTGTCTTGTTTGGAAAATTTAGATCACAACTTGGTCCAGCTTTAGTTTCTACTTCGGGTACATCCCCTGTTATCCCAGCCTTTTGAGCATGACGGATCATTTTTCTCAAAAGTTTCATATCTTGTTTGGAGTCAGTCAGTTTTGAATATCCTTTGATCGGATACCCTGCCTTGCGAAGTTTCTTCGCATGTGTTTTTAATTGTTTTAGAGACATCGATCTTAATACTGTAGAATCCAGAATATCGGTCATTTTTATATTTATTTGAAACAATATAAAAATTTTAAATAAGTTCCTAAACCTCGATTATTAATTTTTTATTGTAGTCACATATATAATCTTTTGGTTTCCCTTTTTGATTTCCAACTAGGTGAGTCCCCCCTTGCGTTACAAGATCAAAATTAATGTGAATATGACCACATACCCACGTATGAACACATTCCGAATTTAGTAGGTAATCTAGGTCACTGGCATACAGTGAAACATATTTATCTTTTCTTTTCTTCTTCTTTGTTATCACTGAATACGAAGGACAGTGATGTGTAACTACCAATAACTTAAGATCCTTATTTTTGCAATATTCGATCATTTTTTGGATATATTTTAGCTCCTCTTCGTGTTTTTGTTCATATATACCTGTATTTATTCCATGAATACGAACAATAAATCGTGGAATATTTACAAAAGGTTTGCTCCATAATGTGCATCCAACAATACACACATCATCTATCCTTACACTTGATCTATTTAAAACATACAGATTACCAATACTTCTTCCAAGTGTTATAAATCTTCGTAAAAGCTGTTGCATTTTTAGGGGACGTCTTCCCCTGACTCTATAATATTCAACGTTTCCTGGTACATAAATGACAATTTTGAAATGAGGACATAAACTCTCTAGAAAAGATTTGAGTTGATTATGTTTATAAAATGAACCAATATCCCCAGCTAATATTAAAATATCTGCCGATGGAGTAATTAATGATAGAGGATCAGGTACCTCGTCGTTTTTATATTCAATGTGCAAATCTGAAGCAATTTGAAACTTTACCATTTTAATACTTACTTATTAAACTCTAGTTAATTCATTTTTAATTTACCCTGGAATATCTTCCAAATTTATATTCGGACCTCTCATTTTTCTCTTCTTATGCACCGGTCTGGATGCTGAATTCATTCCGTTGATCATATTCATCAAATTAGCACCAGTCTTTTTCATGATCATTTTGCCAACAATAAAGAAGGCAGCATTCATGAGGATTAAGAACAGAAGACGAACCTCAACCGGCCATTTGGACCCTTTGGGAACATAAGATTTTTCTCCTAACTCGATTAATAACTTTTCATAAGAATGTATAGACATAATCTGCTGTTGAGTAAATCCTTGCATATCCAATTTCAAGAAATTCCCGAAAATAAATTCAACAAGCATGAATCCTCCTATTAAATAAGTTTTATAGTTTTCAACGGTCGAATCTAAAGATAGCCTTCGCACAGTATCGTCGTATGATTTTTGCATAGTAGATAAATCAGAATGAATTGTATATTCTGGTATTGATGCATTAGGATAAGATCTTTTGAGGAGATCAAACTTGAATATCAATTCTCTCGCACGATCCTCTGCTTCTTGCTCGTTCATGTTGACCTGACCGATATCAGGTAAATGTGTTTCTCCCTGATATGCGCCATTAGCTTCCAACTCTGCTAAAGTAGGTGGCGCCCCTCGTCCAACGGATTGATAAGGTACTGATCTATGTATAGATCGCGATCTAAATGTTGATTCTCTGCGACGACTGTATTTATCACTCCTCGACCTGTCGAGGCTTCTTTTCATTTCCTCCATTCTATCTTCGGTCCCAGGACTATCCCCTCGTTCATCATCTGTTTCGTTCAGTAGTTCCTTTAAACGATTCGATAAATCATTGGATTCATCACTATCCCCATCCCTATCCCCATCCCTATCCCTATCCCTATCCCCATCCCTATCCCTATCCCTATCCCCATCCCTATCCCCATCCCTATCCCTATCCCTATCCCTATCCCTATCCCTATCCCTATCCCTATCCCTATCCCTATCCCTATCCCTATCCCTATCCCTATCCCTATCCCTATCCCTATCCCCATCTCTATCCCCATCTCTATCCCCATCTCTATCCCTATCCCCATCTCTATCCCCATCCCTATCCCCATCTCTATCCCTATCCCTATCCCTATCCCCATCCCTATCCCCATCCCTATCCCCATCTCTATCCCTATCCCTATCCCTATCCCCATCCCTATCCCTATCCCCATCATTTCCACTATCCCTATTATAATCTATATTTTCCCTAATTTCATCTCCACTATGGAGACTATTAGAATCTATAATTTCAAGAGGTTCAGTGTTTTTAACATCTCTTCTTGCTAGATCTCTATCCCGTTTTTTGTTAGATCTATCTATTGGATCTGATGATTCTCTACGAACTTCGGGTAACACAGGAACATTTGATATTGGGACATGTTCCTTATTAACAAGATTTTGTTTAATCTTAGATTTATTTTCAAGTAATTCTAAGTATAATCGAGGTATTCTTGAAAATGCTTGAGGCCTATCAACAGGCCTTTCACTACGAGCTAGGTAAACTTTTATTACTTTTATCTGTTTTTTCTTAGGCATTTATTGAATAGAATATGTTCACTTTAAATGCAAATACACCGATAAAAATATTAAAAAAAAAATATATTGTGAATAAACAAATGAATTTGACATTAGTTATTTTGGGGCTTGTTGTTGCGGCGGTTGGTTTAGCTTTAGCTTTTTACCAACCAAAAACCATGGATGATGTTGCTGATTGGCTTAAAAAAGCTAAGGATGATGGATACTTGATGTGGATCGGTTGGGGCACAGTCACTCTCGGTGTTCTTCTAGCTGGTTACGGTGCATTTGGAAGTATGTTGCGTAAGGGAAATGCGTTTGGTGGATCTGACACGTTTGGATTTAAGTTTTATTAATTAAACTGAGTAATATTTCTGGAAATATTAGGAAAAATTCTAGGAAAACGAGTGTTTATATTTAATTAAAATTTATTTTTGTATCATTGCTCAAGCACAAAGCGCTTTAAATATATATTTATATTCTCTCAAGAATATAAATGGAAATAGAGACAAGAAATCTTGTTATAAATGATTGTGTTAGGACTGATAAAAATCAGTATGTTGTTGAATATATCGATAATATTGTTTCTCGTTATTATTTGCGAGTAATGAATGCGACTTGGAAGACATTTTTACATTGTTTCGAAAAGACACGAAATGGGTATCTGTATTCCCATTCTTGTACTAGCGTACAGATTATTCCGGTGATATGTGGTTCTTTCGCGGGGAAAATCTTTTATGAGAGCGGATTTTATTTTAATGATGCTCACCGTGGAGAAAAAATATATAAGGCTCCAGTAGTATGGTATTACCCCTTAATGGTTGTTCGTTGAATTTAAAAATTGATTTAATATGTTGGAAATTAGAGATTATAAATCATTGGATGTCCAACTGTGAAAAGAAATGTGAACAAGGGGAATTATGCGGTAGTGTTAATTGGGACGTTGGAGCGCATACCGGGTTTTGTAAGAATATATATGGAACTATACAAAGAAGTTTATTTAGGGGTATGTATACAACACAATTTTTCATGGGAAATCCTAGGTCGTTTAAAAGGCATTTAGCCACCCAGGAGGATATTAAGCGATCTGTTGATCTTGTTAAGAGATTTCCGATGCATGTATTTTCTCATTTTCCGTATATAGCAAATCTTGCTGGATCTGTTAAACAACTTGCTTGGGATGGTGATAGACAACAGGATTGGAAAACCCAAAATGTAATAAGTTCTCTTGAGTATGAATTGAATGTTTTGAGTAATTTTAATATCAGAACTAACGGTGTTGTTATTCATCCTGGTAATTATAAGGATAGAAAGATAGGTATTTCTACAATAGCCAAGAGTATTAACAAGATACATTTTACAGAAGGATCTAAATTATTGTTAGAAAATGCTGCAGGGAAGGGTTGTTCTTTGGCTACAACATTTAGAGAGATTCGGGATATTATAGATCAGGTGGATGAAAGTAAGAAAAGATTTCTTGGGGTATGTGTTGACACGGCACATATATGCGGTTATGGGGAATATGATCTATCAAACTGTGAAGAAGTGGACAGAATGTTTAGAGAGTTTGATGAAATATTAGGAATGGATAGGTTTTCTTTGTTACACCTTAACGATAGTTTAGTTCCTTTAGGGTCTAGAAAAGATCATCACGCGTGTTTGGGGACTGGGCAAATATGGGGGCAGAGTTTCGACTCTTTGGTTCATCTTTTGGATAAATGTAAGGAATATGATATTCCCGCTGTTTTAGAGACTCATAATCTGGATATGTGTGTGTTAGCTGCTCTGAGTGTATAAATGTATAGATGATAAATATGTTTTAAAAACACAACTGAATATATAAAACACATGTCCGATTTAACTAATACTTTGATTATTGAAGAAGCTACGGAAAATCCGAAGACAGCTTCTGTTGTAAATGCGTCAGAAGAAAACGTGTCTGAAATGGTCAATGAGGCGGAGTCCTCTAGAGAGGCGGAGTTCTCAAATGTACCACCTGGAAATAAAAATAAGGGGGATTCGGATCAAGATAAAAAATGTCTTGACGGTTCTGAGCTTGAGTTTACGAGGGCTAATATAGAAGGTCTCGGAAATCATGTTCATTTGGTTGATTCCGATGAGGACAGTAAGTTAGATATGTTCTGTTATGTGAAATGTACAGAAGATGATAACTCATTGATTAAACAATGCCGCGGTGTTGTTTTTCATGGGAATGATCTTGTCATGAAAGCGTTCCCATACACAATAGAGTATAATCATACTGAAATTGATAAGTATACCGATGATCTTGCTGATTTTGACCGATGGTCCTTTTACGTATCATACGAGGGTTCCCTGATTCGTATGTTCCATTTTAATGAAAAATGGTATGTGTCAACTCACCGAAAATTGAATGCTTTTCGGAGTAAGTGGGCTAGCCGCGTATCGTTTGGAACATCTTTCAAAGCTGCTTTATTGGCAGAGGAAGAAAACAATAAAGAATTTAGGTCAGGTCTTCCAGATGGAGAGAATATTTTGGCTCGTTTTCAGGAAACTCTTGATACCGACAAGCAATATATGTTTCTTGTATTAAACAATAGTGAGAATCGTATTGTTTGTGATGCTCCGGAAAGACCTACACTATTTCATGTTGGCACTTTTGTTAATGGAGAATTGGTAATGACAGAAGATATTAAACTACCATGCCCGAAAAGGTTATCATTCCTTGATTCAAACGATCTTAAATTGGCTATCCAAGATATGTCTTACAAGGAACACCAGGGAGTGATTTGTTTCGGCCCAGATAACAGACAGATTAAGGTCTTGCATCAGGATTATCAGGATCTGTTCAAGGCGCGTGGAAATGAACCAAGCATTAAATTTAGATATTTGCAAGTTCGTATGAATAGGCGGTATACTAATATGCTTTATCATCTATACCCAAATGTTGCTGAAATGTTTGATGAATATGAAAATACTCTTTATGATATTGCTCGGTCTATTTATAGAGCATACGTTCAGCGTTTTATTAAGAAGCGTTATGTTACTGTTCCTCGGGAGGAGTTTGCTGTAATTCGGGAGTGTCATTCGTGGCATCTTGCTGATCGTTCTGAAAATCGCATTTCTCTCAATCAAATTATCAAGGTAATGAATCAGCAATCTCCTACACATCTGAATCGTATGATTCGGCGATTTAAGCTGGAACAAATTCGCCAGAAGGATCGACCCATGCAAAAATCTCGTACTGATCATCTGAGAAGTTTTGAGCAAAGTCCTGATGTTAGGAATCCTTCCGAACCTCCTATTAGTCCACTATTGTTGTCTCAATCTTCCCAAAAGAATGTTTCTCGTCCTCGTCGCCGAATAACGTCTATTTTACCCCGGAAGGTTTCAGATAAGAAGGAATAAGATAAATTTAAGATAGAATAAGGTTATTATATAAAATTGATTTGATTTTAAACAATTGTTGTTTAAAATAAATGACTACTGTACTCTTCATCGGAGATCCGCATTTTCAGGTATCAAATATTCCTGAAGTTGAGCTTTTTATTGAAAAAATGACCAGGCTAGCAGAAGAAAAGAAGCCAGACTTGATTGTGATAGCTGGTGACCTACTTCATACACATGAAAGGTTACATTCTATTCCTCTTAACAAAGCATATGAATTTGTAGATAAAATGAGACATATTACTGAGACTTTTGTATTAGTTGGTAACCATGACATGTACAATAATTCTCAATTTCTGACTAATAATCATTGGATGAATAGTATGAAAGAATGGAAAAACACAGTTATTGTAGATACAGTAGAAACAGTTACGATCAATGACAATTTTTTTGTATTCGTTCCTTATGTTTATCCAGGAAGATTTGAAGAAGCATTATCAATATCAGATATTGATTGGAAAAACGCAGACTGTATATTTGCCCATCAGGAATTTTTTGGTTGTAAAATGGGAGCAATAGTATCTGTTGAAGGGGACAAATGGCCATTAGAGTATCCCCACGTCGTTTCAGGACATATCCATTCAAAACAACGACCACAGAACAATATATACTACTCGGGATCGGCAATGCAACATGCGTTTGGTGAAAGCTCAAAAAATATTATTGCCTATTTAACATTTATACCGGGAGAAGACTATAATCTTGAAGAAATTGATTTAAAATTACCGAGAAAAAAGATTGTATACATGGACGTTGAGAATATAGATGATTATAAGTTACCGGAAACTAAAGATAAGATTAAAATATCAGTCTCTGGCGGGTACAGCCAGTTTAAAGCTCTAAAAAGAACTAAAAAATATAAAAAACTAATTAAGGAAGGAGTTAAAGTGGTATTTAAAGCTAAAAAGATCGAGCATGAAAAGAGTATACCGGAAAAAATAGCCAACGAAACAACATTCAGTACAATTTTGGGAGAAATTGTTAATCAGGAAAAGAATAACTATCTATATCAGACATATGAATTAATTGTTAATAACAGGAGCACCAAAGCAGATGACGTAATGTTTGTTTAAAGATACGCGTTATACCATAAAATGGACTATTCTTCTGACTATGAGTTTCAGTGGCAATTAATACATTGGGTAATTAGAGAAATTTATATCGGTATAGACCGCTCTGTGGTTGACAAGATGAATACACTTAAAAGATTATGGATTCACGGGTCGATTAAAGAGATTGCAATAAATCGATTTATTGCAATAGTAAAATAATATTGTATAATAAATAAATCATGTATGCTCAAAATAGAAACGTTACGTACATATCGGATTTACCAGAATTAGAAGATATTGAGCCTCGCCAAATGTATGGTATGCAAGGTATGCAACAAGGCCCTCCTGGCGGAATGCCCGAAAAATTCAAGAAATTCATAAGACCACCTATGACACCCTTGGCCCAAGAATCTGGAATGAATCCGTATCAACCTCAAGTTCCTTCGCATGAGCAATATTTCCCACCTCCACAGGAAGTTAGAAGGCCTTCATCAGATTCTCCCACATGTTTGGAAATATCCGACCATGTTGGTGCATGCCCAATCTGTAGTAGGTTCTACAAAAACGATCATTCTATCTATATTATTGCTATTGTAGTACTTTCTATTTTATGTCTTCTTTTACTTAAGAGGGTGCTTAATTTATAGATTTAAATCGTATGATAAATGAGTGATAAACCAAATCATAAAGATATTTATGTAGCTGGTAAATGGTTTGATAAGGATCGGATTGGTAAAAAATAGAGATATATGGGATATAATATTACTCATAATTTGACCAAGGTTGAGGTCGGAACAACGAGTGGCCCCGATAATTATCCTGAGATTACACCAGAAATAGATAGAGATTATGCAGATCGGGACATAAAAGGAGTCACTGATGCTAGTTTACTCGTTGTGGATATGTGTGATGAAAAGTATCCTTATCGTGGAACATGGACTGAGACTGGTGTTGCGTTGGGTCAGAGAGCAGTAGGTCAAGAAAAAGAAATTTGGATTATATCTCCTAACAAGAGATCGACTAATATATTTTTTATTCATCAGGCATTTTACATGGAGTCAGGTTTTAGCGAACTTTATTAACATCTGCATCATTTGGAAAACAGTTATATAAGCTTATATAAAAACATAAATATCGGAATAATAAAGTGATGGAATCAACAAAAAATGTAGATGGTTCTACTGGTCCAATTCAACAGATCGACATCCCTGTATCTCCAACAGGGTCCACCCAAATAGGTCCTGAATCTAAAGTGACTCCTAAATCTGGAGAATTCGATACTTTGGTGCTCTCAGGGGGTTCTATTCAAGCAATGCTTATTCTAGGTGCATTACAATACGCAAGCGACAATTTTTTATTACAAAAGATTACGACATATATAGGGGCTTCTGCTGGGGCAATATGTGGATATCTATTGGCTATAGGGTATAGTCCAATAGAAATAATGGTATACATATGTACAAAACAGATACTGGAACGGATGAAACAATTAAACATAGTGGCAATGATTAACGGTGCCGGTGCTACTTCGTTTAGCTATATACACGAAGAATTGGAAAGAATGACGATAGAAAAAATAGGCAGACTGATCACTCTCAAAGATCTTTATACACTTTTCGGAAAGACATTGATATGTACAACTCATAATATGACGACTAATAAACTAGAAATATTGAGTCATGAAACTTATCCTGATTTACCATGTTTGGTAGCACTACGGATGACATCAAATCTTCCGTTTATTTTTGACCATTTCAGATATATGGGTAATTTTTACGTTGATGGAGGTATTTCCAATAATTATCCAATAGATATAGCCGATGAGAAGGGTAATAAAATACTCGGAATAGTTTTACATGACATTAGTGCTAGTTTCAATAATAATAATAGCAATAACATAATCGAATACTTTTTTCAGTTAATGTCAATCCCCATGGTGCAAAATATCGTGACTAAAATCGAAAATTCATCAGATAAATGTACAAACATTTTATTGAAGCCTGGATCAGCCCCATTTTTTAATTTTAATTTAGATACACATACCAAATTAGAAATGTTTTCAGATGGATACCACCAAATGGAAAAACGTTGGTCAGAAATATGAATGTTTACATCATATAAATGTTTACTCCCAAACAAGCACATGATGGTATAAATATAGGATTTCATGTATGGATTTTATTAATATTTTTAGCATTCTTTTTCTTCAAGTTTGTGGCACAAAGAGAGACAGAAATAATGACCGATCAACTCAACAAACCAATCCAAAAAGAAGTTCCTATTGTATTGTCATCGATTCACGATTTAGATCAACAACTCGATTGTCCTTCACACCAGGGTATGATAGATTGGGGAAAAGTTAGTGATATGGCAAGTGAGCTCGAGAACGAAAACGGTCCAGATCATGATGTGGTTAAACATAATCGTGAACTTATTTTATATTCCGTAATACTATGTGTCACAATATTCATCTTATTGGTGGGTGCTATCATATATTTTTCTGTTCATAAAAAATATGATATACGCCTGAAAGAAATACTAATAAATAATATGATTATATTTATTTTAGTTGGTATAATAGAAGCGTTATTTTTTTGGACGGTAGCATTAAAATATGTGTCAGTAATACCTGCGAAGATGGTTAATGATATAATAGATAGAGTAGAGTATCACGTAAATAAGGATAAGTAACCTATTATCATATATGTACATTATACATATATGATTACATATACATAAATGAGAAGTCTTTTTTTTCTTCACGAAACGAATATTTTTTGATCATTTCAATTGAACTTTCCATGTCTTTTTTTGTCAATACGAACATATGTTCTGGATCTAATGAAAAAACACGTCTAGCATGAGCCATTTTACATTTCGTTAAAAAATTCTCAATATCCCCACCGGCTTGTTTAAATAAATTTTTATTCTTTTTTAATATTTGTACAATATCTTTTCTATCTAATCCTAGTTGCCATTCCATCTCGGATATCATTTTTAACGTAATATCTGTCAATTCTTCAATGGTGTACTTATCTATCTTGTGTATCCATTGAAAACGTCTTTTCAAACCTTTATTACTACTAAAAAAACATCTTTTTACATCATCCTCATAACCTGCTCCAATAAAACAGAAATCGCTTTTGTGTTCTGAGAGAAATGCTGTGATTGTTTCGATGGCTTCTTTAGAAAAACTATCTCTATCTCTTTGCCCAGGCCCGAGAGAATATACTTCATCTACAAATAAGACTCCGCCTAAACACGATCTTAATAACTTACGTGTTTTAATCGCAGTTTGTCCCAAATATTCTGCAATAAAATCGTCCCTATGAGCAATTCTGAAAGGACCTGAACGTGATAAGATTCCCATGGCTTGATATATTTTTCCTATTATTCTTGCTACTTCCGTATTATGTGTAACCGTAAAATCTCCTAGTAAAAATCGATGGTTACCATCAATCTCAAATCCATAATATTCACCAATTTCTAGTTTTTCGATCTTTATCCCATATACTAATTGATCCTTAATTTGTTTTCTCGATGTGGCTTTCTTGCGTGATAATAATACTGGTATATTATCAGTATTACCGCTAAATATAATCCGATAATATGTACCGTCCCTTCTTTCTCCATTGTATAGACAACTTTTCTGGCATTCTTTCATAATAGATCGAAATCCTAGCGATCTTGTTAGATATAATATATCTTCCGATAATCTTTTATTTTTCTGAACTATTTCGTAGCAATTATCAAACAAATATCCATCAGAATCTATAAGACCCGCAAGTAAAGATAAACGCACAGACTTAGAATTAACTTTATAAGCATACGGTATATGCTTATTATTGAACAACTTATATTTCTTCAACGCGTTAACAAACCGATTTTTATTATTTCTTCCACCTTGAGTTCCTGTTGTAAAATGATGAGTTATTTTATCCGATTTCCACACTAGATCGTGAAAATACTGTTTAAAATATTCAATAATATCATCATCTACTGATGTTATAGCCGGTCTATTACTTGATCCATTGCCTAGCCACACTCCCAAAACATAAGGATCCAATTCAATATCCTGCTCAGGAAAATCAATACCAACCTTAAATCCCTTGTAAGCAGCTTTCCAACTTTTAGGGCGTTTTATATATTCAAGTACATTGATATCTATTATTGTACCTTTAGGAGGTAAAGTTTTCATAAATTCTATTGTTTCTTGGTAAACAGATTCCTTATCTTTTTGAGTGGCAGATTTAGACGAATAACTAAAAGTTTTTGAATTAGTTTTCTCTTTTGTAAACCAAATAACTTGGAAACTATTTTTTGAGGGTCTGTCGCGAATCCTCGGACTTTTGGATAGTTTTAAAGATATGATATGTGATTCATTAACTGTGTAATCATCCCCATACGATTGTTTAATTCTATACATAGTTTCTTTTCCATGACAAGTTGATAATACGGTACGTGGAGTAGAGTCATCTCCCATGATCTGCTCACCCTGCTTTATATTTTGAACTAGTTTGATTGTACCGTCTTGCATAATGATAGGGGTATTTTTGCTAAGGCATTTGCCGTGTCCTGGAGGTCCTAAAATCATGGTGTGCAAATATTCTTCGTTTCGGTTTCGTTTATGCATACCTTTCAAATAATATATAATTTGGTAGAAAACCGACTCTTTTAGTGATTTCATTCCTACCATTCTATCTAACTGTTCTAAATATGGAGTGATTCGCCATAACATAACCGTATCAAGGTTCTTATAAAACCGAATAGATTTACCTATCTCGATCAAATCGCGTATAGAGTTTACGGCGGGAGAATTTATAAGTTTTAGAACAGGACGTTGTTTTTTCTTTTTATTACTACGCACCGACATAGTATGTTTTCTTTTACTCATTTGTTATAAATAATATTTTTTCTTAATACACAATTAACATACGGATAAGACTGAATGTGTTGATCTGCCAACACTAGAATAAGTACCTAGCATTCGATCCCATAACGTAAATCTCTTAGAAAAATTCACTACACATTTTTGATGATGTATATCGTGATCTTCAGTATATAGCTCTATGCCTAACCATCTAGGTAGACATATCTTAAATATACTGAGGAAAGCAGCCATGCGTTTTCCTAGATGATCCGCTACCTCAGTATATTTAAGATATGTTTGGTGAGGATAATAGCTGGGTATTGTCATTCTTTTTTTCAAAACTTTTCCCTACTTTTCTTGATATTAATGGAAGACTCATACTTCGAACTTTATGGAAAATCTCACTCATACCTTCTTGCTGCATAACAATCGCGCTCCTTCGTCGAAAATTTGGGCTCTTATAGGCATATGGATATTCTACTGGTATGACGGGTAGGGTGGATAAATGGGTAGATTTATCCTTTTTAGGTGGTCGAACTTGACATATACCTTGACTCATTTCTTTAACAACACGATAATTTTTTAATTATCATAACATAAACTGGTCTAAGCAAATTTTAGAAAATATATCAGAAATTCCCACTAATTCTAATTCGCCTATTCAAACACACGACTTATAAGTAATCTTTATCCTAAATCATTGAATAAATAAAAAATTGATATTTAAATTGTTATCAATTTAAGTATAGACAACATGGGAATCAAAAATCTCCACAAGTTTCTTAGGAATAATTGTCCTCAGATTTACGAAAAAATCCATATATCTGAATATAGTTTTAAAAAAGTAGCTATTGATATATCATTATATCTCTGCAAATTCAAAACTATTTGTGGAGACCGTTGGCTAGCTGCGTTCATTAATCTCATTGCATGTCTTCGCAAATTCGAAGTACATTGTACTTTTATCTACGATTCGGGTTGTGTTCCAGAAAAAGAATTGGAAAGAAAAGAACGGGTCGCTCAACGAGCTAAATTAGAGGAACGAGTATATAAGTTAGAGGAGGCACTGGAAAAGTTTCACCTAACTTGTGAAATAGATCCACTTCTTGTTAGTTTTTACGAAAAAAAGAAAAAGAAAGACGGTCCAAAACGTTTAATGGGAAGAAAGTTGAACGATACTATTGATATGGGATATGTAGAAGCGGCAATCGGAAAAATGCGAAGTCAAATTTTGGATATTCGGCCCGAGGATTTTAAAAAGACTAAGCAACTCTTTGATATTCTCAAGGTTCCTTATTTTGACGCCCCTTTAGAAGCAGAAACGATGTGTTCAGATTTATGCAAAAGGGGACTGGTAGACGCAGTCCTCTCCGAAGATACAGATGTTCTTGCTTATGGAACACCAGTATTTCTCTCAAAAATTAATACATCTGATGGGACATGTGTGAGGATTAAACACCCGGAAATGTTAAGCGCTCTGGGTTTGACGACCGGTCAGTTTTTAGATTTGTGTATCATGTGTGGCACTGACTATAATAAGAATATATATCGTGTTGGTCCTGAAAAATCTTACAAGTATATACAAAAGTATTCTTCTATCGAAGGTATTGCTAAAAATACAAAGTTGAATGTTACCATCCTCAATCATGTCAGAGGCAGAGAAATTTTCAAGGAATATGAACAAAAAGATGTAAAAGTACGGTTTTGTGGGGCTCCAGACTTTCAGAGATTAGAAGAATTTATCATCAGAAACAATATTAGGTGTAGTATTAGCGGATTAAAAAAGGCTTTTATTCATCATACTACTATCATATTTGAAGATGACGATGAGGACCAAAAATTAGTAATAGAGGAAGATGATGAATCTTTAGTAGTCCAGATCGAAGCCAAAAAGGAGAAGGGTTTTAAAAAACAAGGCTGATGGATAATCATTTAAAATATTCTTGTCCTATTATAAATGTATAGAAACGGTCGATATAAATCAGCTTCTGAAGCATTCATACATTTACCACAACTTAAGACTCAATATTCTCAATATAAAGCACCTATTGTTGGTAATCAACGAGTTGAATCTAAACCTGTTATTCATCACAAACCTCAAAAACCATTGGAAATCAAATTGGAAACTAAGAGATATGTAAATACCGCTGATCCTAATGTATGGGGCCCACCTTTCTGGTTTTCATATCACAATGGTGCAGCTCATTATCCAGTGAAAGCTTCTAAATACCACAAAGAACGAATGAAGGGAGTTATTTTAGGTATACCAGTGTTACTGCCATGTGTAGGATGTAAACCACATGCGATCGCATATATAGAAAGTAGAATGAGTGAACTGGATCATATAGTAAGCGGAAGAGAACCTCTGAGTCGATTCTTTGTCGATTTTCACAATAAAGTTAATGAGAGATATAGAAAAAGAATTGTATCTTATGAAGAGGCTAAAAAAATGTATAATAACGGGGTTAATATCAGTAAAATGGTCTACAAGTAATTTAACTCATTTCTCTTTATTATTATATTGGGCTATTTTGTGGTAAAAATGTTAGTTGGGAATACACTTTATCAGGACGATCTCTGATAAACCTTATTTCATATGAAACTATTATACACGGTATATGACAATCATTGACAATAACATAAGATTAGTGTTTAGCTAATTTATAACATTCTCTCATATCTGATCGAATATCAGTAGAATACCAACCATTAATATGATATATGTTAACGGTTTTACATATATCAGCCAAAGTTGGTAAGACATCCTTTGTATCCCCTTTATGTAAAATCACACGATTATTAAACTGTTTGTTGATATACTCTATACAAGATTCAACTTTTGAGTGACAACAGTTGTCAATAACATGGACTCTAATATTTGGATTCGAGACCAAACATATTAGAATCGCATTTCCCCTGTCAAAACCTATCTCTAAAACACCACTTTTGTTTTTTCGATAGTTGATAAATATCAATCATTTTGTCCATAAATGCATGAGATGGCCAATCGTTACTACCATACATATTAGATCCAGTCCGATATAAGTTCCCCAAATACTGATAATGTTGCGAGAGACTTTTTCATATTGTTTATGTCCATTTGTTATAATTTTGTTATAATTTTGTTATAATTTTGTTATAATTTTGTTATTATTAAACTTCAAATCTAAAAACCTGTTCCCAAATAAAAAAACGAATCTATGGATCTAGAAAAAAGAAAGTACAAAATCATGTCTAACAAACTCAAAACAGATATTAAACTTACAAAGGATCAAAACCAAGCATATAATTTGATGACGAGCGGTGAAAGCATATTTCTGACTGGCCCAGCTGGTTCGGGAAAAACTTCTATCGTCAAGTTGTTCATTAAGATGTATAAAGAAAATAAAATCATGGGCGTTACCAGCACTACTGGGATTTCTGCACTATTATTTGGAGGAACTACACTTCATTCTTTTTTGGGTATTGGCCTTGGAACTGGTTCTGTAAAAGCGTTGTCATCAAAAATATTCAAACGGTATCCTTTGAGAAAAAGATGGTGTGAACTAGAAATACTCATAATTGACGAAGTATCGATGCTCTCTCCAGTCTTGTTCGATAAGCTGGAAGAAATCGCCCGTATAATTAGGCGCGATAATAGACCTTTCGGGGGAATTCAGTTAATTCTTTCTGGAGATCTCCTCCAACTTCCAGTTGTTAGATGTGATGATTTTTGTTTTGAAGCTAAATCTTGGAATGACTGTATCAAACACACAGTGTATCTAACCGAAATCAAGAGACAAACAGATCCAGAATTTCAAGAATGCTTAAATGGTATCAGAGTAGGCATTCTCACCCGAAAAACTCGAAAATTGCTCAGAAGTCGTGTAGGAATTGAACTAAAGAACGATTTCGGTATTAAACCTACCAAACTGTATTCCACAAATTTTGACGTCGACTACGTTAATAACCAAGAATTGGATAGGTTAGCAGAAAATGATCCTGATTTTTATGAGTATAACTTAGAAACCCATGTATATCCAGGCGTTAGAAACAGGCACTATGTTATTGAAAAATACAAGAAGTACTGTACCGCTCCTTTAACTCTGCAACTGTGCATTGGGGCACAGGTTATGCTTTTACATAATCTAGATCTTGATGGAGGACTTGTGAATGGATCGAGAGGCGTTGTTTCTGGTTTTGTTGGAGATATACCAGTCGTAAAATTTCTAAATGGCAGAGAACTTGCTATCGACTATCACGTGTGGGAAGTAGAAGAACAAGATAAAAAAGTTATGCGTATTATCCAGATACCCCTTAAACTTGCATATGCGTTAACTATCCACAAATGCCAGGGCTGTTCTTTGGATTATGCCGAAATAGACCTAGAAACCGTTTTTGAGTTTGGACAAGCGTATGTTGCATTATCTAGGGTCAAAAACATAAACGGACTGAGTATCATAGGTATCGATTTCGATCAGATCCAAGCACATCCTAAAGCACTAGAATATTATAATGAGATGAATTTGTGTTAATAAAAATTGTCCGGATATTGTTGATATGCTGATTAAAACCGGAGCAACTTGGTATTGTTGGTGTAAAAATAAATCATTAAATCGCGCTTACTCCACACATGTATAACCGAATTAGATATCTAATTCGGTTTCTAACCACACCCGCTAATACGGGATCAGCCTACAATCTTATCTAATTGTTAAAATCCAATTTTAACAATTCTGTAATCAGTTTAAAAAAATATGTTTCCTAAATCGACTTAAAAACAAGCGGTACATAATTAAAAATAATGCCACGTAAATCTGTACAATTAAGAAAAACAAAAACCGAATCTAAGACTTCAAAGGCTAGGTCGAGCCGTAAGCAAAATCCCAAGAAAACTACAACCAAGACTTCTTCCAGGGGAACCAAAACTACTACCAAAAGGGGCTCTACTCGAAGAACCAAGGAAGTTAAGAAACAGGTTGTTGAAGAACATTCTGAACCAGAAGTTTCTGACGTTGAACATACCCCTACTCCCAAGAAGAAAAGACATGTTCCCACAAAAGAATCTGTTGCTGAGGAATTCGATGATCTAATCGCACTTATTGACGAGGAGATTGCCCGTCTTCGCGAAAGCCAAGGAAAGGCTAAGGGTGTTAAGTTTCTTCGTTCAGTTGGTAAACGTGTTAAGACACTTCGCGGGCACACCACTCGTGTTATGAAACAAAAGCAAAAGACTAACCGTAAGAATAACACAAATTCTGGTTTTCTTAAACCAGTACATATTTCAAGGGAAATGGCTAAGTTTACAGGCTGGAATCCCGAAGAGCTTCGTTCTCGCGTTGATGTAACCAAATATATTTGCGATTATATCAAGAAAAACGATCTCCAAAACCCGGAAGATCGCCGTCAAATTCTCGCTGATAAGAAACTTGCCAAGCTTTTGGATTATGATTCAAACAAAGACGACAAACCTTTGACTTACTATCGCATCCAGACCTACATGAAAAAGCACTTTACTAATCCTTCCAAGCAACCTGAAGCATAATATAGTTATATAGTTATATAAGACTATGAGGCTATAAGAATATGAGATTTTGTTATTATAAATAACAAAATATCCTTATTGCAATTATACTTCAAAGATGTGATGGTTGTGATGCATCAGCAAGTATCATCATCGCCTGCTCATCATTATACATCGACTCTACACCCATTAAATAAGACCCCAACTCAGAATCGTACATAACTTTCATCATCTCGTCTCGCATTTGTAATCTCTCATCCTCACTAAGTTTCTTTTCAAAACTTACATAATCTATATCCCCAGTTAAAATATGCATATAAATACAACTTTTACTATCGTACGTTATGAAATGCTCTACGTCGTCTCTAGAATCACATGAACAAATTGTTCGGCATGAGCTACCGACTGTCAAAGAATCAACAAATTTCCTAGTTATACCATAACGACTAATAAGATTGAATTCTATATTAGTCGCGTATTTCATAGCAATAAACTCCTCATTGTCCAATGGATCAATTTGTAACATTTTATCTCAATTAAATCAAGATAAAATTAATCATTTATTTTATACCTACAGTCTCATCTTTTCCTTAATAATTTCTCTCATCTTTAGCGGAAGATACACCTTATGACCTTTAAAATGATTCAACTCAGTCACTTCTCCCTTCATACATTTTTTCCACTTATCCGAATACCGTTTCGCTACTCTGTCATCATTCACAGAAGTTATCAAAACTACAGGATTTGTTAGCTGCCATTTTTTTAATCCATTAGAATATGCAGGAGATATTGCAACAATGCCTCGAATAGATACGAAACATTGTGCCAAATCTAAAGCAAACTGCCCGCCTTCTGAAAACCCTATTAGCACTGTTTCTTCCGGATTCTCAATTGTTTCTCCAATTTTTTCCATGTCAGAATAACGATTCTTCTCGTCTATTTCCTTGTTTTCATCCCACACTTTAGAATCATTATCATTATCCTTATCCTTATCCTTATACTTGTACCACCCCCATCCTCCTTCTTGTTTGTGGTAGAATCCACGTAAATATACCCATTCGTGCTGTCTTAATCCTTTCTGTAATGATCTTAAAAGAGATCGGAAAAGTTCCGGATTTTGACCACACCCATGAAAACATATTATTTTTACCATTTAGATAATAGTAATGCTGTTTTAAACCACATCAAACACATCTGCTTTCAATTTAGTCAACATTCTATTAACATTTAAAAAATCTTTTTAATTTTCTTATGCTGTGAGTACAACCTATCATAATCTTCCTTCTTGTTTAGCTCTCAATTGCGAATATTTCTCCTCAAATAAATCATCGTCTTTACAACACGACATATTTCCCATTTATATTTACAATCATAAGTTGTAAATATAAAATCTATTTCTTATATACTTAATAAATACCAAAGCCTGTAGTAGAAATTTTCTTTCTCCTATAATTTTCCCTCACATTTCCACACCTATCGTACTTGCAGGTACCCCATCCCGGAATCCTCCTTCCTCTATCTGTGTATTGACCAGGAGGAGGATTGTTCTTAGGTATTAAAATATTTGAATAGTGTGATAAGGGATAAGGAGCCACATAATTCTTATACTCACCGGAAGAAAATTCTTTACCTCCATTAACGGAACAATAATTTAATAATCCACCCAACGCAGTATATTTTTTACCTGCACCTTTACAACACGGTCTAGTACCAATATCCCATTGAGCCGTAAGATGAACTGGCCCAGCACAATTAAAACTACTGTTCTCGCTATTACAACATCCAAGACGTCGTGATGGACAATAACTCTGACAACCACACGGTGTAAATCCAAGTCGCGCTTTCATTGTTTGACACTTATTTGACATTTATTTGGTACAACATAATAAAAACTGTATCGGAATTTTGCTATGATTGCAAAATCTCCATTCTTCTCTGCATAACCTCTCTAGGAGCAGTATCCACTATTAGTAATACACAAGTCAGTACCAATAATTTTATTAATCTCGAAATAGCCTCTCCAGCAACAGGGCCTGACTGCACCGTATATACTAAAGTTATCTCTGTATGTCCCCTTCATTCGCTCTACCATAATTTAAAAATAACATCATTCAAAATAAATGGACCTCGATACTATTCTCCAAAAATGGAATCATGCCAAGGAACAAAAAGCCAAATATGAAAAAGAATGTTCTGACTACAAAGGCGCAGTAGAAAGATACCTTAACCGAAAAAGACTCGACAAAGTAGACGGTGAATATTTCACTGTAATTCGACGCTCAAATACACGTATGCAATTGTCAAAAGAAAGTGTTCCTGTAGACATATGGAATCGCTATGCCAACAGAATAACATATAAATCATATTATCTCAAAAGACGGAAAAATTAAACTTTAATTTATATCCTTGATATAAATTAATGCCACTAATACACGGATTAAGAAGCACAAATATATGGAAAGCGTTTCTCTTAAACTCTCTAGCAGCTACTCTAGTTATTTTCATTGCTATGACAGTTAAGGGTAGATTTGATAAATTCACCGATAAAAATAATCGCCAAATCGTGAGAACTACCAATGCCAAAAGTATTATATTAACTCTAGCAGCAACTTTTACAGCATCCATGTTAGCATATTCTCTGCTATATTTTCTTTTTGGTTATGGATATGGAATGTTAGTCGAGAACAAACAACAAGTTTAAATTAAGGTTAAACCATATCATCCTTAATTTGTTCAAAATAAATAATATTACACTTAATAAATGTCAAGCGAAAAAACAAAATCTGAACCAATAAAAAAATCACATGCTGAAGAAAATCTTAGTCTTATCCTGGCCACATCCGACACCATTGATAAACTATACGAAAGCCTTGCTCGTCTGGTAGGAGATCAAAAAATTACAGCACAAAATGCTGTTCTTATCGCGACTAACCTGATGCAAATTGTCGAAAATTACCCAGATCTTACGGGAGAGCAGAAAAAAACCATTGTTCTTCATGTTCTCAAAAAATTCGTAAGAGACACAATGAATGATAACGACGAAGATGCTGTTATCATGTTTATTGACCTATTTTTACCCTCTGTAATCGACACAATCATATCTGTAGATAAGAAGAAAATCATGGTCAATATCAAAAAAGGATTTGCCTCATGTTTTGCATGTTGTTGATCCATCCTCAATCATTTTTATAAATAACCATAAATAAACATACCGCCAATAATTTCAAGACAAACAGATTAATGCATCTTAACTAAATTTTAACATTTATATTGACTATTATAAATGTTAGGATTCCCCAAACTATCCCCAAATATACCATGTAACATATTGGATAAAAAATGGAAGAAAAGTAATGATTCACTATTAGGAGTATGGAAAAATTGTACTCTCGGAAAACCAATCAACTACAGAACATGTTGCGATCAAGTACTACAATGTAACGATCAAAATACTTGGTTAAAAAAGAACAATATACCTTATTCGTGTCCTCCCCCACGATCTTCCCCGGGTCCACACTTTGGAAAAATAAGATCAACTCACAATTTAAAAACCGGCGTTTTTTAGACCCAGTTATATAATTATTTATTATATTATAAATATATAATAAATGTCAACATTCACAATTAATACTTACGGGAATTTTAGCCCTTTCCAGCCCTGTATTATTGATCAAAGTAGATCAGGAAGAACCGAAAATCCAAGTTCTATTGGGGCTACAGGTCCTACAGGAAGTCAGGGAGTTACAGGTCCCACAGGAGCAGACTCTATAGTTACAGGTCCCACAGGAGCAGACTCTATAGTTACAGGTCCCACAGGAGCAGACTCTATAGTTACGGGTCCTACGGGAAGTCGAGGAGTTACAGGTCCCACAGGAGCAGACTCTATAGTTACGGGTCCTACGGGAAGTCGAGGAGTTACAGGTCCCACAGGAGCAGACTCTATAGTTACAGGTCCTACGGGAAGTCGAGGAGTTACAGGTCCCACAGGAGCAGACTCTATAGTTACGGGTCCTACGGGAAGTCGAGGAGTTACAGGTCCCACAGGAGCAGACTCTATAGTTACAGGTCCTACGGGAGCAGACTCTATAGTTACGGGTCCTACAGGAAGTCAAGGAGTTACAGGTCCTACGGGAGCAGACTCTATAGTTACGGGTCCTACGGGAAGTCAAGGAGTTACAGGTCCTACAGGAGCAGACTCTATAGTTACAGGTCCCACAGGGGCAGACTCTATAGTTACGGGTCCCACAGGGGCAGACTCTATAGTTACGGGTCCCACAGGGGCAGACTCTATAGTTACGGGTCCTACGGGAGCAGACTCTATAGTTACGGGTCCCACGGGAAGTCAAGGAGTTACGGGTCCTACGGGAGCAGACTCTATAGTTACGGGTCCTACAGGAAGTCAAGGAGTTACGGGTCCTACGGGAGCAGACTCTATAGTTACGGGTCCCACGGGAAGTCAAGGAGTTACAGGTCCTACGGGAGCAGACTCTATAGTTACGGGTCCTACGGGAAGTCAAGGAGTTACAGGTCCTACAGGAGCAGACTCTATAGTTACGGGTCCTACGGGGCCGACTGGTGATAACTCAGGTCTTGCTAGTAGGCTAAAATTCTTTAGTGGAACTGGTCCTGATAATGCTCTAAAGTCTATATTATCAGTTAGTCTTCCGTCAGATGGGGATACACTTTCTATATTTGTAGAGGTGGGGATGAGTGATCAGACGTCTGGTGATCCTGCTTCAGCATTGATGAACATTTCGTGGTTAGCTAGAAATACTTCAGGAACAGTGACTGCAGAAATTGTGAGAACTTTTAGGGATAGAATAAATGGTAGTGACCCTAAAATTGGGAGTAATATCAGTGGTACAACATCAGAATTACAAATAGAATGGTCTCCAAATTCAGGTAATGTGTACAATTGGGTAGCTAAAGTGACGGATTATTCGACACCGACAGTAACGATTACACAATTATAAAATATTGTTGATAATAAAGTTTTAGAAATGTCAGTAATTAATCAAGGTTTTGAATCTGTGGTTAGTATTAATGGAGATGCCAAGTATAAATCTATTGTAGAAGCAATAAACGCTGGAAATAAATCTATTTATGTCAGGAATGGAGTATATATTGAACCTTCTGACATAATCATACCAGAAGGAGGCCAACTGGTAGGAGAAAGCTTCGGTTCTGTCTATATAGTAGGTAAAAGTGTTAAAATCGATGGCAATAACGGAGTATATGAATCTAGTGGAACAATAAGTATAAACAATGGAAGTACACTTGTTACTGGAGTAGGCACAACTTTTACTAATTTGTCAGCAGGTCAATATATATCGGTAGCTAATAATTTTATGGAAATCGATACCGTAACTAACGATACAACATTAAATTTAAAAGTATCTTATCGAGGAAAAAATATATCAGGCAATACATATCTTGCTCAGACCATGTATAATGGTATACGTATAAAAAATTTTATCGTGGCAAATTCACCCGCAGAAGGGGTCTTCGTAAGAGGAGTTAAGCAAAGTTCGATTTCAAACATAGCTTGTGTAGAATGTACAGGTTCCGGTTTTAAATTTTCCGAAATGGGAGATTGTGTAATAAATACATTGGTCGCCACTAATGGAATATCTCACGGAATAGAAGTTATAAATAGCGTAGATCTATTACTAGATGTATGCAATGTATATAACAATTCTGGAATCGGTATTAAAGTTGGAGGCACCTCCAACTTTATTTCTGTATCTCGAGCTACTTGTACTTGCAATTCATCGTACGGAATCCATATAACCGACACAAGTACAGAAGTAATTCTCTTGAACTCTTATTCTAAACTTAACAATGCAGACGGGATGAAAACAGATTCGACGACATCCGATATCACTTTTACAGGTTGTATATGCACCGATAATAACGGAAACGGTATACTCATCGATTCTCCAAATTCAGTTATAGTATCTAATATCTCTAGAAAAAATTCAGCAAACGGTATAAGAACAAACAGTAATTCTATGATAGACAACAATAACTGTACAGATAACGGCGGAGATGGTATACATACTACCGGAGACAATACCAGCATTGTTTCCAACACTTCTTCAAACAATACAACAAACGGTGTGTGCATAGAAGGAAAAAATTGTTCTATAACGGGAAATATAAGCACATCCAACTCAACAGGAATAAATCTCAGCAACACATCAAACAGAAATAATATAGTCTCAAATCAATCCACAAACAATATTTTATCAAATATAAGCGATGCCGGAACAAATAACACACAAACTAATAACGTCGTTGATACTTAAACCAGCTTCGCAATCAACTAGTGAAGAAAAGAAACTATCACCAGTTTAAAAATTATCATTCTAATATTAGAATGATAACGAAACAAAATTTAAAAACGATAGAGGAGCCCTGCCAAGACCCACCTTTATCTAGGGGATGAAGACGCAACCCAAGTCAGACGGGTTTGGTCATTAAAGCCCCAAGTATGGGGCTTTAATGCGTTCAATTAGTTTCGATTTACGAACTGTGGTAAATTAGACGTTGTTACGTTTACGGAATTACCGGTGACGGCTATGTCTGGGGAGGTTTGTAGGGTCGTTGCTCTTATTTGGTTACAAGTATTTCCGTGTACAGTAAGTTCTGTGATTGCGTTAGGCCCATCAAATACAATATCCGTATTATTAGGGATACTGTTTGAATTAACAACTGAGAATGATAATTTGTTGAATTTAATTTCCATATTTGCTGAACCAAGGTTGTCTAAGACATTTTTGTTTATCGATAAATAGTCTATCGAGGAATTTGCATTCCCAATCTGAAATGTTGATGGAGCTACAGTTGAGTTATTTGCAACACTCAATGATGATATAGTATCTGCGTCAGCGATAAAGTTAACTGATACAAGATTATCGTTTATCAAGCCGCTTATTGTACTAGCATATATTTCTACATTCTGACGAATATCATTACCTTTAATCATTAACCTTTGAGCATTGGTTATAGGACTTCCAGAAGAACCAAACTCTAAATTACCACCAAGTACTCGATTATTTGAAAACATGATACCATTATAATCATCTCCGGTAAAAGTAGAGGAACGAAATATATTATTTCTAAAAGAAGCCCAACCTTGTACTGACACTGGATGAACAAAATTTAGGACAGAATTATTTGCAAATATTCCAGACCAAGAATTGCCAGGTGCACCAGTCACTGTGAAATTCGACGCAAAGTTATTACCAGTAATTTTTAAATTCGTTCCATAACCCATTTGTACATCGCCGGCCACATTATTATCTATAAATCTATAGTCGGTTAGAACAGCATCAACTTGAATAGTTCCCCCAAAAACACTTTTAGAAACTTCGGATTTTGTTGATCCACCAGTTGCAACAAAATCTCCAGTTACTTTCGTATCGTGAATTTCGTATCTTGAATTTCCGTCTGTCGATGACATAGAAAGCCCTCCGTTTATTTGTGATTCTCTAATATTAACAATGTCAGTAACATCAATGCTTAAAGTAGACCCGTTAAATATAACACTATCCATATTAAAATTGGAACCTTGTACAGTTCCCATTACAGAGTTTAATGTAATGTTTTCTAAACTTATATTCACACCGTTAATAGTAGGATCTGCAAGTGTTCCACCTCCATTAACCATTGAATTGTCTGTAATAATACCACCGTCTACCGTCGCATTAGGCATTATATGTAACATACCTCCCGAGAAGGTTGTGAGCATATGCGTACCATCACGTACGCATATATTTGCGTTTCCAGTATTTATAGCTGTGCTAAGATCGCTAAAAACAAATTCGTCATCTGCTAAACCTGCATATTCAGTTGTTACAATAGCTTCAATACAGTCTGGTGTTGTTACGGCACCTGTAGGACCGTCCGGTCCTGTAGGGCCTGTTCCAGAAGACAGATTATTAAATACACCACCACTTGGTTCATACGCACTTTTTGTTCCATGTGCTACTATTTGAAACAGAGACATTTATTAATATAATTAATAAATATAATTAAGAAAAAAATTACCCGATAACTATGGAACTAAATTTTCTGTAGAAACATCCGCACCATTAAAATTTACTGTTGAAACCTGATTTCTATTATGAACAACCCAATTGTTCCCTGCATTTTGTAGGAGATTTACTTGGATTAAATTAACCTTGTTTCCAGATATAACATTATTAAAACAAGACGATGCTGTTGCACAGTTATTAATAAGAATATCCCCACCCAAAGCATTGTTATTAATTGTATTAGATTGGAAGATAGTTGACGTAATTCCAGGCAGAAATTCGAACAACATCGAAGGGGTCGTACTACTATTAACAACATTGGAAGAAAATACGCAATTTCTTATGTCTTCGTTGAGTTCTCCACCTGGGTTCTGGAATTGGACCCGCAATTGGGCTCCTTGAGCATCTATCACATTATTGTTAATAGTTACGGTGTCGACTGTCTTTTGAGGTGCAACAACTATTCCGTTTGGATCAACTCCAAAAACCGTGTTGTTATTTATGTTCGAATAGCTAATATCGTTACACGATAAAATAAATGTTCCAAGAGAATTCCCCTCAAATATAAAATTACTAAAATCTTGACTAGTCCCCGCTGTTCCAAAAATCGCACCAGCATTACCGAATGTATTATTAGTAAAAGATGAATTTGATACAGCTCCGCCTATTTGTATACCATTTGTGAACACATTTTCGTCGAATTTAAACCCATTATAATCAACTGTTGTCAGAGCTGAAGAAAATACGGTTGATACATTACCGTAAAACAAACCACTCATTTCAGTAGAAACCTGGGTAGTAGTAATAATAACCCTACCTGCAATTCTGTTATTTAAAACTTTAACATTATTAGATCTAGGTAAGGTTAAATTACTTCCTATATCATTATTAGACAAATGGAGGTTGTCTTGAATGTTCACGAATGTAACAAGTCCTTCAACTACATTATTGGTAATATAAGCAGATGTTGTTGGGTCCGAAATCAGTATTCCATTTGTTGAACCTTCAAATTTATTATCGTGTATATAAACTGGCGAGCCTTCAGGTCCCATTCGAAGCAACCCTTGTAGTATTGACTCTCTTAATGTGAAATTGCTACCAACATACGTTAATACGGTAGCATCGTGATTAATGTTTTCGATAACATAATTATCGCCTGTCATAGAAGTAGGACCTATAAGATGTAAATTTTTTATCATTATGTTATTTCCATTGAAAGCAACATTTTGAAGAGTTCCATCTCCATCTAAAATAGTATTACTTCCTATTGTTCCGTCAGTCACAGTTGCCCCTGCCATAACGTGTAATTTACCTCCTGAAAAGGAAGTGAATGAGTAACTACCATCGCGTACGCATATGTTGTTATTTCCATCTAAAATAGCATTATCTAGATCATCATAAATGAATTCATTATCAGCATAAACATCTTGCTCTGTTGTTACAATAGCTTCAGTACAGTCTGGACCGGTCATAGGATTAATAGGTCCTGTAGCACCAGTTGGTCCAGCTGAGCCACCAACACCACTATCTCCAAAATTACCAGATGGTTCGAAAGCACTTTTAGTTGCGTGTGCTACTATTATAAATTTAGACATTTATTTATAGTTAGATATTATTTTATTTTACGGATTTGTTCCTGTCGTAGCTATATTATTTACAAGTGGTGTTCTATTTCCAGCAACATAGTTGCCTGTTTGGGCATTTGTGGAACTAATAGAACCGAATGCTGTATTTCCTGATACACAAGTTTGTGTCATAATATTCAATAACACCTGAAAATTTATAACGTCGCATATATTATCATTGACAACACAATCTTGTAGACTATTATTAGAAGGTTGTAAGTCAATGTCATTATTAACAGTATCCTTAAGAATATTGCCGCTAACAACAGTTTGTCTGATTCCATTGTCTTGTGACAAAAGTATCAGATCATTACTCACAACATTGTTCGATATATTACAGGTATTTATTCCAGATCCTGGGACAAAAGTTGTAATGCTTATTGGAACCATTTGATCACTACAAAAATTATTTGTTATAACAGACTGATCGAATGTAAAACAAACGATAGTAATACCGTAACATAAATTACCATCAATAATGCTTGTTTCGACTGTATCCTGTTGTACTGAATCGCCAGTAATTTTTATTTCACCTATAACATTATTATTTGAGATGGAACATTGGCTCAATTGTCCTTTCCATTCAAGAGTTTTAGAAATATTATTTCCATCAATCTTTAGATACTGAGCATTTCCTGCAGTAGTATTACTAGTAATTCCATTGCCGAAATAATTGTTAGTTATGACACCACTCCAATCCCCAAAATTTGCTGTGTCAAAAGACGCTGCTTCTCCTATATTGTTATTGTTCATTAAAAGATTTTGTGACGTACGTAAGGTAAAATCTCTCGCGATATCATTCCCAGAAAGTTGTAGGTCAACAGAATACGCACTTGATCTAAATGAACCAGATATTAAATTATTTGTAATTTGTGAATTGTTTAAAGGAGTAACTGAGGTAAAAGAACCAGTTATTGTATTATCATGTAAATTTAGCGATGATATTGATTCTGTACCAGAATAGTTAAAGTCGGAATTAAATGTAGAAGATTTTACATATTGTTCGTGATTAGTTTGCGAATTTATTGTAAATGCTGTATTGGTTGTAGTATTATAGGTTATATTTTCTATTCTCACATTATTTCCATTAATGGCAGCACCAAGTTCCTGGATAAAAATATTTCTGATTTCTATATCATCTCCATTTATAATGGCATTAGCCAAAGTACCCCCTCCTTCAACTATCGACCCATTACCTATTGTTCCAAAAAAAGCTGTAGTAACAGTGGCATTAGGCATTATTGTTAAATTAGCACCTGCGAATGGCACACTCAAAATATATGTTCCATCTCTCACACATATATTAGTACTAGCACTAACACCACCTATAGCAGTATTTAGATCATTAAAAATAAAGGTGCCATCTGCTAAAAAACCATATTCTGTAGTTACTACAGCTTTTTCACAATCTGGTCTTGCCATTTGATAAGGGCCAGTAGGACCTGTCGGACCTGTAATACTTCCGTCTACAGATGATAGAGTCGGCGTGTCTTGAGGTTCAAAAGCGCTTTTAGTTGCATGCGCTACTATTACGAATTTAGACATTTATTTATAGATAGATATAAATTTAAACATTCTTATTTTATTAATAAAATAAGATAAACAACATGATAACGAAACAAAGCTGGAAAGAAACTATTTGGTCATTACAAAGAAAATAAACAAACTAAAGCCTATTTACAGGCTCTAAAAAGCGTTATCGGAATTCCCATAACGAAATTAATTATTGTGAAACAAGCCGGAAATTCGAAACTTCAAGGTACATGGGTGCATAGAAAAGTAGCTATACATCTCACCCAATGGATCTCTCCTATTTTTGCAGTGCAGGTAACCAATTGGGTGGGAAAACACAAAGACGGAGATGCTAAGAATAATAAAAGTGTTATCCTAGCAGGTGACGGTATTTTTAATTGCCAACTCACTCTAAAAGATGGTAAGACTGTAAAGATTCCTATGAGAGAAGACGGATATGTGAATGTTACTCTGTTATGTAAAGCAGCAGGCAAAAGAATAGATAACTGGAATCGTTTAAAAAATACTAAGGAATTGTTCGCAGAACTTTCTAACTCCCTCGGATTCGAGGGAGTTAGAATTAAAGAGACAGTTCAAGGTAAAAACGGTGGTACATATCTTCATCCTGATTTAGGCATACAATTGGCCCAGTGGATCTCTCCATCATTCGCAATTCAAGTTTCGAGATGGACACGAGAACTCCACGATCAACTCAGAAAGAAAAGAAACTATCACCAGTTTAAAGATTATCATTTTAATATTAAAATGATAACGAAACAAAATTTAAAAACGATAAAGGAGCCCTGTCAAGACTTACCTTTATCATATGATAACAAGAACGTCTTTAAACCTGAATATAACGAAATAATATTGCATAAGTTAGTAGTTTCAAAAAATAGCACTATCGACATTCCTGTCAGAAAAGATGGTATGGTAAACGCGACTCTACTTTGCAAAGCTGGAAAGAAACTATTTGCCGACTACAATAGAAATAAACAAACTAAAGCCTATTTACAGGCTCTAAAAAGCGTTATGGGAATTCCCATAACGAAATTAATTATTGTGAAACAAGCCGGAAATTCGAAACTTCAAGGTACTTGGGTTCACAGAAAAGTGGCCATACATTTAGCTCAATGGATCTCTCCTATTTTTGCAGTGCAGGTAACCAATTGGGTGGACGAACTCCTTATTACAGGTCAAGTCACTCTTGGTCAAGAAAAATCTAATAAAGAACTGGAAGATGCCTTCCAGAAGAAGATCCAATCCCTCCAAGAAACAGTTAAAACCCTATCAACAGAAAACTTACAAATAAAAAATACATACTCACACCTAGCAGAACTCCACGATCAACTAGTGAAGAAAAGAAACTATCACAAGTTTAAAAGAGGGAATTGCGTCTACATTGTAACAGATAGATGGAGAGAAAGAAATTATCTCAAAGTCGGTTACACAGACAATATCAATGCTCGTCTAAGAACTTACAGGACTAGCATGCCAGATACAAAAATAGAATTCCTATTATACCTAGATCAACACAAACTAATCGAAAAATGCGTCAAAACGCGCTACGAGAAAAAACTTGTTCAAAAAAATCACGAATATCTCATAGATACTAAAGTAGAAAATCTAGTAAAATGTATAAAGTCTCTAGTAAAGTACCTCCAAATTGAAACAACCGAAGAAGAAGGTTTAGCACTCTATAATGAACCCTACAAGACTTATAATCTTGTTTTCGTCGACCAAGACGGTAACGTAGAAGACAATACAGATCCTGTCGAAATAGAATCTGAAGACGAGAAAAGCGAGGCAGAACCCGAGTCTGAACCAGAACCTGAGGTGTATAACTGTAAGTTTTGCACTAAAGAATATAAACATAAAGGCAATCTTGTAAGACACCTTAGAAAAGTACACGGGGAAGGTAAAGAAGAATATGATGACGGGAAGACTTGTAAAATATGTAATAAAGTTTTTAGAGACCGAGGAAAGCGTAATAGGCATGTCAGATCTGTTCACGAAAAATCTACAAAGGTGAAATGCACCTTATGCAATAAGACATACTCAACTAAGGATATACTAAATGCCCATGTTAAAAATGTGCATGAAAAGAAAGGGAAATCTGAGTGTAAATTATGTGGTAAGACATGCTCAAATCCGGGTAATCTGCGCAAACATATCAGAGAAACACATAAGAGATTGTCTGATGTTGACTGTAAAATATGCGGAAAAACATTTCACAACAAAACTAACCTTACACAGCATATAAAAAATGTGCATGATCGGAAAGAGAAGTCAAGGTGTGAGATATGTGATAAGACGTTGCTAACAAAATCTGGATTATGGCACCATATGGCAAGAATGCATAAGGTGGTTAGGTGAATAATCCTAAAATAAATTTTTAAACTTTCGGAAAGTTTAAAAATATTTTAAAAAAAATTGAATTGAAATAATAGCTATCTAAAAACTAACAGAATCATAATAAAGATGTCCATGTCCGAAAATACTCAACTAACTACAGCCTCTGGCTATGATACCAAACGTATGATTTTTTCTGAGCCACAAGTTGGATCTATTCCCAACAGTATTCCTCAGATTTCATACAAAAGAATAACTATTTCGACACGCAACCCTGACGAAACTTGCGGTGATCTGATTATTCCGACAAGCAGGTTATTTAGCTTTGGTGTTAGCGAGAATACCAATCCTGAGACTAAGAAGGTCAACGGATACGTGATGCCATTATGTCTCTACAATAGAGATGGTCCCAGCAAAGAAGAGAAGGCATTTGTCGAAACTTTCAACAATATTGTTGAGAGGTGTAAGGACCACCTTGTTGAAAATCGAGAAGAAATTGAAATGTACGAATTGGAAAAACGAGACCTCAAGAAGCTGAATCCATTATACTGGAAAAGAGAAAAAGGAAAAATAGTTCCAGGAACAGGGCCAACTCTGTACGTAAAACTCATCGTTTCCAAAAAGCAGAATAAGATCGTGTCAATGTTTTACAATCATAATGACGAACCTGTGGATCCTCTCAAGCTACTTGGAAAATATTGCTACGCTACGTCTGCTATTAAGATTGAATCCATATTCATCGGCAACAAGATCTCTCTTCAGGTCAAGCTTTATGAATGCGAAGTTAAACTTATGGAAACAGGAATGAGACGCCTCATGCGACCTAAGGGTCAACGACGGGTTCTAAATGCTCAGAGTTCTCGCCCGCTCGATGATGTTAACGATAACGAGAAAGAAGCAGAAAATGTAAAGGAACCTACCTCTGACGGAATCCAAGACAGCGATTCAGAACCAGAACCAGAACCAGTACCAGTCCCAAAGAAGAGATCTGAACGCAAGAAGACTAAGCGTCGGGTTAAGAAGGTTGTCAGGCGATCCACAGATTCAGCAGAATAATCTTAAGAATCTTAAGAATATTAAGAATATTAAAAATTATAGTCTTATTATCAGGTATAATAAGACTTAAACAATCATCACTTCTGATAAATGAGTAAATCATCAAGATCGGAACTAAATACACGTTTGACAAGATATCCTCGTAGGCCGCGAATAGATAGGAATTATAATTCCTATAATTCCTATAATTCCTTATCTAACGTTCGCCCTCGTTCAATACGTCGTAGTGCTCAGTTAGATTTTATTCCTGGGTGTAGGATCGTAAGGGCAAGTTATAGAAGCAAGTTATAGAAGCAAGTTATAGAAGCAAGTTATAGAAGCAAGCAAGTATTTATTCCTACATAGGAATAAATATCTAACAACATAATTCCCCTAACAAAGTAGGATCACTAACAAAGTTAGGATATAATGTATCAATATCATCAGAAATATGACTCAATTTCTCTTTGGAAATATCCTTTAGAGTCTTAGTTTCGAGATCAGCAAGATATTCATCGATCTGTTTGATACGTTCATCATGTTGGTTAATATAATAATTGGTATCGAATACTAAGTATGAATTCAAGTTGGCCTCCTTAAGTTCTCCAAGCTTCTCCTTGATTTTTAGAGCCTTATTCTTATAATATTCTTTATATTTTTCAACCATTTTATCAAGAATTTTATTCTCTAACCGAGTGATTTTCTTAGATTTGTTGGTCGTTGTTTGAGAGTCAAGGTTATAATTAATGCATCTAAGTTTTTGGACAAAGATCTGTTCGAATAAATAATCAACTAGACGCTGATCAACACTGCTCATTTATTAATTACAAGATTTTATTTTTTGATAGTTTTTTTAATCCACCCATTTATTGATTTACCGATAGTCTGTTTCACCTTATTAATATCAAAGGCCCAATAATTCACTGTAATTATTTCAAGAAATGCTATCTCTACAACAGCCACAATAGATACCAATATCAAAGCACTCTTAATATGCACATGAAACGGTAAACAGTACCCCGATAAATACAACCCTAGAATGACTAAAATACTCAATACCACACATATACCAAGCACTGCGTAGGTTTTTTTCCTTATATCGGCATTCGATTTTAATATCTCTTTGTGTTCACCCCTGTTCACACTTTGTCTTGCTTTCTCCAAAGAAGTGTTTAGAATAATCGATGTTAAGTCCGCCGGTTGAGCCTGAACAATATCTCCCAAATATGGTGCCATATCATCCACTATATCATCCACTATGTAATCCATCTGTACCGTGGATGCTTGATTCTCAGCCTGAATTGTATATATAAAGAAAAAGAAGACTAAAAATACAAACGTCAATATAATCTGTGCGAAAATATGAAACCCCCTGTTCATTATTTTACTCTCTAATTTACACTTAACCATTTATTTTATTCATACATTTTATTCGCACGGTACAAAATACTTGTAAAGTATTTGTTAATATAAACCTATATAAACCTATATAAACCTATATAAACCTATATAAACCTATATAAAGAAATATACAAGTCAATATAAGTTATACATGAAAATCATTATTGTCGGACCAGCTCAAAGTGGGAAAACAACTCTCCTGCACAAAGTAATTCGTACCAATCCCGGTATCACATTTTCAATCATATTAGATGGAATTGAAGGATTTGCTGCAGCACATGATATACTTCCCGGTATTCCCGCAAACATGAATTATATCCTAACAACTTGCTTGCTCGCTAATGTTCCTCCTGCTGTCCAAGCAGGAGCATTGATTTTAGATGTACCAACTATTCGAGGATTACCCGCACATGCCCCCGCACATGCCCCCGCACATGCCCCCGCACATGCCCCCGCACATGCCTAAGGATGTTTGATTCTAACAAACTCCGCTGTATCTATCATTAGGCGAACAACGATACCACGGATTGTTATACTTATTATAAGGTCCTCTAACTGCAGCAGAGATAGAAAAGGCTCCAAACTTTTCTAATGAACCAATAGCTAATTTGTATTTTTCTTGCTTGATCCATACATTTTTTAATTTCTCATAGGACGAGATATTCCCTTGTTGTGGCATTTTTATTATATGATTGATAATAAAAATTATCGCGAATCATCAGAATCATTTTTATGCGGATCTCCCTGTACAATATGTCCCGACTTATCAGAATACCAAACATGCCCATTTCCACATTCCCTGCATTTCCCTGCACAATTACACACAAATTCAGCTTCCGTTTCGCATACTGGACACAGAGATGCATCTCTCGCGTTATCTCTCGCGTTATCTCTCGCGTTATCTCTCGCGTTATCTCTCTCTGTAAAAGTAGCATAGCTAGATCTTGCGACGGATGAACGGTAATCAGTCCCAGAAGTCTCTGTATCCAGAGTTTTATATCTACTTGATTTTCCCTTAGGTGATTTTGGGTGAACATAACCAGAAATACTCAATTGTCTCCTTGCTCTTTCAATATCTGTCATTTATTGAAAGAACTATCTTTTTAGATAAATTTTTTACTAAATAGTATAAATACTATGTATAAGATAATCGCAATTACGATAACTACAAATCTGTGTTTCTTTTTATTCATACAACTGAGATAAACCATAAGAAATAAAATCAAATAAATAAACAAATATACACACGTGTCTTTAACACTTTCAGTCATATCTTCTTCAGTCAAGAAAAATAACGCTATAAGAGCAATAGGTATAATTTTTAATAAATCAAGATAGTTCATCGTTTATTATTCATTAGATTTTTCATTAGATTTTTCATTAGATTTTTGAGTATTTTCTATCACTATCTTCTGATATTTTTCTGCCAAAACAATAAAAGAATCAAACCATTCCCATACAACCCTTTTGTCATCCTCATCCAATAACGGCGATCTCCATAATTTTTTAAAACGATTGATTTTTCCCTTCTTTTCTACATCTCTGACATTATCTAATAACGTACAATGGTTGAGAAAAAAATCTTCGTTTCTTTCATTAACCATCTGTTTTAAAGGTAAAATTTTCATCGTAAAGTACTGCATAACATCGTCGATCGGAGCTTGATCCTTTATGTATATCCTAAAAATAACAAGATCACCGTTATCGGGAAACTGAGCAATTAACTCATCTAAAAAAGAAATTAACGCCACCTTAAAGGGTTTTAATATTTCTATCTTGGACATTTGTTATATAGATTCTAAGCTTTAAGTATATCTTTCATAATTTTGAGAATAACTAAACAAGACACCCAATACAACTAAATTTATTCTCCTCATATTTAAATTTGGTTATCCTAATAGATACAACATCCTTCTCGGATATATCATACCCATCAGAAGAAAAACAAATATCATTAAATAAATACCCCTCCATATTACTATGAGGTACTAATACTTGCATAATATCATTGATATTAACAAGTATTCCTTGTCTAAATACCATACATACAATTCCCGATAATTCCAGTCCTTCAACAGGTTTTAAAAGATCAACCTCGTATTTGACATTAAAAACAACCCTAAAGGTCTCTGGACTAATAATATTTTCTCCCAAATCAGTTATCCTATTAACCCTCAGTATATATCCATTTTCCTTCGTACACGTACCCTCCAAATGTTTTTTTAATTTTGTTAATATATGAGACCTAATATTTTTATCAAGATACTTAGAATCAATAGAAACTTTCTGTTTTATTATTTTTCGCATTAATTTTGATTTAATTTACTCTGCTAAGTTTATTTCAATTTGTAATTTCTATCTCAAATTAAGTTTCTGAATCAAAATAATCAATCCAATCGACACAACAACAGCCCCCGCAACATATATTATCCCATATAACATCCCACTCTTTAACCTATCCGTTACTCTTATAGGCAAAACATCTCCAGGAAAACGCAACGGATTAGATTCATTAGGATCAACTATCAAATCGTATGAAAATCTACACTGTTCATCACAATCTACCATTCGTGTAGGTACGCAATTTCTTCTACATAACCTCATAATAGAATCTTTATTATCCATCACACACTCCTTATTAATCGGTTCTTCATAAGAATCACCGCAACCATGCTCCTTAAGACCAATATAGATAGGATTATCGGGACCCCATATACCCTTACTACTACCACTCAATCTACAATTATCCCTACACGCAGCTATTATATCTTCACATGTTTCGTGACATCTATCATGTTTTCTTCCCTCAATTGTTGAACATGTCTGTCTACAAGATTTAACTATCGGTAAACATGCTTTCAAACAACATTTTACCAGCTCTACATTAGTAGCTTTTCTATACCTATTACCTTCCCAAACTGCCGAACACAATCCAAACGCTCCAGGAAGTAGTTGAAAACTCGGATTCATTTATATTAATCCACAATAAATATAATAATATTACACATATCACGTCAATTCTCTTTATGAGATTTTCGAGATATATAAATCCGTTACACACACAATTTTTGTGTAGCGCCCAAACAAAAAAATCAAGGCATGCAGCTTAAAAAATTTCGCCGAATATCGCTACATATCGCAAAATAGCGATACAGGTTTAAAGCGTTTCATTTCATTTCATAATTTTCGTGAAACCATATATCTTAATATGGTTTCCAAACTCATATATAAATAAATTCTGTAAATTTTAAATGAAAAGTTTTACATAACTTTTTCCGGAAAATAAAAGTCAAAAATCCGGATTTTTGGAGATATATAAATCCGCCACACACACAAAAATTGTGTGTGGCGGCAAAAATATATTTTTCAAGGCATTTGGCCTTGAATTAGTATGAGATTTTTCGAGAATAATCGAGATTTTTCGAGAATAGTTGATAATTTTCGAGATAAATTCTCGAAAATTAATTTAAAGATCATATTGTGGTTAATATAAATGGAGTGCAATTATTGCAAAAACAAATTCAAAAATAAGTATGTTTTGAAGAAGCATCAAAGTTCCGCTCAATATTGTTTAAAAATACAAAATAAAAACACTCAATTCACGTGTGAATTTTGCTGTAAAGGATTAACAACGAAGAGATGGCTTGTCAATCATTATCATTCTTGTATTAAATATAGGATACATGAAGCAACAAAAGAATATAAAAAGGAAATAAAGGAACTGAATATGAAATTGTATGAACAAAAACATGTATACGAAAAGCAGATTCAAGATCTCCAAAAGCAGATGCAAGAGATTGCTCTTAAAGCTGTGTCCAGGTCTACAACGACTAACAACAAGACTCAGATCAATAACTATATTCAGCACATGCAGCCTATTACTACGGATCATTTTCTAGAGCATACTCCACAACTTACTCTAGAACATATCCAGAAAGGTGCTTCTGGATATGCAGAATATGCTTTAGAATATCCTCTTAAAGATAGGGTGGTGTGTGTTGATTATGCGAGGAGAAAGATTAAATTTAAGGATGAGAAGGGGAATTTGATTACAGATCCGGAGATGAAGCGTCTAGCACCAATGTTTTTTAATAATATTAAAGGAAGGAGTAGTGAAATAGTGTTTGCCCAAAATACCCCAGATATGGATTCTGCGATGTTTGAGCAAGTAGCAAAGCTTTTTAATACCAATGCAGATGTGAGGAATGCTGCTGAAGGAGTAAAAAGCGAATTTTATCATGATTTCGTTAAACATGTGTGTTCTGGGAGTACTATGTTGGATTCTTGATCTGATAACATATTTTATTTAAATAATTCCTTCTCAAACTCTTCTCTAGAATATATAGGAACTCCTAACTTCGATGCTTTTTTTTCTTTGCTGTTTCCAGAGTTTTTGGAGTTAACTATCAACCCAGAAGTCTTTTTAGAAACAGACGTAGTTACTTTTCCCCCTCGATCCACAATCTTCTGTTCCATTTCCTTGCTTCTAAATCCAGAGAATACGAACTTTTTTCCAACGAGTACATCTGAGACCCTTGTATCGGTTTGGAAAGATACATATGGAGATATAGCATCGACAAAAGCGACTGCTATATCTATATTATTGTATACCTTACTTGCCATGATTTCAGAGAATCCTTCAACTTCCATTATTCTTTCTCTCAATCCTTCCTTATCTGCAACCAATAGGTCCGGAATATCAGTCATTAGTTGAATTACTCTCTTACGTCCTACCCCGAATCCAAACACACCACTCGCACCCAACAGCTCGGATGCTTTAATTTCCTGTAGACCATTGTGGATATTTGTTACGATTCTTGCAGCAGATTTTTTCTGAATTCCCTCTATTTCGACCAGATCATCCTGTTTTGCTGCGATGATTTTTAATAACGTGTCAATACCGTGATCGTACATCTTTTTCACCGTAGCCTGGCTAACATGTTTAATTCCCATTTTGGCGAAAAATTTCGAGAACATTTTTATTCTCATTGTTGCTATAATATCACTCCCGGCATCTGTGACTTTGAGATGCACGCGATTATCATCCCATACAAAATCAAACATCTCCCTATCTGGCCATTTCAGTTCATCGCATTCCTCAATAACATCCACAATATATGGTATAACTTCTTTGGATCGTGTAACATTTACAATAGCACCGGGGCCAATTTTTCTTTCTTGCATAAGTCCGGCATTACTCAATGTGACACGAGAAATTGTAACTCCAGGTAAATCAACTGGATCCAATATTGCTACTGGTATAATCTGGCCCCATGAAGAAACTGACCATTCTATATCTAGAACTGTTGTTTCTACAATGGTATCTTCTCCGCATACCTTAAAAGCAAATAGATAGGAAGGGTTTCCAGATCTATTTCTGTCATATGCAACATTGGATTGTACAACGATTCCATCGATCTCAAAATCAGACTTTTCCTTAAACTCGTTGTGTAATGCAACATAATCATCCATATTATTAGTTGTCCGAATTTTTTTATTCATCGCCGGTCTAAATCCAAGTCTTTCTAATTTTCTAAGTTGAGACGAAGGACGAGGCATCGTTTCGTCGCCTACGATTTCATAAACAATAAACTGTAGATCTTGTAGACCTTCGCGAACTGTTTTGGCACCGATAAGGCCAGTTACCATATTTCTGGAATGTTTGTAGGTTCTACCGTAGCCTTTGCTAGAGCGATATTCACCAACTCCATCGTATTTATACTTCATATCGAATGCTTTTTTCTCGATGATAAGTTCGCCTCTTACTACAATATTCTCCTCCATGTCTTTTATATCCGGTATCGTGTCAATATACTGGATTACGTAAGATATATCTGCGCCTATAGTTCCGTCACCACGTGTATATAATTTATTCTTTCCATTTTTACATACAAATAGTCCTGATACCCCGTCGAGTTTTTCTGTTATTAATAAATGTTCACATTTATTGTCAGCTAACCATCTATCCAGATCTTTTTGATCATTGGGAGTGATCTTAGAAGTACTGCCCATATAGTATGGTATTCTCACTCTATTTTCGTGTACCCTAATTTTTGCACCAACGGGAGGAACATAGTCTGGATCTCTTTTAACGAGAGTGCGCTTGAGTATGTCGTAACGATAATCTGGAAATGTGCTTTCGTCGGTATTGTAATATATGTCGTCTAGATATAATTTTAGTTGGTGGAGTGTTTTTAGGTCATCTGATCGTACGTGATGTTTGAATTTTTGATCATTATATTTCATGAATCTTTGAGAGATTTCCATTGCTATTTATTCTTAAATAGCAATGCTTATATTTCAATTTTTTTGACTTATCCTTATCCCTTCCTTATCCCTTCCTTATCCCTTCCTTATATCTTCCTTATATCTTACTTGATTATCACCAGGGAGTTAAACGTCAGGTTGTGCGTAGAAACATAAACTTCAATTGCCTGTAGGACAGATGGCAAAAATTTTTGAGTATCATTATTCGAGATTTCCGTTATATTTGTTGGCAAATTTCCTACAATCACAGTGAATCCTGCCCCAGGGATTTCCATAAATCTTACCTGGTTTAATTGTCCCCCACACCTCGAAGAGATGACGAAAATTTGAGAATGTTCAAATACGTTTGAGTGTTGACTAGACAACCTGATTAGCCACTGCCCAGAGTATATAGGCGTGGCTGAGGACTTGCTCATGATGAGATCCAAAGTCGATAGATCAACAAAAGCATGTGCCTTTCCAATGATTTCGTCAACTGAATTTTTTCTTTTCTTATCTTTTTCTTTGTTATTCATCACTTTCTCAGCTTTACATCCATTCTTGTCCTCCATTACAGAGGAAAATGATCTCGCAGCACCGCGAAGAATGTCCCTTTGGCTCCAAAGATTCAAATATTCGATCAACAGATTGGTTCGATAATCTGGGGTAATTGTGGAAAAAAGTACATCTCTGTATTTCTTGAGCCAAAAGATTTTCCATTCCACTCGGTGTCGAACGCATCCAATATCCTCACCGGTTTCTGGATGAAACTTGCTGGTTTTCAACCATTGGAATAATTCTTCTGTGTTGTATACACGACATTTGTTTTCTCCAATAAATACTTTACAAACAGAATGGTAAGGAATTCCTGGAGTAGTCTGTACACATGGAAGGGAAGAACGTCTTCTTTTGTCACGTTTCTTTTCCTTATTTTCTTCGAGTTGGAGAGACGAAATATTCAAATATGCTGTATGGGCGCATTGATGGCTCATGATTCGATACAAACAGATTTATCTCAAAAAATAATTCAATTTTAAATATCACGATTCCGCTCGACCAGAGGGAGATCTCGAGGTTTTAGGTGATTGGAAAAAAATATGTCTGAAAAATTTCTTCTCCATATTATAAATGAGTGAAACATACGAATTCATGCAAAAAAATGCTTTGCCAATAGTATTTGCTGTTTTAGTATTGGTGGGTCTTGGAATTGGTCTTTATTTTCTTTTTAGCGGGGGTAATGGGGACGGTGCTGGTTGTAAATCACAGGCCGATTGTGGGAAAAATATGTTATGTTACAAATCTAAGTGTACAAGCTGTAATAAACTGAAAGTCGTTCCGGGAGATTTACATAATTCTAATGGCGGACAATCGGCAGAAATGTGGGTAGACGGAACTGTTGGGGAAAGCGAAACGACTACATTGGTCTATTCACCCCCTGGTGATTATTGTGATGGTTACGATGGGACTTTCACAGCTTCTGGTATGTCACAATGTATAAAGATTATGAGTAAGGACCAGTTTATATTATCCGAACTGCAAAGTGGTCTTTCTTTAGCATATAATAGGAGTAAAGGTAATACTTTTGTTAGCGATCCCATAGAAGGGAAGCAATTCTATATGTATCCAGTAGGTTGTTCATATGAACCTGACGACCCTACACCAGATCCTACTGGAAACATACTTCCCGGGGATAAGTCTAATAGCGGAGAATTAGACATGTGGGTATACAAAGGCAATGACGGTCGTGAGACAACTTTTTTTGTACGGAAGAATGACAATTGCTCATATCTTTCTATGCGGACTGCTACCAATATAGAATACTGTTTCGAACTTATAGATGAAAATAGTTTTAAAGTGATGTATAGTGATACTGATGTAATTTACACAAGAACCAATGGTAATGTTTTTTCAGATGGTAAAGGGGTGACAATCAGGGAATACTAATATGATTAAGATTTAATTCGTATCGATACTAGAACCCTGTACTTTTAATGCACTTTCTGGGAGAGTGATCCTTTTGCCATTTATTGTTACGACAGGATTTACATTTATACCCGATTGAGTCTTGTTGGGAATTGGGTTTCCCCTAGATTTTCCCCTAGATTTTCCCCTAGAATTGATTTATATCGCATGTTTGACTAAACATTTTTATGAGTTTGTTGGCATAGCTTGAGGTCATATAAGATGGTATTAATATGATCCCCCTAGAAGAAATCCGACGATGAAGGTCAAAGCACCGTAACCACCTACTTTAGCTTTAGAAATTTTATTATCTTTATCTACGTCTTCTGAAATGGATTTCCATTGTAGTGTACATCCCCATATAAATAGAGACATTATCAGTATGATTAAGAACGATGTCATGAACATTTTGATTCCTTGTGATTTAGCTTTTTTCATGGCCACGGCTTGAATACTTTCTACATGACCTGCATTTTTTCCCGGCACTTACTCCTTTGCTAACAATACTTCTCATACCAAAAACAGTTGGAACAAGTAGAAAAACATTTACAAATAACCCGACAAAGAATGTCAGAGCTGTTAATCGGCTTATCTTAGTTTTTGTAGTTTTTCCGGTTTCATCTATATCTTTAGAAATAGTTTCCCATTGTTTTACTGCACCCATCCGAAACCAACCAGTATTAATAGGGATAATAAAATTAAACCTAAACCGTATCTGAAAATCAATGATTTTCAGATATTTCCATTTAGTTTAATCCAATATTAAACTAAATGGAAATATAAATCTATCTACGTACAGTACCCAGCAGTTCTAAAAACTATATACTTGTTTGCATTTTGTTGTTGGGGCAAACGGGTTACATTGGGTTTGTAGATACAAGTTTCTCATTACTTGTTCAAAACCACCTAATATTTCTTCTAAACTTCCACAATGGGTCCTTAATTCGAAAACTTTTGATGTATCACCTCCAGAAATACTATCTACAATAGTCTGAGTTGTTTCTAAATGATTAATAAATAGAGAGACGTAGTATCTGAAATCTTTTGTGTGCGATTTCGATGTAGAATCAAGTAATTCTAAGTTTTCTAGGCCGTCAAGCAGGTCAATATACTTATTGGCTTCGTTTCTAACGAAACTGATCTCTTCGAGAAACAGATCTGATTTTCCCTGAATTAGATCTAGATCATTCTCGGCATTCAAATCAACAATGTCTCTGGTATAATCAAGGCAACTATATGCATTTGTACCAATTAGGACTAAAAATAAAAATAAAAATTGCATTTATTTAAACGGATCAAACTTTAAATTGATTTTTATTTTGAAATATGTTAGATGTTTCAAAATGGAATCGATACTCGATACACATTATAGAATTGCCCGTGACGTTGAATTATGTCAGCACGCCGGTAAAATCCCTAAGGCCCGAAACGTGAAAGAATTTTGGGAGAAACTGAATAAAGAAACAAAAACTTTCACAATACTGCTATACGACGAATCTTTCGATAAGATGACTACTGGATTGTTACCGTCGTGTAGTTGTGGGTGTCATTTCAATATAATGAATGCACAGTGTGATATGTTACCAAAAAAATTGAACGAAATAATATGGGGATATTCTAGTTAGTTTACCCGAATATTTACTAATGATTATTTATTATAATGACGATTATAATAAATGAAGCTAACAAAGAATCATTGGCTAGGATTGTTATGTGCAGAAATAGCAGCGGTGCTGGTATGGATGTATATAATACTGGTTACACACCCGAATAAGCCCTTTTCTGAAGTTTTAGATGGACACAAATGGATAGGATTGGTATTTTCGATTTTTCTAGCAGCTTTTGCATGGGGTAGACTTATATTTGCATCCGATAATAAATGATTATTTTCATATTATATAAATAATATGTCAAGATAAGAATATTTATTCTATATCTATTAGCATATTTAACTTTGTTCCCACTGTCTATATATTTTATCTTTTTGTTCTGGAGAAAGCCTTCTCTCTAACGCGTTATCTATAACTCGAAGTGTATAATTTTCTATTTGAACTGAGGGGAAATCTAGTGGGGTCTGTATCATCGGATTGAGAACATTTTGAATAAACATTCTAATGTATGGACACAATCTTTTTACATCAATGGGTCTCCTTTTTTCTTTGGAATATCTATTTAGCCTAACCATCCCTGCTAGGCTAGACAACACATGAATCCCTCTCAATTCAATTATTATATTATCTTTGCCTTCTACGCCCCATTCCATATAATCTTGTACATTAAACGTTTTTGTAAAAACAACATATCCCTCTTCGTACTTTACAGGAGCAGGAGGGTTGGCTCTTGCTATCAATGAATATGGTTCTATAGTATTAACTCTGTCTATTATGGCAATTCTTTCTATGTTTTTCATTTCATCGCTAGGAATAGTAACAATACTTAATTTCGGAACTTTAACCTTCCCTTCAAACCCTGGTCTAGCACGAATTTGATACATAGGTGTAAATGGAACGAGAAAAAATCTTAAATAAAATTGCTTGCATATTTTCTGATCAATTCCAGTATAACCATTAACAAAAGCCATATTAGTGGCCCATATTTCATAGAATTCTTTACCTGAATCGGTTAAAACTTTATCATATATGATCCTTAGATTAGATCGCAATTTTAGTAAAATTAAAGATTTCCCGTATGCCTCACTGCCCCGCTTTCTTAGTGTTTGAATCAAATCTATTGATATTAGGTAAGAATTTGTAAGAATAATTAGAGCAACTACATCCATTTGGTCACTAATACCACTTCCTTCAACTTCCACCCATGACGTAATTCCTAAAGACTGCAATTGTACGGCTGAATCATACAAAGATCTTCTAATTTGTTTTAATACCAATAACGATGGTCCTATAGATCTACAAGATTTTTGATCTTTTGTTTCACATGTATTTAAGAGATTACTAAAAAAAGTAAACACCGAGATAACATATTTCAATCTAATACCCATTGTTAATTGTGGTTTACCTGAGACCGTATTCAGCAATTCTCTATAAAACCATTCCATCTTACCTTCTCTAACAGTCCCTGGTATAGATCTGGCGCAATCTTTAAAAATTCCCAAACGAGATGTTTTCCCACGAGTTTCATTATACGGCATATTAATAATTGTTAAAACAGGGTATTTTTTTTCATCTATAGTGATCGCCTTTGCTGATACCATTCCAAGCCAAAATTTTTGAAATTCCTCACATGTTGATAAAAACGATTTTACGTCAAATTGTGTCTCGCTCGTAGATCGAAAAACACCTAATTGTGCTTCTAAACCATAAAGACAGTCAGTTTTTAGGATTTTACCTTTTTTGTCACCCCTACGTTTAGCTAAATCGGTAGCATCCAAAGATATAGTCCAGTTTGATCCCATTATTGCTGGAGTTTTTGTTATTATACCAGGGGGAAGCTGTTGATTTTCAAAAAAAACTAGAGCTGTAGTGTCCCATTCTATACCAAACGATGTCATTTAATTTATTAATAAGATTTTAATAAGATTTTAATATACTTAAAGTATATTAAATCAAAATCTAAATTATATATCCTCAATTACATAGCAATATTCATCATTTTTTCTAGTTCCTGTAGGTCAGCATCTTTTCTATTTCTTTTCTTCTCGACATGAACAGTACCCATAAGTTCTTCAAGCTGCCGAAGTTCATCCTCTTCTCTCATCATTTCTTTATTCTTTTCTTTATTCTTCTCTTTATTCTTCTCTTTATTCTTCTCTTTCTTTTCCTCAAACATACCCGTTTCGATATCATTCTCTTCCTCACCCATTTCTAACTCTGCCAATAGTTCTTCATCGTCATGTTCTTCCCCAAACGATTGAGCCATAACTGAGGCAATCTCATTAGAGGCATCAAGATTTGCAGCAATGTCATCCATCAACTCCCCGATATCATCAGGATCAAGAGACTTGGACATCTTCTCGATGATATTCTTCCCTTGTCTCATCGATTTAATCGTATCTTTGGTAGCTATTCCCTGCTGAATAGCAAAAATCTGCATCTCCAAATTTTCCCTCTGTCCATAGATAGACGCCAAATGTTTATCATTCATCTTAACCCTTTTCAACAAGAGGAGTGCCTTCTTTTTATTGGTTTTAACACAAGCGCGCGCTTGTGTTCTAAATTTTTCATTATTCTTTTCGAGATAGATTTCGCGCTTCTCCAACGTTTTTAGAGTAACGTTTATATTCTGAATAACCTGTTGCGGAGACGGAGTCTCCTGTTTTTTACTCTTGCCAAATAGGTTGAAAAAGCTCATCCTTGTTATATTATAATATTTATTCTCTAAAAATCAATTTTTTTAATCTAAGGGCCATGACCTCCTCCATGACCTCCTCCTCCATGACCTCCTCCTCCATGACCTCCTCCTCCTCCTCCATGACCTCCTCCATGACCTCCTCCATGACCACCCCAATGACCACCCCAATGACCTCCATGACCTCCCCGATAAAATCGCCTTCTAAAGCGGCGCCTCGGAAATCTGTATCGATATGAATAAGGATAACCATAAGAATAAGGATATGTATATGTATATGTAGGGTATACAGCAACTTGTCCACATCCATCATCTACACAATCCTGTTGTTGAGCATATTTCCCGTCTTTGGTAGGTTGACATTGGTTGTTAACACAATTCCACCTATCGGGAGAGACGTCTATTGGTGGACAATTGGCAATACAATCATCACGTGTTGAATATTTTCCTCCTACTATTCGTTGACATGAATCACCTTTGCAAGTCCATTTTTTATATACTGTCTCAAACAATGCGACAGCAATTACGGCAGATATTACAAGGGCTGATATAATATATAGAAATGTTCTATTACTCATTTATATATAATAAGAAATAATAAAATAAAAAAATCTAAACACACCCAACTTATATGAATTAAAGAACAACTCCAAATATATATAAATGTCATCCTATAGAATTATTATTGAGAAGGAATACTACCCACTTTCCTTAACCAGAAAAAAACCCATTATTGGTTGTTTAATGATGGTCAAAGACGAAGAAAAACGTCTCCATGTATCTTTGGATAGTGTGACCGGAACAGTAGATTGTTTTATTATTTACGACACGGGATCTACCGATTCAACAATAGAAATTATTAAAAACCATTGCGAAAAACACAAAATAAATCTATACATGATCGGTGGTGATTTCGTCAATTTTTCGGTATCTAGAAACGTCTCATTAGATTACGCAGATACAAAAAACGTTCATTTCTATGTCTTACTCGATGTTAACGATGAACTCCGCAATGGAGATAAACTACTAGAATTCGCTAAAAAAGAAAAAGACTCTAAAAATAACGCATATCTTATGTGCCAACACTGGTGGTCGGGAGAATACAATAAATATTTCAATACTCGTTTCGTCAGAGCAAGATCTAACTGGCGATACAAAGGCTCTGTCCACGAATGGTTGTGTGACATGAATGAACCGCCTGGACCCTCTGTATTACGTATGCCAGATGACATTGTTCTTTATCAGGACAGAACAAAAGACAATAACAAATCTGCTAAAAGATTCGCTCGAGATAAGGTACTACTCCTGGCAGATCACAAGAAAAATAGAAAAGAGCCACGAACTCTTTTCTACTTAGCACAAACTTGTTTCTGTCTTCAAGATCCTGAAGAAGCTTTCTATTACTACAAATTGAGATCAGAACTTGAAGGTTTCCAAGAAGAAAAATTTCATGCATTCTTAAGGTGCGGTGAACTTTCACAAAAATTAGGTCACACCTGGCATGATTCATTAGGCTACTACATGAAAGCTATTGAACATTCATCCACAAGAGCTGAACCAATGATTAGAATAGCTCAATACTACAACACAAAAAAGAAATGGCTGTTGGCATTTACATTCGCAAATCTCGCTTGTTCCATATCTTACCCACACCACTGTATATTATTTGTCGATAAATATGCCTACGATTACACCCGTTGGCATCTCCTGGGCATAGTAGCCTATTACTGTGGTAAATACGAGGAAGGTAAGAAAGCGTGTCTAAAAGCGATAGAAGGAGGACTGAATGTTGACCTAGATAAGAGTAATCTAGAATTTTATGAGAAGAAATTAGTTGAGATCACAGACTCCAAGAGACCATTGACCAAAAAACAATTTATCCAATCAGAAATTGATAAATTGAGAAAGAGTGGCACCAAAATATCTTTGAAAAAGATGAAAAGATTGGCAGCAAACAAGTGGAAAAATAGATTTAAGGCCAATTAATAATAATCACATTCGTTAGTTGGATCGTACTTTACCTTGAATCCTGATCCTCGACGAAGATGAGGTTGATCGATCTTATTCTTCTCGGTTCTCCCAGAATTGGACCTCTTAGATTTGGTCTTAGTTTTTCCAGACTCTTTGACCTTCTTTTCAGGTACCATTTCTGGTATATTTTGTAAGTATTCGTGCGTATCTCTGACGCGAAAAGACATATTTCTTATGAGCTAACTATTCTATAAATCATTTCACAGATAATTATTTAAATATATTAGTTTATATAAATAAACATGGTATCTATCAACCCCGGAGTTCAAGCATATGATATGCGCCAGTTCTATGACTTTCCCGATCTAAGAAGCAAAAAACAAGTTAAATGTTCCTTACCCGATAATACCTTAATGGGTATTATATATAACAACCCTGATTTTTCTATTTTTGCCGGTATAGTAGAAAAAGCACACTACGGTGGAAAATTATCTGAAAAGCAAGCAAATTTTACATTATTCGTCCCATCGGATACATACCTAAAACAAAAATACCCTAAACAATATTTTGATAATATGGATGATGGTTTAGCCCGACAAATCCTCGCCTTCTCAATGATGAAAAGAAAATTGGACCAAAATCTGCTACAAGCCAGCCCTGTAAGTCTATACCCTACAATCGACCGCTCAAATTTAATGCAAATAGATACTATTAGCGGTGTCTCCCGTCTGAATAATTGTACAACTGTTATTCACTGGAACCACCCGGCAGACAATGGTATTATTCATGTAATTGACGATCTCCTCATTCCAGTAAGCGTAACCGGGAAAAGAACATGGTCAGCCTATATTTAGTTGATGCCCTAAATAATACGCCAAAAATACAGTTATACTAAACATAGATACAACATATATTGTTTTTGTTATTATATGTTTACCAGACCATCTAAAACTCCTAAATATAGATAACACTAATTCATTAAATCCTAAAGCCGTTGCCATCGCCAGTGAATAGAGAAGAATTATTGTAATATTATCTCTGATGTTATTTTTCCTCTCTTCAGTCAAAACTTTATCTCCTGAACTCATTTATTATACAGTCGTATAATAAATGTTATGCAATATATGAAATATCTTTGCTAGTAGTCGTTAGTAATTCTTTTACTCCTCTACAAGAATATATCCTACATATATATTCTTGCTCATGTATCAGACAATGAACTTTCCCTCTATATTTCTTGGCCACTAAATTTCCTGCGAAAGGGCATTTGCGCTTATTTACAGGATTTATATGCATTTTTTTCAGATTTATCGGTTCATATTGATAGGGTCTCTTGCGTTTTTTCGTAAACATAATATTTCTCCTCTTGAATTGTGGATTAATTTGGGGATTACAGCAAGATAACATTTATTTCTGGTAGTTTAGTTATAAATCAAATTTGTTCCGATACCATTCTCTCCAGTCTTGGGAAAAACTGGAGATGATCTAGAATCTTTGCCTTAGCTTTTCTTATATAAGGTAACCTTTTCTCCCACCAATTTTCTTCTATAGCCTTCTTAATTTTCTCATAATCCTTCTCAAAATTAGATAATTCAAGATATACAAACGCTTTCTTGTCTATATAATCTCTAACATTATGACAACCTGAATAAAATACCAAACACTCTGCCATTATCCCATCAATAAGTTTCTCTGTATAATAATTCTTTATCCTATGATTTTCAACATTAAAGGCATACTTATATGGAAACATAGCATTATCCTTCTCATGAGGCGGTAAAGATCCCTTGTAATTCGCATATTCCCATTTATTATTTCCAAACACATGAACTGGAAAATCCTTACTATCCAGGTACTTGACAAAATCAACCCTCTTTATGTGGCCTGGATCCCGGTATTTATCACTAAGAACAGTAGATAAAACAGAACCTAAATTATCGTCTTTTACTATCTTCATTTCTTTTAATTCAGTATACGTTTTACTAAGATGCCATTCATTATTATTATACTCATCCTCGTGATAACATACCTTAAAAAACTTATCCGGATCAGGTCTAGACCATTCTCCCCACCCTTTATTTTTACCCATATGAGGCTCCATCCTAAAGATAATCGTTTTTGATGGATCTGGATTAATATTTTTAGGTGGGGCATTTACTACAACAAAATAATCAGGGTCATCATCAAGAACAAGAGTTACTTTACCCCATGTGTAATTTCCTTTACTCATCTTATTCCACAACTCACGAAGATTTTTAGACGATGTCCAGTTACACAATAATTTAACTCTCACTTGATCATTTTTTCTAGCAACTTCAGCGGGGACTTCAGCGGGGACTTCAGCGGGGACTTCAGCGGGGACTTCAGCGGGGACTTCAGCGGGGACTTCAGCGGGGACTTCAGCTGGGACTTCAGCGGGGACTTCATCTATCAAAGGGGGATTCTCTTCTTTACTGGTATCAATAGTTTCGCTAACGATTTTACCCTCCTTTTTAAGACCTTCGATATTGGCAAGAAACCGAGTAGAAATCTGAGATTTTCCATCGTTAATAATGACATCTAACAATCTCCCAAAATAATTAAGATTGTTGTTGAGACAAGATACAAGTGCTTCGTCGTAATTCCCATCAGAAATATATTTTTCAACTTGGTTCATTTAAATATATTTCTTATGTATTTAGACTTCTATTCATATATGCAGTCTTAGGCGTTGTTTTTAAAACCGTTTTTACAGCCTCTTGATGCTAAACAACGCACTGATTTGTACAAGAGGATTAGCTGCGTCAGGTGAATATGTGTCTGAGAGAACCGTTTGGAACAATTCACCATTTGGTAAATAAACCCCAAATTTTAGATTATCGTTTGGTTTGAATTTAACAGTTTGTACCATACCATCCCCATCTATTTTTATAAAAGGTGACAGTTCAGGATTGGCAATATCATCTACAGCAGCTCTAAACAACATTCTGTTTGCGTTCGGATTGTTAGAATATATTATACCATTAGTTCCCGCACTGGCTCCAGACAAATTTTGAAACTCTACGTAAACGTAAGGATAAAAAGCAATCCTTCCCCCTGATACTAGAATTGTATTTGGTAAAATTAAATTAATCAACTCAATTTCGTAACACACCATTTGTTGCTGTGAAACAAGACTTCCGGTATAATTAAAAGGAACAAAATTATCTCTTGTACACTGTAAAATTTCATATGTATCTCCAGCAGCCAACGGTACTGTAAGAAGTGGATTGCATGATAAAGTTAGTGTAATTTCTTGTGATAAATCATCATATGCGTATCCAGTTATACGACAAATTCTGTTTATGTTGGCACCACTGGTTATGCGAATAAAACACCCAGTATAAAAATCATTATCTATAGCATTTGGACCAATAACAGCAGTATTTAAACTTCCTCCAACTAGGGTGCCTATTTGTATTGGCATACTTTTACGCAAAACTAAAATATCGGTATCAACCCAACCACTCGCATCACTATCTAAACCTGCCAGTCTAGTAGTTCCATCAAAACTAACAATAGTTCTAAATTCATTCTGTGTTTGGTTATATATTATACAGCCAACATATGCGTGATCTGCAGATACACTTGCAGGAATCCATACAACGGGAATAGAAAAATTTGTTGATTGTACAATATCAAAAGGACCTACAGGAACTGCGCTAAATGGAACATCAACCGTAACTAAAAAACATTCATCTGTTCCATTATCACTTATAAATTCCCACGTAGATATACAACGAATTTCCCCAAGTCCTGTATCTTCTATTTTTACACCATTATAATATCCATTTACTTTAGCTTCGGGAACCAATGTTCCTGAAGGCCAACAAACCATAAATTGATCTGCTGTTGCTGGAGGGATAGGTGGCAGTACTCCACCAGCAACAGCAATATCATTGGGAATCCAGACTTCCATAGGTGTTGCATCTGAAACCGGATCGATAGCACGAAATCGATTTCTACTACCAAATTGAGAAATTAAAACATCGAAACTAGCTGGATGTGGAAAACGTTCTCTATTTCTGTAAGTACTGTCAATTTCTATATATCGTGTATTTGACATTTATATTATGAAAATATTTTGTTTAAGTAATATAAATGTCTTGTAATACATACGCTCTATTAGGAGCTCCATGTTGCCCTTTAACAATTGCATGCACGTCAAATCAAAAATTTATTCCTTTATGTTCTAAAGTATACCGTAAAAACTATAGTTATATGTTACAATACCCAGGAGATCGTGCACGCGGACGTATATTCGTACATCCATCCGATCCTGGACACTATCACCCGGAAGTTATTAAAGCGTACTATGGTAAAATATATGATCATGATTCCAGAAGACTCCAACCACACAGTGGCCATAATGTTGTTGATGTATTTACGACTCATGACCATGGTCATGACCACGCCCCTGGGCATGACCACGCCCCTGATTTTACCCAAGGGGAATCTACGACATCATGTAAAAATTGTTGAAGTCTTAATTTAATCTTTATCCCCATCCTTATCCCCATCCTTATCCCCATCCTTATCCCCATCCTTATACAAATTTTTTCTCAAATGCTCTAATAATTTACCCAGATTATTCCTTCCAGTATTTTCTTTTTTTCCCCAAAATGGATCGGACGAAAGAACAATGATAGGGCGCAATCCTGTTTCCGTTAAATTATTTCTAAGTTCTTCGTGTTGGCTAAATTTATGCTTCAATACTTGGTACATAAAGGGTTTTCTAAGTTCATCCCAAGAGTTTGTTGTAAATTTAGAAACAAGCCCATCAGGGTCTTTTTTAATCAGACCCTCAAAATATTTGTAAGCATCTCTAGCAGTTGGAAACACACCTACACCTGGTATTTCGACTTCTATTTTAGCGTCATTGCCAAATCTGGCAGAAAAATATTTATTATGATTTTGATAGATGTACAACGGGTCGAAAAATCTTGTTACAAAATGTTTCTGAGATCTAGTTTGCGGAGACCCCATTTTTCTCCATTTTTCCCTCATTTCTTTTCGTCTGCCATGGTACTTTGTAGTCTTGGCAATTGCATCAGATGGTGAAATATTATACATGTAACATAATATACACGCCACTACAATGCCAGATCGGCCATGTCCTCCTTTGCAATGGAGATATAATTTTTCTCCTGCAGAAAGATTCTTAATTATATCTACTAGTCTAATGATAAATTGTGCAAAGCTTTTCCAGTTTGTTGGAATACGACGATCATGGATCGGGTAGTGAATATAGGTATAATTGGTCTCATATGGGGTTGTGTGTTTTTCTCCGTTACGCACAAGGTTTACAAAATATCTTACACCCAGCTTCTCAAATTCTTCAACATATTCTTGCGTAGGATAACTACCGAATAATGCCTTATTTTTAATAAACTCGCTTGATCGGTTCATTTATTAAAAGATAAAATATAACTTTAATATTCAATTATTTTAAATCTTATGAGAGAGATTGTTAAAACCCCAAGTTTTAACAATTTTTAATTAAAGATCTAAGAATTAATTCCTACTATAAAATGGACTCAAAATCCGAAGAACGGAATAAATTCGAAGAATACATTTCCAACATGATCAGCAACCTTGACGAAGAACTGGACCCAAAATTCGTCCAAGACTTCATGTTCTCCCTAGATTCGAAGGAAAAATTCTGTATACCCGCAGAAAAACTACTCGAATGGAAGGTATATAAGTATAAACGTGATGTAAAGAGAAAATTACTCCAACTCGAATATGAAGAGGGAAAAAACTTTTACGCAACGAAGCGTAAAACTAAAGGTCGTCCTTCTGAATCTATAAGGATTTTATATATAAATTTAAAAGGATCTATACCTAATATAAATATGTCTATGCAAATTTTCGTGAAAACTTTAACAGGAAAGACCATCACGCTTGAGGTAGACCCGGCTGATTCTGTTGAAACTGTTAAACAGAAGATTCAAGACGCGGAAGGTATCCCAGTAGATCAACAACGCCTTATTTTTGCGGGTAAACAGCTTGAAAACGAGCGCACTTTGGCCGATTACAATATCCAAAAAGAAAGCACTCTTCATCTTGTTCTTAGGCTGTGAATGAGCTAGATTTAAATTTTATAGAAATTTTCTATAAAATAACTTGACCCATAATAAACGGGTTGTCGTAATTGTAATAAAAAATCTAGATGTAGGTATGGTTATAACAATGGTAATGGTAGTTTTCCATGGTGGACAATCGCAGTAATCGTTGGGGTGTTATTATTGGGCGGTGGTTTCTTATACCTCAGGAAAATGACAGGGCATCATGATCCTCTCGAAACATCTATATCCCCTCCTTCAAGTCCAAGTAGATTAGTTTGGGAGGTACAAGAGGGTCTTGCACCTGATTATTAAGTTCTATTATTCATTTCAATAATAGAACTGAGGACAACGGTAATAATCACTTTACGGGACACATCCCTCCGATGCACTCACTGTCTCCAATAAACTTCTCGTCTTCAGGTGTAAAGCATACACCTTCAACAGAAGTAATTGGCCGAGAATTAGCAACCATCTTATCATATTCTTCTTTGGTAATCTTCTCTAGAGGAGCCTGTTGAAACCCGTGTTCGCTATGTAGGAGAAAACTGACAGATTTGATTCCGTTGTTATAGTTTTCTGCTAACCAGGCCTTAATTTCATCTAACTCTTCTCTCTTATAATATACTGTACATGAGACACTATTGTCACTCCATTCTGTTTGTAATCTTCGTACATATTCAAGTTGTTGAATAGCGGTACATTTGTCGGCGAAAACAGTTCCTTCTGGAAGTGAGTACGGAAAAGAGATTACTTGTGTAGTTGGATCAACAGTTTGATCAAAGTTCCTTACGTATTCAACGTGGTAACCGTGCTTTTGCGCCAAAGCGATTAGTGGAGATTCTGAAGCAATTCTAATACGACGGATATAGTACTGAGAGTATCCAGGATGAACTCCAGAAGTACACCCGCCCAAAAGAGACAGAGTACCGCTGGGTTTACAGGTCGTGAGCTTAATACTGAGAGGAAATCCGTGCTGTAGTGAATACTTCTCATCAAATGATCGAAGATATTCATAGCATGGAGACAACCAAGACTTTTGATCTTCAGTTGCCTGAAGATATCCAGTGACTCCAATTCCCATTCGCATATTCTTGTGCACAATACGTTCTGTCTCTTTGCTGTCTGGACATCCTAAGGTTAGTGAATGTTTGCAAATTCTGTAGAGATAAGTTGCACATTTATTGAGTTCGTCTTGAGAATGAATGTTTGGTAGATAAATCTCAGCCAAGCAGCAGGTTTCATGGCTTGAAAGTGATTGTTCGGCACATGGATTATATCCTTCTACATCTGGATCCGGATATTGAGTTTCTCCTAAGCGACCACAAGATCTTGATAATCGAAGATTAATTAATCCGTAAGGTTCTCCATTTCCCAAGTAACCGTGCCAAAACTCATCATTGTCTAAAACTTCCTTAATATCATTGCAAACTACAGAGTTGTTGCTGTAACATCTCCAATTAGGAATTCCACCCAAATCCCAGCGTTTTGCTCGGAGATACTCAGTGTCTTTGCAGTCTCCTAATGCCAATTGGGCACTTCTTCTCACATTACCAGATACCACAATCTGTCCTATAATATTCATAATGTCCAAAGCATCAACTGGTCTAATCTTCATTCCAGCTCTTTTATTCAAAACATTGCTGATCTTTCTTACACCGTCGCACAGAACCTCTGGTCCAGAAGCAAGACCTCCAAATCCTTTGATAGGCGCACCCTTGCTTCTTAACAATAGACAAGAATAGGTGAATGATTGTCCGGAGTAAAAATGGGCTTTCAACACACGACCCAAGAGTTTTACCCATCCTTCTCGAGAATCTGGGACAATGTAGTCAGCATCTTTTGTTTCTTTGCGGGTAATCAATGCGTGTTTTACAGGCGGAATTTTCTCAACATTTTCTGGGGTAATACTGTATCCGCATCCTGCACCCAGCATGAGAAAATTCATGACCCATGTGAAAGGAGCGACAGGTTCATCAACAGTGACAAACGCACAGTTTTGTAATGACATCAGGCCAGTTTTTTCTACAGTCTTGGTACCGAGTTGCCATAAAAATCTTCCAGCGACGGAGCATTTCAGATTATATAAGATAGAAAACAATTCTGCCAATTCGTCTTCTGTAAACCCCACATTCAGTTGGTTATTCGTTGCTAAAACTACCCTATTAAGACATTCGGTCCATGATTCCACAGTACTATCCGGATCCTCGTCGTTATGACGACGAGCGTAAGTTCTGAGGTATGTAAATAAACCGACGGTATTAAACGGGGCAGGCCCCATGGGAGCAAAAGGAGTATTCAGATTATTTTTGTTATGCGAGACAGTCGTTTGGATAGACATTTGTTTTTATATTAGAATCCAATTTTCTAAATCAATTTTAAATTTGTGAAATAGTGTGATTAGACGGTAGATGTTTACCATTGCCGAAATCTATTTTAAAATTTTATCTTTTCAAATATAAAATGAGCAATTATAGATGTATATCAAATTTTGGTGCATCGGCATCCAATGATCCAAGCAACAACCCGTTATCATACTGTCTCCTCCAAACCATGGATAGTGAATTTTTACACGGTGGTACGGCTGACTCAATTAGTGGAAAATATAGTAGAAATTGTCAAGCATTCATGTCTCAATATTGTGCCAATAAATGGGATGATGTATGCGAATTCGCCAGTTCTGATACTTCCCATATCTATCCAAATAATCTTCAAAAATGTGGGTCAGGAAGCTCCGTTGGTTGTCAGGGACTTACAGCAGGAGAAGTATTAGTTGCAAACACAGCAGCCCGTAAGTATCTTGTTAGTATGGGAGGTTCGTGTTGTTTAAAATACGAACCTTTTGACCCCACTGTGGCATCTTCCCCATTAATTAGTTTCTGGGAAGGAGGTTGTAATACTCAAGGAAATGGGGGTTGTGTAGCAGAGTATGCAGTTGACCCTACAACAATAGATAATGATCCTGTCATGCAAAAGATTTTAGCTAAACCAATTATTGCATGGACAATTTTAGTCAATATCTATAATACTGCTAGGCGCAAAAATAAATTAGAAGAGTTGAGGGGTACCAATATTTACAATTTCTTTACATCCCAACCTTTTCAAAATTACTTGAAACAGATGGCAAAAATTCCTGGAATTATATGCACCAAAGGTTGCTGTTCTGGTGCTAGATCACTGGGTAACATAACAAGTATGCCATGCGGGTAATAATTAACTATAACCTAACTATAACCTAACTATAACCTAACTATAACCTAACTTATATCATTGTCAAAACTCCACCACTTCTCAGTTTCTGCAGAATTCGTCATATTGAAAATAAACATATTACAGACTATAAATATATGCTTATTTTCATAATACTTCGTTAGTTATAATTTAACGCGACGGTGAACCTCACCCCCCGAAATTAAATCTTGGATGACATTTTACTTGTGTAAAATACAAATAAAGTGATACTATAATTAATACAGCTCCTCCAGATATGACTGCGATCGAATGATTATTAATATCTTTATCCTTACATTTGTTCTTATTCAAATTCATTGTAGATATCCCCAACGATACAATAGTAACTCCCAAAAAAAATATAAATACACTGCCTAAAATTGTATGACTAAGCATTTTATTAATACAAACATAAAAACTTTACCATAATTATTGCAACCACGAATACAATAATAAAAAATACAAATGTCCTAATAATAGACGATAATGTTATCGCATGTCTCACATCACCTCCAACAAATCTTAGAGCAGTTTCGACTGCTGCTTCCATTGTAGTCGGCTTAAATATTCGATAGTTCAGGGGTCCTACTATGGCTAAATCATTCCTCTTCCCATGAGAATTGATAGGTCCCTGAACAGTCCTGCATGCTGATGATATATCAAAATTCCATCCGTTATCTAGAGACCACTCGACATCTGTTCCTAATGTCGCATATTTATATTCCGGCAGCGGATTGATCAGCACTAGCTGCCTCCAGACCTCTTGTTTAACTTCTTCGGGATTACATTCACGGACTGTCTTTTTCAATGATGTGCTATACGAATCTAAATTTATAACAGAGCATGATATGACAAAAAATTCAGAAATTTCTCCAGGAATTTTAATACATATTATACCCCATTCAGTTCCAAATCCTGATTTCACTGAACCTTTGAGTTTTACTTCGCTATTTTTGCTGAAATGATACTGAACTCCAATAGATATATAAATTCCTCTGGAAATGTGTTGATATAGTTTATTCCAAGTTCCCCAATTATTTTTAATACTGTCATCAGAGACAGATAAAACTTTTAATAAAGACAATGGATCTAACGCAAGTATCATCTTTCCACCCTCGATTTTTATATGTTCTGGAGTTGTTTTGGACTGAACGTATACAGATATCGTATTTTGATCAATTTTCAGCATTTTTAATGAAGTGTTGAACCTAAATTTGACACCCTGTTTTTTTAACTTATCTACCCATTGTTGAGCAAATCCTTTCCTATCATCACTAGCTTTTTTCATTTCCATTGTACTATAAAACACAGTCTGATCAAAAGAACCGAATAATTCTGCGACTGTCATTATATCTGGCGATACTCCATCCAGTAAATAGCATACTTTCACTATCGCATTCCATCCATTTACCGACAGATTATTATAAAATTGTTGTTTTACAGTCAGCTTTTCATAATAATGTTTTCTAAATGTATACGATAAAAATGTTGATACCAATTTTAATTTATCCGAGGATGATGTATTATTCAGTATTAATGAAATCCAGGCCGCATTATAACCCTTCGTAAATTCTCTATAATTAATTCCCATTTCTTCCCATAATGCAATCGTATTGATATACGCCGTCGTCAAAATCTGAGGGCTATGTTGCGTAAATAAATCATTTTCTGTCCATCTTGTTGCCCATGTACCTCCTGCAGAATTATATTTTTCGATAACAGTGACCCTATTACCTTTTTTAGATAACAACCAAGCCAGTGAAAGGCCTGTTGGGCCTGCGCCAAATATATAAATAGTTCCATTCATTTATATATATCAATATTTAATCAATGTACCGTTATCGTTCTTGATCAACGATATTTTCAATTCCGTTGTGAACTTGGACACAAAATCTGTTTTGTCTTTCGTTTTGCTTGTTCACACTTAATATCAATATACCATCAGTATATTTAACCGTCACATTCTCTTGACTGGTAACACTCATCGGTAGCACGAGATTTCTTCGAAAAGTGCCGTATCTGATCTCTTTTTTCCAGGGTTGACCTGTCCATTGTTTTAATTTATTACCAGAAACAGTTAGCTTATTATTAAAAAATTCAACATTGATACTTTTCTCATCAACTCCTGGAAGCTCCATATAAACAGTCAATAGATTCTTAGAATCGACAATATCGATATTCGGTTGCCAACTCCCTCCTTGAGGAACATTAGGAGTATTATTTAATATATTTTGAACGGCAGTTCTCATATTTGCGTCTGGATGCATGTTGGATAGGGTAGTTATCAATAAATCTTGTAACGACATTTATTAATTTATCCACCCTCTTAAATAGATTTAAAATCCTTGACGTAATCTTGTTAATAGATCTCCACCCCCAGTCGGTAATCGAGATCCTACTGGAGTTGGAGACGATTTCGAAGTCCGAAAATGCATTGAAGGAGGTCTATAGGATCTAGAATCGACCGGACTATATGATCCCCGGACGCTAGATTTAGTTTTGTATCCATACTTAATCCTGGATTCTGATCGTGCACGATCAGACCCACGATCAGACCCACGATCAGACCCACGATCAGACCCACGATCAGACCCACGATTAGACCCACGATCAGACCCAAATCGTAGATGTGTTCCGAAAGTCGGGAATGTAAGAGGTCCCTTCTCATCGTTGCCTGAGCCATCATCTGCATCTTTTTGTTTGTAGAGTTTCCATAGAATAAATAATCCTCCAACAACAACAGCAACAATCAACCCGATTTTAACCCAGTTAATAGATTCCTTAGGAGGATTGGCTGGTTTTCTTCGTAACTGACCTTTTGAGGGTTTGTTGTTTAGGGGAGGGTTAAGTTTATTTTCTGGAGTTTTAGGTAAAACTTTCTTAGTTAATTCAACATCTACAGAACACGGTGACTGTGATTTAAGTATCAAGAAATAATTCTGATAAACATTTTTATCCGCTACTATATTTCCAGATATAGTGCCAACTACCTCCTTATACTGAAGATTTGGTGTATTGTCCAGTGTTGTTTGATCAACAACCAATAGGTTAAAAGGCGTTGAATCTTTACATGTTACCTTAAATGTAAGGTCAAAGTTAGTACTATCACCATTCAAATCTATTAATTGCTTGATTTTACTGAGTTGATAAGTTTGTTTTGTTTGTGCCATCTTTTATACAATCAACTCCAATCCTTTTAAACAAATAATAGCTGTTAAGGTCCCTTTATTTATTCAAGTATTCTTTACAAGAAACCATCCATCAACTCTAATATTCTCAATTTCACCCAGATATTCAGAAGTTCTTATTTCTCCCAGCGTAAGGGAAACTGTTTAAGTACTATTTTACCAGTTTTGGTATCTTGTTCCATTTATATTGTTAATTATGTTCTTTAATAGATTCGGATATGTATGAGCAACATACATATCTTTTATTGATTTATAACGACCCAATCCCTATCATTATTTCCATCAGTCTGAATACCTATGCTTCTTGTCTCAACTTTTTTCGTAATAAATTCATTACTATGCTCAATCAGTTTTTCCATTGAAAAACCTTTATCAGAGTGAAAAGAACTTTTCTCCTTAAACAACACCGGTACATGAAGAGCAGAATAAAACTCTTGTTTATTCTCAAATAATTTTCCAGGCTCAGTGTTAGTTCCAATACTTCGAGTATCCATGTGTAATATACAACCCTGAGGTCTGGTTTTTAGAAGCGGAAAAAACTTTTTCCGAGGTATTGCTGGTTGTTGAATAAAACTCCCGCAAGCAAGTGCCCTCCATAAAGGTAAACCAACCCCCAATTCTGTCATGTAATTAAATTTATAACTTTGAGTTTCTTCATTTTGATCTATCACACTCATTTATATGTGGCCAACTTCTTTTTAATATCTCGCACTTTTATATCAGACCTCGCTAAATTTCGAGCAAGAGCAAAGAAAAAATCACTTAACCTGTTCATATACCTCAAAATATTATTATCAACTTTGACAACTGAAATACTATTATTTTTATTATCATACCCTTCTCCAATATGTTCCAATTTCCATAAACTTCTCTCAACCCTTCTAGCAAGAGAACGACATACATGACATTGTGCATCATTACTTTGTGTACCATAAACTAGAAACTCTGTTAATCTATCATTTTTTGCTTCGCATTCGTCTATTAAACCCTCTAACTTTTTAACATCGTTTCCTGAAATTTTTGTAAGATTTTTCCTCTTTTTCTCATCAATAACAGCAATATTACTAGATATATCAAATAATTTAATCTGAATTTCTCTAAGATTAATTAAACACGCATCATATTTTCCTTCTTTTTCTTCATAACAATCCGAACGGTGTTGCAACATACATTTTGCTCTTTGGTGATCCCTTCTCGTTAGATCAATGTTTGCGTGCAGTACTCCAATATGACTAGATAATTCATCTATATCGCCAAGTACGTCAAAAAATATAGAACTCTTTGGACGTCTATTACCATCGTATAGAGAAGTCTCTCCATTATCCCCAGATTTTGTATATAGTTTTGGCATTTATATATAGATAACTTCTCCTTAATTTAGAATTAGTCCTCAGATAAATGGCGAGTTCGCCTTTCGATATTAACGAAAAATTTGCCATATTCACCAAGGATGTATATAAAAATAGGTATACGTGTAAACTCGGATTTAGTTCTAGAAAATATGCAGATCGGTATTCTTCTAGGTTTACTAAAAAGGGGTAACAAACTGTTTGATACCATATATGAATTGTACACCAAAATGGCTTTTACGGAAACAAATTCAGAGATATTTGACTCCCAACATAGTATTAGATTAATTTATTAATCCTGTTAGGATTAATAAGTAATTCGACTCATCCCACGTCGTCTATAATAATGGTCCAAAAATACCTATGACTACCCGTGCAATAACACTCAAAACATTTTCTATAACTTGGGTATTTACCAGTTACTTCACAACATAGACACATATATTATCTATAGCTATAGATAACACCATTCCCATATTTATTCATACACTAAACAATTTGAAAACATTATTCCGAAAATTAAACCAGGCCTTATTCAGATCAAAAATAACAAACCCATTCATAAATTGTCTTGAGTTCTCTCCAGAACTAACAAAAGTTAGTGGGATTGGTTCCCATCCATTAGGAATCCATTCCCACTGATATACCATATTTTTTGGTGCATCCTCAGGGAGATTTAGATGTTTAATCTCCCTGAGCCAATCACCATTATCATTCTTAAAAGAATGTAAAACCTTATGAGATTGCTCTCTGTATGATCGACGTATGTTGACCACCGATTTCTGTCGACCATCCGTGCTCCCAAAACCACCAGAACCTCGTTCTGTCTTTTCCAGACTATCGACAACAGCTAACTGTGAATATTCGGCTCTCCTCAATACCATCTGACACCTGGTAAACGGGACAGTGATATCGGGCATCTTTTGATCTACTTTAATCAAAGCGATCTTAAGTGTTCCCCTGTAAGGAGGATCGATTGTTCCGACAGAATTTGCAAGCATATATCCTGTTTTGCTTATGGAACTTCTCGGAACAATTTCGATATAATACCCTGGAGGAGGACACACCTTTACTCCAGTTTCAAATAATGTAATGCTGTCAGAGATTTTTCTATATACTCCAATTGCTGTCAAATCATAACCAATGTCGTCCGGATAAGCTTTAGTGGGTTTACAAGCCAGTTCATGAGTCAGAACGACTTTAATCAGGTTTAAATCATTTTTTAATTCCATTGTCTAATATATTTCCGGAATCGTAATTTTTAATTCAATTTAATTTAATTTTTACGATCAATTCCAGTTTTAAATATTAAATGTTTATAATAAAGGATGGGTATCAAAAAAGAGATTATATATCCAGTTTTCTTTGAATGCTGCCAATACGCCGATGATACGTTCTGGGTAAATCTATTCGAAGACCTCGCATACGGAAAGACTCCGTACGGAACGTATATCAGCAAAAACTTTTTATGTTGTAGATACAAAAATAAAGAGTTTAGCTACAAACTGGACCGTAAAGACCCTCTAAAACTTTATAATGACATATACAAACTCCTAACAGTAAAACTAGGTATTCTGTCAAAAAAAGAAAAAGTTAAAAAACGGGTTGCCTTCCACAAGACCGAGGCCAGGATTAAACATTTCCGTCAAAATTGGGCCAACATACGTAAAAAAAATATAAAAGACCTGCTCATAGAAAGGTATGTTGTTGATATGAAGAAAAAATACAACCTAACTATCAAACAGGCTAAGAATTTACTTTCCATTATTTTTATCGCACTTGTTTTTAAGGCCATTACATCTAAAGATATCGATTACTTTGATGGTAAAATTCAACATATTGAGGGAATTGAGTTCGTCAAAGAAAAAATCATAGTCACAAGAGATATTTACGATGCTGATACCGGATTCTCCCCAGAAATTGTTATTGATAAAAAAGTTATGGCTGACAATTGGGGAAAGTATCTCATATCTCTACGAAAGTTGAAGAAAAATTAATAAAAATATTACACTATAATAAATGCCAAAATCTATTACAAGAGAACAATGTGGTAAACATATAGAAAAGTTTATTGAAAAATATATAGGAAAACAAATGGATCAAGAAGAACTAGAACAAATGGATGATCTAAAATTATTTAAAAAAGTATTCAGAGAATATCTAAAAAAATATCCATCATGTAAAAAATATGTAGAAAAAGATATGAGAAAGAAATTCCCCGGACTTTTTCGTAAATCCCGTAGAAAGCCTAGCAAAAAATCTACAAAAAAGAAGTGTAAATACGGGGTACTAAAAAAACCCGTTAAACTTCCTAGTGGAAGAAAAAGATATTGTAAATTGGTTAGGAAGTCCCGTAGGAAGTCCCGTAGAAAGTCCCGTAGAAAGTCCCGTAGAAAGTCCCGTAGGAAGTCCCGTAGGAAGTCCCGTAGAAAGTCCCGTAGAAAGTCCCGTAGACCAAGCAGAAAACCTAGAAAATCTGTAAAAAAATGTAAATACGGGGTACTAAAAAAACCCGTTAAACTTCCTAGTGGAAGAATGAGATATTGTAAATTGGTTAGGAAGTCCCGTAGAAAGTCCCGTAGGAAGTCCCGTAGGAAGTCCCGTAGGAAGTCCCGTAGGAAGTCCCGTAGGAAGTCCCGTAGAAAGTCCCGTAGACCAAGTAGAAAACCTAGAAAATCTGCAAAAAAATGTAAATATGGGGTACTAAAAAAACCCGTTAAACTTCCTAGTGGAAGAATGAGATATTGTAAAACGAAGCGTGGACCTCCAAAACTAAAAAGACGATCTCGACGTAAGTTTTATACGGACGAATTTATACAATCTATCCCTATGCCTTCTTATAGCGGTTTAACAGCTTTATAATTTCTTTGTAAACAGTAAATATATTTGTAATTATAAAGCTGTTAAACCGCTATAAGCCGCTATAAGATGATTTACTATTTATACTATTAACTCTTTATTATATTGTTCAAAATATTCCTTATATTTGTAATACCAAATCTACCCATAGGCAATAATTTCCTAACTCTACTATCATTTTTTATGACACATTTCCATTCCTCAAATAAGAAAAACAACCATTCAGCAAATCTTGCTCATAATAATACACCAAAGTATCAATCATACTCTTCTTCAACTGCAGCTTCTTTTTATCCTTCTTTTTACCCTCTTCCATTGCTTTATCTAACATCCAAATTTATTAAAATCAATATTGCTTTATCTAACATCCAAATTTATTAAAATCAATATTGATTTAGTTAAACATTGATATTCATCCTTATTGCCCAAAATCGTCCATACCGGATTACATCAGCCGGATATACCTGGTAATCATCCCCAACAACATCATTCATCTCTTTTAATCTACCAAATGGTCCAGAGATATCTCCAAAAATTTCTCCTACTCTTTTAATATAAGAATCATCAAATTTCCCTTCAGCTATTCCTTCAGTTATTCCTTCAGTTATTATACAATTTTTCTGATATGCCACATAACCCAACACATAAGCTAGTGGATTTAAATATTTAGCATCAGTACCCACACCCTTTGTACTATCTGCTTCCCTACATAACATATTTCTATCGCTTTTACTCAACGAGATCGTGTCAAAATTATCATTCAACCCTAAAGATACTTTATTAACCTTAAGTTTAAAACGTTCCATTGGAGTCTTACGAGCCATCTCTCTCCGAAACTCATCTGACCCGACCTTATGAGCAGGCATTGCCCCACATTCTTCAGCATACTCTTTAGAAGATGCTGCTGCTACCTGCCTTTCAAATGTATCTTCGTATATAGGACCTGAATCGCCATCATCATCGTCATAACCAATACCCCATTCACCATCAGAATGATCGTCCTCGCGTATTTCGTACTTTTCGTTCCATGCTTCCATTTATACTAACAAAATTTATTTCCTAAACTAAAGAAAAAATACTAAAATAAATGAAAGTTAACTACTTAGCGATCTGCATATTGATTTTGATTCTTACAAAATTAAATACAACGGAAAAGATCTCCCCATTCTTGCCGGAGATATAGAAACTCGTAACAAGGATAATAATAAATCTATACGACCATTTTTACCTTCAAAACAGAATGCGAAAAACGATTTTCAAGGGTGAAATCATTGTATTCCATTCTCTCAATGTCATCTATATCATTTAATTCCTTCGATATTTGTAATCTTGGAAATCTAAAAGGAGACCTTTTTAATTGTCTCTGTACAACATCATAATGTGATTGATATATATGACAGTCCCCTAAAGACAATATAAATTTTCTAGCAACCAAACCTGTCACTTTTGATATCAGTGTATGAAATAACGCACTTGATGCTATGTTAAACGGTAAACCATGGAATAAATCAGAAGATCTATTATAACAAAACATATCCAGATATCCTTCTTGTACATAAAACTGAATCGTTATCGAATGACAAGGATACAATACTCCTTCATGTGCTTGTAGAGGGTTATAATCAGTTAAAAGTATTCGACGAGAATGAGGATCGTTCTTAATTTGATCAATTACTATACGTAACTGATCAAGCCCCGCCTCTCGAAAACAGGCTTTTTCTTCATCATAAGGAGCATTAAAATTTCTCCACTGGTACCCATACATCTGTCCCATAACTCCTTCTCTCCTACTACCCATCCCGAGAGAATCCAAAAATTCTCTACTTGTATTCCCCTTCCATATATTAATCTTCTTCTCCTCTAGTTTCTTAGTATCTGTATCACCCCTTATAAAAAATAATAACTCCTCCACTATTCCCCTAAAAAACATCTTCTTCGTAGTCAAAAGAGGAAAGCCTTTCCTCAAGTCAAACTCCAATGTTTTGCCAAACATAGACTTAGTCAAACCATTTCTCCCTTTCTTCTCCCATCCATTCTCGTATACATCTTTAAGAAGAGATAGATACTGTTTCTCTCCCGAGGACTCACGAACCAATACATAGTGCGTAAACTCATCATATTTTGTTCTTTCCTCAATCACCCAGTCTATGTAGTTTAATTTAACAAACGTATCACACCTATAATCTTTTTTCATTATCGAGAGGTGAATTCGCCTAATACGATGACTAAGTTCTGAAAACATTTTATTGTATAACTGAGCACCCCCGATTATAAAAATAGGACGGCGTTCTCTAGAAAGTTCAAAATCGAACACGTTATCGTCAATACGTCCAATACACCCCTGTATATGCTTCATCTCTGCATTCACTCTATCGCTAACTACAATCATTTTCCTTCCTCTTAGCGGAGGTAATGATTCAGCAGTTTTTCTCCCAACTACTAGTAACCCTCCCATAGTCTTCTGCCTGAATAATTTTAATTCTTCCCGACATCTCCACGGGAGTTTTCCATTCAAACCGATACCGCCATCTTTATTCATCGCAAGAATTACGTCACACATCATTTTGTTTATCTTGATAAACAAAACCTTAAATTCAATTTGTTTCAATTATAAGGCCGACATACCCGTTAAATGCTTCCCAAATTGGAGATGAGTAGGTGTCACTTTTACTTCCGGCTTCCCTTTAACTCTAAAATATGCTATAAATGTGATTATACTCAGAATGAGAAATAAAATAGCAAGCATTAACTTTAACTGTTCATCAGAAAATTTACCAGATCCCAAAGCTCCTACACCAGCACCAACAATGTAGAATCCCATAATCCAAAAAGATATACTAAAATCAATCTTTTTATTCTTCCAGTAATAGTAGATAGCCAAAATAGATACAGGTGGTAAAAACGCCAATAGCGTAGTACCAGATGCAGTCTGTTGATCAGGTACCATTTTAAACCAAACTAGAGCTGTTACAACCAAAAAAGCTGCCTGAATCCCAAAAAATCCACCTATCAATCCAGTACACAATCCTATTGCTATAGACAGAGCAATCATTTATATATACCTCATATATAAATGATTATTTATACACAATTTATATATCTTCAAAATCAAAACCCACATCATCATTTTCTTCTTCACCAACACAAGTACGCACCCCCATATCTCCAATTTCACTATCTTCTGGTAAAATACCTTCACGCTGCATAAATCGCACCTCTTCTGGGTCATACTTGTATATAATATCCCCAGACTTTTTATCAAAATCTCTCAAAGATATAATACAACAATCGCCAACCTTCACCTTCATTCGTCTATTTCGTACTCTGCACCGTCTTGATTTACCATCAAGACAATTCACTTCAAAAAAACGTGATCCCAAAGCTCTAATCAAAAACCCGAAAACCTGTCCATCCAAATCAATTTCCATCAATGCACGTTTTTCTGTAGGACCTTTTCTGTTCCTTCTATTCTTTTTCTTTTTGTTGTTTTTAGGCATCCTCTATTTTATAAATATATTCCTCTAAATTAGATTTAGAGGAATCCTAGCGTTTATAAAATGATTGATAACGTTTTAATCTTTCTATATTTTAGCCATTTAACTATTTTCTGGCTCTATGGGTTAATATGGACATTGGCAACTGATACCAAATTTCACCAAGAATCTCAACAAGTAGCTAAATATGCATTGAAAATTCAAATATGCATTTTACCATGGTGTGGATTATTATTTAAGCACTTCTATGACCCAGAATATAACGAATATATTCTTCAACTTCCAGATTTTTCTTTATTTGAAGTATTTCAATTTATAACTATGATACTATACCAAGATTTTATGTTCTACCATATACATAGATTATTTCACCTACCACAATTTTACAAATTCCACAAACTACATCACACATGGTCATGCCCTGTTCCTTGGGAATCTCTATATTCTTCTATTCCGGAAAATATATTATCCAATTTTTTACCTGTTTTTTCAGCACCAATAATAGTTAGACTCAAACTATTTTATTTACCGTTGTGGGTATTTTTATCAACATTCTCAAGTCTACTCGCTCATAGTAATTATGACTTTTTTCATCACACGCTTCACCATAGGTTACATAACGTTAACTACGGTACCGCTGGATTATTTGATATCATTTATAGAACTTATAAAGCTAAAGAATAAGCTAAAGAATAAGCTAAAGCCGTTTTATACCCATAAGAGCATCTAGATCATCATACAGATCATCTAATGTACCATTATTCCTTATCACTCCTGAATGGTTTCGAATTTTATCCATATCAACCTCAGACGCATGTAAATCAGCTTGCGATGCACCAACCACCAAGCCTGTTTTATCCAAACTTTCCCTTTCTATTTTATATACCCTTCCTCCATTTTTAAGAATCCAATCAACTTCATTCTGAAAACGTACATCAGACCACACAACTAAAAGATTTGGATTCTTCTCAATCTCCCTTTCATACCAAATATTTGCCCTAAAAACCCAAAAATTATTCCCTATATCAGGCAATAATAGCTTCGGAAATAATTTCCGAACAACATCGGTACCTACAACCTGACACACTTCTCTTGGAGAAACGCCCCAATTTTTATCAATCTTTTCCTTCTCTTCGGTATACAATTGATTATCAGTAAAACCGAATAATTCCTTTATACCACGCTTTAGTGGTCCAGCAAACGCCATCTTAGTATACCTATGTTGTCTAACTAGATAATCTGCAGCAGTGTCTTTACCTCGACCTCTTTTACCCATAAATCCAATCATTTATATATTATCATAATCGTTTAAATCAACTATGCGAAATTACAGGACTACTTCTCTGTCTACTTTGTTTAGAAAATAGATCACGTACAATAAAATAAAATTCTCTCACCTGGAACCTATCACTATCTAAATTATCAACATAATCCAAAAACACACATACTAACTTTCCTCCCCAGCCCCCAAAATTAGATATATCTTCACCAGCAAGCTGCTTATCATTACAGGCACTTATACAACACGTACTAACAAATAACTGCCTCATCTTATCCTCATCATTATACCTAAACAATTTCCCATCAGTAGATACCCACTCCAAATCTAACATCGTTCCGGAATGACACGTATCAACCAAACAAAAACTATGACAATTATATTCCATCTCCCCATAAAATGCATCTCGGATCTCATGATCCAGAACAACATCATCACCAACCCTAATATACTCATTTTTACCCATCAAATACCCATGTGCTGATATAACAAATAAAATATCATGAGTCGGAGACCACTTCTTAACAACCGATAATAGCTTGTTAACAAAAGTTTTCTTATCTTCTACATAAATACCCCCATTCAGATCTTTATTATCAGTTAGTATAACAATCGTGCTGTTATCACCCCATTTTTTCACTGATAATTTGCATAAATTGGCTGCATCACGATAAGAACTATTACCATTGGCATGTAATGCAACAATAAGTGTCAAAATTTTATCTCTTACAGGAAATAAATTCATATTTATTATATGATACATATAATAAATAACAAATTATGTCTATACTTCGCGCCATCTCAGATGACTGTTGGGATATAGTATGCGGTTTCCAGAAGACTCAACAACAAAAAATAAATGTTTATTCGATAAATCTAGTGAGATTTGCGAATGCTGTAATAATAATCCAAACATAAATGACTGTGGAGTAGTATATCCAGGCCGCGGATTTTACGATGCCTGCTCAGGTACGTTTGATGATGGAAGTGTCCCAGGAGATGATAACGGAAATAAGGGTGATAAGGGTAATAACGGAAATAACGGAAATAAGGGTGATAAGGGTACTCCATTTCTCGAAACGACAATAGGTAAAGTTACTCTTGGACTCGGTATAGCCTTTATTGTACTTTTATTCATAATTTTGGCACTACGAAATAGATAAAAATTTTTAATTTATGTAAAGAAATTAAAAATGGACACTAACTAGCTTTCTTTATTTTACTCATTCTGGGAATTATACTTGCTGTCTATTTAACATCAAAACACTCAAACAAGTGGGATACTTATCTAGACACCCACGTACCAGAAAAAGTATCAACCAATCAATTTGGTGCTATAAGAACCCTTAAGCACCCTTAAGCACCCTTAAGAACCCTTAAGAACCCTTATGATACACTATTCGATCTATCCCGATCATATTGTTCCTGATAATCAAGATCAAGATCTATCTCGGTAATACATAATTCAGAAAAATTTCTAGTCAAAACCTGTAACTCCAAAAATTCTTCATATGTTTTCGGAATTTTCCCAAAATTCGCAAGAAATGCATCATTATCACAATACTTCCTAAACTCTTCCCAAGTCATCGTAGTATACTTGACTAAACTCATATTCTTACAATTAAGACATGGTACTCCAAATGCATAACAATTAACACATTTATCCCCATCACAATAATAACATACTCGTCTCACCCCCCTATTAGCATCATTTTCCGAGATTTTAAATGAATCAATCGTCGTCATCTTTATTATACTACATTATCCCTTTAATTTCGAAAAACTAATCCACACCGAGACTCGGAGCCCAATCTTCTGCTTCGTAGATAGGCACCTTATCCAGTTAGACCATGCGAACAGATATATCTAATATATCTGTTCCTTTTATATCCCAACATTTTTTAAATCTTTTTATTCTTTTCATAAACTTGTTATTTCCGGCCTGTACAACCTATTCCCGCATATTGCACACTCTAATTTAGCAGTCTCAGCATATATAGCTAAAATACCAACATCACCCTCAAAATACGGTCTCTCATGATTCTTATGTTTCTCAAAACATTCCTCATGAGCTGCAGTCTTTAACGCACTAGGTAGCTGAGTCTCATGATCTACAAAATACCCAAACTGTTCATCATCAACATCTCGCAACAATACTATCTTATTACCCCTCAACTTATATTTATTTGTCAATAGTTTCCACCAGTATTTAGCAGACTCAGCGTTTCTATTATCAAGAGCATCATAAAGTCTTGTCTCATACTCCCACTGAGTTCTCGCCTGCGCTCGACCAAAGGGAGTTCTCGCCTGCGCTCGACCAAAGGGAGATTTAACTTCTTCTATATTAACATCCGAACTTTCTTTTTGGATTTCTTTTGCAGACATTTATTTATCCCCAAATATTCTAATTATAAATTAATTTTATCGAGTTTAAATTGGATTAACTTAAACTATAAATGCACAAAAAGTGCGACTATGATAAATATACCTACAATAATCATCGCCATAGCTAGAGAATTTGTAGCACGAGCAGATACACGATTAGACGACGTACGTAGTCTCCCTCTCCCGTGATTTCGCATACGCCTTCTTTCCTCTTCCTTCAGCTTCTCGATATGTTTTTCAACCCCATCATACTTACTAATCAATGAACACACTGCAAGAGGTAATGGTGTTACGTTATGTGTTCGTATAGCGATACGCTCCCTTTGAAGCCTGATTTCATCTGCAAATATAATTTCATCAATGTTAACAGAAGTTTCTAGTTTTCCCCAATCACCAATATTCTTTAGTTCAGACTTGTTGCCAGTCATCTCATAATTTTTTAACCATTTTCCAATTTTTTTCATTTTAATTAAGGTCAAAACATGAGAAATCTTAATTAAAATAAATTTAAAACATACCAGTAAACATCCTTCCCATCCCTTCCGGGTTTCTATATTTTTTACATATCTTAGCCGTATTTCTAGTCCAATCTGGAATCTCCATAATACGATTCTTCTTAAAAGAAATCACCGTACCATTAGGAAAAAAATGACGATGTTTTTCAACAGGCCACTTATAATTCCACCCATCATTACACTTATCACACAAAAATTTATCAGTATCCTTAAATTTATGCGTATTTATCCCCTTTATAACATCCCCACAATCAGAACACTTACAGAAACGTAACTGACCGTAATACGGATCATCTATCACTCCCACAAAATAATCACCATGAATCTTCCTAATTTCAACATACCTAGTTTCAGCATCGTCTCCATGATATATCAATACTCTAACAACATCATTCAGTTTCAAATCATCCCTCGCTCTCTTATCCAAAAAACCCCCTCCCCACGTAGTAACAAAAGGTGCATACTTACAATGATAAGTCCTCGCCTTCCTATTCCTACGCTTTTTTAACTTGTTCTTGTATTTACCCATATCTTACCACTTAATTTAAGACAATACTTTTAAATTAAAATGTCACATATTTTAATCTCAACTTATTTTACCACCATCTAATAAATATGCAAAACATCAAATGTGTCGTAGTCGGTGATGGTGCAGTAGGTAAAACTTGCCTACTAATTTCCTATACCACCAACGCATTCCCCGGAGAATACATACCTACTGTATTCGATAACTATTCTGCTAACCTTATGGTAGATGGAAAACCCTTCAACCTCGGACTATGGGACACTGCAGGTCAAGAAGATTATGATCGCCTTCGTCCTCTTTCTTACCCACAAACCGACGTATTTATTATATGCTTTTCCGTAATCTCAAAAAGCTCCTTTGATAATGTTAAACACAAATGGTGGCCAGAAATCCAACACCATGCTCCCGGTGTGCCAATAATACTAGTCGGTACCAAATCTGACTTACGCAATGACCCAGAAACACTGAGAGCATTAGAAACACAAGGTTTAGGTTTAATACCTATAAATGAATGTGAAGAATGTTGTACCTACATAAGAGCTAAAAAATATATCGAATGTAGTGCTCTCACTCAAGACGGTCTTAAAGATGTATTCGATACCGCAATACGGTTCTCAATAGAAGAAAATCCTGTAAAAAAGAATAAAAAATGCATATTATTGTAGATCTCCCTCTGGTCGAGCGCAAGCGAGATCTCCCTCTGGTCGACTCCCTCTGGTCGAGCGCATAGCGAGAGCGCAAGCGAGATCTCCCTCTGGTCGACTCCCTCTGGTCGAGCGCATAGCGAGAGCGCAAGCGAGATCACTCACAATCTTATCATTACTCACTCGTTTTTCCCAAAGAGCCTCCTCTATAAGCTCAAGTTTCATACGCACTTTTAACTGAAGAAAACTACGCGAATAATCAAGACATTTCAACAACTCCTCGCGCAAGAATTGCAACTGAAATATACTCTTCTCGGTATAAGGATTTGTCGAAAAACTTTGATAATTTTTTGTTGTCATTTATTTAAACACAAGATAGTTTAAATAAATTCATTTTCTAGAATATAAAGACTTGTTATTATCTATAAAATATAATGACAACAGCTCCTGCAGAGAGTCAATTATTATCAAATAATAAGGAGCATCTTTTTAAATTATTTAATTACTCTAACAATAGTATGAGGATTATATTAAACAACAACAGTCCAATGTTTTGTGCGAGTGATATCTGTACTATTCTTGGACTTAAAAACACAACAAAAGCAATTTCAACCTTGGATCATGATGAAAAAGATGACTTTACTATTAGTGATTCCATTGGAAGAAAACAATCAACAAGGTTTATTTCTGAATCTGGGTTATACGCCTTAATTTTCAAGTCAAGGAAAAAAGAAGCAAAACTTTTTAGGAAATGGGTGGTATCAGAAGTTCTTCCCTCTATAAAAGATCAATCTAAAATTGTAAGATTAACTCAATCAACCGACAAAACTCTTAGTCTTGGCAACATTTCAATAATTTGTCGCAGAAAAGATGGATACATTAACGCATCTCAACTATGCAAAGCTGGAAAAAAGAAATTTAACGACTGGTATAGAAATAAAAATACGAAAGCCTATTTACGTGCTCTCGAAACGTCGGCGGGAATTCCCGCCGACGAATTAATAAAGTATAACACAGGCTCAAATGTTGAAAGATCCACTTGGGTACATAGAAAGGTTGCCATTCATATGGCACAATGGATTTCTCCTGCTTTTGCAGTCAAAGTTACATCTTGGATAGAAGAGCTCCTACTTACAGGATCTGTTACCCTTGGTCAGGAAAAATCAGACCAAGAACTTGAACAAATACAAAAACAATTACTTGATACTCAAACAGAACTCAAAAAGGAACGGCGTAAACTTCTTGCTTATAAGAGAAAACACTCCTACCACAAATTCAAAAAGGGTGCATGTTTTTATATCATCTCAGATGCAGAATCATGCCTTTGCACAGATAATTGTATCAGAAAGAATAAGTATAAAGTAGGTATTGATGGAAAAGATATTAATCTCAGATTACAACAGCATCGTACTGATATACCAACTTTGAAGATAGAATACTTAGCTTACACCGAGGACTGTGATCTTTTGGAGAAAAGTATTCTTAAAAAATATAGAGAAAAATTAACTCCGTTTAAGAATCATGAATGGATTTACGGTATAAAGATTGAAGAAATTCTAGAAAATGTTGGAAAAATTACAGATCTTTTGGAAATGAAATACACTGAAGAAAAAGAAATCCATAAATACAACGAACAAATTTCCGAAATCGTAAAATATCTCATGGATCATTTTGTAAATTCTGAACAAGAACAAGGTGAAAGTGAGGATGACGAAGAGGAAGATGAAGAAGATGATATTCTCACAATAGAAGTGAATCAAAATATTACTGAAAAAACAACGATCACTACTACAAAAGAAAGAAAATGTCGACAATGTGGTCAAACTAAACCTAAAAACGATCAGAATTTCGCCAAATGTGGGAAGGGATTTAGGACAATTTGTCTAGAATGTAACCCATTGAAGGGAAAACACAAGGATTGCAAATGTGGAAAAAGAATAGATGCTTATGCAAAAATGTGTTTGGATTGCCGTTCTTTCGTAAATAGGAAAGTAAATAGGCCTTCTTATAGACAATTGAAGAGAGATTTGACAAAAATGAGTTATGTAAAAGTAGGTAAAAAGTATGGTGTTTCCGATAACGCTATACGTAAGTGGATAAGAAGATATGAGAAGATATGAGAAGACATAAAGATTCAGAGTCTTTTAATATCTGGTGATATTAAAAAAAACAAATTATAGACCTGTATCAAGTATATATTGTATCTGTTCTTGTTGCTCTTACATTACATGAGTTTTCTTAGCATCTATTCTTGAATATAGTCTGATACCCATTCATTAGCTATATGTTATCTGGCTACCGCTAAGCAGTCTAGAAAGGGACACATAGACTATGAATGTTTCCTTTGCTGTCCGGATGCATTAGAGCTATTAAAACACGTTTATTATACTAATTCTAATTATATCTATATCTATATCTATACTATACCTACGCTAATTTTTATTTGTTTATAGAGTTTTTATTTTTTATAGAGTTTTTATTTTTTATAGAATTTTTAGTTTTTATAGAATTTTTATAGAGTTTTTATTTTTTATTACTGCGTTCTTTTACCGCCTTAACACTAGGTCATCTAGTAAAATTTTGCTGTTAGAACACAAAGTGGGGTTTAGCATGGAGGGTATCGATTCCTCTGCCTCTTGTGTGCAAGACAAGCAACTAGCTAACCCCACAATCCCGAAATAGGATTGTGGGGTTAATTACTATCCACTGCACCATAGGCGTCAAAATAGAAGTATATTTTGGCCCCCGAGGGAACATATTCTGACTAGGCACATTAAAAACAAGATTTTGGGTGAAAGCCAAAGGAGTTTATGGAATTGCTGGTAGTGCCAATGATTCAACGGGCAGGACTTGATCCCACAACTCAAATCTTAGTACTAATATTATCAGATTTACTGATCCGAATAGTACCTCAATCTTTTCTAGATTGAGGTTTTAACTGTCTAGGGTGCCCGATTTTACGTGCCAGGCAATGACACGGGAAGAATGACCCTCCAAACGTTTCAAAAATCGAAAGTTTTTCATTTTAGATTGCTGGATCTAGACAAACCTAATCTTCCTCTTGTGGACCATGAAGGATTTGAACCTTCGACCTTCCGCTTATCAGACGGGTGCTCTACGCAGACTGAGCTAATGGTCCTCAATCCCAAAACAGGATTGAGGAATCAATGGGATGATCCCGACTAGGAACATTTAATCGTCTTAACCATAAGCGTACGAACGTTGCCTAGACTCGAAGTAAGGGTCGTGGTACGACGGGAATTGAACCCGCTAACGATGCATTATAACAAGCAAATTTTATCTTGCTGGTAGTTCCAAAAATTCTCCCCGCTCCGATTTGAACGGAGATCTCGCAGGGCTACAACCTGATGTAATTGCCATTTATACTACGGGAAGGATGGACCATGAGGGGTTCGAACCCTCGACTTTCGGCTCATAAGACCGATACTCTACCGACTGAGTTAATGGTCCCAAATCTCAGAAAGATTTGGGAATCAACGAGTAATTCCTACTGGAAACAGTTTTTGTAAACGTTGCTCTACCAAACTGAGCTACTTGGCTAATGCCAAGACAGGAATTGAACCTGTGACCTACGGCTTAAATGCAATACAGGAAAAATAGCTGGATGTTTCCAAAAGGGGTACGGTGGGACTTAAACCCGCGACCAAAGGATTAAAAGTCCATCACTCTACCATCTGAGTTACGCACCCCAATCCTAGTCAGGATTGGGGAATCAATGAGACTCCACTAGATACGATATCATGTATTTTCATCATTTCTTAGAATTGCTGATCGTACCGATACTTTCTAATTATAGAGATTATTTTTTTAAATAATAATTAAAAATTATTATCTTGACAATTAAGTACTAATTTGATTCTAGTCAGAATTCCTGTTACCCAAAAAATAAATTAAATTTATTTTTTCCGTTGGATTCAGTCTAAATTTCCGGGTTTTCAGAAACTATATCGTAATCAGATATGTTACCAGATATGTTACCAGATATGTTACCAGATATGTTACCAGATATGTTACCAGATATGTTACCCTGTTTTTTAGACTCCTTAGACATTTTTTCCACAATATCATCGACTTTTGCGAGTAGCTCGTCAACTTTTTCTAGTACAAGTTTATCATTATTCCCTATCATTTTTTCTGAGTTTTCCTTCTGGTTAACTATTTCCTTACTAGTTTCCTTACTAGTTTCCTTACTAGTTTCCTTACTAGTTTCCTTACTATCTGGATAAATATTCGTAATATCTACAGAAAAAGCATCTTCAACAACTTTTAGTTCTATATTTAGTTGTTTAATTAATTTCTTCTCCCTAGATGAAGGAGATAAGGCTTTACAGATCTGGCATCCCATGTTTATTAACTAAGATTCAATGTATAAATCGAAATTATAATTGTTCTTATAACGTCATTTCTAAAAGTGCTTGCATATAATTTCCTAACATATGGTTATTTAGGGTAGACAACCAATTATTTGAGAAAGCTTTCAATATACCACAATGCGCATAATCATACGGGCTATTAATATCTTTAAAATTAGGCGAAACAGCAGGAGGGAATGTAGGAATAGCATCAGCAGTGTTAACTATGCGAAATAATATCAAGTTCATCTTAGTTATAATATCACATAATGTCTGATCTCCAACACGTGGCGAAGCCGAAGCATATACAACTACCGATTTATATCCTTGTTGTTTTAGATCAGCTCCTGCTAGTGTCGCTACTGCAGCTCCTAGACTATGTCCCCCAACAACAATTGATTGTGTAGTCTTGTCTAAATTAGCTGACTCTAGCGTATCCAAAATATCCTGACGCATATTTTCATACGCCTCAATGAATCCAGCATGCACAGCTGGCTCTTTTTCACCTTCTTTCGTTAGAAATTTAATTTTAACCTGAGAAGTATCTTGTGGTTTTAGATATCCATCCTGTGAATATGTTATATCCTGAATCAATTCCGACGCAGTCTGTGTTCCCCTAAATAATATCCAAATGGCCCCGCCCCCAGAAAGAATTAACCCAAAAATTGGATCGTCCTTATTGTTGTATAATTCTTTAATTATTGTTAAATCTGCAGGAGCCACTGGATCAACTTTATCAGTAGCAGCACTTGCTATTTTGTAAACTCCATCTGCGACATAACGAGCTAAATTTTGATCCCATTCATTTGTGTTAATAGTCGATGGTAATGGCGGGTCCAATGTCTCGGCGGGAGGGTTACATTCTTTTTGCCCACAATACCTGGTATTAAACCATGCAACTTTAAACGCGTTTAATACATTTTTCACAGATCCCCAAAGTTCAACAAGTTTATATATGACATATCCTATGCCTACTACGAGTAAAAATATCAAAAGATATTTTAGAATTCGTTTTAGATTCTCATCCATTTATTATTAATCAATTAATAATAATTAAATTTATTCATTAGTTTCTTTTGTTATCTCCTCAACAGCTTCAGCTTCCTCAACCTGAACCCCAGAAGCCATACCTTGGACAGAAGACATCATTTGCTGCATCATTCTATTCATATCTGGAGCCTTCATCTCTCCATCATCAGCTGTCCCCATATTCCCCATATTCCCCATATTCCCTATCATAGATGTAAGCATATTTAAAGCGCCATCAGCTTGTGGGTCACCTGATTTTTGATCACCAAGTTGTCCTACCATACCTTGTACAGCTCCCATTAACTTTCCAATATCTAGAGACCCATTAGATAATCCGTTATTCATTCCCCCAATCAACTCGGTAAATATCCCAGACTGCATAATTGACGATACTGCTTCCATCGGGTTCGCATTGGGATCAACATGTTTTTCAACTTTCTCAATAATATCTGTCAAAAAATTAGTTTCATCCCCTCCTGTTTTTCCTTCCCTAAAATTTTTCTTCAAGACTTCCTTAGCCTTACCCGCAGGATCGACAAGTGCGCTGATACAAAGAAGATGGTCCCAAATAACACCAGTTGTCTCAGCATCAGACTTACTAAAAATATCTGCTATATCAATGTATACCCTCTGAGAATATGATATCTTTCCTACTACCAAACCACTCACATCCTTATTAACTATAGCATTTCTATTAGCAATGCAGAAGGTTCTAAAAGCGTCTATATGCTTTTTGATAGATTTATCATGGACTATTGTTGTTTTGTTGATCAATCTACAGTATAATTTAAGAGATCGTTGTGTCTTAGAAAAGATTGATCCTAATTCTGTCGTAAAATTAGAAATAGCCTTAAAACATACCAAACTTACATCTGTGTTCATTTTATAAAAGAAAATTGTTATGTTTAAATATATTTATCTAACTTTCTAAGATCCAATATGAACATATAATCTCTTTTCAATCCTACTATAATGCATATTTTCGATCACTAAATCATCCAAATCATGGCCATATATACCAAATATCCCGTCGGTTGTATTTCTATTTAATATAGACCCACGATATTCTAACGGTATCGCCGCTCCCCAATAGCTATGATATATAATACCCTTCCACTCACATTCTTCGCATCCTGTCACGTGACGTCGACACAAAGGACATGTGGTTGCTGTTTCTAGCCATCTCAGGATACATTGGGAATGATAAATATGATTACAACATAACTGCAAAGCATCTTCCTTAGATTCATATTTTTTGTAACATATCGAACATTCTGACCCATCTGCTAAATTTTCAGGAATTTTAGTATTCTTCTCTACTGTATTTTCTACACAAAATGTACATTGGTGTGTAATAATATATTCCCTATGTGTAGAAGTTTTTTCTTCCATCTCATAAATATGTGTATACAATGTTTTAATCGTGTACAAAACTTCTTTCAAAGTAAATCCTTTCCCTGTCTTCGATTCTATCTCAACTGATACTGGATACGATAATGGATAAAACAATCGCAACGAAAATTTAAGATCTGGAATCACGACCATCTCTGGTTCATATAAAGGGCCGGTTCCCCCCATAGGATTCTCAAGTGAAAATAATGACAAACGAATAAATGTCTTTTCAAGTTGTTTATAATGAGAACACCTATCGTTAATGTAATCAGGATTATTTACCAACACATACCTAGTATGATCAGGATGGGAATAATCCAGAACATATTTTCTAGAACAGCGCGGGGTACATTCGTGGTAGCAGAATAATGGTATGCACCATTCTTTTTTTGTAGTCCTGATAGGATATACTCTGATAATATTTGAGCTCATTTATTTAATCCAAACTTAAAAGAACTAAAAAATGAAAATTAAATGAATGAAATTTTATATTAACAACAATGCCCGAATGTAATAAATGTGGATTATTCTGCCAGACAGAAAAAACTTTACTTAAGCACCAAAAAGCTGCTAAGTATTGTCATAAGTATCAGGATATTATATTTTTATGTGGAAAATGTAACTATAATACCAAAAAAATCAAGAACATAGAAACCCATATGAAAATATGCAACAAAGAAAATAAAATTCAAAAACCCCTAGCCAAAGTTGCCAATTCCAAACAATTATTAGAAGATGAAATACGTCTCCTAACAGCCCAAGGAAATCAGATGGAAGCAAAAATCAAAAAACACGAAATGACTATCATAGATCTTCAACTCAAACTACAATTTGAACAGATGAAAAATAAAATTCTTAGTGGAATAATAAGCTCACAAACAAGTATAAATCTGGAAAATATTATTAGAGAAACTGCGGACATTGTTCATGTATATAATTTCGAAAACGGTAATATCCCCGTAATCGTCCACGATTTTGTAGAAGAACAAAAATACGTGCTTAAACCTCCAGAAGTGATAACTCAACGAAGACGGAGAAAAAAGTCAACCAAGAAAGAAAATAAGAAAGAAAATAAGAAAGAAAATTACCTCACGAGTCGTCAATTTGTTATTGAAGAAGATTCTCGACGCATTGACCCGGAAGACCTCCCTTTGGTCGAGTGCAAGCCCGCGTATACTAGTGAATACGCGGGTCCCCAGCAAGAAACCCAAACAAAACAAGAAGATAAGAGTCAATCCCCAAGAAAAACCTACAGAACTGTTAAAAAACATATCAAGTTGTCTCAGAAGGAACTAGATTCTAAACTCGAAAAAGTCACAGAACAAGCAGAAAAAGAGATTAAGGAAATTGTTTACAATAATTTTGATGTATCACTTAGAGAAATTACTGAACATATCGAGTCACTTTTTACCCAGATAGAGAACAGTCGGACATATACCCCGAGTCTTCGTTCAATCAGAAGAATTCGACGAAAATTATTGGGCAAACTAAATCTAAATGAATATATCAAGCTCATAGAATCCCATAACAAGAGACTATTCAAAATATTCAAAGTAAAAAAATATAATAAGAAGAAAATCAAAAAGATAATCTCCAGATCACTCACTCCTCTCGACATGAGACTAGTATATTTCGATGGATATACCGATTCAACCGTCAGTATAGACGAAGTCCAAAATTTTGGCCTAGCCCTAGATATTCTTATTCAACATCCAAAACGTTTCGTCCCATTCAATAAGACTGATTTTTATACCAATATTAAAAACTACGGTTTAGCTCTCTTTGAGATACAAGATTGCTTCGAAAAATGCATCATCAACAGATTCGGCTTTAACAACATCATCTATCTCCCACGATCAAAACCTAAATCAAAACTGAAAACCAGATCAAGAATCAAATCAAGCCCTTATAGTTTCTATACCCTAGAAAGAGTTGAGGTTAGTAGATTTTGGAACATGGAATGTAGGCTCGAGGATTTCACCACAGATTTTATAGATCATGTCTTACCTTTTTGTATCCAAATGTTCAGAAAAATATATAAAGATATCTTCAACGACAATGTATACCGTTCCGACTTCACAACTAAAGCCCAAATCGCAGAATTCGACTGCGAACAACTTTTACAAAACATCGTATCTCTTTCTAGACCCAAAAAACTATGCTTATCATTACAAGAAATAATCATAACAAAATGCTCATTTTCCTCAACAGAATCAGATAAATTCAATCTATATGGTGACGACAGAATACAACAAAAAAGGTTCGCTTCGGCAGAAGACACAAACGAAGAATCTTTTACAGTAATCAAGAGAATATTCGATGGAATTAACAACGAAGACGCTCTCGAAGTGCTAAGTACTAGATGATATCAAGAGAATATTTATTTAATAACATATGTTATTAAATAAATGAGTCAGTACCAAATGCTGTTAGATGAAATAGAACGGGTTTATCACAATAAACTGCTATGAAAAATCTATTATTAAGATAGATAATCATAAATACGTAAAACTTTGCATTCACGGCATATGCTCCCGACATATGCTCCCAACATGATACGTTGTTTTGTTCATCATGTAATACAGGAAACGTAGATTTAAGACTCTGTGGGAATTGTAATCCTAAAAAACGAAAATTTCAACAAGGCTAATCGTAAGGATATTCGTAAGGCTAATTATTTACTTAGTTAACTTTCCTAATATTCTCCTTAATTTATTCAACTCATTATTATTAGGAATCGCTGACCCATTTTCATACGCCTTAATCACCTTTACCGAAAGATTACACCTATTCGCTAAATCCGACTGGGTCATATTCTTCTTACTTCTAGTCATCTGGATCTGTTTTGATAACTTATGACTTACCTTAGAAGGCGCCTTGTCACACATCTCTTCATCAGGTTTTGTCTTAACATAATTAGAACGTTTTTTAGGAACATTTTTCTTCAATATAACTGGTTTCCAATCTTGATGTGACATGATTGTTTAGATTACTTATCTTTATTTCACATCATAATTTTTTAGATCGCTTAAAATTGTATTTCTCCTTATCATCCTTATCGTCGTATTTATTCTTCATTTAAAATAATATTTATTTTAGATGAAGAATAAAGAATGAATTTTCTGAGCAACGTAGTATCAAGCGTTGTTTCTTTTTTCTACCCCTCACACGACGAATCTTTTGCTCTTACCGTCGGAAGATTCGCCGTGAAATTATACATCACACCTAAACATACCAATATTTCACCATTAATTAACGAAGTCATTAGACAACTCATCTTCTACAAATACCCAACTGCAGATTCTCCATTGTTGTGCGCAACTGCGCAACTTCTAAGGCATGTTGTCATTACTGAGAATTATTTTTAGAAAACTTGACAAGTTTTCTTATTATACCACCTGTAACAACCCAATTACCTCCAGACACCTGAATATTCCGATGTTTGATGTTTCAAGTAATATCTTCTAGAATCTGATATAATCTGATATAATCTGATATAATCTGATATAATCTGATATAATCTGATATAATCTGATATAATCTGATATAATCTGATATAATATTTACCAATTCTGTATCCCCCGTAATATTTATATATTTTTCAGTCAATGAACTCATTAGCAAAGATATTTTATAGTATAATTGGATCATACCTTCCTTCGAAACAATTTACTGTACATGCATAATATTCGTTATATTCGTTTTCAATTCCAAATAGATTATCAATAGTATCCATTTATTGATAATTTCATACATTTAAATTTTAAGATTTAAATCTTGACCAGTACCTCTAGTTTTTCCGGAATCCGATATTCTCTAAAAATTTTCCTAATCTGCACATTATCTACAGCATCGTGACATATAGCATTCATAAACAATAAAGCTGGATATTTTAAACCAACCTCTATCAATTCTTTCAGATCCCAAATTACGTTTCTATAATACAAAGGAAATTCTAACTCACCCCTAATTGGCTTTGTCCTCCCTACGAGCAATCCTCCATCTTCTTTCCTAAATAAATTATAACCACCCGCAAGTACCATATTTCTAAACTTTTTAATAGCCCTCTTTTGTTCACCAGCTGTGGCAAGACGAACCCTAGGTAAATCAGCCCGCGGACTTTCTTCCCTAAATATCCGTATCGCTTTTCCTAATTTTTCCGCTCTCTCTATCTCTTCAGCCACCTTAGTTTTACCTTCCTTCTTCTTTTCCTTCTTCTTTTCCTTCTTCTTTTCCTTCTTCTTTTCCTTCTTCTTTTCCTTCTTCTTTTCCTTCCTTTCGGGAACTATGGGACACTCGACATCTCCTTTAGGTTCTAAATGTTTGTAATCTGGGAGTAGAGGACTCGTATTATAATTCCAATCTGCAGGCGTAGTATCTATAGCCCACTTAAATTTATTTTGTAATGTTTTTGTATATACTTTGGATACATCTAAAGCATGAGATTTAGTCCATGCCGTTACTAAACGCGGATCGATATAATTCGCCTTACTCGTATTAATAGCAATGTTCAACGTATTCTCTCGAGACGCTATAGCCTCCTTCTTTTTCTGTATACGGGTCTCCAACGACTTTGTCCCCCTCTTCTCTCTTTTCTTTTGCCTCAGTTCTGTCTGCATATCTTTCAACTGCTTCTTATATTTTTTCACCATTTCCTGAGCTTTCTTTGTTACTGTTCTCTGATGATTAAGTGCCCTAGCAACTTCTGCATTCGCATTCTCAAATGCCTTCTTCTTAGTCGCTTCTCTAGCCGTTTTCTTAACTTCATTCCTTTTCAATGCATCATCCATCAAGTGAGACGCCAAACGAGTTCTAAAAACTTTAGCACTCAAATCTTTATCAAATGACTTAAGATACACATTGATATCACATGCACTTATTCTATCAAACAGCTCGGCCTTTTTACCCTTTCCTGCTACAAAAGATCTTAAATTCGCATACACTTCTGGAGACACATCCATAGTTTTCTTAAATAATATAGAATCCTTCCCCAAAAACTCCAACGTCACTTTATTTTTCTTAGAAACATCTGTATGTCCAACCAATAATGTAGACGCTCCAAACGTATCTGCTGTACTATCATCATTCTTTCCACCAACTCGAATACCATAGTGATCTATCAGATACATTACCGTCCCCAACTGCTTCTGTATCTTATTAGAACTTCTAATACTTCTCTCGTATCCCCTCCTCACATCTCTCAAATATCTATTCAACTTTCTCGCTTTTTCAAACTTTTCAGCATCACTCCTAGATTTAAATTGACCCGCCGCAGAAATATAAACATACTTATTAGACCCCGTAATAGGATCAGACCATTTCATTATCCATCTAGCCTTCTTATCATGTACAACCCCTTTCCACTTATGATCACCAGGAGCACGAGGTATCCTAGCTTCCCTACCAATATTTATTGTAACCTCCTCCGGAACTACATGCCTCTTTATTTTTCCCCTAATCTTATTCTTACCCCGACCCAGAAACAAAGCAGCTGGCTCTATTACAAAATTACCTATGGCTTCTTTAATACCATTAACAATTGCAAATCCATAATCATGCTTTTTCTCAGCAGATAATCTCTTTTTACGCAATTTTTGCGCAGGTGTCTCATCCTCTCTCATTCGGATCAATCTTCTTCGGATTTTCTCAAAATTGAGTTTCTTAAAATCTTTAAAAATCCTTTTATGCGTCGGAGTTAAATACTTTTTAAAATCGTTCCAAAAATTTCTACGAAAAACTGCATCCTTTGTCCACTCAACAGTTGCCGTCTCATCTGTCGTAATCCTCTTGGCCCAAAAATTCGCAACCTCCTCTTCCTGTGGAGTTAACTTATAGTCCTTCCCATCATACTGAATTGGCGTCCCATGCGGTTTATATGGTTCCATTATCCAAGAAAAATACGGACCATTATGGGATAATGTTTGCCAGTATATCCCCTTCGGCAATTTTACAACATCTTTCGTCATATGATGCTCCAAAATATCTGCCTCAGGACGCCCCAATTTTATAGCATCACTGATCCTCAGATGATGCGGTTTTATAGCCGCATGAATATCTTCTAACTTGATATAATTAGCATTAATCTTTCTTCTCAATTCGATACATACTCTCCTCCCTCTCGTATCAAACACAATGAAAAAATCATCTAGTGTCAATGGATCCTTCCACATCCTATTTGTATACAATTTTTCTACAAACGTAGTTATAATCTTCCGATCTCTACCAATATCCCTCTTGCTCTCTATCGGAATACAGAACTGTTTGGGTTTAGAAAGTGGTTTTCTCGTAGATTTTTTAGATTTTGCTTTAGGCATTTATTATATCAGAATATAATAAATATCCATAACCATAAATCATGGTCAGTAAATTAATCTAATGTCGATTCACCAACTCCACTAAACACTCGCACACCATATTCTGTACAACGTCGTAATCATCTCCATCCATCGCAACCACTATACTAAATACATTATTGAAAGATTCCAATAACGCATACACATTCCTATCATACTCATCCATTTTCTTTCGGGACAGTTTCCTAACTCGCGCTTTTTCCTCATTGCTAAACATCACATCTATAACTTTTTTCTGTCTAAAATAATGACTATACATAGAATATGCTTTATGGGAACAATATTGATCAAACGTTTCATATCTATAATATTCCCCCTGATTATACTGATATCTATATCTAACCTGTTGGGTCAAGCTAAATAAAAGAATCCTATCCGTAAGACTCATAAAAGCCTTCAGAACAACCGGATCGTATATCCTATTTTCCGGAGATTTTTCCGGAGATTTTTCCGGAAAATCATTATTCTTTGTTTTGTCATTAAAAGACATCTCATTAATTACCTGTATTAAAATATATTATTCATTTTTAATAATCACTATCTGAAATCCGTCCATTTACCACTTCTGACAGACGATTTAATCTAACCCTAACATCAATCTTCTATCACAAAAATATGATCAATATCTTCTATCTGTGGGTATCTCTTTACAACATTTCTTAACATCTTAGATACTGTCCTATTAACAGCCTTATTAACAGCCTTATTAACAGCCTTATTATATAATTTTACCATTTCATTCCGAAATTCTGATACATCCTCCTGGAGTAACTCATTAAACCCACTCTGTATAAGCTCATTTTCAAAATCATCCCTATAAATTATCGCCGCCTTTTTCCTTATCGTTGGAATAACCTTATCAGAAAGTCCTATCATCCCATTGTCTATCACTGTCTCGTTGGGGGAAACTCGATATTTCCCATTACCCCGGGACTTATCCGTGATCATATAAATAGGCTTCTCCCCCGGCTTGGTCTTCAGAACATGGTTATGTGTAAATCTTGCCGCTCCCCTCTGACCTTCCAGGAGATGATCCTTATTGTAATTCTCCTGCACCAACTTTTTTATATCCTCATCTGTCTTGTTGAAAATAGCCAGATTCTGAGTAATATTGATCTTGTTATTCTGGGTATATCGGGGTTGTTTGGCTATAGTTTCAGAATGTTTAAGGAGGTCCTTTTTATCCTGTTCCAATGATTTATTCATTCTTTTTAGAACAACTATCTGTTCTTTTAATTCTCTTATTTCCTCCTTTAATTCATTTACATATGGAGTATTTTGTTGACAGATAGATAAATGATCATATAGATGAGCTTTTTGTGCAAATTTTTTCTTACAACAGTAACAATTATATAAACATTTATCTAACATACCCCTAAGTTTTAGACAATATTTTGTAGTTTTTTGGTGATGTTTTAGGGAAGATTTAGTTTTTAATACACGTCTGCAATAGCGACATTCCATTTATTAAGCACAAGACAGTTTTTAAAACAACTGTTTTCGAATTTTTCGAAAATATTCGAAAACAAAAATATACAGTTTGGTTTGTGACTAATTTTAAAAATGGAATGTATACCTTTTTAGAGTGTTGGTTTCTTTTGCAAGGTATATTCATACCATCCGTAAACACTATAATAGACAGGATCGGCATTTCTTACCGCAGAACATATATAAATATCTCCAACGGTCGAAAGCCAAGTTCCAAAAAATCTTCTAGAAGAATATATATTTATAAGTACTAAACCAACCTTACTCGTATTCCACCCCTGTCCTACTGGAGTCCAGGGTAATGGATCAGGAAAATTTCCACCTAAATCTCCTACAAAAGTTATTCTTTTAAGTTCCTCGTTAGTATAATTGGTAGTTGCCCATTCGTATATACTTGGAAACCATTCCTTTAGAGGTACATCAGACTTGTCTCCATCCACAAATTCCCTTGGTAAATAAATCTGTGTTTTAGCTATAGATTTAAGATTTTTTATGTCTGTATTAATGTTTTCTATGTCTGTATTAATGTTTTCTATATTTTTGTCTACTTCGTTTTTATTTTGATTGGTTATATTATTAACGTAAAACCACATTAAAATCATTAATATAATTAAGACTAATAGAAGAAAATATATCACGAGAATATTCATTTATAATATGAAATAAAATAAATTAACACAAAAATAAAAGGCAAGTTTAATACCCAAAATAATATATAGACGAATAACAGCCTTGAAAATATTCGTTTTCGAAAAATTCGAAAATATTCGAAAACAAAAAATATACAGTTTGATTTGTGGCTAATTTTAGCGGCATTCCATTTATTAAGCACAAGACAGTTTTTAAAACAACTGTTTTCGAAAAATTCGAAAATATTCGAAAATATTCGAAAACGGATTTAAACTGTAATAGTTTAAATTTCTTACTTTTGGGATTTTCAACAAATCCTGTGTTGTGGGATCCATATATTTCAAAATTTCCAATTTTTGAAAAGTCAGAAAATGATTTTCCTCCGTTTTTCCGGAAAATAATTCTCCAAAATTTTTCATCAATGTTTTTATTTTGTTATTAATCCATCTCCGGATTAATAATTAAATTTGTATCTAGATTATCGGCGACCTCCATGACCACCCCCTCCATGACCACCCCCTCCATGGACTCTACCTCCATGATCACCTCTGACATGGATACTACCAGGTCCGACGTAGATACCATGTCTGGGTCTGGGAGGACCTCTCCAGCCGACCCGTGCTCTTCCGAAGAATATTGCGAGCAAGAAGATGACAAAAAATCCTCCAAATATGAGGGCAACTAACCACGTAGGAATATTCCCATTACCATTTCCGTTGTATCGTTCTTTGGATTTAGTATTCTTACGAAGATCCTTACGAAGATCCTTACGAAGATCCTTACGAAGATCCTTACGAAGACCTCTGGTATAATTTTCTTTGTCGTTGCAGCAACGACAAGACATTTTTATATAAGGATATAAATTATAATTTTGTCTAAAATTATAATTGTTTGGAATCGTCTGATTCTTTTGTTGGTGACGCTATCGGCTATATTCAATTACGATGTGACGTTGATCGGTGCGTGTTGCATAGGTTGTGTTAGGTTGTGTTAGGTTGTGTTAGGTTGTGTTAGGTTGTTAAGAATAAAATTGATTTAATTCTTATTAGAATTAAGTAAACATATCCAATATTTTATGTCCGTAAGAGATAAATCTGCAATTTATGAAGTATGGAAGTATTCTTATATACTTCCGGGGACTCAGTTAACATTGAGAGGCCATTCTAGGGGTTCTGAGAAATCGTGTTTCTATATATCGGAGCTGAAATTATTTTTTGATGCAGGAATCCAGTCTTATTACAATCCAAATTTTATTTTTATTACGCATTGTCATTCGGATCATTCTTTCCAGTTGCCGATGATAATAACTGGATTGAAACATACTCCGCAGATATATTCCCCGTCTGAATCTCGTCATCTTTTCCAGAATTTTTTGAGAGTAACGTATCAGTTAAGAAAGGGTACTACTCGTGTTTCTGGGCATTATCAAGTACGAGGAGCATATCCGGGAGACGAGATTGATTTGAAGAAACAGGGATATTTTGTTCGTGTTTACGATTTGAAGCATAATGTTCCTACGCGAGGATATGGATTATGCCAGAGGAGAAAGAAGTTAAATCCTCGTTTTTTGGGGTTGGGAGGACATGAGTTGAGAAAATTAAAAGAAGGGGGTATAGATATTAATGTATATGTAGAGCATAAGATATTGGCTTATATTCTGGACACGAATATAAGTTGTTTCAGTATGAATCCTGAGTTATTGGAGTATAAGTATGTGATAGTGGAATGTACATTCTTCCGTGATGAAGATATGGAAGATACAGATAGTCATATTCATTGGAATAATTTGAAGCCGATTGTGATGAATAATCCTCAGGTAAATTTTATACTTGTACATTTTAGTATGAGATATTCGTGGGAAGAGATAGAGAAGTTTTTTGAGGGTGAAAAGGAGGGAGTGGAGGAATTGAAGAATATGATGGTATGGATGAATTAAATATAATGTTATCAATAATAAATGTCTTTCAAAATAAAAGCATTCGGTACAAAAAGTGCGTTTGAACCATCGGTGCCATTCACAGATACAGAAATCGGTCCTACAGGATCTACGGGGTCTACAGGATCTACGGGATCTACAGGATCTACGGGGGTAATGGGAGCAACGGGTTATACGGGTCCAACGGGTTATACGGGGTCTACAGGAACTACGGGATCTACAGGATCTACGGGGGTAATGGGAGCAACGGGTTATACGGGTCCAACGGGTTATACAGGTCCAACGGGTTATACAGGTCCAACGGGTTATACGGGTTATACGGGTCCAACGGGTTATACAGGTCCAACGGGTTATACGGGTCCAACGGGTTATACAGGTCCAACGGGTTATACGGGTTATACAGGTCCAACGGGTTATACGGGTCCAACGGGTTATACGGGTCCAACGGGTTATACAGGTCCAACGGGTTATACAGGTCCAACGGGTTATACGGGTCCAACGGGTTATACGGGTTATACGGGTTATACAGGTCCAACGGGTTATACGGGTCCAACGGGTTATACGGGTTATACGGGTTATACGGGTCCAACGGGTTATACGGGTCCGACTGGAATGCAGGGAATGACGGGGGCTACTGGAGCTAGTGAGTTATTAACGATGAATTTTAATTTATTTCCTGAACAATCAACATCTTCAGATGTAATATTTGCTACTGGTATTTTTACTCCAGAAAGTGTTATGGAGACCGGTAATTATACGGGTGCACCGTTCGGGGTACAAAATAATCATTTATATCTTAAAGTAAATTCTCTTACAACTCCTGGTGATGTTGTTGTTATTGGCACCGCTATTGATGAGACGACATCGATTCCGGTGACAGGTATTTCGGAAACTATACTTGTAACTGGTCCGACCGGAACATATTTTCAAACATATACAAAATGGTTGGGAGTTGATGATGTTTTTGTGGATGGTCCGACCGGAACTTCTGTGGGATTAGATTATGATTTAGGACAACTTGGATATACAGATATTGGTAATATTGATTTTACTATAAAAGGTTATAGGGTTGAGATGCAACAATCTAGTATGAATAATAATATTTCGTTGCGTTTTGAAATAATTAAAGTTAAGGATTTGGGTAGTAATAAATTTTCTTTCTTCCATTTGGAAAATATTGTTGTAAATTCTGATTCGAAAATATCTGATCCAAATGGTCTACAAGATGATCTTAGGACTGGAGGTGATGACAGAACATTTTCATCTACAGGTTTATATGAATTTTGGCCGGGGGATAAGACTATGGTATTAAAACAGGGTGATTTTGATAGTTATTTTTTGGGAGAAAATACAATAAATGCTTCAACATTGGAAGAGGGTATGATAATTAAATTTTCTGCGGACAATAAAATAGGTGCTCCTGGAGTTACATATATACGTCTACAGCTTAGGTATACATTGGTGTAAATTTGTGTTTTAATTCTTGTTGAATTAAAAGCTATAATTTATGATGTGTAGCTATATTCATTTGGTACCCAGACCCTGTTATTTCTCTCCCAAAACAATATGGATGTTTGGCTGGTTCCGACCAAACGAATTTTTTATTGAATACGTTTGACCAAAATGGGTGATTTTTTGTAGTAACTGCCCATATGGGGTACCGACGGCGTCCATGTTATTGACAGCGTTTTTTAATAGTTGTTTACCTAGTATTTATAAGACCCTTTACGATATCTAGAACACCCTTTCGATTTTCTGCTAGCTAGATTTCCACTCGAAAGCATATACGTTGCATTGCCACCTCATTGAGGTAGTTGCATTGAGGTAGTTGCATTGAGGTAGTTGCATTGAGGTATTTATTCTCTAAAGAAGTCCAGTTTAACCTTTCACATAAGCTGTGAAAGGTTTCCAATTTTAGTCTTTTTACGTTTTGTCGTTTTCATGATTCTTTACATATGATTACATTCGTATCTTTCAATTAATTTTAATTATGCATACAATAGTTTTGGATAGGGGGAATAGAGGCGTTATAGATACCCATAGAGTGGGCTTTATCTAGTAGTTCTTGAAAAATCTTATGGAATTTTTCAGTATGGCCTATGTCATCTTTATTGAGTAAATGGGATAGTTCATGGAGCAACACATAAACTAACATATTTGTGGGGTAGTATTCTCCGTTTTCGTCGGTTAGGCAGAGATATATTTTTTCTTTGTTGATTGTGTAGGATTTTTTTCCTCTGTATAGTTTAAGATCTTTGACGACAGGGTGAAGGGGTGTCATTAGTTCTTTTAGTTTGTATAGCATAGGGTCGTCTTGTAGATGGTATTCTTTTACGGTATGAGATATCCATAGAAAGATTCCCGCTATTATTAAAGCTATTGCTAGGATACAAAGTAGTTTAGATTGAGAAGTGAATCTTTCTCGAGACATATTGTATATTTATATTATGTGAGGAAAATATGGAGGAAAAACTGATTTTGAAATTAAATCTGATTTAAATTGAAATTTAAAAGAAAATTTTTTGGGAAACAGCGAAATGCCTTCTCCACCGGAAAAGAAAGAATATAAACCCATGCGTGATAAAGGGAAGGAAGCTTTATCAACAGTCCTGAGGGAAGAAAAGAATATAGCTATATTTGAAAAGTATATCAACAAAAAGGCTCGTAAGGTTATGAAAGCGGCTCCAGAACGTTCAATCAAAGTATATGAGAAAGCGTATAGAAGAATTGCTTTACAGGTTATTGGGGATATTAAGAAAGGAAACAATCTGAATGCTTTGCTCAAGGATATTAAAAAGGACATGATAGGATGGGAACATCCTCAATATGCTGATGTTAAGGCGCGTATTGAGGAACATGATGAGTTTATCATCAATCCCTTTGAAGTTGAGGAAGGTGTAACAGAATGTGGGAAATGTGGATCCAAACGCGTGTTCACTTACCAGAAACAGTGTCGAAGCGGTGACGAAAGTGCTACAACTTTTGCAGAGTGTGTACAATGTAAGGCGAATTGGTCGTATTCTGGGTAAATTATTAAAAGCAAATGAGATGAAATTGAATATTAGGTAGTAAATTGTTGGTTAATTATTGTTCGACATAGCTTGCAACAATGCGGCTTGATGCGCTCCGGTACTTGGGTGTGTCTGAGCTAGATGATATAGGGTTGTGAGTGATTGTACTCCTGGTATTTTTTGATGGTTTATACACCATACTGGGTATAGGGGTTTTTCTCCATTGAAGAAATCTTGGCATACTTGGGTTGGAGTGTCGTAGTTATTGGTGGCGCATTGTATGTAGATATCTTGAGGTTTGTGGAGTGATAGAAGGCCGTTGAATTTATGAAGTTGTGAAATGGTATTAAGGTTGTTTTTTGCACCGTATAGTTTAGCGCCGACTTTTTTGAGGGCTTGAATTGTTTTTTCTTCTTGGGAAAGTTTGGGTGGGTTTTTATCTTTCCCAAATTTGGGGAAGGAAAATGAGAGTTTTGGGTTGAAGATTTTTAAGATTGAGAGGGATGCGATAAGGATAATTAGTAGGATCAGAAAAAATGGTGTTATATTAAAATTAGTTGTCATTTATAAATACTAGAATTCTTTTTCCTAGTGGTTAATAAATATGCCATCCAATTTTGAAATAAATCCTTGTAAGGCTGTTTTAAAAAACGTTGGGAATTCTGGTTATGATATTAATAATATAAATAATCTTTGTTATGGAGTCTGTAATTCGTATGGACAAGTATATGGGTCAGGAGTTGGAAAGAAATGTAGAGATATGTGTGCTGATATGATTTCTAGGAAGAAACAGGAGTTGGGAACAACCGACTGTTACAAAAGGCAACCAACACCCCCTCTTTCTTGGTACCAAGTACCTGATTATTATCCGAGATTGTTGAAGAAGATTGGTGATAAACAACAGGCGTATGAAGTTTGTTGTAATATGTGTGAAGGGTGTCAATTCCCGAATGAGTGTAGGGAAAAGTGTAAATTAAATGCGGATGCGGTGGATGCGGCGGATAGTGGGGAGGGTTATAAGGGTTATAAGGGTTATAAGGGTTATAAGGGTTATAAGGGTTATAAGTTTAACCCTAAGATAATGATGAAGGGTGGTTACAATAAAGTTGGCCCTGTTCCTTGTTATCTTATATTTATTGTGATAACAGTGATAATTGTTTGTTTGGTATGTATGTTTGTCAAGTCCGATGATAGGTAATTAATGAAGATTTATTATAATGATGTAATAAATCTGATCTAGAGTTGTACGTTTGAAGAATGGCATGGTAGAGCAACGAACTCTGTTTTGGGAATCATGTAATCTATGGCAACGTATCCGAGAGGTAAGAATGTTAAGAGGATTGTTACAATTGTAGGGATTTTGAACGAAGTTAACTGTTGAATACGTGTAAGAAATATCGGGATCAACAGTGTTAGGATTATACAAAATATCAATAATTTGGAGTTGATTTTCTTGACTTTAACTGTGTCATATTCTCTTTTCCCTGTTGAAGGAAAACATGCACTGTTTGTGCATGTACAGTCTCCCGGACAATTGTTGTTGGTAATACATTCACATGCCATGGTAAAGTTACAGAAATCGATTGGGATGTCTATGTTTGTAACTTTAGAAACACATGCGTTTACCCCGGGACTTTTCACGACATCTTCGCAGTATTGTATACCTCCTAGGTCGTAGCTCCAAAATGTCACCATACCAATTAGGAAAATTACAGAAACTATCATAACGATGCCGGACATAGTCGGTTTAGTTTTGGAGATTTTTAGTTGTAGTAATATGATGATGAGGATCAAAACGCTTAATATAGATCCTCCTAAAATAACGCTAGAATTAAAGGTTTTCGTTTCGTAGGGATTATATTTTTGGCAAAGTTTTGAGTACCTGACCCACTCGATATCGTCTGGTTTTTGGGAGCCAAACTCTGGATTTGGTGTAGCTAGCCAACCCCAAACGAGATCGCAATAGGATTGGCATTTTTTATCATCATCTAGATTGTAAAGTGCGCGAAAATCATCATCACATGCATGACTAAAACATATTGATGCATTTTTAGCCGCTTCAGATAGAGGCCGAGAGGCTGGTGGTAATTTTGATGATAAGCATGAACAATTTTTTGTCCGTTTTGACGCGATATAATTTCCTATTCTTGTCTGAAGGAGGGAAACCATTCCTTCTGGTGCATAATCGTATGGGCAATATTTATCTAATTGGTCTCGACATTTTTCTGGATGATCTTGACAATTTTGTTGAAAACAATCGACGGGGATTGGTAATGGACGAGATGACTCTCCTTCTGAAATTGTTCCTGCTATTTTCTTACACGTATCGGGATCTTTGGAAAAGTCAATTCCGGTAAGTATTTTGTAATACAGTATAAGTCTGGGGGACCAATGTTCAACTAATATATCTATCGAATATGCTAATAATATTGAGTTCGGATAATTAGTAACGACAGTTGGTGGTGCATAAGAAGTGTAACCCCCTTCTACACTAAACCATGATAAACTATCGAGATCTATCCCATAAGTTTTAAAATGACCTCCATCTTTAAGTCTACTGAATTTTAGACCATCTGGATGCCATGATATTGTTTCTGAAACATAACTCATTACCCATTCAGAATCTCGAAGAAGTTCGTTAGCATAGTTAACTGTTTTTTCTGGATTTTTATATACAATAGCTGCTTGATCTCTAGAAAAGTAAAGCGTTAAATAATAATCACCTGTTTTGTCGTCGTATCGAGCATCTGGGAACTTCATAAGGGTTAGGATGCTGATTTCTAGTGTTTTGGGTATACCGGTAGGGTATACACCTCGAGATTTAAGATCATCTGCCATTAGAGTAACTAGCTGATTTTTCCACTGATCGGTTCTTGTTGTATTTGCCAAGAAATCGTTGTTTCTGAATGCATTATTACCTGATGTTGCATAATAACTTGTGTTATATATTTGGTTGTAGAAATCTAATATGGGACCGTAAGCCATATTCGCGTCCCTTACATGAGTTTTTATATCATCTGGTAGACCATTTGGTAGGTTTGCTTGGTTAGTTCCGGTATAGATATCTATTATAAAATTATTTAGACTTTTCCATTGGGTATAGTTATAATTTGTAAAGTCGAAGGAATATTCTATTGTTATATCGCCGGGGTACCAGGAATTTTCGATGTAGCCTTCTGTTTTTGTCAGTTTACATATACCATCATCGTCTTCTACACATATACACGAAGCATTACTTCCTAATGCACACGTTTCTACTAAATTGGGTTTTGCGCAATGTCCAACAGCTTGGGATTTACATGTGTACTTCGCGCTAAATCCGACCGCAAATGAGCCTGATGTATGTGTACATTCATCCTTATTTAGATCTACATAAGTTACAAATTCACCAGGATTTTTACATTTTCCGGATTTAGCGCAGCCTCCAGATCGTGTTCCTGTACAATTATCAGTGCGATGGCATTTATCACAATTATTAATATTCTCACAGCAATGATTATCAAATATATATTGTGTACACGAAAATGTACATATCCCATTATTTGGAGCTAGTGCATATCCATCTTTAAAGTATAGCTGAGCATTTTTTAGAGTCATTTCGACCAATGGAAGAAAGTAGTCATATTTAACATCGGTTATTGTTGCCATACTATTTGTTAATTACTTAGATTTTTTAAAAATCATGAAACCTAACATTGGGACTAGGATAATGAACATAGCTATAAGTCCTTCTTTTCTCATTGTTTGATGAAACCTGTATGTAGAATTATCACAAACTCCAAATTGACCACTTATTACTCCACCGCTTTTGAATACTTCGACTGGATTGGTCCATTTCTTAGTGGGTTTAAATTGGTACAATTGTTTTTGGAAGTCTTTTGGAACTGAAGCAGCATTTGGTGCATATTTTACAGTATTTCCATCGATGTATGAAACCGGTTCATCGTTATTGATATACATTCCTCTTGTCCCTTCTAAATCTAATATTTCAGAAGTTACAAATCTTGCGAATATGGCTTTGGTATTCATAGTTTGTGTATCAGCCGTTAACCAATCATTGAGTAAATTATCATCGTAATTGGCTATTGATTCAGATTTTGTATCGGAACCATCAAGATTTTTATAATTTATGAAGGCTGAACAACCACTGCTGGCTGAATCTCTATCTGTTGCTTGTGCTACCATAGGTGTACAAGATCTATTATTTCCAGGTATAAATTCAGCAGGAACTCCAAGATATGTTTTAGTCGACGGTTTCCATTTTAGGGCAGGGTCAATTAAAGGATTGGGAATGTTATCTATTCCAAGCGCATCTGCAATGTGTTGAAATTGTTGTAGCTTGCTGTCTAAATTAATGAGCGTGTCTATGGTATAACCTCCATTGGGTCCGGCGCCACGAATAGAGTTAGCACCTGCCAATTTTGGTACTACCATCCCAAATAAATCCGCGATAGCGTAGAGATATTTTAGGGGAGGGCTAGACACACGTACTTCATCGTCAGTTGTATTAATACATTCTGAGCCCGGACAACCCATTGTACTTCCCTGAACGCATTTGTCGTCTTCATTAAAGAATGGTGGTAATTTAGCACTTGCTGCCCATGCTATTGCCACAAGAATAATGATAGCTATGGCAAAGAGTGTAACATATTTAACAGGGCCAGTTGTTAAAGGTTTAGAGAGAAAATATCCGAATGCTATTATAATAGCAGCTATAGCGAATAATAGAGATCCGAGACCTTCTACAGTGGCTGAAGCTTTTTGGGTTAACGTTTGGTCTATTTTATTGACGACTTGCGCCACGTTGTCATTTTCTAAGACTTGATCTGACAGGAGTTGTGCCGATACATTTTGTGTGATATTTATGTTTCTACCACGAAAATAACTTCCATCGCATAACACATCTTGATTTATATTGGCTATTTGGTTACTTTCTGTTTTTACAGCATTTTGTATAGAGTTTGTAGAATCTGCAAATGTACTTGCGGAATTATGGGCAGAGGCGAAACCAATTCCCATAGAACCAACAGTAGATGATGCTTCTTGACCCACTTGTTGAGCAATGTTATTCATTAAATTTGTATCAGATGATGCTTGCGCCACTTGTTTGTTAATTGCTAAATATTCAACAGTTTGGTCTATATTTATATCGTGTTGTGAGACGAATTCACATCCGTGTAGGTCTATAGTTTGGTTTACATAAGCCATTTGTTGTGAATCTGCTGAAGTAGAGTTCGTGACGAAATTTGTTACATTTGTAACGGCTTCTGCTGCGTTACTTGATGTTGCTGCTCCCATTTTATTAGTAGAAATAAAATAAAATGGAGTATACAAGTTTCTGAATATTTTACTTATCTTTTTTGTTTCCAACGAGATCGTATATTTTTGGAGGGTTATAAGTTTAACCCTAAGATAATGATGAAGGGTGGTTACAATAAAGTTGGCCTGTTCCTTGTTATCTTATATTTATTGTGATAACAGTGATAATTGTTTGTTTGGTATGTATATTTATGGAGAGGGAATGAATGTTATTTGAATAGAAATTATAAATATATTTATGTTCAGCATAATAAATGTCTATATTCAAATCACCTCTTTTTTGGTTATTATTATCGATAATAATAGTCGGAATATCGATATATATTGTTAGTATTGGAAATTTGACAGATCCATGTCCTCATGGTAAATATGCTCATGAATGCAAGGGGGAAACACAGTGTGGGGAAAAATGTTCAGAACATTTAGATTGGGACTGTGATATACATAAATGTGTTGCTAGCAATCCTGTTCCAAATGGTACTTATGTGATACAGACACAGGATAAAAAATATTTATGGTTTGAAAACGGTAAACTTGAGAAAGTATATTACCCAAATCGATGGGAATATAATAATAAAAAACTAAAGGCATATTTACCAAACGGGGACCTATACTTTCTCACAGACGATTTAACTATGGTAGAAGACGAAAGTCAGGCTGGTGAGTTTATGGTGACTAAAGATAATATTTTTAGCGTAAAAAACATGCAATGCTTACGCCCAGATAGGATGGGTTGGGGTATTTGTGAAGAATCGCAGTTTGTTATCTTGGAACTCGGTAAAGGTGGTTTTGTAGGAAGCGGGGAAGGATTATCATTTACATGCGTTAAGGGTACATCTCAGAATCCAGATTCTGTAGATGATAAAAAAATATGTATGGATTTATACTGTCAAAAGGATGGGAATGATTGTTGTATCAATGGATTTACATATTTTGCTGGAAAATGCTGGCAAAATAATCCCGAAGTGCCAGCAAGGGATAGTTGTGGAATTCATAAATGTAAAACAGTTGCGGCTGGTAAAAATTGTGCTCCTACGTGGGGTAAATCCACTTATAAAGGTTCGTGTTTTCACAGCACGTGTGAAACTGTTTGTTGTTCTCAGGCAGAGAAAAGTATACCTAGTGATGCTAAAATCCCATATTGTGGTTGTAACCGAAATAATAATAATTGGTTGCAGTATGTTGACGGGAGTGGAATTACCGGTGACTGTTGGACGAAAAATCAACAACAACATTATTGTGTTTACGATTTACATGGAGATGATTGTGGAAAAAATTTTTATAACTAGGATATATAAATGACAAGTATTTATAAAAATCCATTATTTTGGATAGCCATTTCAATATTAATAGTGGTCATAGCAATATACGTAATTAGCCGTGTATCGAATGATGATAGATGTCCTCCAGGAGAGGTAAAAGGAATATGTGAGGGTCGTTGTGTGGTGCCTTGTGTTGGGGGAAAATACAACTGTGAAACCGATACATGCGAATGTTCATCCGGAACTGAACTTTGTGGTAGCTCCTCATATTGCTGTCCTAAAGATAAATGTCACGATGGACAATGTTGCGATAAAGCACGACAATGTCCAATAGGACCCGATGGAGCAACTGGTTGTTGTCCATCAGATCAGGGATGTCTAAATAATGAGTGTGTGGAAATGTGCGGTGTGAAAGAGGATGGAAGTGGAAATTTTTGTGGAGGAAATACCCCGTTTTGTTTATCGGTTGGAAATTTAAATGAGGAACAAAAAGAAAGATTTAAGAAAGACTTTCCTGAAGCAGTGTTCACTTCAGATGGTGGATCTCATTATTTTGGATATGCTTGTACTGAATCTCCAAGTTGTAATTTATCTAACCAGAAATCAGCACCCAGTTCGATAGATAGTATTTATCCGTGTACGAATATATTTGATGACAGATCATTAGATAATAGGCTACGGTATTGCACCAGTGACGATGCATCTAAAGCAAAGAGTTGTTGGTTAAAACACCGAACAGACTGTACTGAACAAAATGGTTGTACGTTTAGATATCCTTTAGAAACAGATATTTCCCAAGTCAATGCAGATATTAAGAATATTCAGGCAGGGCAAACATATGAAGGGACTTACCATGGTAATTGGTGTGGGGAGGATGGGCATTGGCAATTGCTCTCGCAGATTGATAAAGATGAAGGAAATTGTACAGCCCAAGATTGTTGGAGTCAATTGGGTAAAAAGGGTGTATCAGATGTATATTGGGATGGAAATAGTTGTCGATCTATTACTAATTGTGTAAATTCAAATCCCAGTTCTTTTGTGGGTGGTACTGGCAAAGATCTTTGTGGAGGAAAGGAAAATGAGAATCCTATTTGTAGTAATGATCTATATAGATGTCAAAATGATGGTAGTATTGTTGATAAACCACCAAGTGGTTGGGTGCCTGAGCCAGGAACTTCTGAACTTACTTTCAATTGTATTGAGGGTGAGGGAACATCTGCAAAGTCTACTAAAAAAGAATGTATAGATGAATATTGTTCTAAAAATTCGTGTTGTAATAAGGGTTTTAAATATTTCAATGGAAGATGTTTTCAGGCATCTCCGCCTACCGAGACTTTTGGAGATCAATGTTCGTCCACATGCAAGCCGAATAAAAAGGCATCGTGTGGCAACGGTTGGAGACCGTGCACTCAAGGTGACTGTTTCGGGTCATGTAGTCATTCATGCTGTAATAAAGGGACGGATACACAGCAGGTACAGGGAGGGGGGAAACCAAAAGATGCTAAGATTCCTTATTGTATCTGTAAAATAAAATCTCCAAATGAATGGGGAGAAATTATTGATGGTGTTGCTAAAGATGGTGGTTGTTGGGTACAGAATTTCGATACTAGCGCTAAAAATGAGCACTGTTATGATCATAAAGATTATGTTATGATCAGTGCATATAAATGTGATCCTACCGCTAATTATTCAGATTGTGGATCTAGTTTTTATGCTTGATAAATAATATATTTTAATATGTTTTTATATTTTGATATATAAAAATGTCAGATCATGCAGAAGTTCACCGGAATTATTTAAATATTTTGAAAACAGGAGCTGTGATATTTATTTTGGTAGTAATTCTACTCGTCGGGTACCAATTTTTCCAGGCTATTATGAACAATCCACTCATTAAATGGATAGAAAATATAGCTGGCGCCGCAGGTGTAGGATTAACAGATCTTGGACTTGGATGCTGTACACAAGGCGCGTGTAAGGAAACCACATCAAAAAAGTGTAACAAATCATGCGGGTGTGGTTGGGACAGCGATAAAGGTAACTGTTTAAATACATCGGGATTGAAAGAGGGTCAAGGAGGTTTTTGGACGTGTCTATACGCTTTGGGTGGACTGATACCTATTCTTACGTTTGGGTTGTATAAAGTGTATGCAGCTGTTTCTGGCCGTTATAAGAAAACAGCTGCAGATGATTTAGCTCGGGTGAATAGTGAAAAAGTTGGTGACGTAATTTCGGAATGGCGAGCTAATGCTGATGTGGATAGAGCAAAAGTGCGCGATATTGATAAAGATTATACTAAAGCTGAACGGGATTATATGGAGAGTAGAGCGATGCAAAATAGGTGGAACAGAGATATTGTGGAACCTCTTAAAAATCATGATGCCGAAGCTTATAAAAGACAGGTCGATTTGGCTCAACAAGTAAGACAAGAATCTATTGATGCGGCTGAAATTTCTAAAGATAGAGCAAATGAATTGGACAAAGATGTGGAGGATGCTACAGATGTTGAAGATCCGATACCTCACGAATAATATTTTTTTCGTTGGGATAATAAATGTCTTCTGGAGAAAATAAGAAAAAAATGTCTTCTGGCGTTACTATTATACTATATATTGTTCTCTTAATTGTGCTTTGGTATGCAATAAAAGTATTTGAAATTAGAATGGCATATAAACCGGTGTTTGATTGGTGGTCAAAATATGACGGGGACAAGTATGATGTTAGTATATTCAATATTTATGCTGCGTATAATAATTGGTTATTATACTACCTGTCTAGATTGTCTACAAGTCCAGCAAATACTTTGAATTTAGTAGAAATAAGATTTTTTGTAAGTAGTATTATGCAATATACTTACTGGGTTGACGATGATGGTCGCGGGAATGGTATTCTCATGCCGCCACATATAGCAGAATCAGCTATGCTAAAACCCGGTCAGGGAATACAAGATTTTGATGATTGGTTCCATAAGGGTGGATATAGTATGGAAAAGCCTTGGGATCCAAAGACGAATCCCAAAGGAGTATATCCAGATCCCGGGTCTATACCTAACTGGAGGACAAAAATCGCAAATTGGGCTGGATATTCTGGGGACAAGGCAGGAGATCTTGGAGGTGTATTTTGGAAAGATATTCAGGGTATGTGGATGCCAAATCCTGATGAAGCAGATACATGGATCCAAGAATGGGTAAAAACGGATAGACACCCGGATAATTTTATCGCTAGAACAGGTATAATGCCAGATAGTCCTATTATTGTTGCATTTATTAACGGTAAATATAATGATCCAAATACAGGTTTGGTATTGGATGCAAAAGCCTTTAGAAATGTTTTAGGAGATAAAACAGAAAATCTTGGTGGTTGGCTTGGATATCTTAAGGGAATGGAAGGATCAGGTTTGAGTTCTGATCTGTATTGGACTTCGTTATATACAACATATTCCGTTAAACCTAATCCTCCTCCAGGAAGTTGCGGTGACAGCGCAGGTGGATGGTTAGGAGCTATTGGTTCTGCATTAGGCGCAGGAGTAGGAGTAGGGGCATTGGCGTTTATGGGGGCTGGACCATTAGGCGCCGCCGCTTTAATTACCACAGGTGTCCTAGTAGGTGGGGCAAGTATCGGGTCTCATATCGCAAATGTTGTTGATTGTAACAAGAATAAATAAGTCTTTATTATTAATATAAAGTATATATTAATAGTGTAAATTTGGTTATCTTTTCCTTTTTTTGATTTGTTCTCCAACGAGATCGTATATTTTTGGAGGGTTGACGGGGTTAATTTTAAGTGCCGGAGCCACACAATCCCAAGGATCGATCATCACAGCATCTTGATCTAACATCTTACGAAAAGTCCTTGATAAAAAATTCTTGTGTACAGCTATTTGCATGACATTTTTCTTGAACCAACTGTGGCTCATATAGAGAAATCCATCTTCACCTGGTGTCTCATTGTCCCAGTAACCCCATGAATTTTCTACTTGCCAACTTTCTGGTTTATTTTTATGGTCTATATTAACTCCCACAAGGGTCATGGCGTGATTAGCCTGTAGATTGCGAAATGTGATCCTGTCCCCTTTTGGGAAGCGATAGTTTTGTCCGAAAATATCCATATCTGCGGTTAGGTTGTCATCGAGTGCTGAATGGAATGGGTTGAAATCTTTGCAAACGTCTGCAGCGAACCAGACCGGAAGGCCAGATAGGATGGATTTTTTTGCGTATTTGGCGAGTTCGTGAATGTTGGTATTGAGAAAGCGAAAATTTTCGCCTTCGTATACATTTGATGTATATTTTACCTCGTATAGTTGTTTTTCTTTGAGTTTTCCTGGTAGGTGTGTTAGAACAACGAAATCTGTCAGGTTAATACCAGGGATACACATATTTTTGAATTTGTGTGGAGAAAGACCTGTTATGATGTTGGAATCGTCATCTTCGTTGATGTACGACCATCGGAATTTTTTGGGGGGATCGCCTAAGAATTTTACAAGGATTTTATAGACTTGTTTCATTGTGTCTTTTTTAATTTCGAGTAATTCTTCTTGGGGTAAATTACGGTGGGTAAAGATATAGTTTGCACATGCTTGTACACAATCGTGTATCTTGTCGTTCATATCTTGGGAATCCATAGACTGCCATGTCTCTTTCATAGAGGATTTAGGGAGTAGACCATATTTAATGACGAGATTTGCGAACATATTCCACCATCCCCCGTCCCCATAGTAATCTTCGATGATATACTTAAAAGATTCATCATCAGTTTTTACTTCGGGATGATCGATAAACCACCTGAGAAATGTATTAGCTCTTTCTAATTTATCCCAGAAAAACAGATAAGTTTCGGAAAATTCGAAATCTTCAAGATCTAGAGCTTTAATGACAGTATGTCTAAAGATATTAAGACCTGCAAACATCCAACATCTTCCAGATCTGCCTTGGTTAGTTGCCTTGGTATTCTTTTTCTTGATTGAATTCATGAAGACATGGTTGATGTGATTTACCCTTTTAGAGTCGATGGTTGTTATCATGGATCCTATGGATACGATGGCGTTGCGGGTAATAATATTAGAGGGGTTTTTGTAAAAGTCTATTTCACATTCGTTTAGAAATTTTTGATCGATGTCTTTGCCTGGTATGGTTTCTTCATTACCTAATCGAGATTTCTTATTCTCCCTCGTGCATTGTTGATTTCGCGATCTTTTCATTTGATTTAAAACCGATTTGGTTTTAAATATCTTAATTTATATCTTAATTTATATCTTATACTCATACTTTTCTACGCATCCAAGTGGATCTTTCTTTATTTGAGCCATATTATACTTAATTAACTCGTCGGCTCGGATCCGAAGGCGAAATCAAATTCTTTGTCATCAAATGCATAATAACATTAACAATAATTTAAATTTATATTTTTTAACATGATAAATATTATTCGATGAAATAATTATTTTCTGACTTTTTCGGAAAAGTCAGAAAATCCAAATCTTCCAAATATAACATATCGCCACAACACAATGTTTGTTAATGAATTTAAAAAATATAAATTTAAGGCATTTCAGTTTAATGTAATGAACATGAATGAACAAAATTGTTTATAATTTGTTCATTCATGTTCATTATAATGAACAAAAATGTTCATTAGAGATTTAAAAACATATTTTATTATTAAAAATGGAATGTCAATTTTGCCATAATACATTTTCTAACAAACAGAATTTAAATGCTCACCAAAAAAGAGCTAAGTATTGTTTAAAAATACAAGGAAAAACACCTGAAAAAGAATATAATTGTGGTAGTTGTAAAAAGGTATTTTTATGTTCAACAACGTTAAGAAGACATAAAAAGACTTGTTCTACTAAATTTTTAGTAGAAAGATTGAATGTTAGAATAAAAGATTTAGAAGATAAAAATATTATACTTGAGGAAAGATGTAAAATGTTGACAAAGCAAGTTGAGCAATATAGGAAGGATTATGAAAAATTGTCTCTAACGGCGGTAAAGAGACCTGTAAACAGTACTAGAAATATTCAGATTAATAATTATATTCAGAAGATGGAACCACTAAGGATCGAGGATATGAAGAAGAGTATTCCTATGTTGACTCTAGATCATCACGTTAAGGGGCCTGAGGGGTATGCGGAGTTTGCGTTGGAGTTTCCGTTTAAGAATAAGGTAGTGTGTGTAGATGTGAATAGGAATAAGTTGAAGTATAAGGATGATGAAGGGAATGTGATAGAGGATCCGGGCTTTAGGAAGATGATGACAAAGTTGTGTAAAATGTTAAAGGATAGGAGTTTTGATTTATGCCAGGAGCATTATGAGAAATTATCCTGTGAATTTACGGAGGAGGAGTTAGATCATTTTAATTTTATGGAGGCGGCTATGGCTATTACTAAATATGCTAATGGTAGGGAGAATGATTTTTGTAATAAGATAATAAAGTTGATAAGTAGAGGGTCTAAACGAGTTTAGTTCCTGATAAAAATATTGATCATTTTTATTGTTAGATTAACTGGGTACTTGACTTTTTTCCCTATTTCGAATGACATATTAAATCCGCGTAGTTTACCTTTGTTGTCTTGGTGTTTTATGAGAAAGTCTATTTTAGTTACGATTTGATTGACACGTTTTTCTATATTCCTGATACCGACGTCTTCTTTCCAATCTGTCTTGTTTTTAATTAAGTATGTAGCTGTTTCTACTGAGAGACTAATAGAATCTGGTGGTGTATTTATATTTTTTAGTGCTTTAGGGAATAGATAATCGATAACGATTTGTATTTTATCTTCGAGCGAATATCCGGGAACTTCAATCAAATCTATCCGGTTACATAATGCTGAATCTTGTGGTAAGTCATTCATTGAATAAATAAACCATAGATGGGATAAATCTATCTGTAATCCACTTAAAAATTTATCTCGAAAATCGGAGTTCTGTACAGGATCTGTTATGTGTAAGAGGGTAGAACATAGATCAAGATTACTGGAAATCTTGTCGAATTCGTCTAAGAATAAGATTCCGTTCTTATATTTCATTCGTCTTAGGCACTTGACTATTTCTCCTGGTTGCGCTCCTACATAGGTATATTCATGCCCTTTCAGAAAATCTGGATTTGAAATTCCGCCCAGAGAGATTTGTTCGAAGGGGAAATTAAGGACTTGTGCCAGTAATCTTGAGACAAATGTTTTACCTGTTCCCGGAGGGCCAATGAGTCCTAGAGAACATTTTTTCATATGGGGATTTTGTATTTTAGAAGAGGCGAAAAGTAGGATCCTTTCCTTTACTTTTTCCATACCGTACAACTCCTGGTCAAGAGTGTTAGATATACGCCTGAGGAATCTTGTTAGGGTGTTCTTTGTGAATGGGAATGTTTTGATTTTATCGTAGGGTATTGAGATTGCCCAGTTTAGCCAGTTTAAGATTTTAGTACGTTCGTCATCATGTGAGAGCATTATCCTGAGTTCTTTGTATTTGCTGTAGATGATTTGTTTGTTTTGGACGCTAGTTTGTAGGTGTAAAATCTTGTATTCCATATCAGAATTGGCGTCGTAGCTATCGAGTAATTTTATCTGTTTCTCCATTTTGGAGTGTTGATCGGATGTGTATTTGCAGTATTGCGCATAGTTATTTTTTGCTTCTACAAAGAGTTTATTAACTTTATGGCGAAGTTCAAGCCAAATTTCTGTGTTAGGTTCAACAGTTTTGTATACTTCGTAAAGTTGGAAGAGTTTGACCCTGTCCTGTGTTAAAAGGGGTTCATTGAGTATTGTGATGGCTTTGGGTTCTGATTTTATAATTTCTAGTTTTATATCCATGAAGTTTTTATAGGCAATCTTGTTGGTTTTTTTGAGATTGGATAAATCATCATTGGGAATGTAGTCTTCGTCGCTATTGGAATTTTCATCTTCATAATCATCGTCATAATCATCGTCAGAGGCATCGCTATCTGATGGTATGCTGTAAGAAATTGACCGTGCTCGTTTGCGAGATCTTGTATTCATTTATTATAAATCAATTTTGATTTATAAATTATAAATTGCGAATAGAAATATTATCCAATTTAAAACATTGCTCGAACAAAATAAATGTCAGATACACAATATACTCATCCAGAATGGAAGACAGAAAACTCATTAACATCTCCTTCGGATAGAGATCCTGCACGTACCTACCGACCCAATCAAGGTCATCGAAAACTCTCTGAAAAAGAGGTTGAACATGCCATGGAAGAACTAGATAACAATAAATACGTTAAAAAGTTCCTCAGGGTTGAACGCAGATATGCTGACCCTGTAGAACCGATGCAAAGAATTGGACTTATTTCTTTTGTTCCTGCTAAGGGGGCTACCCCTAACAGTAAGGGAATTTATGGTTTTGCCAAATTGAGAGGAAATTATCCAACTGATCAGGAGGCTAGTGAGAGGGCAGAATTTTTAATTCGTAATGTTGATTCTTATCATCAAATTTACCATGCTTATGTTGGGAGACCGTTTCCGATGACAACGAAGTCTGATTATTCTGGCGAAACATCTGAAATTGATATTCGTAAGTCAATGACAGAATCGGTTAGTGCGAGTGTTAAGCAGAAAAAGAAGACAGAGCGTCAGCAAATCAGAGAGATCGAAGAAAGGGAAAAACAATTATTGGAAGAAAGTAAGAAAGAGGAAGAGGATGATCCAATGGATCATTATATCACTCTGCGTGTTAAGAAAGCCCAACTCACTTGGTCTTATGTAGAGACAAGAAAGAAAATGGAAGAGATGAAAGAAATTATTAGTAAAACACGTACTGAGCTTGAGAAAATGGATAAGGAAGATGAAACTTATTCACAACGGTACTTTAAGAAGTATTGTGATGCTAGGTCTGCATCTGGATTGGATAACGCTAAAACGCAAAATAACTTTATGAAATTTCTTGTCGAGGATGTTGAGCTTGATTTTTAATTTGTATTTGTAACATATCTAATTTTCCTTGTGTATGCATTTATGATTTTGAGGATCCATTTTAGTGTCCAGAATCTCGACCAAGGATGTAGATCGTTTTTACCCTCGTCGAACGCCGTTTTTTGATTAAATTAAGTATCGTAACAATAGAAACCATTTGATGTATAAATATAATTCTTTATACATCAATACTTACCTACAGTCTTTGCATGTTCTTAAATAATAACATGCGATTATAAGAGATATAACAATCGCTATAATACCTCCCCACAGGGCGCATTTCTTTTGTATTTTATATTTTCCACGAGAACTTTTTTTAGCTCCATACGCGCTTGCCCCGACTCCAGCAAATGCTAAAGGAACGGCCAGACAAGCACCACAAAAGTCCTCTTTTGTATCTTTATTTCCCCTTCTATATTTTTTCCAATTTTCATCCTTAGACATTCTTTATTTCTATCAATATAGTTTTGTACAAATTTATTTTTCTACGGGACTTTCTTCTAGTAATCAGGAAACAAAGGGTTATTTTAATAAACACAATAGAAGTATTATTTTCAATCACAATAATAAATGAATGCACAAAAACATCCAAAAAATTTTCCGGTAAGTAGCTTTATTGGTGTATCACTTATTATCGTATTTTTTCTTTTTAATGCTCAAGTTATAACTTCTATCCCTTGTGGAAAAGGGATAGAAGACGTTTTTATGAGTAATTTTGTTCATGTTGATATATCTCACTTGTTAGCAAATCTATATGCGTTGTATGCATTATCTCGCATTGAACAAGAGATGGGGTTTCAGAAATTTATAATGCTTCTTATATATCTATTGGTATTTAATACCCTTGCAGAGTTTTTAGCTCGAAAAATTTGGAAAGATATGAAATGTAGTATTGGTTTTTCTGGAATTTTATTTGGTATGTTGACGTGGGAACTTGTGGCTAAGAAAAAGTTCGATATGCAGTTAATGTTAGCCATAGTCTTAATGGTAGTAGGACCTTCTTTGCAAAATAAAAGAGCATCTTTGAGCGGGCATGTGGTTGGAGCGGTATCTGGAATTATAGGAGCCTTAATTTGGAAACTGTTAGGTAATCATCCTCTCAAAACAACGTATAAAATATAAATGAGACTGATTAAAAATATTATTGGTGACAAGATTATGAATAGAAGCACCAGTAATCCTTCCGGACCTTCTGATCCAAGATTCCCAATACCGTCACCAGCCGAAACTATAATCATTGCTATGAGACTCAAGAATAGGAACCATCCCGCTGTTTTTAAATTTGACGGAATATTCAGGGCAGCCAGGACAATCACAGTCTATATTACTGCATTCTTTATTATTCCCATATACAATAATATACTTGTCTACCATTTATTGCTGTAAATTATAATTTCTTTTTATTAATAAATGAACAATATAATTAATTTTAGAAACATCATGATATTATTAGGGTTAATTCTAGTAGGATTAGTGGTTGGATTAGTTGTACGAGCAGAGGAATATACAGCTAAAAATATAGATAAAAATATAACTACACGTAAAGAGTGTGTTTATAAAGGTAGTGTAGCAGGTTTATGCTATGTATGGGATGGTTCTCAATGCTGGACAAATGGCAGAATAGATGGATCACAATGTATTAAAGATGGTGATAAAACTGGCACGGGTCTGCTAATAGCAAGTGGTATAGTACTACTAATTATGATAGTATTACCGATAGCTAGGTTGGTAAGTAATAGGATTAGACAAGTTTGATTTTGTCGTTAGATTGTATTCATATGATCTCTCCCAAGATTTATTTTATGGTTTAAAGACATTTTTTTTACATAAATAAATGTCACGCGCACGAGCACTAAGAGAAAAAAATGTGGTTGTCAAATTGGTTAAAGATCTAAATAAGAGAATGGCAGACTTTGAGAATGCCGTAGACGAGTTAAAAATCCTTAAAGACTCAATTACTGAAATGCATGACCAAGTTACAGCCCAAGAACAAGAAAACACAAATGCTTTAATTCGTCTTAGGACGGAGCTTAAGGAAAATAAAACGAAGGTATTAAATGATGCTGCTGCAAGTGTGGGAAAAACTATTATTTCAAATGATGAACTGGCTGAACTTCGAGAACAGGTAAACAAACTCAAAGCGGTGAATAAATCTGCTAGGGATGAGGTTGACACTGTGGTTGAGGAAAAGGTCGAAGCTCTAATTCAACACAGACTTCAATTACAGGCACTGGAACATAAGGCCACGGTAGCTGCTTTACAGTCGGCAGTTGAGAATTATAAGAAAGAGGTTTCAAACTTGAACAAGTCTTTTGAACGTATGTCGGAAGAGTTGAAGAGTCAAAAAGATCTTACGGCTCAAATGGCTTTAGCCAATCGTCCCGTTGTTACTTCGCAATCTCCAAGTTCTTAATTTGAAATTTTATACTTTATTCAGAGTATAAAATTAAATTATCTTCTTTTTCCTTTCGTTTTTCCTTTCGTCTTCCCTTTCGTCTTCCCCCCAGTTCTCCTACTTTTGTTAGATTCTTTGTCAATAACTTTAAGCCATTTTGTGTATTCCTTTTGGAATTCATCCAAGTCTTCTATCCAGAGTTCTTTCTCACTTTTAGAAGCAAGAGAATCTTTTATTTTGATCTTAGACTCTATATCTTTCTTCAATTTGTTAATTTTTTCTTCGGTGATACTGCGAAACTGCATTCTAAGTAAATATTCATAACCGTGTTTCTTACTTTCCTTTTCGTCTTCTTGGTCTTCTTGGTATTCTTCCTTATTTTTCTCTTCATCTTTATCATATCCACGTTTCTCCAGTTCTTCGTATATGTCAGATGTTTTTCTACTTTTTCTAGTCCGCCCACTGTCATCGAAAAGTTTGATATCTCCGCTCATAACTTCTTCTAGAAATCTTCTCTTGTTTCCCAAGAATTTTATTTCATTATTAAGTTCGTTGATCTGATATTCCTTCCTTTTTACGTAGTATTCATAACGAACTTTGCAAAATGAATCTATTATTTCATCCACAGTATCATATTTTTTGATCGACCCTTGCTCCGTAAATAAGACCATATTCGATGTATGTATATATGTAGATAAATTAAGATTTTCCCTATTACAAAGGAGACCATTCTTAGACTCTGTAATAACAAACTTAACTTTAGTTGGCGTTGAATAATTACTGACCTTCTTTACTAATTTTTCTTCCATCAAACCGTCAAGGTAATCTTTGAATTTATTGGTCCAAAGGTTAATTGGCAGTTCATCAACAATTTTCGATCTTTTTTCTTCCGAAACGTGTCCCCAAGAGGTATAGCGATGATTCCCGGATTTCACTATTTCTCCTGTAAATCCTCTGTACCACGGATGAATTTCTGGTAGAAGAGAGATAGTTGTTTTTTCATCATTGATAATAACTTTTCCATCGTTATCTAGCCATGCTTTTACGGACTCAATCAAGTCTAATGGATTATAACATGGAATGTTACAAGACCATCCGGTTCCTATCCCTACGGTACACCCGTTAATAAGGATTGTCGGGAGAATAGGTACATAGAAATACGGCTCAACTATATCACCATCATCGACAACTCTGTCGAGGAGTACATCATCTTCAACTTTGAATAATAATCTTGTTAATGCATCGAGTTTAGTGAAAATATACCTAGCACTTGCTGCATCTTTACCACCTGCCAATTTAGAGCCAAATTGCCCGTCCCTAAAAAGTAACGGTATATTGTTACTTCCCACATATGAATTCGCCATTCTAGTGATAGTATCGTGAAGGTTTTGTTCACCGTGATGGTAACCTGTCTTTTCTGATACATAACCAGCAAGTTGAGCAACTTTTAGAGTCTTGCCTTTATGTCTAAGCTTTTTCAAAAAACATGCAAATAATACCTTTCGCTGACTTTCTTTCAATCCATCCATCATGCCCGGAATACTCCTTTTACAGTCGTTTAACGAAAACTTAATCATCTCTGTGTTCAGGAAATCAGAAATTGAGATATCCACAGTCTCGGGTTGATCTCCGCTCCAGGATAGTGCAATATTTCTGGGGTCATAGTTCTCTAGCCAGGCCTTACGAGCATCTGATTGTTTTGTATGAAATATTTTATTCATGTTTGCTGTAGCATGTTCATCGTTTCGGAATCTTATCATTTTAATTCCAAACGTTTCTGCAATATCATCTGACGAAGAAGAACCGAGTCCCTTATAGTATTTTTTATCTATTTGTTTGTTGGGATACTTTTTGTTATATTCAGCAACATATTTTTGGTATTCTCTCTCGTCATAGAATAAGAGGTCTCTGTGAGATAAGTGAACACGAACAATAGGAGTTTGCATAGATACAATAAATGGGTCTTCTCTCTGAAGTACAGATGGGAATAATGTATGAAATAAATTCTGTAGAAGGCCAGATATATGGATCCCATCCGTGTCTGCATCCGTTATGATCATAACCTGCCCATACCTCAGAGAAGAATAATTCTTCTCTGAGGTATAGTCAACCCCTGTCTTAATACCTAAAGCTTTAATAATATCAGATACAACATTATTCTTGGCGATGGATGTAACCTTAGCATTTCTAGTGTTGAGGACCTTTCCCCTGAGAGGATATATTCCAAACCAATCACGACCGCTTTTACCAAACACTCCAATTTCTATACCCTGAACTGCATAAGTTGCTGCAGATAATCCCTCTACAAGAATTAAAACACAATCACGTCCATGTACACCACCTTCATTGTTAGCTGGTTCTAATCCTGGGATCTTGACAAAACTTCTCTTCTTCCTCTCAAGTTTTTTCAACAGCACCCAATCCTTTGATCTCTTGATGTCATCAATAACAGACCACCTCATTATCTTATCGGTCTCTTTCTTCAAAACCGATGCTTTAACAGGAGATTCAAGCTTGTGTTTGCTTTGTGATTCAAATTCCGGTTTTTTGACCTTAACAACAACAAATATACGAAAAAACTTCTTCACATCTCCCATATTAAACGAACTGCCCTTTGGTTTGGATAACTTGACCACGATTGGACGAAAGCATGCCTCGACCCACGCATCCACATGTGTACCATTTAACGCAGTATACACCCCATTAACAAATGATATTGCTTGAAATTGTGTGGATGGCGTGACAACAATTTGGGCATTTCGATTGTTGATGTACAAAACATCCTTTTCTTCAGTAGAATATAATTGTGAATAAGATTTAAGGGTTTTTACGGGGATAAGAACATCATTAAAATACACATCAACATTTGTTAGCATTGCAGCATCAACAACATACCTACAATACAAATCAATAATATCTTGTGTATAACCCTCAATTCTGAACTGTTTGAAATCAGGAATCCAAGATACCTCTGTATATCCTTTTTTCAGTTTTGTTTCAGTAACTTCAGGCTCAAGGGTCAATTTCATATTTTGGGTCCATTCTTGTTCAAACAACAGTTGATTTATAGGATCGACACCTTTTACTCCGAAATAATTTGAAAAAACGTTCGTTAGTTTTACACCGAGGCCGTTCCTTCCAGATATACCATACCTATCCTCATCGTCATCGTAGTTAGATGAAGTCAAAAGATGACCAAAAATAAGAGTATGATTGTAACAATTCTCTTCTTCATTAATCTCAATATCGATCACCTCTCCATCATTCCATATAGTCGTTTCTCCTGTTTTCTTGTCAATGTTAACTTTAATTTTTGTACACGGGGTACGGGTATTTTTACTTCGTGCCGCATTATCAATAGCGTTTGATAACGGCTCTATAAAGATTCTAAGTATAGCCGGAGAATAGGTGACATGTTTTTTTTTAATACGAAAATTATCAGATGCACTCGACACATAGTCTTCTACAAGTCTGGGACGATTAGATCCGACATAAGTGTCTGGACGGTGTAAAATATGGTCAAGTGGATCCATTTTGTTATACTTTTCTTTTCTTTTGGAAGGCATATCTTGTTTAAGAATAGATTCACTATTCTTAAATTCATTTTCTTTTCTTTATTCCAAATTATTCAAACAATGCTAATCCAATCGTTTTCCTCCAAATTTTTCCCATATTCAATGAATTCTTGATTATTTTAAACTTTGACATTTATTAATTTATTATAATTTAATAAATGTCAAAGTTTACAATATTTCATGGGAACAAAAGTCCTTTTGTTTCTATAAATGACAATCCAAATGTTCAAGGTCCTACGGGTACTCAAGGTCCTACGGGTACCACGGGACGTGGTGGTTTAAGAGGAATTCAAGGTCCTACAGGGGAGCAAGGGCTCTCTATTACAGGTCCTACGGGATATACAGGGGCGCAAGGTGTTACTGGACCTGAAGGTCAATCTATTATAGGTCCTACGGGATATACAGGGGCGCAAGGTGTTACTGGACCTGAAGGTCAATCTATTATAGGTCCTACTGGACCTGAAGGAAAGGAAGGAATGACTGGACCCACAGGTCCTACCGGTCCCGTATGTACAGGACCGACAGGTCCAACAGGAATTATTGGTGCTACTGGAATCACTGGTCCTGCAGGACCCACAGGACAAAATTTTACAGGTCCTACTGGATACACAGGTTATACTGGACCTACTGGATACACAGGTTATACTGGTTATACTGGACCTACAGGATACACAGGTTATACTGGACCTACTGGATCTACAGGTTATACTGGACCTACTGGACCTACAGGATACACAGGTTATACAGGTTATACTGGACCTACAGGATACACAGGTTATACAGGTTATACTGGATACACAGGTTATACTGGTTATACTGGATACACAGGTCCTACAGGATATACAGGTTATACTGGTTATACTGGTTATACTGGATACACAGGTCCTACAGGATATACAGGTTATACAGGTTATACTGGACCTACTGGATACACAGGTTAT